ATCAGGTTCTTCAGGAACATCGGGTTCAAGTGGAAGTTCAGGAACATCAGGTTCAAGTGGTTCATCAGGAACTAGCGGAACTTCAGGTTCAAGTGGTTCTTCAGGTTCTTCGGGAACATCAGGTTCTTCAGGTATTAGTGTTACTGGAGCACAAGGAGCAACTGGACCTCAAGGAGCTCAGGGAGCGGTAGGACCATTAGGACCTCAGGGTGCACAAGGAGCAACTGGACCTCAGGGAGCTCAGGGAGCGGTAGGAGCTACAGGAGCACAAGGAGCAACTGGACCATTGGGACCTCAGGGAGCACAAGGAGCTACTGGACCATTGGGACCTCAGGGAGCACAAGGAGCTACTGGACCATTGGGACCTCAGGGAGCTCAGGGAGCGGTAGGACCACAGGGAGCACCAGGACCGGTAGGAGCTCAAGGAGCGGTAGGACCGTTAGGACCACAAGGAGCTCAAGGAGCGATAGGACCTCAGGGAGCACCAGGACTTCAGGGAGCTCAGGGAGCGGTAGGAGCTACAGGAGCACAAGGAGCAGTAGGACCATTGGGACCACAAGGACCAACAGGAGCTCAAGGAGCGGTAGGACCACAAGGACCAACAGGAGCTCAAGGAGCGGTAGGACCATTGGGACCTCAAGGACCAACAGGAGCTCAAGGAGCGGTAGGACCATTAGGACCACAAGGACCAACAGGACCGGTAGGAGCTCAAGGAGCGGTAGGACCACAAGGACCAACAGGAGCTCAAGGAGCGGTAGGACCATTAGGACCACAAGGACCGGTAGGAGCACAAGGAGCGGTAGGACCACAGGGAGCACCAGGACCGGTAGGAGCACAAGGTGCTGTAGGACCATTGGGACCTCAGGGAGCACAAGGTGCGTTAGGACCTCAGGGAGCACCAGGACTTCAGGGAGCTCAAGGAGCGGTAGGAGCAACAGGAGCTCAGGGAGCGGTAGGACCATTAGGACCACAAGGACCAACAGGAGCACAAGGAGCAGTAGGACCATTGGGACCTCAAGGACCAACAGGAGCACAAGGAGCGGTAGGACCATTGGGACCTCAAGGACCAGCAGGACCACAAGGACCAACAGGAGCTCAAGGAGCGGTAGGACCATTAGGACCTCAAGGACCTGTAGGAGCACAAGGAGCTACTGGTTCAACAGGAGCACCAGGACCTGTAGGAGCACAAGGAGCAATAGGACCTCCAGGACCTCAAGGATTCCAAGGAGCACAAGGAGCTGTTGGAGGTACAGGAGCACAAGGAGCGACAGGACCATTGGGACCTCAAGGACCACAAGGAGCTACAGGACCAACAGGAGCACAAGGAGCGACAGGACCATTGGGACCTCAAGGACCAGCGGGAGCTCAAGGAGCTCTTGGACCACAAGGACCTGGAGGACCACAAGGAGCTCAAGGAGCAACTGGTACAGGTTCAACAGGAGCACAAGGAGCGGGAGGACCTCAAGGAGCACAAGGTGCATCAGGAGCTTCAGTATCAGGAACAAACAACAGAGTTGTTAAATTTACAAGCACAACCACTATTGGTGATAGTTCAATTACAGATAATGGTACCACTGTTAGTTTGACAGGAGCGTTGGGTGTAGGTACAAGTTCACCAACAACCGCAGGTTTAATTAGAGCAACTAATGATGTAATAGCATTCTATTCTTCAGATGAAAGATTAAAGGCTGATAAAGTATTAATTGAAGGAGCTTTAAGTAAAATAAATCAATTAGGTGGATATGAATTTGATTGGATACCAATGGTAGGAATTCATGAAAATGAAGGACATGATATTGGTGTAATCGCTCAAGAAGTTGAAAAAGTATTCCCTGAAATTGTAACTACTCGTGATAATGGATACAAAGCAGTTAAATACGAAAAATTAACAGCAGTATTAATTGAAGCGATTAAAGAACTTTCAAATGAAGTAAAAGAACTTAAAAAACAAATTAATAAAGAGTAATGGCAATTCCAACAACAAATATTGCATTAGCAAATAATATATATGGTGAAGCTAACGGAGGATACCCCGGTAGTGGAGTTGTTAGTTTAAATGATATTAGTTTTTATTCTTATTTTGCGGGACCCAATGGAAGCAACTCAATTTCGTATAATGCGTATGGAAAAGGTGAAAATTCGGGTTTAAATAGAATTTATGAGACAAATGCGGTTGGCAACCCTGATGATATGGACGATTTAAAAGGAGTAACATATTTTTATGATAACTCTACTTATCAAGTAACATTAGATGTAGTTAATAATTTAGTATCTACCCCCCCACCACCATTTCCCGTAGATAATGAAATTGATGTTACTGTTGAATTATATGACGATTCTATTACGTATATGTATCTTCAAGCAAATACTGGAGTTGTTAATGCCCCTGGCAGCACTGGCGCCCTTCAAGCTAGTACAACTAATGACCCTATTATTTTTAGAGGATATTGGAAAGTTATAATTAATGGGTTATCTCCGACATTTGCTGGTGGTACTTGTAACATCAGTATAAATGGAAATGCTAAAGTTAGTAGTGGTACAGTAAATGCAGGTCCTGGAGGAACTACATTTACCTCAACTGGTTCTGGAACAGAAGATGTTGCCGCCTATTTAGGATTTACAGGATTATATTTTGCAGTAACAGTTAACTAATTATGATAATAACAGATTGGATACCGACACATATTTTTTTGGGATATCCCCCAAATGAAGAGTTAGAAAAAGAAATTTTTGATAAGGCTATTGAGGTAGGTATAGCATGGAAAAAAAATAACCCAATAAATCCTAATGAATATCCTTTTCTAAAAAAAATAAGTTCTTACTCACAGACATTTTTACAACAATATTTTCAAGATAGAGTAGGTAATCCGTAAGTTAACTTGGTTTTTTTAAATAAGTTATTATATTTGTTATTAACAAATTAATATAAAAAAATGGAACTCAAACCAATTTTCCTACCATCAGAAGACATTAACCAAACAAATTATTATTGGTTTAATGCCGGATTTACTTCAGCCGAAATTGACAAAATTGTTGAAGATGCAAAAGAATACCCATTTGTTAAAGCACTTGTAGTTGATGAAGATAATACTGATAAATTTAGAAAAAGTAACATTAAATGGTTACCTTTTGATTCTAAATGGGAATGGGTTATTGACCGAATAATGACTCATGTTATTGAGGCAAATAATACTATTTGGAAATTTGATTTAAACTCCATTATTGATAATATTCAATATACTGAATACGAAGGTAATGGTGGTCATTATGATTGGCATTTGGATATTGGACCTGGTAAAATTTCGCATAGAAAAATATCTATTACTATCCAATTATCTGACCCTGAAGAATATGTTGGCGGAGATTTGGAAATTATGGTTGGAAGTGACCACACTAAAATTCCAAGAGGAAAAGGTAATGTTGTGGTATTCCCATCATTTTTATTACATAGAGTTGTTCCACTCACAAGTGGAAATAGAAAGAGTTTAGTTTTGTGGGTCGGAGGAGGACAATACAGATAATATGGTTATATCTTCAATAATTGTGGATGATTTTTATAATGACCCACACGAAACGAGAGAATTTGCATTACAACAAGAATTTAATGTGATTGGTAATTATCCTGGATTTAGGACTAAACCATTTTATAATGAAAGTGTTGTTAACCTAATACAAGATATTGTATTTTTTGCTGGTGGTAAAATAACAAAATGGTCAACTGAAGAATATAATGGAGCTTTTCAATATGCAACACAACGAGACAAAAGTTGGATGCATGCTGACCAAACAACAAGTTGGGCTGGCGTTTGTTTTTTAACACCAAACGCACCTATTAGTTCAGGAACAGGTTTATTCAGACATAGAGAAACTGGTATACATACCGCACCTTTAAAAAGTGATGGGGGTTATGATTTTGAAATGTTGGATAGATTATATTTGGATTCCCAAGACATGACCAAATGGGAAATGACTGATATGTTGGGAAACAAGTTTAATAGATTGGTATTGTATAGAGCGGATTATTTTCATACATCATTAGATTATTTTGGTAGAAACTTAGAAGATGGTAGATTATTTCAAACATTCTTTTTTGATACCGAAAGATAATTTTTATGAGAACAAAAAAACCCAGTGCAATTATATACAATTGGGATAGAAAAGGTATTAATGAATTGCAATCACACATTTATTGTGAGGAAAATTTATTGGAATATGTTACAATTTATTCATTGGAAAATATTGAGAATCTAATCCAAGATTATTCAAAGTACTTGCCCGATTTAATAATTTCGTTTGGTAAAAAAATAACAATTAATGATAAAATATTAAATTCAAAATATATTCATTATGATAATATTATTGGTGATATTGAATTGGCTAATGTTGTTGTTAAACAAGGAACTTTTATTAATTGTCAAAATATAAGACCAAAATTTTCAATATTCACACCAACTTACAATACGGGTGAAAGAATTTTAAGAACTTATGAAAGTATTGTAAATCAAACTTTTACTGATTGGGAATGGGTTATTGTTGATGATTCACCTGATGACAATACTTGGAACATTTTAATGGGTCTCAAAGATAAAGATTATCGTGTTAAACCACATAGAATATATCCATTAAGTGGTGGTAATATTGGATTGGCTAAAAATAGGGTTGCTATGTTATGTGATGGAGATTGGTTAGTTGAATTAGACCATGATGATGTTTTAACATCACAATGTTTAGAAATATCAAATGATGCAATTTTACAATATCCTGATGCCGGATTTCTTTATAGTGATGTGTGTGAAATGTATGAGGATGGTAATATGAGAACGTATGACAATAATGTTTCAGGTGATTGGTATGGAAGATATGATAATTACTTTGATTTTGGATATGCTGGTCATAGTTGGACAAATGTTGATGGTAAAGATTTAATTGCTCATTGGTACCCTGATATAAATCCGTTAACTATTAGATTCAATATTAGTATGCCTGACCACGTAAGAATGTGGGAAAGAAAAAAATATCTTGAAATTGGTGGACATAATAAAAATACACCAATTGCTGATGATTTGGAATTAATTATAAGGACATTTCTTAATACAAAAATAATTCATGTAAAAAAAGTATTATACATACAATATAATAATAAAAACACTACTGTTGATAATAACTCAATTGATATAAACCGAAGAGCAAGATTAATTAGAGATTATTACGATAAACAAATACATGAAAAAATAATAGAAATGGGTAAACATGATTGGAATTGGGTTGAAGATGAGAATTGTTCACAAAAATTTCAAAACCACATTTTTATTAGGAAATTTCATAGTGAAGAAGAAATATTAAACTACATTTATAAATAAAACTTATGATAAATTTTACAGTAACCGAAAAAGAAATTAACGAGTATAGACAAGCACAACCATTTCCACACATGGTTGTTGATAATTTTTTACCACCATCATTGTTGAATGGTGTTATTGATGATTTTAGAAACCACAATAATTGGGGTTGGGATAATAGTGATTATTCAAAAGACCATCAAGTTAAAAAATTCTTTTCGCCTTGGAACAATGATGGGGATACAACATTACCAATTAACACCAAATTAATATTGAATTATTTTAATTCACCTGATGTTATTAGTATGTTAGAAAAATTAACAGGGATTGAAGGTTTAATTGCCGACCCAACATTATTAGGTGGTGGGATGCATAAGATTGAATCAGGTGGTAAATTATCAATTCATGCCGACTCAAGAAAACATGCGGTAACTAATAATTACAGAAGAATAAATCTATTAGTATATCTTAATAAAGATTGGAATAAAGAATGGGGTGGTTCATTACAATTATGGGATAAAGATATGACAACAATGGTTCAAGATATTCAACCCTTATTTAACCGTGTAGTTATTTTCAATACTGAAGCTGACACATATCACGGTCATCCACATCCCTTGAATACACCTAATGGTATGTCAAGGATTTCATTGGCATTATATTACTATACTAAAGAAAATCCTGATACTGAAGAAAATAGTGTTACATCCGCAGTTTGGAAAAACGAACCTGTTGAAATCAAAAAAGATGGACCAACCATGTGTTTTGCAACTATGTGTAAAAATGAAGAACATTGTATTCAGAACACATTAGAATCTGTTTATAAACATATTGACTATTGGGTTGTGTGTGATACAGGCTCAACTGATAGGACGTGTGAGATTGTCAAAAATTTCTTTGAAGAAAAAGGAATACCTGGTGAATTACACATTGATAAGTGGGTTGGATTTGACCACAATAAAACTTTAATGATGAAACGGGCTAAAGATAAAGCTGATTATGTTTTACATTTGGATGCTGATGATTTATTGGTTAATGGTTTAGAGTTTACCAAAGATGACATTGGTCAAGATGCTTATTATATGAACGTAACTCGTGGTGATATAAAATGGAAAGCTCTAATAATTTTTAATAACAGATTAACATGGAGATTTTGTGGTGTTGCACATACAACTATTAAATGTGAAGAAAAAGGAATTTTTATCACAAAAGATATTACAAATAGAAATCATTATGTATCAGGAGAAGGTATTGGTTCAAGAGCTTTTGACCCAAATAAATTCTTATATGATGCTGAAAAATTAAAAAAACAATTTTTTGATACTTTATTATCGGACCCAGATAATTTAAATAGTAGGTCAGTTTTTTACACAGCTCAAAGTTATCAAGATTCTGAAATGTATGACGAGGCAATTAAATGGTACCGATTATATACAAAATTAAATGATGGGTGGATTGAAGAGATTTTTGAATCACAAATGAGGATTGCTCTTTGTATGATGAAACTTAATTATGATTTAAGTAAAATTGAAACTGAAATGTTAGTGGCAATAAAGTTATGTAATGATAGAGCGGAACCACATTTTCATATTGGAAAATATTGTAATTTAATCGGTGAGTTTGAAAAGGGGTATTCGTATTTAAAAACCGCAAAATCCAAAAACATTAATAATGTAAAAGAAAAATACATTTTATTCATCCAAGAAAATATGTATGGAGATTATAATAATGATGAGTTATCAGTATCTTGTTTTTGGACAAAAAGATTTGAAGAAGGTTATCAATATTTGTTGCAAATATTAAATGATTTTAGATTTGAAAGTCAAAAAGAAAGATTGTTGACTAATCAAAAACATTTCCAAGATAATTTAGGGATTAAACACGACTAAATAAAAATGTTTTTACTTGATAAGTAAGATAAAACTCCCCTATCAAATTCTAATTTTTCTTCATTTGTGAAAGATTCCAAAGATAGATAATTGTAATAACTAAGATACTTGTTAATACAATGGGAGTTTTGTCCTAATTTTTCTGCAAACGTACCATCACCAAAATATGATTCATCAAATCTAACGGTTGGGTGAAATCCATATCTCCACATATAACTTGCTTGGTCCATAGCTCTGAACACCATATGTTTAGTGGGTCTTAATCTCATTGTGTCATCATTCCACAACTGACCCCAACTTAAAACATTATAATAATCATTACACAATGATTGTACATTTTCATACCATTCAGGGTGAATAATATTATCATCATCTAAGACATAGACCCAATCTGAATATGTCAATTTTAAATTATCCAAAGCATAATTTATATGAGGCTTACCATAATTACCACTTACATTTTTTGGTCTTAAAATTATATCACCATAAGGTAGGATTTTGTCATTATGGTTTGAGTCATAAACAATAACCCAAATACATTCATTAGGTATTGTTTTAGAAATTGTTTCAAGATGTTCAACCCTACTACAGGGGGTTATGATGTAGATACTCATTATTATTAATGTTAGTTTAAAACAAAAAAATGTCTATTTGTTATTTTTAAATATTGTATATTATTATGTTATGAGTTTTAACGGAAATGATTTTTTAACCGCACAAGATGCGATGAATCTACTAAAGATAGAACAACTTGATTATTCGGTTGTTAATACAACAGATGTTTCTCACATTAAAGAGATTTATTTGAAGTCAAAAATATATAAAGGTGGAACAGCATGTGAGGTTGGTAGTTTGGGTGGACATGGAACATTTTCATTATGTTTGGCAGGACTTGATGTTACATCATATGATAATGACGGACACAAAGGGTTTAAAGATAAACGAGAAACTTTGTGTAAAGATTTTAATGTTAATTGGATTGTCCAAGAAGGACTTTACGCATTAAACAATGAAACAAAATATGATGTTGTATTCCACGACTCATATCACTTTGAAGAGGTAATTCCTGAATTGGTTGCATTTTGGTTCTATAAAGTTAAAGATAACGGAATGTTAATTGTTCATGATGTTGAAACTTTTAGTCATGAGAGATTTATGTTCTTAATTGGTAATCCAAGATTTGAAAGAACAAAAGATATTCACGGTAGAGAACTTGGGACATATTATAAAGATTAATGAATCAAACAAATTGTGACATATTAATTATTGGTGCTGGTATAACAGGACTTTCATTAGCATCCTTTTTGGATACGGATAATTATTTAATTGTTGAAAAGGATTTTGAGGTTGGGGGATATTGCAAAACAACAATTAGAAATGGTTTTGTATGGGATTATTCTGGTCACTTCTTTCACTTTAACAATCAAGAAATTAAAGATTATGTATTAGAGAATATTGAGTGTGACGTGGTTACAGTTAATAAAAGAAGTCACATATATTATAAAGACCGATACATAGATTTTCCATTTCAAAACAACATAGACCAATTACCAACAGATGAGTTTGTTGAGTGTTTATATGACCTGAGGAACACTGGAAATGGTGAGGTTAATACATTCACAGACTTTGTTAAAAACACGCTAGGAGAGTCAATTTGTAATAAGTTCATCATACCTTATAATCAAAAGTTATATGCTTGTGATTTGAATAATTTGGATTATGATGCAATGGGAAGGTTCTTTCCAAAACCCACAAACTTTGATGACTTATTAACTCAACTCAAAAACAAAAACAAGTCTGAATCTTATAATGACACATTCATATACCCAACAGGTGGTAGTGTTGAATTTGTTAAGTCATTACTCAAACGAGTAAACCAAGATAATATTTTATTGGATACTGAAATCATCAGTATTGACCTTGAAAACAAAATTGCTCAAACAAATAACGGATATATCAAGTTTAATAAATTGGTGAATACAATGCCGTTTGATACCTTTATGAAACTTACAGGTGAGAAGGTTGATAACCTTTCATCAAACAAAGTAGTTGTATTTAACTTAGGGTTTGATAAACCAACTGACATCAGTTCAAATTGGGTGTATTATCCTAATGATGAAATATTCTATAGAGTTGGATTCTATAACAATATCTTCGGTACAGATAAAATGAGTTTGTACGTTGAGATTGGTTTGGATAAAACTGACAGAGTTATTGAGGAGGATTTGTTGAATAAGATATTAGAAGATTTATCAAGGGTGGGGGTTATAAATGACCATAATTTAGTAGACCACCAAATGATTGTTATGAATCCTGCCTATGTTCATATTACCAAAGAATCAAAAGAAGTTTATAGTAGTTGGGGCAAAAAAAATAACCCTAATGGGTTATTTTCTATTGGTAGATATGGTTCTTGGACTTATTGTTCTATTGAGGATAACATCCTACAATCAAAAGAACTATCAGTAAGATTGGTATGATTTTTCTTCAACAAATCCTGAAGAATATTTCAAATTAATTTCTTTTTTAATTTTAGCACGAACATCGTTTGTGTAATAAACCGAACGTGCCAATTTAACAAAATCCTCATCAAATTCTTTAACTCTTTCTTTATCTCTAATATCATCTTCAATAACCCAAAGTTCTTTGTTAATAGATAATAGTTCCAAATACTCAGGAGATTCAGTTGAAATTCCCAAATCATTCTCAACTACAGATAAAAGATAGTTATATTCTTTTACAATATTATCCAATTTAATTGGGTCAGTAATGTTTTCTTTTTTAATTTGAAGGATTGTTAACTTATCAACAATCTCCCCGTGTGATACTTCTATATTCATAATAACCAATCTTTAATTTCTTCATATACCATTTCAGGTGTTATTGATGTATGACATTCAAATTGCCTTGGTGTGTCCTTATGCTTGGGACACCAATACCAATCATCGTATTCAAAATCAAATTCTTTACCAACAATATTCCAACAACCATGACATACACTTTTATTTATTATTCTTTTATAATCATTTATATTTAAATCAAATTCGTGCCAATCTTCTGTAAAATTTGAAATCATAGCAACAGGTTTGTTCATAGCATGTGCTAACCAAGAAATACCTGATGACAATCCAATAAAGAATTCGCAATGTTTTATAATTTCCATAACATCTTTTAATGGTAAACCTAATTTTTTTACACAACTTTTTGGTACATAATTTCTAAAATTAGGAATTCCAAAACTTTCATAATTATCAACACATATTGGGGTATATCCTGATTTTCGTAACATTTTACATAATATATCCCAATTCTTAGAGGTGAGTTGTTCTTGTTTACCATTTACATGGTTCCAATATTTAAGTTGGGATGTAGATTGTATACTAATCACAATATATTTATTTTTAATAGTTCTATCTGTTAAAACATCATCAACTTTTGGTCTAATATATTCAGAATTGATAAATCCTAATTGTTCAGCAAAAACTTGTTGAAGAGGTTTATCCCATTTATGTTTAAGTATGATTTCTTTGTCGTAATTTTTATTATCAGTTTCATCTATAAAAATTATTTCAGGAAATGTCTTTTTAAATAATTCAGAAAAAAAAATATTCTTTACTTTAAAATAAATTTCAAGGTTTTGGGATACTCTAAATTTATCTAAATATGGCATTAATGCGATTACATCACCTAAACCAGTTGATGCGTCATTAAAAGTGATTAAACAATTTTTCATAAATTTAAAATGTTAAAAACTTTTAGTGGTGTTATTGATTTTTGACAAATATGTTGTTTTTTAGTTCCTTTATAAACAGGACACCAATCCCAATCACCACTATCAAAAACAAACACTTCGTCATTCCAACAAAAAATACAAACACCCTCATTATATACTCTTGTTACATTTGAAGTAAATTCGTGTTCTGATTTAGCAAAACCATTAATCATATATGTGTGTTTACCTAAACCCCAATTAAACCAAGATAGACCTGAACCTAACCCAATAAATGTTTCTGCGTGATATAAATAATTAGCTACCTCATCTAAAGGTTCCCCCCAAACATTAATAACACCTTCTATGTTATACGGGTGTTGAGTTAATGTAACAACGTCATAACCAAGTTCTTTGATTAATTTAGACAATGATACCCAATTATTATAATCCCATTCTTTACAACCCGCAGTTGCATTTGGACCAAACACAACATATTTGTTTTTAATTGGTCTATCTTTCTTTTTAAAATTAATACCAAAATTTAATTCTTTAAATTCTAAACCAAGAATATCTGATGCCGTTTGTTGTAGTGGAATCAGATTAGGTTGATTTGGGTGATTATCAAAATTTTCCCAAGTGTTATCTTTTTTAAACCAACCAATTCTATAAACGGAGTAACAATTACGAGAATCGCCAGGTTTTATAAATTCAATATTTTTATAAGACTCTAAATCTTCAAAAAATTCATTTTTAAAAGTTGAAAAATAAACTTTACAATTATGTTTTTTTTGAAATTCAACAACATATGGTGACCAAGCTATTGTATCGCCTAATGATTTTGACTCCAAAGAAATTATTACTGATTTATCTTTTAAATCAAAAACATCATAAACTTGACCATTTATTTTAATTACCCAAGGTATGTAGTATTTTTTATTACTAGCCACCCACATATTATTAGATATTGTTTGTGAATGTATAACTTTATCAGTATCCTTATTAATAAATTCAACAAAATATTCTTTTTTTTCATCACCTGAAATTTCAACTTTTGGACCATCTAAATAAGTTACGGTAATTTTATTTTCTTTAATTTTTTTATTTAACCAAGGCTTTCTTTCCATAAAATCATTTAAAGTTTTGATTCCAATTTCTGCAACATGCTCCCAATTAAAATTATTTCTAATTTCTTCAGATTCTTTTAATGATTTTATTTTACACTCATCATAATTTTCATAAACATATCTCATTACTTTTGATAATTCATTAAAATCAGGTTCATAATAATTTCCAGGTAATTCACTCATTTTATATCTTGCATATGAATCAGCGTCTGCAAGTGTTTCATGTAAAACATTAACAGGAAATCCTTTACCTTCTGCAAATTCTAATTGACCCGAACAATTAGAATATATTGAAGGTGTACCACAAGCCATTGATTCTATTAATGGTAGATTCCATCCTTCAGACCTTGCGCAAGATACAAATACATGACCAGTTTTAAGGTATTTTATATAGTCTTCTCTTTTAGGAAAGTGTACAATTTTAATTCTTTTATCTGTTAAACCATAATGTTCTAATCTTTCTTCAGTAGTTTTAAATCCGTCCAAATGTTCTCCAAACATATTATCAATAGACACCACCAAATCAACTGGTTCGTCTTCGGAAAATGTTTTTAAAAACCATTCAATTATTTCTTTTGTTGATTTACGATAATCCCATCGACCAAATAATAAAAATTTAAATCTACCGTCATTGTATTCATCTAATGGTTCGACAGTTTCAGGGAAAAATGTATGAATATCAACACCCTCAGGAACTATTTTAATTTTTTCTGGGTCGTACCCTTGTTTTATGGTACATTCTTTTTGCCATTTAGATGGTACCCAAAACTCATCAAATTTCTTTAATTCTTCAAAGTATGATAAGGGTTGTAATGTTGACTCCCAAACATTATATGCAATTTTTGGACCATAATAAGTATCATAAAATATATGATGATTTGTTTCTGACAGAACAATATTAACATCGGGTAAGAATTCTTTTGAATTATCAATATACATTTTATGATTACCACGAGTACGGTCTTCATTCCATAAAATTTGTTCGTATAATAATTTTTTATCTACATCATCAATATATGGTTCATTATCGTGAGGGGTTGAATTAAATCCTTTCCATGTGTTACCCACAGTAAAATTCCTAAATTTAATTTGTGCATGTTCTGACAAATGCCTAAAAAAATCCCTTGTGTGTTGATTGTAACCTGTGTTTCCAACATAAGAACCGTGAGCAAATATTTTCATCATAATTGTGTTTTGTTTATTGAAATATACTATATATAATCTATATTTCAATTATAAAAACACGTATATGAAAAAAACACTTGATAATTTTGATTGGGGTTGGATGGATGAGACAAATGAAGTATATCGGATACTTGGGGATGATAATAATAAACAAATGGGACAATTCCATAAAGACACTATTACCAGAGAAATTTATGTTGATAGTTGTTATGAGAAATTCTTTGAAGTTAAAGAAGGGGATATAGTATTAGATATTGGTGCGAGTGTCGGACCATTTACATATTCAATTTTAGATAAAAAACCAAAACATGTTTTTTGTTTTGAACCAAGTTATAGAGAATTTAAAACATTAGTAAAAAATACTATTGGAAATCCCGTGACCCATATAAATAAGGGTATATCCGATAAAAATTCAATTGTTAAAAATGATGAACTTTTTGGTGGAGAAACCGAAATGGAAGGGATAACGTTCAAAACGTTTGTTGATTTGTTTGGTGTTGATAAAATTGATTTTATTAAAACAGATTGTGAAGGTGGGGAATACCATATATTCAATGATGATAATATGGGATATATTAAAAATAATGTTAAAAAAATTGTTGGGGAATGGCATTTACGACTTGAGAATCATAACTATGTTGAAGAATTCAGACATTTTAGAGATACCTATCTTAAAGAATTTCCAAATCATCAAGTTTATTCAATAGACAATATTGATGTAAAATGGGATTTATGGAATGAACATTTTCTTGAATATTATAATCAAGTTATAGTTCATATAGATAATCAAGACTAAACACAACATTAAAACTTTAAATAAAATCATGGTATTATATTTTAAAAAAATAGAAAATGAAAAAGTTTATTTTTCAGTAAAAGACACAAAAAATAGTTCGGTTGAAATTTCTTTAATTGATATTAATAGTAATACATTAATCTATAAATCAAAATATGACTATATGGATGAGTTGTGTACTTATTGGATTGCGGCACCCGTAAGTTGTTTATCAAATTTAGGTAAATCTATTCTTCGTGCGGAAAGTATTGATGGTGTTATTAACTTAGAAATTGATTTTGGAAATCAACCTTCTTTGGTAATAATTAACGATAATGTTTTTAAAAGTTCCTATAGTAATCGATTAAATTTTTATACCTTTAAAGAGATTTTTTATGACAACGTATATTATGATGAAATTGTTAACATTAGTGAAAATGATATTGTAGTTGATGTCGGTGCTAATATTGGTTTTTTTTCAGTTTATGCAACCCAATTTAAACCAAAAAAAATAATTTGTTTGGAACCTGATATTAAAAACTACATAACTTTATTAGAAAATACAAAAAATTTAGAAAATGTTAGTTGTTATAATTTGGCAATTTCGGATGAAAATGGGGTTATGACATTTTGTTATTCTGATTTAATAAGTGCTTGTTCTCATTTGAAAAAATTTAATGAAATTATTGGTAAAGATATAAATTTAGAAACAAATGTTTTAACTATAGATATTGAAAAACTCTTTGATTTATTTAACTTATCACACATTGATTATTTAAAATTAGATTGTGAGGGGGCGGAACAAGACATTTTTAAAACAATTCAAGAACACAGTCTAAAAAAAATAAAAAAAATATCTTTGGAATTTCATACTATTGAAATTAGAAATCAAATAACTGAAAAATTAATTCAAAACGGATTTGAAATTACTAAAGAATTTTTCTTACATAATTCAAATAATGTAGGAGCCATTTTTGCAAAAAATCAGAATTTTCAATATGAGTAATATATTATATGTCATTGATGGTTATTTATCATCTAAAGATAAAGCGGATGTAACCTTAGAGTTGATTCAACAACTTAGAAAGTTGGATGGGTCTCGTAAAATAATGTTAATTAATAAGTTTGGTAATTCTTGGGGAATTGATGACCAAGTTGATTTTTATAGAGAATATCTTGATGGTTTTATGGTTGGTTATCCACCTGAAGAAATTATAAATTCAAATCTATATAATAAACCATATGTTTATTATGAAATTGAAAGTGGTGTTTTAGAAAATTGGATGCCATTTATTGGTGTTTCTGACCATGTGGCAAATGTATATAATGGATTCATATACGGACTTCAAGAGGCAAATAAAGAAGGGTATTCAAAAGTTTTTAGGATTGAATACGACATGTTATTTGATAACGAAGAATTTAGTGAGGTCTTAAATGATTTGAATACTTTTGAAACTGAAGATTATTTGATTTACGGAAAAAGAAAAGAAGGTAAATGGGCGGGTCAACACCAATCGTTAATTGATGTTCATTTTTGTGGATATTCAAATAAAACAATAGGTGATTTTTCATTTGTTAAAAATGATGAAGAATATTGGAACTTATGTCGTGAGATAGGATATTCGGGTAAATGGGCTGAGTATGTATTATCAATGATATTTCAATACAATTCAAATGAAAATGTTTTTGGTAAAATATATGAAGGACCAATTAGAAATAAATTTACAAAATCACAATTTGACCGAATATCATCTTCGGGTGAATGGACAGACAAATGGAAAGATATTCCAAAAATATGTAAATTGGATATTGGTCAAGGACACAAGACAGACCCAACTAAACTTGTTATTTTTTATTTAAATAGGGATTACGACATGGCGGAGGTTGATGTTGTGTCTAATACGGGATATTATAAACATGTTGAATTAAAACAAGGGTTTTGGTGTTATGAGATTATTGATAGAACTAACAACATGATATTCATGTCAAAAGTTACACATAAAGACGGTTCAAATGTTTACCTTAAAAAAGTTAATAATGATAATTTTGAATTAATTAAAGATAGATTTATATTAAAATGAATATATTAATTCCTTTAGGCGGTATTGGAAAACGATTCAGTGATTATGGGTACCATATGCCAAAACCTTTGATTAAAGTTTTGGGTAAAGAAATAATATTTTGGTTGTTAGATTCCTTAGATGTTAGTGACCAGGACAGTATATATATCCCATATAATGAATGTTTGGAGTATTATAATTTTAGTGAGATTATTAACTCAAAGTACCCAAATATTAAATTAACTCCAATTCCTGACACAAAAGGAGCCTCCGAAACAATATTAAAAGGATTAGATTATTTTAATATTAACGGTAAAATTGTTGTGTTAGATGGAGATACATGGTATGATGAGAATATAATAGAAAAAATACAAAAAATTGAGGGAAATTCAGTTTTATACTTTGATTCAAAAAACCCAAATCCAATATATTCGTATATTCAAATCAAAGATAATATTATTACAAACATTAAAGAAAAGATTAAAATTTCAAATAATGCTAACAGTGGATGTTATGTGTTTCAGGATTCTGAAAAGTTAAAAAAACAAATACTTGAAATAGGTTTTGATGTTGAAAAAGAATTATACACCTCTCAAGTTATTAGTAAAATGATTGAAAATGGTGAACAATTTATACCAATTAAAGTTAATGATTTTTATGTGTTAGGAACACCACAACAAATTATTCAGTTTTCAAAAACATATGAGATATCTAAGAAAAGATTTTGTTTTGATTTAGATAATACATTGGTAACATATCCAAAAGTTGATGGTGATTATACAACTGTTGAACCAATTTATGACACAATCAATTATTTAAAAAAACTTAAAGAAAAGGGTCATACGATTATAATTTATACTGCTAGAAGAATGAGAACACATGGTGGTAATGTGGGTGCTGTTATTGCAGATATTGGTAAGATTACTATAGATACTTTAGAAAAGTATAACATACCTTATGATGAAATTTATTTTGGAAAACCATACGCTCATTTTTATATTGATGATTTAATGGTAAACCCAAAGACAGATTTAAATAAAACTTTAGGGTTTTATATGGAAGATGTGACACCAAGACATTTTAATGAAGTTAAAATTGGGAAGACTTTTATTAAAGAATCCGATGACATAAAGTTACAAGGTGAAATAGAATATTATAAATGGGTTGTGGATAATGGAACTGAAGAAATTAAAAAGTTATTTCCAAAAATGTTAACATATTCTGATAATAGTGTGGAATTGGAAATGATACAAGGTATCAATTTTAGTACAATGTATGTTAATAATATTTTAACCATCGAACACCTTCAATTATTGATGAAAAAAATTAAATTATTACATAGTAACCTTGAAAGTGATGAAACTCATTTTGATTATCCAAACTTAAGTAAAAAATTTGTGGAAAGGGTTAAGATGTATGATTATAAATCATATGGTATTACAGATAATCAGGTATTACAAATTGAAAAAGAGTTAATTAAAATTGAGTCTCAGGGGTATAAAAATGTTATGATACATGGTGATTGTGTTTTTAGTAATATTATGTTAAGTGAGAGTGAGGATATAAAGTTTGTGGATGTTAGAGGTATGGTTGGGGATAAAAAAACTTGTTATGGGTTATATCTTTATGATTATGCCAAAATATACCAATCTTTGATTGGGTATGATGAAATATTGATGGATAAAAAAATAAAAAAATCATATAAGAATATGATGTTGGAGTATTTTAAAACACAAGTTGGTGATGATTTTGAGAAGATAAAAATTATTACAAAATCACTTATATTGTCATTAGTACCTTTACACAATGATGTTGATAAAATTAAAAAATATCTTAAATTAATTTAATATGGCACAAGGAGTACATAAAATAACAGAAGATTTTGAAAGAGCATTGTGTGATTACACAGGAGCACCTTACGCAATTGCATTAGACAATATGAGTAACGCTTTGTTTTTAGCATTATATTATGAAAAGAACATAAAACAAAGTTTAACATCGGATAAAGTAGATTGTCCATCAAAGACGTATCCATCAGTTCCTTGTGAAATTATTCATGCGGGATTAAAAGTTAATTTTACACCTGTTGAAGGTGAAACAATTAAGGGGGCTTATCAACTATCACCAAGTAATGTTTGGGATTCTGCTTTAAGATTTACTGCTGATATGTATATCTCAAAGTCTCATATGTGTCTTTCATTTACAGGTCCATATAAAACTTTAAAATTAAGTAAAGGTGGAGCTATTATTACCGATGATTATCAGGCAATGTTATGGTTTAAAAGAGCAAGATTTAGTGGAAGAAGAGAGTGTTCATATCATGATGATAATTTTGATATGTTGGGTTGGAATTTTTATATGATGCCAGAACTCGCAGCGAGAGGATTATTGATGATGACCCAATTTTATAATTTAGATGGGTCAAAAAAACATAATACGGATTTAGAATTACCTTATCCCGACTTATCAAAATATGAAATATACAAAAAATGAAAAAAGTTTTAATTGGTAATGGTGGACATGCAAGAGAAGTAATGGCCCAAATGGGGGTTAATTTACTTAGGTTTGTTGACGACAAATATGTTGATGATGAGACATTACCTTTATCAAAATTTGACCCAACAAAACACGTTGCAATGGTTGCTGTTGCGGACTCAAAAGATAGATATGATATCGTACAAAGACTACCAAAAGAAACACAATTTTTTACATTTATTCACCCAACAGCATTGTTGATGGAGAATATTGAAATTGGTGAGGGGAGTTTTATTGGTGCCTATTCAATATTGACCACAAATATTAAAATTGGTAAACATGCAATTTTGAATCGAGGTAATCATATTGGACATGATAGTATGATAGGTTCTTATTTCAGTGCAATGCCAGGTGCAATAGTTTCAGGTAATGTTACCATTTATGATTTAGTTTATATGGGAAATAATTCGTCAATACGTGAAAAATTATCAGTACATAGTTTAACAACTATTGGTATGAATAGTGCGGTTGTTAAAAATATTGAACAACATGGAGTTTATGTTGGTTGTCCTGTAAAAATAATAAAATAACTAATTAAACATTAATATGAAAATTGATAAAGTAATTTTTTCTTGTGATAATGGTGGAGATTATCGAAAAATGTGGGAACTAACATCTAAAATATGTAAATTAACTTTAGGAATCACACCAGTATTATTTCATATCACTGACGAATATTCAGATTTTTATCACGATGAATATGGTATTGTGAAAAAAATTAAACCAATACCTAATATACCAACAAGTTTCCAATCTCAATTATATAGGTTATATGGTTCAAAATATTTTATAGATGAAAATATTATGATGTCAGATGTTGATATGTTGACTTTTAATAGAGAATATTTTTTTAAACAAATAAATGATGTTGATGAAAATTCTTTGGTGATATATGAATCTGATGCATATGATTTATCCAGAAAAGATACTCAAAATATGTTTGCGTTAAACCGATATCCCATGTGTTATATTTTAGGTAAAGGTTCGACATTTATTAAAATTTTAGACATTAACTGTGATTTTAACGAATTTTGTGAAAGAGTTTATAATTTTAATTTTGGATATGATATACCCATGTTCCATAGGGACGAATGTTATATCGGTAAAAAAATAAATAGGAACCTTAATGAAATTAATATTGTTAAATTAACAAGAGGTATTGATAATGTTTGGGACTATCCAAGACGAATAAATAAAGAAAAATGTAAAGATATTAATTACGATTTGTTATCTGATAAAACTTATATTGATTTTCATTTACCAAACAATTATTTAAATAATCTTGAAATTATTGATAAAATATCTAAAACTATTTTAACCTACTATTAACATAAAATAATAATAATTAAAAATGAAATATGACTTTATAGAAATTGGTACATCCGATTTCGATACTTTATTACAGACCACTGAAAATCAGATTGGCTTATCAATTGAACCATTAAAAATTTACCTAAATAGATTACCAAATAATAGTCATGTAATTAAAGTGAATTGTGCGATTAGTGACAAAAATGGAACAACAAATGTTTTTTGGGTTAAACCTGAAGATATTGACGAATATGAATTATCTGAATATTTGAGAGGGTGTAATTCAATTATTCGACCACACATCACAACTGAGCGTGAATTAAAGGAGAAAAACTTGGAGTTTTTATTAAATCAAACTGAATGTGAAATGATAACATGGGAAAAATTAATTGATAGGTATGATGTTGAAAGTGTTGATTTATTAAAGATTGACACTGAAGGACATGATTGTGTTATTATTAATAATATTTTGGATTCAAATACTAACACACTACCTAAAAAAATATGGTTTGAAGCGAATGAATTGACTAATTCAAAATATGTTGAAAAAACGGTTAAAAGACTTGAAAGTTTTGAATATAAAATACTTGAATATAATAATTGGGATGTAATTGTAGAAAAAATATGAAATTAAAGTGTGGCGAGGGCAAGTTAACTTTTATAGTTAATACAATGATTTCAATTGGTTTGGAAAATAAGGGAGCGTCTTTTGCGTTACATAAATTAGCGTATGAAATAGCAACAAGAGGTCATTACGTTTATATATTTAATGAGCCAAAATATCCACATGAAAATATTGAAGTGATACCAACTCAAATTATTGAATCTTTTGAAAATGGGTGGAGAAATCAATTTATGTGGGAAGGATTTGGATTTAATTTAAATAATACAATATCTATTTTTCCACAAACAACATTTGGTAATCCATTTAATACTAATCATAATGTAAGATGGTTATTACATGATTTTGACCAAAATCAGTGGGATACGTTTAATGTTGATGATGTTATTTTTAATTATGGTACCTTTAAAGTGCCTGAAGGAACCAAACAACACCAATTGACCGTTTTTGATTATAATTTTGGTAAATTTTACAATACACATAATTCAAATAGAAAAGGATTTGGACACATTATTCATAAAAATACTCCTGATTGGGGTTTAGAGTTTTTAGATAATTTAGGTTCTACAGAAATACCTCATTATAATGGTAAAAAAGAAATAAATTATTTATTAGATGAATTTAACAAATACGAATATGTTTTAACTTTTGATGATAAAAGTTATTATACAACTGCCGCCGCATTATGTGGAGCTAAAGGAATAATATTAAATCCAAATAAAGATATTACACCTATAGAATATCGAATTAAAAATCCAATTCAAATGTGTGGGGTTGCTTATGGCATGAATGATGTTAAGTGGGCTGAACAAACGATTGGATTAGTTAAAGACAATTTATTACAATTAGAAAAAAAAGATAAACTTACAATAGATAATTTTATAGAATTTTGGAAAAACAAATTGCTTTAATCGAGATTTGGTTAGGAAAAATACCTGATTATTTTAAATACCATGTTGAAACAATTGGTTCTGTTTGTTGTGCTGATTTTTATTTCTTTACTGATGATAAAGAATATGATTTTTCATATATAAATCACTCAAATTTTTATGTGAATTATATTACTGAAGGCGAGTTTTTAAATAGGTTTAATTCCACATCCAATTTAAATATTGATAAAATACATCACCCAAAAAAAATAATTGATTTTAAATTATCGTATTTTGAAATGTTTTCTGACTATGTTGGGAAATACAAATATGTTGGAATTTATGATATTGATACTTTATTTGGGGGTATTAATAAAACATTATTAGAATGTATTGATAATTACGATTTTATCTCAGTTGGTGATGAAGTTTTTCACAATAGATTAAGTGGACCATTAATAATTATGAAAAATACTAAAGAGTTTTGTGATTTAATGAAGACTGAAAGGTATTATGAAACATTATTAATGGATGAAATATATGGTTATGGGGAACAAGAATTATCTCAAATTGTTACAACAAACTATAAAACCAAAATATTGTATTCAATGAATACTGAAACAAATAACGGAGGAAAAAATACATATAATGTTTGTTGGAGTGGTGGTAAACTTTTGGTAAATGGAGAAGAAAAATTATTGTATCATTTCATAAAAAAGAATTATACCATTTTTCAAAAAGTAGGAAATCAAATTTTTGGTAGCTTTAATAAGAACTTTATTGAAGATTTTTATTGGGTGTTTGGGTTTACTGAAAATTACTCACAAACAATCCCATTTTTAATGGACTCAATAAATAAATATTCCAATAGAAAATGTGTTATTTACTCAATCAATTTTGATTACAATATTCCCAATAAATTTTTAACTAGTGAACAATTTATTTTCAAAAGAATTGACATTGAACCAGGTAAAAAAGATTCAAGAGGTAGAGATGAAAATATTATTAGTTGTAAACCAAGATTAATGTTAGATGTTATTGATTTTTTACCAAATAAAAAATTCATATTCATTGATAGTGATGTTTACATGACAGTTGCTTCAGATGATATTAGTAGTTATTTCAGTCAACTTAAAAACTACCCATTAATTAATCAACACTCACACGATAAACTTTATTTATGTAATATTATTGATGGTGAAGAATGGACAAGTACTGTTGATATTTTAGCCGACGCAACAGGAATTGAGATATGTGTTTTTCCAAGAAGAAAAACAAATGTCATGTTATTTGATTATAAATCAAAATGGTTCTTCCAAGAACAATTACAGATGTATGATGAATATAGAGACAGCAGACCTGGTATTTTTACATTACATGATGAAGACTCTGCAAATGTTATACTATCTAAGTATAAATTAACTAATTCAATACATCTTTGTGATATTGAGGAATCTTCAAATATTAATATTAGTAAGTTTACCGATATGAATCATCCATTTCATATGACAGGTATTTCTGATTTTGTTAAACTGCCAAAACACCAAAATGATGTAGTATGTTTTCATAATTTAAAAAATGAAGAACAATATGTTAGAATTGAAAATGATTACAATAATCATGTTATTGATTGTGAAGAAATTTTAGTTTACTATAAAGACAATTCAGTCTTTTTTGAAAAAAATTCTTTTTTAACTACTAAACATATTGACGAACATGTTGACTTTATAATTAAAGATTTAAATGGTAACATTGTTAATGTTTTAGCAAATCAAAATTTACAACAATATTGGTTATTTTACATTTCAGATATAGAATTAACCGATAAAAGTTATATTATTGAAATAGTTAAAACTAATAGTAGAGTAAAAATTTACAACAATTTATTAAAGATAATATGATAGAAAATATACATTTATGGAAAGCCGACAGAGGAACTTATTTTGACCGAAATGTTAACATAATTTCTTGGAGTGATGAATATGAAATCCATGTCGGAAAGTACTGCTCAATTGGGAGAGACTGTAACTTCTTCTTACATGCAAATCATAGACCTGATTGGATAACGACAAGTTCCCAATTATGGGGACTTGTTACTCCTGAGATTGCAAGTATGCACATGGAGATGGGACACCCATCTTGTAAGGGTGATATTACAGTTGGAAATGATGTTTGGATTGGTGCAAACTCAACAATAATGTCAGGAGTTAAAATTGGACACGGGGCAATTGTTGCCGCAGGTGCATTAGTCACCAAAGACGTTGAGCCTTATTCAGTTGTTGGTGGAAATTCAGCAAAACATTTAAAATACCGATTCACAGAACAGCAAATTAAAGACCTATTAGATATTGCTTGGTGGGATTGGGAAGAAAATAAAATTAAAGAAGAAGCCATGATTTTATGGAGTCAAGATATAAATTTTTTTATAGAAAAACATAAGAAATGATTACAGTTACATACAATTCAGATGGTATTAAAGTTAATGTTGATGAGATTAGTAAATATAATAAAAACCTACCATTAAGATTAAAAATTAAAAAACACGTAAGTGGTGAGGAACAATGGGCAACCGATTTGAATGACAATTGGTTTGCGACATTCCCAAATACCGAAATGTATGATGTTGAAATATACGACATCAAGGATAAATTAGTTTATAAAAAAGTGTGGGATATTATGGAACATGGAAATCATTTCTATAAGTCTTTATGGATGTTTAACAAGGGTATTTTGTCTAATGGTAAATTCCCAAAGGGATTGGTTGTTGGAACTCACGATGGTGAGTTTGGTGAGTGGGTACCAATTGTTCAAAAACGTGAATGTAATGTTGTTTTAGTGGAGGCATCAGATAACCAATACAATCAATTAAAAAATAATTACAAGAACAATTCAATGGTTAAAACCATTCAAAATTTAATCACACCTAATGGTGGTGAAGTTGAATTTTTTGAAGGCGGTGCGGGATATACAAATACCGTAGTTGAAAATGTTATTAGACATTGGGAAACAGAAGAAATTAACTCAACAAAACGAGATTCAATTAGCATCACAGATTTAATTTTAAATGAATGTGATGGACACATTGATTGGTTACACCTTGATGTTGAAGGGTTAGATGCCCAATTAATTATGGGTATTGATGAGACAAAAGTTTTATTACCTAATTTTATTATATTTGAAGACTACAACCTATCCCAAGATAAGAAAGATGAGATTTATACTTGGTTTCACAACAAAGGATATCAAACTTATTCCGAAGGTGGAATTTGTGAAGCAATAAAGTAAGTTATGATATACAATCCAAAAATATATGTTGATAAAAGTCCCGTTCATGGATGGGGGGTCTTTGCAAAAGAAGATATTATGGAAGGCGAAGTGTTTGAAGAATGTCCTGTCTTAACTTTACCAATAGAAAAAGGAGAAGTAACTTCTTTATTAATTGATTATAGATTTAATTGGCCACAAGGTGGTGAATGGAAAGAGCAAGTACTTCCTTTAGGTTATGGTGGGATTTATAATCATCACGAAAATGCAAATGCGTATTGGATATCAAACCTTGAAAACAAAACATTTCAATTTATTTCCCATCGAGAAATAAAGAAAGGTGATGAGATATTCACATGGTATGGTGATGTTAGTTATTGGAACGATGGAAGAAATCATACAAATGTTATTTAAGATTAGTTACGTTTGTAACCGTTAAGTCTATTGAATTTTTCCAATACCTTAAGTGAGTCAAAATAATTCTTTTCGGCTCTTTCAATTTCTTTCATATTAGTTGTGCTTTCAAGAACTTTATTATATTCTTTTTCAGCTTCTTCAACTAAATTTTGTATTGTTTTAATGAGTTTCATCACTATATAAATATCTCCAAACTTTACTATAATTACAAAAATGACTTGGAAAGATAAACTTATATTTGTTTCGGCACAACCAGATGTACCGTATTTTCATTGGCAGTGTGAAGTATATTTAAATAATTTTATTGAATTGGGTATTCCAAAAGAGAATATTCACGTTTTATTTGCAATGGTTAATAAAACAACCGAGTTATCTGATGGTGCAAAATATTTAAAAAAATATACAGAAAATATTCATGGGTATATAGACAACCGTGAAAGAAAACATTACATACCAAGTATTAAACCTTATTTATTATATGAATGGATTAAAGAAGACCCAAAAAGAGGAGAGTTATTTTTTCTACATGACTCTGACATTGTATTTAATTACCTTCCTGATTTCAGCAATCTTATAAATGATGATTATATCTATATGTCCAATACTCGTGGATATATAGATTTCAATTACATTATGGATTGTGATGGTAGGTATAAAGAAAAACATCCCCAACTAGATTCAGGACAACTATTAAGAGAGATGTGTGACATTGTTGGTGTTGAACCAAGTATTGTTAAGAAGAATGAATTAAACTCAGGTGGAGCACAATATGTCTTTAAAAAACAAGATTGGCAGATGTGGTATAAAATATTTAGAGAATCCACAGGACTTTATGACAAACTGATGAGATTCCAACGAAAGTATCCAATATCACCAGGTGAAATACAATTTTGGACCGCAGAGATGTGGTCAGTATTATGGAATATGTGGTGGTGGAATAGGGAAACAAGGATTACAAAAGAACTTGATTTTTGTTGGGCAACTGACAAGATTGATACTTGTTATACTAACCCAATATTACACATGGCTGGCGTAACTGACAACCTTAAAAATACACTATTTTTTAAGGGTGATTATATTAATAATAATCCGATTAAACTTTTGGAAAAAGATATTGAGTATTTTGATTATGTTGATAAACAGTCAACAACTTACAAATACATAAATGAAATGAAAAAAATAATTCAAAAATAGAATTATCTGTTATTTATAGTATAGTATGGCAGCAATATTAATTACATCATGTGATACATTAATAACGTATGATGTTGAATACAGTGGTACTCCACTGTCACCTCCACCATTTGCGTATTTTTTAACGTTTACTGGAAGTACGCCATCAGGTTGTTATACATCTACCGGAATTGGTAGTTTACCAATAGTAGATGAGATTGCAACAGTATCAAGTCCATACGCTGGATGTATAGAATGTTTAGGGTCAATCACACCAACACCTACACCTACTAATACAGAAACACCAACAGTAACGCCTACTAATACAGAAACACCAACAGTAACGCCTACTAATACAGAAACACCAATATTAAACACACCGACACCAACACCCACTAATACAGAAACACCTACTTTAACTCCAACTCCTACTGAGTCAAAAACACCTACGCCAACAGTAACGCCTACAAATACTGCAACACCTACTTTAACTCCAACTCCTACTGAGTCAGAAACACCTACTTTAACTCCAACTACTACTAATACAGAAACACCCACAAATACACCTACAAATACAAATTCGGGAACTCCAACACAAACTCCAACATTAACCCAAACACCAACAGTTACACCTACGGTAACACCAACCAATACTGAAACACCAACAGTTACACCTACGGTAACACCAACATTAACCAAAACACCAACAGTTACACCTACGGTAACATCAACATTAACCAAAACACCAACAGTTACACCTACGGTAACACCAACCAATACTGAAACACCAACAGTTACACCATCAATAACACCAACAAATACAAATACACCATCAATAACACCAACCAATACCAATACACCATCTGTAACACCTACAGATTACGCATTTAATATCTATACATTTAGAGATTGTTGTGATGCTACTAATATTTTTAGATTTAATACAATATCATCAACACTAACAGTTGGTCAAACGTTTTATATATCAAGTAGTGTTGATTTTACAGGATGTGCCGAAGTTATACCATACGAATCAATTGGTGAAAATTATTCAGGTGTTGGTGTTGTTTTTACAGAACAATCTTCATGTGAAGATGGGTATTGTCCAACATGTCCTACGCCTACACCAACACCAACAGGTCCTGTATTGGATTGTACATGTTTAGAATATTTGTTGTTCAATAGTAACTCGCTTGATGTTTACGTTGACCACATTGATTGTTATGGTCAATTTAGGGAATTTTTTATACTTCCTAATACAACAGTATCATTATGTGCTTGTGAGAATTCGGTAATTGCTCCTGAAGGTGTTTATGTAACTTTAATTGGTGAATGTCCCGCACCATCAGCCACAGTCCAACCTACACCAACACAGACACCTACACCATCATTAACACCATCGGCAGGTTGGAATTTATGTCCTGTCGAAGAATATTGTGTCTTAACATATTTTCCAACAACAGAATTATATGATGGAACTTATTATTCTGCTGGTACTCATAATGAAAGAGTTTATTATACAGGTGATACTGGTTTTATATATTATAGTACTGGCACAACTTCGTGGTGTTTAAGTTCAGCATTAGACGGTTCTTGTATTCTTCACGGTAAAATACCAAACTCATCAATATGTCCTGATTTATGTGATGAGTTATTTAGTTCAGGAACTTGTGTTACAACAACATCAACAACAAATCCTTGTAACATATTTGATTTTGAGGCTTATTTTGATTGTGATGTATCAACAACTACTACAACAACAATTCCTTGTTCAGCAACATCTATAGATGTTACATTTAGTGCCTATACTACAACTACAACAACCGCCAACCCATGTATTGGTGTGGGTGGAAGTATCAGTTTTAGTTCATATACAACAACTACAACAACTAATGGAATAACTACAACTACAACAACAAACCGTGGTTTACCTGTTAGTGGTGATGTTACATATACTTTAGTTGAAACTGTATTTGTATGTCCTGGTCAGACATACCAATTCCAAGAATGTAATACTAATGATGTGTATTATTTGGAACCATCAAATATATTTGTTGATGTAGATTTAATAACTAACTACGCATATAATATGACCATAAATGGAACTCAAAGTTGTTACACTTATATAGGTGTAAGTACTGTATCACCAAATGCAACTAGTAGTGTTGTTGATAGTTGGTATGGAGATTGTTCAACATGTGAAAATTATCCAGTAACTCCAACACCAACTAATACACCTACGGTAACTAAAACTCCAACACCTACGGTAACTAAAACTCCAACCCCTACGGTAACTAAAACTCCAACCCCTACGGTAACTAAAACTCCAACACCAACCCCAACCAATTAAATATTTATATACCATGGCAATACAAGTAACTATAAACTCTTTAACAGGAACATCACCATATGACGTATATATTTGTGACGGTTCCGTAAACAATTGTGTTTATATAGCAACAATTAGCTCAACACCCTATGTTTTTGACGTACCAGCACCTTTGGATTCAGAAAGTTCATTGTGTGTAAAAGTTGTTGATGTAAATGATTGTATTATAACAGAATGTAATTAATAATGGCAATTCAAACTAACATATTCCGTAATTGTAATAATATAAATCAAACACAGATATTACAATATAATGATGTATTCTTCAATCCTGGAGATATTGCTTATTATGATGGATTATGTTGGATTGACACTGAAGTTGCAAGTTTTTTAATACCAGTTGCTGATGTAACATTTAATGGTTATGGTAATTGTGATGATTGTATTTCTGATAATTTAATTGGACTTCAAATTCAAAATTGTACGTCAAGTGAACTTGCGATAATAACTGTTCCAGCAAGTATTGTGCCGGCACTAAATACTGTTATTTTATATGATGGTGATTGTTGGGAATATGTTAGTAGTAGACCAACAAATGATAATGTTTACACATCATTAACTACGTATGAAAATTGTATCAAATGTTTGAATTTAAATACGGGAACTACTCAATACTCTGCGGTTACATTTACAAATTGTTGCGACTCAACAGATATATTAACATTTAATATAATACCATCAAATTTTGTTTATCCTTTTGGTAATACTGTTGTTTATAATGATAAATGTTATTCATTAACTAATACAACATCCGCTTCAACAATAACATCATCTTTTGAATACCCAACTTATCAAAATTGTACTTTTTGTAAATCAGCAATACCGTGTCCAACACCAACACCAACGCCAAGTGTTACAGCCACATTGACACCTACGCCAACAAATACACCGAGTATTACACCAACACGTACCGCAACTCCAACACCAACTAAAACTTTTGGTTTAACACCAACACCAACTTATACAACAACTACAACAACAAGAGCTATTGTAAAAAATGAGTGTAATGTTATTACTTTGTTTCCATTGGGTGTGGTTTGCAGTGTAACAAATCCTGTTGTTGTTAGTGGTTTTGGAACTATGAGTTTGTTTATAACTGGTGGTACATCACCATATAGTATAGTTTGGAGTAATGGTGTTGTTGATACTACCACAATTAGTGGTGTAACACCTGGAACATATTCTGCAATTGTCACAGATTATTATGGTGATTTTACAGCATCTACAACATGTACAATAATTGGAATAACACCAACGCCAACACCAACATTAACACCAACATTAACACCATCACCAACAGCCGTGGCATACACAGGAATATGTGCAACATTTACATTAACTAATAATCAACAATACCAATATCAATTTAATTATTATTCAACAATTAATAGTAAACCCGCTTGGACAGCGGCAACTTATTCATCACCAATAACAAATGGTTCGGGTGAAATATTGGTATTAAGTAACTCGGCATTATCAGGTTGGACAATTCAAGGTTTATCAGTAGACGCTTACCCAAGTTCAAATACGACTTCAATACCACCGTTAAGTAATTGGATTATAAACGGAAGTAGTCAGATTAGTTCATTGAACATGGTTACAGGTAATTGTCCTGCGTATTTACCACTTAATATGTCTGTAGTTACATCATCAGCCACTTGTGATACAACCGCAGATGGAACAATTGCAATTCAACCATACGGTGGTTCAGGTAATTATATATATTCAATTAATAGTGGTACCACAACAGGAACTACATCTTATTTCTATGATTTAAATCCTGGTGTTTACACTGTTTATGTTAAAGATGTTGTGACCGGGTTATATATAACACAAAATACTACTGTTGGAAATTTAAATCAAAATGTTACAACAACATTACAATTTACACAAACAACAAATCAAACACAAATTGATAGTCCGTATATACAATCTAAAAATCAAATTTGGGAATTAAATTGTAATAATATTCCTAGTGGAATAACAATAGCAATGTCGTTTGACATTAATGTAAATTTTGAACTTTACAAACCTGGTGATGGAAACAATAATTTAACTGAAATTACCATTTATAAAAATGGTAGTCCAATAGCTATAACATCAGGTGGTACAACAAGTAGTTCAACATTAAGACCTTATTGTTCACCTAATGATATTGAAACAACGGTAACAGATTCAACGGCAAGTGTTTCTGTTACAAACGCAGATACATTAACAATTGATGTATATAATAAAGTTACCATAACCGATGCTAGTATATCTGGTTGTGCTACAACTGTCCAAAGTACAGTACAAGTAGATGGTTCATTTAATTACATTGCTTTAAATAATTGTAATACAATCATTTCAGGTGGATTATCGGCAGTAAGCGTTGTTGAAAAAACATTACAAGAATAAAATAAAAATAAAAGTATTTACTAAATAGTATGGGTTATATAATCAAAGATACCGCAGGGTTAATCAACACAAAATTGACAGATACTGGTAGACAGTATTTGTCTGAAGGAAATTTTAACATAAGTTATTTCCAAATTGGTGACTCTGAAGTTTGTTATAATTGTGCCAGTGGTGTATTACCATCATCGGGTTTTGTTTTGGAACCCATGTTTAATTCACAAAATTCAACAGGAGTACCACAAAGTAACAAACAAAATGTTAAATACCCATTTTATTTACAAGGAACATCGGGAAGCACTTATGGTATACCAACAATGCAATCGGTTGAAACCAATCTTTTTAATTTTACCGATAGACTTGGGTTTTTTACAGGAACTAGTGGGAGTTATAGTGCAATTACCAATTCTGCATATACTGTAACATCTAATTATCTTATTGATTATACCGGTTGTAGTTCAGGATATAATGTTAATTTAATTTATGATTTTTGTTCACCATCTACAGGTACTCCTGCAATTGGTAATTTTGTTACATTTATATTTGATAGTAATGGTGGGTGTGGTAATATTAATACTAATAATAGTCCCATTTTAACATACAAAATACAAGCGGTTACCGCAACTAGTGTAACAGCATACACAATCACTGTTGATAGGGCTCTCCCTGATTTTGTAAATCAGCCATGTTTAGGTGACGCAAGAGCACTTATTTATCCAAGTGGTATGACACCATTTTATGATGCGATTACACCAGCAGGTTATTTTAGCGGTGCTTGTTCATCAGCAGATACCGTAAATGTTTGGAATATGAATATTCCTTGGAGTGAATCACCAGCCGGAGTAATTCCAACAATTAATGAAGATTATACATACTATGGTTCAGTTAATTATTTGGGAACTAAAGAATACTTAGGATACCAAACTACTTCGGGTCAATATTTTATGGACTACTCCGCTATTACTGCAAATACTGACACTTATTATTATAATTCTTATGATGAAATAATTCCTGTATCACCTGAAGAACAAAAGGCTATTGCTATTGTTCACTACACAAACCAAAATGTTAACAATTATTATGGTGAAAAATTTGCTTTCCAACCATACGACTCAGCCAACCCATCAATACCTGGTTTTGCAAGAAACTTCAAAGTTGAAATGCCCACTTTAATGTGGCATAAAACAACTGGAACTACAATAGGTCAAACGTTTTATGTTGACCCTGTCGGTTATGACTCATACAACTTATTTGAACCTTCCTACATGTTAAGTAAAAAGAATGAGGATATGAACACACCTGGTATGAGATATTATCATTTGTGGGACACAAATTCAAATACAGATGGATATCCAAATAGAGTTGGTAAAGTATTTCCTGACCAAGAAATTATTGTATTTGATGATGAGGAAATTATTGCTGCAATGTCTTACAAAGCAAACAGAAATTGGACATTACCAGCACCTAAATTAGGATTAATAGTTCCAAACATTTGTGAAGGTGGTTCAGATACTGAAGGTATATTGTCTGCGGATACTGAATACATGTGGGTTACATATAGATTTAATTCAACAGCATTTACGGATTCATTACATTGTAATTATTATTCAAAAATTCAAGGACCATCATCAGGATGTTCTTTAACATCACAAAATATTACTGTTAGATTTGGAAATGAATTTCCATTTTTAAAACAATCATGTTCATCAGGTTTTACAGCAAACAAGATGAGTATCTTATGTCAAAAAACGATTGGTACAAGACCATTACCACAGAATTGGACTGAGATTGATGTTACATCAGATTTATCAGGTACATTAGTTAATGGTTATATTACCGCATCAGGTTTAACAGGAACAACATTTGTTATTAGTTTAAATGATTTTTCGGGTGGTACTAACTATGATTTGAATGACTATATAGACATACCAATGAATGGTGAAACAAGTAAGTTAAACTTTGGTGATGAGTATTCTTTTTATGGTGATGTTAGTACTGATATACAAGGTACCATTTATGAAATGAAATACGCTGTTAACTTAGCTGAAGAACAATTTACCAATTCTTCAAATCCAACATATTCTATATTAACAAGTAATGAAAAATATATTACTGAAATTGGTCTTTATAATTCTAACAATGACCTTATGATTTTATCTAAGTTACAATACCCCGTGTTAAGACAGGGTATTCAACAATTCTTGATAAAATTTGATTTCTAACATGACAAAAAAAACTTTACAGAATAATCCTAAAGTCTTGGGATTAGATGTGTCAACTAAAACAATCGGGTGGGCTCTATTTGATATGAGAACACAAGAGTTATTGGAATTGACCCACGTGTCACCAAGACCAAAAATTACAAGTGAAAATAAAATTGAAGAATTGTTATTAAAGGCTGATGTCTTCAAGAGTAAATTGGAGGAGTATAAGAACTTGGGTATCACCAAAGTTATTATTGAAGAACCTTTATTAAACTCAAACAATATCTATACGGTTCAAACGTTACTAAGATACAACTCGTTTGTTACAAAAAACATTTACGATGTCTTGGGTTTGGTACCTGAATTTATTTCAACATACAACTCAAGAAAGTTTGCGTTTCCACAACTTTTACAATTAAATGATAAGGGTAAGATGGTTTTATTCGGTGGACTTTCAAAAGACATTGACAAGAAACAAATTATTTGGGACTTGGTGGCAAAACGAGAACCACAAATTACTTGGCAGTACACAAGGAACAACACACTTAAGAAAGAAAACTTTGACCAAACGGACGCATATTGTGCCGTTCTTGGACACATGAATTCTGAAAAAATTTGGTAATTTGTTTTGTATTTATCTGTGTATGTTGTATATTTGTATAACAAACAAACGGACATGGAAAACAAAGACTGGAAACAAGGAATGACAAACGGACACATCGCACAGATTGTACGTAGAAAAAACGTGGTTCGTGTGGTTGGGTCAAAAAAAGTGTATAGTAGAAAAAAAGAAAAAAAAGTTTGGTAGTGTAAACAAAAATCACTATCTTTGTATTGAGGATGGGAGTAAGGGGTGGAATAGGTTAAGACGGTCATCGTAAACATAATTCCCCTGAAATCCTTAAAAGGGAACTTCGGTTCCCTTTTTCTTTTTGTAGGTATTTATATGTAGTGAAATTATTATCAATCATAAAAACACTTATTAGTGAAGATGACCGTTTAGTTAAGGGTTCAAAGGTACTTGCTAAAACCAATTACAAAGGTTATAACTATGTGTTGGAATATGGTGACCATGCATTTAAAAGATTAGATAGATACCAAAATATTGAACCAATGACGAAGGAAGAGGTTATTGAAATGTTTTATGATGCATTACCTGAATTATCTAAAAGGGCCTTTGGAATAAACAGAACAGCAATGATGAGTCCAATCATTGATGGTATTATATATCTTAAAGACAAGAAAACTGGTCAAACCAAAAGATTAGAACAACCTGTTAAGTTTTATATCATTAGAAGGTCAAACAGTAATGCACAAGTTTTGATAATGGTTAATGATTATGACAAAGAAGGTGACACCATTGTCTATAGAGTAATGACGGTAATGAAAAGTCCAAATGAAAATTTAGATTACAATAACCCAAATAAGGTTAGGGTGAACTTGAATGTATTCTTGGAGAGTTACCAACCAGAAGGTTACGAATTGTTTGTGATTGAATTGTAGAAAAATTTGTTTTTCTTATTTAATTTATTATCTTTACAGATGTGGATGATGAAAAAGAAATTGTAATTGACCTTTTGCGAGACATGTTGGGTAAAGAGAAAGCCCACTATGACATGAAGTGTCAAATCACTTTTGACTGTCCAGTATGTTCATATGAGGTTAAGGGTTTGGATAATGGTGATGGTAAGGGTAACTTGGAGATAAATTATTGTAGACACCTATATAAGTGTTGGAGTTGTGCTGAAACTCACGGAACTCAAGGACCATTGGGTAAATTATTTGACAGGTTCGGAAACAAGAAATCAAAAAAGACTTATCTACTTTTAAATCCCGAAGAGAAGAAAGAGGAACTTAAGAAAATCCAAGTAAAACTCCCACAAGGTTATACTCAGTTCAAAGATTCAAACAAAAGATTTATTCCACACGGTGAAGCATTAAGATATCTCCATAGTAGGGGTATAACCGATGAACTGATTGAAAAGTATGAGATAGGGTATACCGTTGATGGTAATTTCGCCTATAGGGTTATAATCCCTTCATACGACAAGGACGGACTACTTAACTACTTCATTGCTCGTAGTTGGGTTCCAAAGAAGATGAAATACAAGAATCCCACAGTTCCAAAAGACGAGATTATCTTCAATGAAAGGAATGTTGATTTCAGTAAAGACATCTATTTGGTTGAGGGAGCATTTGACATGTTGTTCTTGGATAACTGTATTCCTATATTGGGTAAACACGTATCGGCCATGTTGTTTGAAAGGTTATACAATGAAGCCAAGGGTGACATTCATATATGTTTGGATGGTGATGCTTGGGATAACGCACAAAGACTATTCCACGAATTGAACGGTGGTGTGCTATACGGAAGGATTAAAATTATCCGACCACCAAAAGACCAAGACGTGTGTGATTTGAAAGGACAGATTAACGAATATTATATAGATTTAATGAGATGATGGATTTAGAAAAAGTTGTAAAAGAAATTAGAGAAATTTTAGAAAGTAAAAGGGATGAATTTAATTTGACCTTTACTGAAGAAGACCACAAATATATGATGGTAAACACGGATGGTGAAGTGGTAGATACTCACCCATCAGTTTCAAAGGTAACCAAATTGTTCTATGAAGAATTTGATGCCGAAGGTATTGCCTATAATAAAGCCAAAGGTAATATCCAATATATGAAAGAACTCCTGAAAGAGTGGAGTGATTCAGGTGATTATGCTTCCAACATGGGAAGTAGGGTTCACTATCATTTGGAAAAAGAAACTATAGATAGATTTGGGGGGTTCAAAGAAGTTCGTCAACCAATATTTGATTGTGATTTGGAACAGATTACCAAAGGTGATTCCATGATTTCAGCTGGTAAAAAATACCTTAAGTTGTGTGAGAGTAGGAACTTAGCTCTGTTGGATACGGAAGCGGTATTGGGTCATCCTGCACTTGGTTATACTGGTCAACCCGATAAAGTGTGGGTAACGGTAAATGCTGCGGGTAATGAGATTGGTTTGTTAATTACGGATTGGAAGACAAACAAGGAAAAGAATTTCAAACCCAGTAAGTTTACAAAGAATATGTATCCACCGTTCCATGAGTATCCAAGTACCGCTTTGGGTCACTATTACCTTCAGTTACCTCTATATGGTAAATTGTTAGTTAAGATGTTGGAAGGCACCAAATATGAAAACATTAAATTGTTGGGTTGTATTGTGGTGTTGTTAAAAGAAAATTCTGAGTATGAAGAGTTCAGAGTACCAAAACCACTTATCAATACAATTTTAGATATGGACATTAGGAATTATTTGGAAAATTAACTATCTTCGTATTATGATTGATGAACTATTAGAAGAAAGAGACCATTTATTTGAAATTGCTACAGTGTTGTATGGTGATATGTTTGTCACCGATGAAAGTTTTTGGGGTTCACCAACCGAATTACAATTACAAAGAGTGTATGAAAGATTAGATTTGTTTGGACATCAGGATGAAGAACCAACAGATGAAATGATTGAAGCGGCAGAAATTATTAAAAAAATTGCAGATAAAGGAAGAAATTCCAAAAAATAATATTATATTTTAAATTATGGATTTAAGTAAACCAAAAGTAAATATTGACCTCAAAGAACAACCATCTGTTGTTTGTGAGAAGTGCGAAGGTGTATACTTTCGTGAAGTAACTATGATTAAAAAAGTTTCAAAACTATTAACAGGTTCAGGACAAGATACGATTGTACCATTCCCAACTTATATGTGTGATGGTTGTGGACACGTAAACGAGGAGTTTAAGATTTTTGAATAAAATGATAAAAAAACTAGTCCATTTTTCTGACCTACATATTAGGTTGTTTAAAGACCACGATTTATATCGCGGAGTCTTAACTGATATGTTGTTTAAATTCAAGGAGTTGAACCCAGACCGAATTGTATTTACTGGTGACCTTGTTCATTCAAAAAACCAAATGACACCTGAACTCATTGAGTTTGTTGCTTGGGTATTAAGTGAATGTTCAAAAATTGCCAAGACAATTGTAATCATTGGTAACCACGACTTTTTGGAAAACAATATGTCAAGATTGGATGCGTTAACACCAATTATAGAATCACTTAAAAATGAAAACATCGTATATTACAAAAATCGCGGGTGCTATCAAGATGAAAATATTGAATGGGTGGTATTCTCCCTCATGGACCATAACGTCCCACCAGATATCACTGAGAGCAAAGGAACTAAAATCGGACTCTTCCATGGCCCCGTGGTTGGTCTATCTACGGATATTGGGTATAAGTTTGAGGATGGTTTTGATTCATCTCGCTTTGCCGGTTGTGATTTGGTTCTATGTGGTGACATCCATAAGCGCCAAGTATTTGCAATCCCGAATGAGAAAAAGGCGTACATGGTAGGTTCTACCATCCAACAAAACTTTGGTGAAACTGTTAGAAAACACGGATTTGGTATTTATGACGTTGAAGAAGACAAATATGAATTCGTGGATTTGGAAAATTCAAAACCTTTCTTATCTTTTAAAATCACATCAATAGATGACTTGGTAAATGGAACCGAAAAACTTCTCAACTATTAACCTTACACAAAAAGAAATTAAGGATATCCAACAGTTTTGTAAATTAAACAAAATTGAGGATATCCCTACTTTTTTGCACGCTTGTGCTTGGAAAGGATATGAGGTGGAAAAATTCGGACTTTTGGGAAAAATGGGTGGGATTCAAGAAAAACGGGTGGAAATTGAGGTAATCCGAGAAAAACGGGTGGAAATTCCTGTTGAAGTCATCAAAGAGGTTATCAAAGTTGAGTATGTTGAGGTACCAGTTGAAAAAATTGTTGAAGTTATTAAAGAAATACCTGTTGATAAAGTGGTGATTAAAGAGGTTATCAAAGAGGTTCCTGTAGAAAAAGTTGTAACAAAAATAGAATACATTAGTGACAAAACAAGTGAGAATGAACTGTACGGAAAAATCGTACAGTTGGAGAATGAAAAACAAGAATTTTCCACTAAACTACAAGAATGTAATGGTGAACTAGTAATATTTTCCACTAAAACCCAAAAAAATGAAAATATTTTCCAAGATAGAATAAAAGAGTTGGAAAGTCGTGAACCTGAAAGAATTGAAATTATCAAAGAAGTTGTTGTTGAAAAAACAACTACTGACAATTCAAAACAAAAAGCCTTAGAGGAAACTATACAAAAGATTAGAACAGAATTACAATTGAAGAATAAAGAAATAAACGACCTGAAAAATACAATTACCGAAATTCAATCATCAAACGGAAGACAAGGTATTTTCTTGGACGGGTCAAATTTAAACAGAACAATAAATAATAGAAAATAATATGGAACTACTAATTTGGATTTTGATTGCTTATGGAATGAGCAACATTTTGGTTTGGGGGTCAATCTTTAGAGCACCCCGTCAAGCATTGTATGATATGTCACTTGTGCCAGGTCTACATCAACCAGTTGCGAAGTTTTTCGCTGACTTGGTTCAGTGTATGATGTGTACATCAACATGGGTAGGATTCTTCTTATCTTTAACATTTTATTCACCAGCAATGGAGTTAATGAACTTTAACCCCTACTTTTCTTGGTTCTTTGACGGATGTTTAGCGTCAGGTGCAGTTTGGGGAATCAATGCGTTGGTGGAATACTGGGAAGGTAATAGACACACCAACTAAGTGAAACGATTTTTTATTTTCCTATTAATTTGGATTAGTCAAAATTTATCCATACCTTTTTGGATGGTAGGACATGTTCATCTGATGATGACTGTTTATGATGACATCCATGAGATAATGATGAGTATGGGAATGAACATAGTCGTAGCAATAGGATTTTATTTAGATTACAAACAAACAACAAAAAAAGAAAATGGGTAAAAGAGACAAAGACCACAGAAAACGTGTACAAGCAAGAAACAACCAACTGAAGGGTGCTGAGAAGATGTATCAGAAGATGTACCAAGAGGTTATGAAAAAACAAATTGAGCAATTAGTTGCCGAACATAAAGAAAAAACAAGTGGCGAAACGGAGACTGACGAAACCACCATTCAAGAAGGACAGGATTGATTTATTTAATCCACCTTTAACATTTAATTATACTATGAGCAAAGAGATTGAATTAGGGGTTTTAGACAACCCTTATGTACAGGTAGTATGGGAAGACACCCCCGAGAATTTCACACAAGAAAGGATTAAGAGTGTCAAGGCGTATTTCCAAAAGAAGTATGCCACCACCAATGTGAACGTCCTAACGAGAGTTAAGAGTGTTGATGATGATACACAACAAACCATTGATGTATCCTTTAACATCATGGACAAGAACTACCAATCTGAGTTAATTAAATCGTACTTGAAATCAAAGAACTATGAACATTACACCGAAAGTGTTTTGAACATTGACAACATGGTGGAGAGCAAGATTGCTTCTGAGGCTGAAGAAGTAACAGCATTTAAAAAGTGGTTCATCAAGAAGATTGAGTTTAGTAACTTTTTATCTTACGGTGAGAACCAAGTTTTAGATTTCACCAAGTGTGATGGTATCACGGTGGTAGAGTCAGACCCACCGAATTTTGGGGGAAAGACGGTGTTGACTGTTGACCTACTTATGTTCTTGTTTTTTAATACCACAACCAAGACAACAAAGGCTGAGGAAATCTTCAACCGATTTACGGACAAGAACAAAGTGTCTGTAAGGGGTGAAATCAACATTGATGGTGAAGATTACCTAATTGTAAGAAACGTTGAAAGGAAGTTATCCAAAGCGGGTGAATGGAATGTTAAAACCGAATTGGACTTCTTCAAGAAACTTGCTGATGGACAACTTCAGAATTTCACTGGTGAACAGAGAAGGGAAACTGAAAAGTTTATTAAGACATCCATCGGTGAGCAAGAAGATTTCTTGATGACAATTCTTACAACATCAGCAAACTTGGAAGACTTGTTGGAATCCAAACCCACTGCTCGTGGTCAGGTTCTAACTCGTTTCTTGGGTCTTGAATTCTTGAAGAAGAAGGAAGAGAATGGCAAAGAATTGTTCTCACAATTCTCAAAGACAATGATGTCAAATGTGTATTCAACAGAACAGTTGAATCAAGACAATCAAAACACAACGGACCAAATCACAACCATCAATATCAGGAACATTCTTATTGAAGGTGAGATAATGACGGTAAATGAAAAACTTCAAAAGGGGGTTGAATACCGTGATAGTTTGATTGCAAAAAGACATGCGGACATTGACCAAGAACTGGCAATTCTTAATCCACAAGATTTGAACTTGGCTGTTCTACAACTTGAAACCAAAAAACAAGAACAGGTTGTTTTGTTAAAAGGAATCAAAGTTGTTGAACCAAGTCAATTCTACCACGAGGACAAACATGATGCAATTAAAGATGAGGTTAACAGAGTTTACCGAGCAAAGGTAAGTGTTGACCACAATGTATCTGAGTTGGTTAAATTATCACAAACAGTATCGGGGGGTATTAAATGTGAACACTGTGGTATTGATTTGATGAACGCAGCCATCACGGCATCAAAACTTGCCGAACTTGATGGATTAAGAACCAAGAGTTCTGAACTTGGTAAAGAACTTGCCGAGTTAACAGAAAAAGAAAAAGGGTTCGTACAATTAAAGAAAGACTTTGATGAATATGAGAGAAACAAACTCATCAAAGAAAAGATTGAAGTTGCCATAGAATCATTTAATATTAAGATTGAACAACAAAAGAGTATTCAAGAAAGATATTTTCAACAACAAACCAAAATTGAAGAGAATAAAAAGATTGAAGAAACTCTTACAAGAGCAACCTTACGATTGAATGAATTGACTGGTGAACAATCAAAGTTGGAAAGAGAAAAAGGTGGTAACATCGCTCAAATTGAAACATTGAATAAGAAGATTGAAAAGAATAATGAAACAATCTTAAAAATTGCACAAGAATTTGAACGTGAACGTCTGTATAAGATTTACTTGGAAGTATTTGGAAAGAACGGTATTACTAAGATGATTATGAAGACAATGATGCCTTTAATCAACTCTGAATTACAAAGATTACTTCAGGACAGCGCCTACTTCAAATTAGAAGTTCGTATCTCTGATAAAAATGAAGTGGAATTTGTGATGATTGATAACTCTACCGGCATTGAAAAACTGATGGTATCAGGGTCAGGTTATGAAAAAACAATTGCATCATTGGCCTTAAGAGCCGTGTTGTCTAAGATTTGTTCATTACCAAAACCAAATATTATTGTGTTCGATGAAGTGTTTGGTAAGATATCAAATGATAACCTTGAAATGGTTGGGGAGTTCTTTACGAAAATTAAAGAATATTTTGAAAAGATATTCGTTATTACTCACAACCCGTTGGTATCTAACTGGTCTGACAATATTGTTAAGATTAAAAAAGAAGACAACATCTCTAAAGTGTCACAATAAAAAAAACCCCCTTCTTATGTTGGGGGTTTTTTATTATTCTTTATTTCTTACTTCACTTGATACTTCTCCGACATAATCAAAAAATTTTTCACCGTAAAGTTCCATAAGTCTTTTGATAATAAGTCTTGGGTTTTTTCTCATGTATCTAAGTACATCATTTGGTATTTCAGAGGAATAACTTCCAAATACATTTTTTAAACCTGTTTCTCTTCTTGTTTCAGGAACATTAGGTTCAACGGAAAAGTCCGATTCTAATAAGGTTTTTTTTAGTGACTTACTGATTAGATTTTTCAGGTCACCTTCTGATAGGATTACTTTTTTCATAAATTAATGTTTAGCACCTTTATAACCGCCAATATTTTTTGCAAAGTTGGCCATTTTAACAACACCACTATCTTCTGATTTCATAGCCTTGTTAATACATCTGATTGATACTTCTTCACCGAAGCCATTGTCTTTACACCATTCACCAAATTTACCTTTGGTTCCTTTTTTTTCTGATTTAGCTACAGCTTTTTGGATGAAGTTATCATCTTTCTTGGCTTCAGTGACAATAGACTTAATTAAGTCTTTTAATTGTGATTCTGTTAAACGAACTATATTTGACATGTGAGTTTGGTTTTTTAAATAAATATCGTATCTTTGAATAATAATCCTACACATATGAGATATATAACTTTTTTAATGGGTGTTGACGTTGATTCAAAGGAAGAACTTGAAAATTTTGCGTCAGCATTAACACCAATACAGAACGGACATTTAAAATATCTTTTCATTATGAACTCTATGGTACTCCACTTTGATACGGATGTACCATATGATGAATTAAAACTTTTTATGGCTGAATTATGTAAAGAATATAACTTTTTTTATATTTTACAGGAATTCCCTGACAAAATGTCATTAAATTTTGATGATGTTGATGCTAAACATTTATTTGACTTAAGTGTTTTGGAAAAAAATATTGATAATACAGGTGGAATTGAATTTAATTTTGAATTTGACTATGGTGATGACGAGGATGATGATATTGACGATGATTTGGTACAACTATTGAAAGAAAAGTATTTGATTAAAGAAGAAGAACCATCTTTGGATGACATATTAGAAAAAATCCACCAAAAAGGCGTATCTTCGTTGACCATTCAAGAAAAAGCAATACTTAACAACTACAACTAAGAACTATGAAAGATAAAAACCTACAGATTCCTATCAACCAAGACGAAATTTCAAGCTATTTAAAAGACATCCGTAAACTCAAGGTTATGACCGTTGAGCGTGAACGTTTATTGTCTGAACGTATCTGCGGCAATGATTTAACCGAAAGAGAGCGTGAACGAATATATAAGGAGTTGTTGGAAGGTAACCTACGATTTGTTATTACCGTAGCCAAACAATATCAAAACCAAGGACTTGAATTGTCTGACTTGGTAGCTGAGGGTAACGTTGGTCTTTTGAAGGCAATCAAAAACTTTGATTGGACCAAAAAACTTCGTTTCATATCATATGCCGTGTGGTGGATTCGTCAATCTATCTTACAGTCTCTTAACGAACATGCTCGTACTATCCGTCTACCAGTAAATGTTGTACAAGAACTATTCAAGGAGAAGAAACTGATTGACCGTAATGGTGGTGAACTATCAGATAAGTTTACATCACTACCATCTATTGTTAACCTTGAAAAACAAATCAACGATGAAGGTGATACATTGTTGGATATGATTGCTGACCAAAACACATCAATGCCTGACGAAGTATTCAACTCTAAAGATGTCCTGAAGGAAAAGTTGACTGGTATCATGAGAATCTTGGATGAGCGTGAGAGAGCAATCGTAGAAGATTATTTTGGTATCTCAGGTCAGACAAGAACCCTTGAAGATATAGGTAATGACTTCAACTTGACCAAAGAAAGAGTACGTCAAATCAAAGAAAAAGCACTACGTAAATTAAGAAATGAGAGTGCTGAGTTATTTGAATACATGTAATTGATATTTATTATTAAATTATAAAATAAAAAAACTATGAAATTTTTAGAAACATTAAAAAAATACCAACAACAAATCTTGGTTGTTTTGTTCCTTTTATTATTATTAAAAGGATGTGGTACTAACTCAGAAGTAACTAAATTGAGAAAAGAAGTTGAATCTCAAAGACAGGTTTTAAATAACCTACCAACTAAAAAAGATTTACAAATTGAAGGTTTGAAATCAGAAAAAAGAATGATTCAGGCTACCGACAGAAAAATGTTGGATGTCCAAAGACAAACTGAAATTGATAAAGAGATTGAAAAATTAAACAAGTGAAATGAAAAAGTGGTTACAATCAAATTTAAATAATATTATTGTTGGAAGTTTTTTAATTCCAATTCTATTAGTTGCGTTTGTGTCTATTTCACACGTAACAACCTTTTATTCAATGGCAAACCCGTTGAGTTGGGCGATTTATTTATCAGTTGCTGTAGAGATTGCAGCACTTGCAGCATTGGCTGGTATTTCGGCTAAATTTGGTAAATTTATTTACATCCCATTTGGAATCGTAACATTAATTCAATTTGTTGGTAATTTCTTTTATTCTTACTCACATATTGTACCTAATAGTACTGATTTTAAAAACTGGATTGATATGATTTCAAGTTTATTAGAACCTTTAGGTGTTGAACCTACTGACATTGTTTCTCATAGAAGAATATTAGCATTTTTAACAGGTGGCCTAATACCCTTTATTTCTTTAACATTTGCACATATGTTAATAGTATACTCTTCAAAGATTCAAACCAACGAAGATAAGGTAGTGTTGACAGATGAAGAACTTATTGAGTTGAGTAAAAAAGCTGGTATGATGGAAGCTGAACAAGTTGAAGAAAAAATAAACCCAACACCTGAAGATTTGGTGCGTTTAGAAGAAGCATTAAAAAATCTTGAGGAAAAATCTAAAATTGAAGAACTTATTGAAACAACCGAAACTACAAAGTATTTTGTTGATGACGAAGAAGTTGTGACCGAAGAAGGAACTCAAGGACAGATTAAAAGGTTAATTTATACAAAAAATGGTTAATACGGTTGAAAGACTTTCACCAAATATTTCTGGTAAACAGAAAAAGAAAAAACAAATTATTTTGACAAATACTGGAAGGGACGTTGAGGAATACTTAACGTCCCTTAAGTATAGAATGAACGGTAAGTTTAAACGAGTTCCACATTATATTGTGACTAAAGATGGAAAGATAATTCAAACTCTTTCTGATGAAGCCTACTCAAATTATTTTACTGAACCTAATTTTAATAGAAACTCAATTATAGTTTCCTTTGAAAATCTTGGTTGGTTAGAAAAAGTTCCGTTAAAAGATTATTACACTAACTGGATTGGTAATATTTATAAAGGAAGTGCTTATGAAAAGAAATGGAGAGATTACTTTTTATGGGAACCTTACACAGAGATTCAAATGCAATCCGCGGCTGAACTTTGTATAAAATTAGTAACAGAACATAAAATAGAAAAAAAGTGTATTGGTCATAATACAAAGATAGATAACGTAGATAAGTTAGGTGGGATTGTATCCAAAAGTAACTTTGAAACAATATATACCGATGTAAGTCCGGCATTTAATTTTGAAAAATTTACAACATATATTAAAAATGAGCAACTCGTATGATGAAATAAAAAAACTCTTGGAATCATCAAGAGCAATGAGAGGTGATGACACCTTATTAAATGAAGTTAGAAATACTTTGAAAAAAAGTGGATTACTTACTGAACAAGGTTCTGAAGGTTATGAAAGTGCTAGTAATACTTTAGGTAGTCCAAGACCTAATTTAGCGGCTGATACTGAAGAAGAACTTGAAATGTCTGCAAACCCAAAAGAAGATAAACAACAAGCCTATCGTGTATCAGGTGGTGTGTTAGTAATGCATGGTAAAAATAAAGGTGATTTAGAAATTACTACTGAGGAAAAAAGAGCTTACCAAGAAACTATGGATGAGTTTATAAATGAAGTTTCTGAAATGGTTGATTTTTACCCATTAAATGTATACCCAACATCAGTTGAATGGTCTGGTAAAGTTATTGACCAAGATTTAGAATTTTTCTACTCTATTGGTGAAAACAATGGTGTTTACATAAATGGTACTATGAGTAGAGTTGATGATGAGTTTTTAAATTTTATTACAAAACTTAAAGGATACTTTCAAAAGTTTAAAACAAAATGGGCTAAAGTATTGGCTGCTAGGAAAAAAACTCAAACTTCAGAAGAGGACCAATAATGAAAAATAGAGAAATTTTTTGGATTCTAATTATTATTATTTTAATTGGAATTTTAATTCTGACTAAAATACAAATACCATCAAAATTTGATGAGAAGTCGTTTCAAAAAAGAATTGATTCTTTAAGTCTTATTGTAGAAAACAATAATAAACTTTATGATTCATTACGGTTAGAAAATAGTGATAGACAAAAAAAAATTGGTGAATTGTCGTACAAATTAACAAAATTAAATGAAAAATCTAAATTTTATGAAAAAAAGTATAAAGAAGAATTGGATATTATTAATGATATGTCTAATGATGATATCATCCGTGTATTCTCAAACACCTTCAAATGATAATTGTATTGTTCCATGTAGTGCTTTAAAGAACGCGCTCAAATTAAAAGTTAAATATGATTATTGTTATAATCAACTTAAAATTGCTAGAGACTCAATTTCTTTGTTAGATAGTGTCAATTATCAACAAGACACAATTATTTTAAATAAAAATCAAGAAATTATTTTATTGGAAGATAATGTAAAACAGATTAAAAAAATTGATGCAGAACACGAAGAAAGAGGTAATTTTTATAAAAGTGAGGCGGATAAACAAAAAAGATTAAAAAATATTGCAATTGGTGGTGGTATTTTAAGTGTTATTCTATCAATATTGTTCTTATAAGATATTTATAAACATGGCACTAACCGCACCAGAAAAAAAAGAAATTGAAACTTTAGTTCGTAAAGAAATTAAAGATTTTATTGGGACAAATACAGTAAAACAATTTGAGGATAAATTGTTGGATATTGTCATAAAGGATATGAAACGAGGTAAGAGTGAGAAAGAAATTAAAGACTTGGTCATAAAAATGTTTACAGAATTTTATGGTATGATGTACCAACAAAGAAGTATGTGGCAAGGTAGATTAAAAAATGCGTAATGGATAATATGACTAAAAAATTGGTAAGTAGTGTTGAATCTTCACTAAGAAGAAATTCTGATAAAACATCAGAGACTTCAAAGCAACTTAATAATTTTAAAAAATCTGTAGGAGAAGAAACTGAAATTGACGAAAAATGGAGTCAAAAATATAAAAGTAGTATTGACTGCAGTAATCCAAAAGGGTTTAGTCAAAAGGCTCATTGTCAAGGAAAAAAGAAAAAAGAAGCCGTTGAAGCCACTAGCACAGCATCTTCAGGACAATACTCAGCACCTTTATTCTCTCTTGCAACTCCAAAGGACCCTGTTACTAAAGTTCAGGAAAGTATAGAGGGTGGTGAAACAACTGAAGCAACAAGTTCTTCATCATCAGGACAATACTCAACACCAGGTTGGGTGGCACCAAATAAAAAGAATTGGAGAGGAGCGTCTAAAACTCAAATACCTGGTGGTAAATTTGTACAAATAAAAAAGAAATGCCAAACGTTTCCATATTGTAATCAAGGCGATATTAATGCGCTAAAATTATATGAAAATAAGTTAGTTAAAGAATCAATTACTAATTTATCTAAAAAAATGGGAATTCATGAAAACGTAATCAAAGCAATAATTCAACACGAATTAGAGTTAAAGACAATTAAACAAAAATAATAAAGTATTTATAAATAAAATTACAATGAGAAACATTGAAACACATATTGATGAAATAGTATCAAAAGTTTTAGCTGAAGCAATTAGTTTTAAAGCTGATAATATACTTAACAAAGCTAAAAATGGCATTACAGAATCACTTCATGGTGGTCAGAAAAAAATTGATGTTGCAGAACCAAAAGGTAAAATAACCGCAGCTGATTTTGAAAAATTAAGAAGTAAGAAACAAAAATCAAAAACACAAGCAGGATTTGAACATGGTGAGATTGTTTCAGGTGATGTTGATGAAAATTGGGATGATAAAAGTGATGGTCAAGGATGGTCTGAGGCAAACAAATTATCTAAGAACGAACCTTTATATAGAGGTACTAAATTCGTTAAAGAAGACATCAATGAATATTCATTTGGTGATACAGCGACTGATGATGATTTAAGTTATGATGATATGTTACCAAATGCTGATTACGAAAAACAAATTAAAACACCACACAAAGTAAAAAATGTTGGTGACAAATACGAAAGAAAAGTATCTAAAGAATTCAGTGAGGGTGAAGTTGATGAAAACATGTTCAAGAAAATGTTTGGTAAAAAGGAAGACCCTGAAGTTGCTCGTGAAAAAGATAAAAAAGAAAATCCATATTTAGGAAATATAGGATATGATTATGACGATATTAGAGGTTGGCACTATGTTGGACCTGGTCAAGGTAGATTTGACAAAGACCCAAAAGACTCAGAAGATGGGGAAATGGAAGAGGGTAATGAATTTTCGGGAGCTTTAGCAAACGCTAAAAAAAGTGGTGATAAATCTTTTGAGGTTGATGGTAAAACATATCCTGTAAAAGAATCAATTCAACTTACAGAGGATGAACTTATTGATTTGATTGAAAAAATTGTTAACGAACAGACTACGGTTCCTGTAACTAACAAATCATTAAAATCATCAAAGACTGAAAATGATGATTATATTAAATCTGTTACTAAAAAAATGCAGACTTATTTAAAAGATGCTTCTAAAGGTAAGTACGATGCAAACCCAACACAATTTCCAAAAGGTAATGGTGAGTTAGCTAAAATGACTAAGAAGGCATACACACCATCAAGTGCTGTTGAGGAATACATTGAGAACTTTGCTTATTCACCTGGTATGGAAAACTTACAATACGATGAGATTAAACCAAATGAAGATTGGTTAAAGGCGAACATTGAAGGTTCTTCTAAGACAGGAAACGGAGCTGGTGGAAACGCTATTGATACAGGTTTAGGTAAGAAGATTAATGCTAAGAGAAAGAAAAACTTATACGGAGCAGAAAAGAATAGGTCTTATAATAGAGTACCACAACCAGTTGACCAAGCGGGTGAAGAAACTCACAATAATTCTTTGGATAGCCTTTTCAATAAACTTGGCGAATCTGATAACAAAAAGAGTAAATTGATTAACGAAGAGATGGACAAAATGAAACATCTTTTGGGTTACAAGAAAAAAACTCAATAATATACATTTAATAAAGATTATACTTATATTCTCCATAGATACCTTTCTATGGAGAATTTTTATTCTTGGATGATGAAGCCTGTAACTCGGGAAGATGTTGAAGTTTGGTTCAACATGAACAATATGATTTATGAGAAACGTGAATTATTTGCAGATTTTACGTTTAGTTTGGATTCTTTAATAAAAGAAACCTATTTGGGTAATGAACCCGAAGATGCAACTGAAACCAGAGTTTTATTATCCCAAGAAGAAAAAAATTCACACTTTGATTGGTGCTGGTCCAAGACAGTGGAAAATTTTGCTAAAGAAAATATTAGGTTCAAAACTAATGGTGACCATAAAGAGTATTATCAGAATTTTTATGAGGATTTATTTTATAACCCTGATAATAAAACAATATCTGAAAACATTAATAAATTTTTTGATGAGTTATTTGACGAAACAAAAGTTTATACTAAATCAGATTTGGATATGGTAACAGACATTTACAAACTTTTAAATAAAAACTTAGTATAAAAAAACCTTTATTTTATTTACTACCAGCAATAAAAAATTATGATTTAATTAAATTTAAAAAAAAACATGGAAACATTAGAACAACTTAAAGTCTTAATGGAAGAACTTTCTGTAGATACTACAAAATTCTTCAAAGGTAACAAAAGTGCGGGTACAAGAGCTCGTAAACTTTCTCAAGATATGAAAGCGCTTTTGCAACAACTAAGAGGTGAAATCCTTGAAAACAAAAAACAGAATGATTAATATAGTACCTATATTATTATTTCTATCTGTATTCTCATCTTTAATACTTATGAGAACATTAACCAATTTCGCGTTAGCCTTGTCAGTCCCTACTAAATTTGTAATGACTGATAAGGACCGCTTAATTAACGCCATCGCATTATCATATTTAATCACATACATTTTATCATGACATTCCAAGAAGTATTACAATATTTATTCCCATATTTTCACGGCATAAGAAAACTAAAAACTTATGTTAGTGTTGAGTTGATTTTCCCGAAGACTTGGGAGTTTCCAAATGAAATTTTACAAAAAGCACAGGTTGAACAAAATGAAAAATATACTGGTGAAGGTTATTTTTTAATCTTTGTTAGTCAATTAAATGATGACTTTAATCATATGGTTGAAGTAATTGCCGAACTTATTAACCACAACCTTGAAAGAGAAGAGAAAGAAAGACTACTTAAATCCAAAGTTATGGAGTTAAAAGAAATATTTAAAACATCAAGTTTAGATGAACTCAAAGGATTGAAAATTAATCTTGAACATGATGATATGGATGAATTAGACCATTTGTTGAAAGATGAGCAAGAAGTTGAAAATTGAAGATGATTGGTTAAAAAAAGAACAAGCCAAAGACAAAGTATTTGTTGACAACTACAAACAACAAATGATTAATTCTATAAAAGGTTTGAAGAAAGAAGATATTATCGTAATTAAAAAATATACATTATGGACGAGAATAAAAAAGAGTTTGGGGTTTTAAGTGATTTAGCGGAAATTGCCGATAGAGTTACTGATATATACCGTGGTAAGGCTACAATTATATTTGAATTAGATAAGGAAGAGTATCTATCAACTTTGAGTATGTTTAGAGAAATTGATAGAAAAAACGAAAAATTTAAGATTGATATTTCTAATGTAGAATTTATTTACATTTTAAATAAATTGGAAGAACCCACAGAATAAGTGGTTTCCTTTCTATAAAGGAAATCTTTATTGAAACCTTTTTCTTCAAGTAAATTATACAAATATTTCTTTTGAGGTCCTGATGAGTCATTTACAAACATACAGTCACCCCTTTTTAATTTAACAAATCTTTCAGTTAAACTTTCAATGAATCTTAATGCGTCATTATCAGATTTAAGAACAAACAAATTAATGTCCTCTTCATTCTGAACAATAATCTTGTTATTCAATTTAGATACCATCTTAACACCTTGTTTAGACAAATACTTACTTAAGAACGTATTAACATTAATTTTGTTTTTTGTTTGGTAATCGTGAATGAGTTCAGGTTCCCTGTATTCTGATATTTTAATGATGTTATATTCATCATTATCAAATTCCAATTTAACATTTCTACCGTATTCATCTTTGGTGTATATAGGAAATAGTTGATTACCTTTCTTTTCAAGGAGAGCCAATTCGTACTTAACTGGACTACCATTTTGTGTTTTGGTATCAAAGATTATATCTTCGTTTTCATCCAATAAATTTTTATAAAAGTCAGACGCTTTTTTGGAAGTCATAAATTTATTGATTATCCTTTTCTTTGACTTATTTTTAAACAAAACAACAAGGTAGTTCATGAAAGATTATTACGGTATATTAGGTGTTGATAAAAATGCATCCCCTGACGAAATCAAAAAAGCATATAGGAAATTAAGTAAACAATTTCATCCAGATGTAAACCCTGATGGTGAGGAAAAGTTTAAAGAGATTGCTGAGGCTTACGATACCTTAAGTAGTCCTGACAAAAAACAAAAGTATGATAACCCTATGTCAAGCATGTTTGGTACTGGTGGACCTGGTGGAATGGGATTTGAAGACTTCTTAAGTCAAATGGGTTTCAATGGAAATCCTTTTGAGGGACAACAAAGAAAACCTAAAGCACCTGAAAAAATCATATCAATTGATGTTACACCAATTGAGTCTTATTTGGGTTCTGAGAAAGAAATAAACTACAGACGAGAGATTGGGTGTCAACCTTGTAATGGAACTGGTGGTGACCGCACCACGTGTACCAATTGTCGTGGTACTGGTCAGATTGTACAACAGGTTGGAAATGGTTTATTTACACAAGTCATTAGGAATGTTTGTCCCATATGTCAAGGTAAAGGTACCATGTTAATTAAAGCTTGTTTTCAGTGTGGAGGAAGGTCAACAGTAGGTGAATTTAAAAATCTTAAAATTAATCTAAATCACGGAATAGATGATGGTGAATATTATAGAATGGAAAACGCTGGTGATTTCCATAATGGAAATTACGGAAACTTATTAATAAAAGTCAATATGGTTAAACATCCCGATTGGGAGAAACTTGGTGATGATTTGATTTATATTAATATTGTTGATTTTGAAGGGTTACAAAAAGAAAGTATTGAAATACCACACCCTGACGGAAAAATATCAATCAAATACCCTGAAGTGTTTGATACATCAACACCAATGAGGGTTAGAGGAAAAGGTTTTAGAAGAGAAAGAGTTGGGGATATGTATGTGAAAAATATTGTTAAATTTAAAAGAGGGTAGAAAGAACCTCAAATAATTTAACGTGTCCATAAACTGACACAATTAATACCTCAACGGCAAGTACTACCATCCAGTTAATTTTACTTTCACCTTTTTCTTTACAAGTTTGACATCCCATAGTTCTAATATATTACAATAAATATTTCTTGTAAACATTTGCTTTTTAGGTAAAACTTTCTTATATTTGTTGTATGTTAAGTTACATAGGCGGAAAATCAAAAATCGGTAAGTGGATTAAGGATTACTATCCAACCGATATGGAAACATATGTTGAAACATTCGGTGGAATGTTTTGGTGTTTCTTCAATATGGATTTGAGTAAATACCCAAATCTTAAACGAGTGGTATACAATGACTTCAATCCATTGAATTACAACCTATTCTTGTGTCTTCAGAACCCTTCAGTTCTATTAAACGCAGTGAATAGTATTCCATGTCAGGAAAGGGGTGTTGAGGACACTCCGAGTATCTATAAAGAACAATTTAATTTGTTTCAGAAAGAGTTGTTTGCTACGGGGTTTACGATTAACTATCCTGACTATGATGTGGCAGCCAAGTATGCTTACATTCTTACATCAATCTTCAGTGGTTCACGACCTGAAACATCAGGGTTCATTGACCTTAAGGGTAAGTACAAATCAAAGTTCTTGACGTTCAGGGATAAGTTATCAAAACCTGATTGGGTTGAACATTTCAATAGAATATCACATTTCAGGTTGGGGGACTTTGGTAATGTAATTGATGAGTTTGATAGTCCTACAACATACTTCTATGTTGACCCTCCATATTGGAAAACAGAGAACTATTATTCTAATCACGACTTTGATGTGGACGACCACAAAAGACTTGCTGACAAGTTAACATCAATAAGTGGAAAATTTTCTTTGTCATATTATGACTTTGATTTACTATCTTTGTGGTATCCAAAAGAAACTTACAAATGGGAAATGAAGGAGTTCGCTAAGGCGGCTTCAGCGACCAAAGGTAAGACACAGAACATGGGTCAAGAACTTTTAATAATGAATTATTAAAAAAACCACAATTTATAGATATTTATATGACAAAAGATACCGAAATGAGATTTCAAGATTTATTAAGAAGGGTTATTGTTGAACAGTCAAGAATGGATGTCTTGGCGGACAAGCTTACTAAAGCCGAAAAGGGTAAGAAACCTTTGTTAACTCCTCAGGAGTTATTTGCGTTGGTTATAGCTGACCCACAGACAAAAGTTACTGAAGGTGTTGATGTAGACAGTTTTAGTGGTGACTTTTCTGTTGTTAAAAAAGTTGGACCATACGCTCAATGGATAATCAAAACTTACCTTAACCAACGTCCAAAAGATGAGGAAGGTCAATTCCTTGATTTATCAGATAAAGTGGCTGCAAATGCTGCAAAAATGATGAAATCTCAATTCATGGAAGACCTTTATAAAATTACTGGTGACTTACAAAAGTTCGACAGACATAAGGGTAAAATACCTTCAGAATTAAGAGATATTAATAAATTAACACCTGAAAAACTTTACGATTTGGTTAAAGATTTCTCAATGGAAAAAACCAAAGCATCAAAGGAGGAAAAGAAAATTGCTTCTCAAACTTATGAGCATCCAGGTGGAGAGATTGTATTCCGTGGACCTGAATGGACAATTGCTAAAGTTGAAGACAAAGGTCAGTTGGGTAAAGACGCGGCTTGTTTCTATGGTGGTAACCAGTTGGAACCAAGTAAAGGTGAAACAAGATGGTGTACATCAGCACCTGGTTTAAGTTGGTTTGACCGTTACATTAAAGATGGTCCTTTATATGTTATTATTCCTAATACTACTGAAGGAAAACGTGGTGATGTATCTGGTCTTCCTGCTGAAAGATATCAGTTCCACTTCCCATCTAATCAGTTTATGGATGTTCATGACCGTCAACAAGATTTGGTTCAATTATTGAACGGACCAATGAAAGAGTTGAAAAATTACTTCAAACCTGAATTTGTAAAAGGTTTATCTAAAGACGCCAAGTCAGGTAAAGAATTGGTTATTGATTACCCAAGAGATGCTTCATCTAAGTATGTTGCCTTGTATGGTTGGGATGAATTATTCAAGAACATTGACCCACAAACTGAAAGAATAGATTTCACAAACACTTCAAGAGAGTCTTTGGATTTATTATTCCCTAAAGAGTTGGCTAACTTGAAAAACCTTCAAACGTTCTACGTTGAAAACGGTTTGAGTAAAGTTCCTGATGAATTGAAAGACCTTAAGAACCTTGAGTTCTTATCACTTCCAAACAACCCTAATTTGAAAGAACTTCCTGAATGGATTGCTGACCTTCCAAATTTGATTGCGTTGTCTGTTAAAGGAAGTAACTCCGATTTGAAAATACCTGAAAGACTTCAACAACGTTTTGTTGAAAATGGTGGTGATGTTTGGTTCGTTCAAAATTAATGTTTATGAATGTAGATGTTGAAATCTATTTAAAACAAATTTTTCATTTCTTTGATGTCAATCCTGACCAATTAAAAATATTGATTGGTGAAATGAGCAAAGACAAATTCTATGACAAGATTAAAGTCAAGGTTTATGAACATGCTGACAAGGGTGATGAAGTTGAATTGACCCGAAAAGAAATGGTGGATTTAATTTTTGAATTATTCAATGAAACACACAAAATTGATGTTAAAGTAAAAAAGTCACCATTTATGGAAACTGGCTTTGGTTTGGTTGGTTTAAACTAATTTTTTTATTATCTTTGTGAATATGGAACCACTATTAAAAAATGTGTTTGAAGAATTTCATGGTAGAAAATTCCATGACCATTGTGATATACAAAGAGATTTTGAATTGGCTCAGAGTATGAATCGTGATGGTAAGAAAAAACGTTATTTTTTTAGACCTGATGGTCGTGTAAATACAATTGAAAAAGAAACTTATTTAGAGAACTATGGAAATAAGTTATGGCATATTCATCTTAATAGAGTTACATTAGTATTAGAAGATAGTGAAGATAAAGTAAGTTTAAAGGCGTATTACTATGTGAAGTATAGAAATGAAGGGAAACATTATTTTGTTACCAATAAAAGAGTTGAGTTCTTAACTTTTAATAAAAAAACTAAAATTGTATATGTTGGTACAAAATACAACAAGGGTAATCAATCATATGTCAGGTCTAACGCTTGGAATGGTATGATTACTGATTTTTTTAGTAGATTATCTGCCCTATGTAAGACACATTTCCCTGATGATGGTGAAAGGTTATTTATAAATTATTCCAGTACTTTTTTTAATAAAGTTTTTGGTCATGACATTGACATAACTAAAGATGGAAAATTTAGTCCCAACAACTTACTTATAACAAACTATCTTACATTACACAATGTTGTAGTACCCAACAATTATTTGGCATTTTTTAACAATGGGGAAAGTATGACAATGAAACAGTTAAGAAAATCACATTTTAACTTGATTGAGGCTGCGGAAAAAAAATATGATTTAAGTGGTAAAAAATTCCATCGTGTTTTACATTTGGTGAATACTATTAATTCAAATGTTATTAATTTTGTTCAAAATATTGTTCCACCAAAATATCTTAAATCACGACCTGATAATGAAATTTTAGAATTGTTTCAGTACAAAGATTATTTTGATGTAAGAAATTATACCAGACTTTTAAACAAACACATTACTAATAAAGAAAGAATTAATCTTTATACATGTCTTGTTAATTCTATTATGAATGGTGGTAGTGTCTATACCTTTATGGACCACATTAAATTTTATCTTACATTGAAATTACGATATAATGAAGATGTTGTATGGAAAAGTAAAACTAATAATGAGTTTACAGTTGAACACATAGAATTTTCAAATAAAATATCTCTTCATAAAGATGGTGAATGGAATAGAATATACTCACAACGATTCTTCGATGGTATAGGTAAAGAAATAGCCACACCTCAAGGTGGTGTATATTATCCAATTTTGTTTACAAAACAATACGAATATTTTGACGAATCAGAATATCAATCAAATTGTGTTAAAACTTATCATAAAAACATACACTGTTTTATTATATCGTTAAGGGAAGGTAGTTCTGAATCAAAAGAAAGAGCAACTATTGAATACCGATGGAATTACTCTAATTCAAAATTTGAAAGAAAACAAAGTCTTGGAAGGTTTAATAAAAATTTGGATTCCAAATGGAACTTCGCACTTGAAGAACTTGATAATCAAGTTATGTTGGCTGTCAAACATTTTAAGTTTGAAGATTTCAAAATGACAAAAACAACACAAACAGAAACCATCAAATATAATGTGGTTAAAAATTCTATGAGTGAATATAGAATACTACAGGATGGTATTACAGACACAAATGACAATTCAGAAATAACCAATGAAGAATATTTACAAAATATTCTGATGTTTGATTTGGATTTCTAAAAATTATCAGTATCTTTGTATAACAATCTAACAATATAAAACATATAAGAAATGGCTAAGAAACCCGTAAAATCAACCTCAAGTTACTCATTGAAGTACAAAGAAAAGGCAAAAGTGTCTCGTCCTGGTGTCCAAGCAAAAACAAAGACATCCAAACACAAACAATCCAAAAATTATAAAAAAGCGTATCGCGGTCAAGGTTAATGGATTACCCCAATAAAATAGAAAGAGTAATCCTACATCTTGAAAAAGAAAATGGAGTTCCCCTATCCGAAATTGAGGTGGGGGAACTTACCGTTGTGGATGAAATTTTCAAAATGAAACCAATATACTTTGACGTTACATCCACTGGAAATATTGTCAAAGGTATTTACGAAACAAGTGCATCTTTCTATATTTATATAAAACAAATTAACCCATCATTTTATAGTTTAAAGATACACTTTAAACCTGAACAATATGACGAGGTTGTATTTTTTATAACAAGACTAAAGAAAAAACAAAATGCAAGAACTAACAGTTGAACAACTAAGAGAGAAGATGGAATCTGGTGAGAGATTCATAATTGATTATTTTGCCAAATGGTGTGGACCATGCAAAATGTTAGGTCGTATCTTGGAAACAAGTGGTGACAAATTGGGTGTTCCAATTTACAAATTTGATGTAGATTCTGACATTAAATTTACATTAGAACAAAACGTCCGTAGTGTACCAACACTTAAACTTTATGAAGGTTCTTCAGTAGTTAAATCTCATACAGGTATCCTACAAGAATCTGAATTTGATAGTTTCTTAAATTAATGAAACACGTTTTAGTTTTCACGATGGATGGATGTCCACATTGTACTGACTTCAAAGATATGTTAACCAAAGAGGGTATTGAATATATTGAAGCGGATATTAATGAAAACGAAGAAGAATATAGTTTGTTTGTTAAAGTAACTGATAATGAATATGTACCGGCAATAATGATTATTGAGGAAGGTACAACAGATGCTAAGTTTTATGCACCTGACAGGGACTTTCAAGAGTTGGAAGAAGCGATTACTCTTATTCAGGAACAAATTGCTTAACTGGTCATTCAGTTGAAGGGATTTCGTAACAAATAGTATATAGTATTTGTTACGAAACTTATTAAAATAGAATTAATTCATCCATCTTATAATGTTCATTCCATGGCTTGTCGGCTATTGGTAGAAACAAATCATCATTAATATCGTAGTCTTCAATTGCTTCATTGATGTTATAATCACATAAAACATCAAGTGCAACTGATGACAATTTTTCATTGCTCCATCTTGAGTTTGTTCTTATTTTGAACATATTATCATTCATTGTAAATGTTTCAGGTGTTTCACCCCAAGTATGGATGTCCATCACTTTTGATTTAGATACCCTGAACATGTTGTAGGCAATAAACTCCATTGAGTATAATTTCTTTCTTAATTCTTTTGAATAACCGTGTGGGTATTGACTATGATGTGTGGAATTTGAAAGATATGTTAAACGATTATCATCAAAAAAGAATGTGGATACGTTTGAATAGTCTTCACCAATACTAACAATAGCACTTGACTTCATTGACCTATAATCTTTCTCAATGTATGTACTGAGTTGATATTCATTATACAACGGTCTTGGGGTATTGTAGAACCTGTGCCAATTTTGATTGTATGATGATGATGTGTTGTATCTGATATTATCAATGAATCTTAATTTCGTACTTGGAAATTCATATTTGTATTTTTCCTTAAAGATTTCAAATTGTTTTGGTAGATTAAAGAATTCATTATCAGATGTAATTGAACCTGACACAACCATAATGGATGGAAAATAATATGATACTTGGAAGGTGTTCTCGTTAATTAAGTTATCACCAACTTGTTCTAATAAATGATTTGCAAAATGATTAATAATTCCTTCTATAGAATCGGGGTTGATTAAATTCATATTGGTTAAAACTTATGAATTTAATTTGATAGTATAAAGGGTTAATTAAATTTCAACGTATTCGTTATACGCACTTTCAATTTCATCTGAATCTGGATAATCAGGAATGGTAAAGTCAATTTTGTTAAGACCATCATCAAATAATTGGTTTAACATTTCCTTGAAAGAACCATAATATTCAATTGGGTTGTAATGGTTGCTCCAATTCATAAAAAATTCTTTGAATAAATAATCAAATGTGTTGGTTACATCAATTGCGTAAGTCCAAATATCATTTCCGGCACGATTGGTACCTACATTAACCATCTTACCTGAATCACCAAAAAACCCTTCTAAATTGCTATAAACTTCTTTGGATAATTCATCTTCATATGCTGTGTTAAATGCGTTATGGTAAGCATTCATCATATCATTTTTTAAATCAGGAAAAAAATTAGTTATAATATAGTCGGTTGTTTCATTGTCCCCCAATAATTCTGAAATATTATCGGAAGTAATACTTAAAAAACCACTTTGACCTTCAATCTCCCAAAGCTCTTCTAAAAATGATGTTTGTTCAATATCCTCTGAAGTTAATGGTGGTAATTCAGAAACAATTTTATTTGCCAATAAAATTTCATTTTTGTCGTTTAATGTTCTTACACAATCATTATAAAAATCATCTATAACATCATTAAAATGTTCATTATAATCCTCGTTAAATACCATTTCAGCAGCATATTTAGCGGTACCATCTCTACCCCTATCATCAAAAACCATCAATAAATCATCTTTATCTATTAACCAAATAATTCTATCATTTTCAACAACCAAATCACTTTCTAAAAAATCACTAATAAAACGTTTAAGATACTCAAGTTTATTAGGTGTGGATTGGTATTGTTCCCAAATCAATAAGTCTTGTAATCCTTCATCATAGAAGAATTGATTTTTTGGGTCCAAATAATGTTCTTCAGGATTACCTTTTGTTAAAACAAATTTTATGAATTGTTCTGGTCCACCAAAGTTTTTGGCAACACCAGACGGATTATCATAAAATTTATCTATTAAGGCTGATATTTTATCTTCCATAGTAATATAAATACAAAAAAAATGGGAAGTTTTCACTTCCCATATTAAAGAGTATTATTTTTTTTGATTGTAATACTTTTGAACCGTCTTTTTAATTGACTGTTGAATCGTTTGACTTTGGTTCTGTGTTCTGTTAATTGGTTGACCCTGTGGTTGTGCTTGTGGTTGTTGCACTATACCGTTGTTTTTACATCCGCATCCCATGGTTTTATATTATTAAGGTTTATTATACATAAATAGTTGTTTAATACAATCTGTTTATTAAGTTTGTGTGTATATTACAAGTTTATTAATATTTATAGTAAATTGAATAATGAAATTTATTAATTTGTTATTAGAGGGAAGAGAAGAAGACTTCAAAACAACTTACGGGAAAAAGTTTTCTCCTGAAAAGTTAGATGCCATTATTAAGATGGTTAATGAAATTCCAAATGGTTCAAAGTTTTTGACTTTCTTAGGTAGAGCATTACCTCCAACAATTGCTGGTGGATTATTAGATGAAAAAATAAAAGACACTTTAAAGAAGTTTGTATCTATCGGTCCCAATTTACAAATCAAAGATATTAATCAATACAAAACATTTGCTGAGTTATATTCTGCGATTGAAGAATATGAAACTAGAATAAGAAGAACGGTAAAATCTATTGAAGGTGCGGACATTGTTTTTGAAAATGACCAATTTACCGTTGTCGCACCACTTACAACCACAGCGTCTTGTTATTATGGTGCTGGTACCAAATGGTGTACAGCATCAAGTGCTGACAATACACACTTTAACAACTATATGAAGGATGGGAAATTGTTTTATATCTTAGATAAAACAAAAGCAACATCTGATAGATTCTACAAAGTTGCGTTATTGAAAAAGTTTGATGGTGATGAATCTTATTTTGATGCTCCTGACGATAAATTCACCAGTGGTTGGATTATGGGAACAAATGAACTTGCTCGTATAAAACAATACATTGATTTATATATCAGAGAGAAATATGCCAAGGAACTTGAAATTTGGGGTGATAAAGAAACGCTTGCGATTGAAAGAAAAAGATTAGCAAGAGTAGAACAACAAAGAGTTGAAAATGGTTTAATTGAATCTGCTAATCAAAGAAGAGAAGATGATGAGTGGAGTTTAGATAATTTATCTCAAGGTGATATGGGTTCTTGTGCTCACGCTCTTTTTAACTTTTTAATTAGTGAAGGAACAATTGAAGAAAAAACACCTGAAGATAAAAGTGAAATTGCAAGAATTGAAAATGAAATTACCAGACTTCAAGCGGAATATGATAATGACGAAGAAGTTAGAGGAGATTTGTTGGATGAAATAAGTGAGTTGGAAGATGAGTTAACCGAATTAGACGCCAAGATGGATGTGTATAATATGTTACCTACTGGTGATTATGTTTTAAAAGAATTTACAACAACAGAATTTCAAGGTAGATGGAAAGTTGGTGATTCTGATGATACTGAAAGAGAAGCCGTGAGATATGTAAAAGATATGTTGGATGATGTAGGATATGATGGTTATAATGAATCATTTGTAATGGAACATTTTGATGATGATAGTTTTAGGGTATATTTAAAAGATTTTTTTGAAGAGGATGTTTACAATAATCCTGAAGTTTATTTAGATGATAGTGATAAAGAATTGAGCCGTAGTCAAGAAGCCAGAATTGTAGAATTAAAACAAATGGTTTTAAATTTAGAGTCTGAAAGGGATAGTTTAGATGATGAAGATGAAGATTATAGTGATGAATATGACAGAATGGGTGATGAGATTGATGAGGCAAATAATGAAATTGAAGAAATTGAAGATGACCCAGATGGTGAGTATGATGAGTATAAGTTAGATTCTATAGTTGCAGATAAAATATCTGAACATAGATATGACGCTAAAGATTTTTATGAAAATTATTTGGGTGGTAATGACTTTAGTGAATGGGCAACAAGTAATGGTTTTATTGATGAAGATGATTTTGCTCAAGCGGTTGTTGATGCTGATGGATATGGTACAATTTTGAATAACTATGACGGAAGTGAAGAAAGTGTATCTTTTGAAGGTGAAACGTACTACATTTTCTATGATGGCGACTTTCATTAATCTTTAGTATTCATAATCCATAAACCTTTTTTATTATTAGTTTATGGAAGACAAAAAACAAATAAAATTTATACTCCCCTCAGATTGGTTTTTAAAAGACCCAATTGATTTTGAGCACAAGGAATATGTATTAAATTCGTTTTTGATGAAAGTGGAGGATGCTTTATCAAGAGGTGAAATTTATCCGTTCTTTACTGAGATATCGCTTCACATGGCATCCATTGGAAGTTTTCTTAAATCAAACAAATATGTTTTTATTAATAAGGAATTAAATTCCATTGATGATGAGATTATGTTATATGAACTCAAATCAAAAAAGACAAGAAAGAAATTTACAACCACTGAGTTAGATGAGATTAAACAAATACTTGAGTACTCACAAGAAAAACTACTTCAATATTTTACAATCTGTAAAGGAATATGGGAATTATCTTACCAGTCAACATCAATTAAATTAAGAAAGAACAAAAAGAATCTATTACTTAACAATTCATATGTGGTATATCAAGATTTGTTTAACAAAGAGGTTTATGTGTGGGAAGGAAAGTTTGAACAACTATCCAATAAAAAACACGATACTAAAATAGATTTCAATTTAATATACAAGGGTCACGATAAAAAATTCACAGAAGTTATCCGTGAGTATTCAGACACAAAAAGTTTAGCGTATCCAATCTTTGAAGCATTTTCAACACAGAACCTACCGTTGGAACATACATTATTACCTTTATTCAAGAGGAAAGTACAATCTTACTTCACTCAGTTAGTATGAGTACACCATCTCACTATGAAAAGGCTGAGACAAAGTTTAACTTATTACCTTACGCAAGTAATGTAGGGTCACCAGTTATTGTTGTTGAAGACACAGACCATTTTAAAAGAAAACAAGTCACTAAGTTCAATAATTTTGTTGACAAAAGATTTAGTGAACTAAAATCCGAAATGGAAAAATTGGTTGATGCTTATAAACTCAATGAATTTATCTTTAGTATTGACCTTAAATTTGAACCAATAGTAGGCGACACTTATTATGTGTATCAGAATGAAAAAACTATAAATTTTTTATCAATGATTGCTCCACATGAATGTAAATTTTTGTATATTTGTAGTGTTAAACTAAATACTGAAGGTCAATGGGTTTTAATAGACGGTACTTTTCCAAAGAGTTAATTTTACGTGAGATAAACAAAGATTATCCACTGAAGAATTATTTTGCTTCTGACATATGTATATTTACAGATGAAGTGTCACATCAAGCATATCAATTACATAATGAAGGTGTTTCTGACCAAGAAATAAAAGAATTTATTTTAAAAAATTCAGCACCCTTGATTGAACAAAATTAAAAACATATATTTTATACTATGAAAACACTAAAAAACTCAAAGTCAGGTGAAATCAAACGATTACACGACCAAGCCGCTCACAAATTAGTATTGCAAACTTTCTTAGGTTGGGTATACACACCCAAGTCTGAATGGAAAAAAGATAAGTCTGTGGTGACTGTAGAGATGCCGGATAAAAAGACAAAACAATCTAATGATGAAGGACAAAAAAGTGTGTCTTACGGAAAAAGAAGTTCTAGAAAATCCAAACGATAATGTCTTGGGTGAACTTGTAAGAAAAAAATTATGGAGTTTAAAAAAACATAAAACAACATGGATGACAAGACTAAAAAATTACTTAACACAAAATTAAGACAACCAGTACACATCAGTTATATTTCAAAATACATTTTGAAGTTGACTGAAAAAGAAACAAAAAAGATATTGGATAAATTAATTGATGAAGGAGTGATTGAAGAGTCTTCATTATCATCTGGTTATTACGGGAACAAATAATGAAAACAAAATTAGAATATATTTGGTTAGACGGGTATACACCTGAACCAAACTTGAGAAGCAAGATTAAAATCCTTGACCTCCCAATGGAATTTCAATTAGAAGATTTACCATTGTGGTCTTTTGATGGTTCATCAACTAAACAAGCGGAAGGTAATTTTTCAGATTGTATTCTTAGACCTGTAAGACTTTATCCTTCATTTGACATTACTCAATACCCAACCACATATGTTTTGTGTGAAGTAATGGACCCAATGACTGGTAATGAACATAAATCTAATTTAAGAGCTGAAATAGGTTTAGATGATGATTCAGTATGGTTTGGATTTGAACAAGAGTATGTCTTAAAGACTAAAGATGGTAACATCGCTGGATTCCCCAAGTATGGATTTCCAGCACCACAGGGTGAGTATTATTGTGGTATAGGTACAAAAAATGTTGCACAAAGAGAATTTGTGGATACTCACTTACAATTATGTCTAAATGCTGGATTGGATATTACTGGCGTAAATGCTGAAGTGTTATTAGGTCAATGGGAATACCAACTATTTTCCAAAGGGGCTATTAAATCATCTGATGACTTATGGATTTCTCGTTATTTGTTGTACAAAACTGCTGAGTATTATGACTTGATTATTGATTTGAACCCAAAACCAATAAGACATGGTGATTGGAATGGTTCAGGGATGCACTGTAATTTCTCCAATGAAAGAATGAGAAGTGAAGGCGGAGAAGAATACTTCAAATCTATTTTTAATGCATTTGAATCAAGACATGATGTTCATATTAAAAATTATGGTTCGGGTAATGAGTTTAGATTAACAGGTAAACACGAGACACAATCAATGGATAAATTCTCTTGGGGTATTGCTGACCGTGGAGCGTCAATTAGAGTTCCTTTGTCTACCGCAACTAATTGGACTGGTTATTTGGAAGATAGAAGACCAGGTTCAAACGCTGACCCATACAGAATTGTTAAAGTAATTTTGGATAGTTTAAAACTTGCAAACTTTTATGATGGACAAAATTAATATTGAGAAATGTATAAGTTGTGGATGTGAGACTGGTCATTCAATCAATGACCATGTTGATTCCCGCAAGACTTATGTAGAAGGTGCGGGACAATTATGTTCCGAATGTTTCAAGGAAGTATATCGCAAAGTGCATAAGAAAGATGTTGACACTGATGAGAAACCATAAAAGGATTATCCTTGTCGGTAAGGCAGCCTCAGGTAAAGACCACTTGAGAAAAAAGTTTGAATCACGTGGATTCAAATATGCGGTTACTTATACCACAAGACCACCAAGAGAAGGTGAGATTGATGGTAAAGATTATTTATTTATCACAGATGAAGAGGCCACCAAAATGATTGAATCCAATATGTTTTATGAACATGTTTATTTTAATGGTTGGTTGTATGGAACTACGGTAAACCAATTTTTTACTGATGACCTATTCATTATGACACCAGCAGGTATATCACATATCAAACCTGAAGACAGGGTAAGTTCATTTATTATATATGTAGACATTTACTTGTTTATTAGAAAGAAAAGATTGGCTGACAGAAAAATGCCAGGTGATACATTAACAAGAAGAATTGAAGCTGATGAGTTGGACTTTACAGACTTTAATGATTATGATTTAAGAATAACAAACGAAGATTTTTAATGGAGAATTTTATAGGAAAAGTAGTAAACGGTGATTGTCGTGAGGTGATGAAAACTATGGAAGAAGGTTGTATTGACCTGATTGTAACCAGCCCACCATACGGAGTTGGAATTGAATATGATGTTCACGATGATGATATGTTTGTTGAGGATTATTTAAAGTTCACTGAAGAGTGGATGACCGAAGCATTCAGAGTTTTGAAGGATGATGGTCGTATCGCTATTAACGTTCCTTATGAAACCAACCGTCAAGCAAAAGGTGGACGTATATTCATGGTGAGTGAAGTATGGCAAATAATGAAGAAGATTGGTTATAAATTCTTTGGGGTTGTTGACCTTGAAGAAGAATCACCACACAGGAGCAGAACAACCGCCTGGGGTTCTTGGATGTCTCCATCAGCTCCATACATCTATAATCCAAAAGAGTGTGTTATATTAGCTTACAAGAAGAAACACATTAAGATTGTAAAGGGAGTTCCTGAATGGGTTGGTGAAATGGGTGAGGTTGAAGATAAGAACGGTGTTATGAAAAACAAAATGATGTACACCGACACCCAAAAACGTGATTTTATTGATTTGGTATTTGGTCAATGGCATTACTTTGCAGACACAAAGAGTATGACCAAAGCAACATTTTCAATGGACATCCCAACAAAGGCAATTAAGATTCTTACATATAAGAATGATATTGTTTTGGACCCATTCGCTGGTAGCGGGACTAGTTTAGTTGCCGCAGAAACCTTGGGTCGCAGATGGATTGGAGTGGAACTCAGTCCAAATTATTCAGAGATTGCCAAGAAACGAGTCAACGTATTTGTTGAAGGTAGACGACAACAAGTATTAGATTTTGAAGAAACTACAACCCTCACTTAATAGTGGGGGTTTATTTTTTATATTACTTGATATTTATATAGAAATATAATATGAAAATTGTTATTAACGAATCTGATTTAAAAAAAGTAATCAATACGATTAATTCAGAAGAACATGCCATTACTGAATTAAAAGAAAGATATTCTAATATGTCAGACGATGATAAAGAATTGTGTGTTTCATTGATTGAATATTTTAATCCACACCTTAAACTACAATTAAATGAGGCTGAATGGTATAATACAGTATTAGACATTTTGGGTGTTGTAGACCCAACACCAATAGTTGATACATTAAATGGTATTTCATATTTAAAACAAGGGGATAAATTTTACGCAATGTTATCTTTTATATCTGCGGTACCTTATGTTGGAGATGCAATTGGTAAAGGAGTTATGTTAGCAGGAAGAGGTTCTAAAGTTGTTAAATCAACAGACGCCGCTTTGAAACTTGCTAATAAAGGTACACCTGAAGCGATAAGTCAGGCCACTAAGATGATAGAAGATATTGGTAAAGAAAGTGGTTTAATGGCTAAATTATTGGGAACTGTAAGACAATGGGTACCAAAATTAATTGACATTATTGATAATATTCCATTAGGTAAATTGGGACAACCACTAAAAAATACTGTAAAAGATTGGTTGAGATTATTTTCAAAGGCCGGAGCTGGTTCGGCAAAAGCTGTTGGATTGGCAAAAACATTTAGAGGATTAACTAAAACAGATGCCATTAAAGTATTAACTGATATGAAATCAGCAGTTAAGGCAGACACAAGATTATTTAGAGAATTTGGTGGTACGGCAGCAAAAGGGTTATCTGGTATGAAAAATTATAAAATGTCAGGAATGCCAAGATTGTTTGGAAATAAAGCAACAAGAAGTTTAATGAGAAGAACAAAACTTTGGACAGGTTTCTTGGATTATATTGGTGTAGGAAACTTCGTTGGCCCTGATGAAACAATTAGACGCATGGGACCAAAAGAGTTTAATGAAAAAATGGAAGAATACGCTAAAACAGCTGAAGCCAAAAAGAATTGGGAAAATGATTTTAAAGACGTTCCCGAAGAGGAAGGATTGTATACTGAACCTAATTTTGATGGTGATGATAATAGTCAACCATCTAAATCATCAACTAATTATGAAGAACAAGGTAAAAACTTCTTAACTAATTTACTATTTGGTCCAATAACATCTAACGTTGTATAATGAAAAGGTTAATTAAAGAATCGGGATTACGTGATATTAAAGCTTTGGCTAAAAGATATCCAAAAGCAAAAATATACTTTCACCAAGATTTAGATGGTGTTACAACAGCAATTGCTATGAAGAAATATTTGGAGGATAACGGTATCAATGTAGTTGATACTGAAATAATTCAATATGGTGATAAAGAATTCTCGGTTAAAAAACTTGATGCTAATGGTGATACAATGCCAGTTCTTGTTGACTTTGCACACGGTAAACCAATGTTTATTATCCATACTGACCACCACGATAAACAAGCAGGTGCTGATGAAACAGGAGCGACATCATTTAGGTCATCACGTTCAAACGTGGAAACAATATCACAAATAGTATCACCAAAAGACATATTCCCTGAAACAGATTTGAGATTAATTTCAACTGTTGACTCTGCGGATTATGCAAAATATGATATTACACCTGAACAAGTAATGAACTATATGTTTAAACTTGATAAGGACAAAAGTTTTTTACAAAACAAATTTGCTATGGGATTGGTTTTAAACAAACTAATCTTGGCATTTAAGAATAAGCCAGGCTTTATGGAGAATTTGGTAATGAATTCTGAACCATCTTTATATTCAATCTTAATGCAAGTTAAGAAAGAAATGGATGAAAGAAAATTACCAGGTACACAAACATTAGAAAAGAATAAATCAGAGTATGTTAAACAGATGGAGACATCACCAAACGTTAAGGTGGTTGATAACATCATTGTACAATATGGAGGAGGTAGTATGTTCAATCCGGGTTCATACGATAGATACACGCCATTTAAGAACAACCCTGAAGCGGATTTCTTGGTAATAGCTTGGCCACTTGGATTACTACAAGCATCGTGTAATCCATTTAAAAAGGAACGTGAACTTAAAGGGGTTAACTTGGGAGATATCGCTCAAGAAGTGTTAGCAAAACACGAAGACCAACTTAAAGGTAGAATGATTCCATTATCAACTATCAAATATATTTCTGAGGTTTCCATAGGACCAGAGTCTGTTGGATTTACATTTAAAGATTTTAAAGCTCTTTATGGTGAAAAATTTAGTAGAATGGAGAATGGCGATGAGTATCTTCAGATTATTGATAGGTTGATGGATAAACCTACAAACAACTTAACTGACAAGGAATTTGAAGTCCTTGATAAGTTTGGTGTAAGTGCGTGGGATTTAATCCAAGCCAATTCAGGAGGACATAAATGTATCACAAATATTTCAGGTATTAACTATCTTGGTAGGAGTAATAGACCACCAAGTGGACAATACAAATACGACCCTGAAAGAAGTGGAGCGGCATACATTAATGTATTGAAGAAATTACAAACCGAATTTGTAAACAAACTTCAGGAAAAGATTAACGAGAGTAAGTAACCCAATTCTTTTTATAGTTCTTGTTTGATGCACAATAACTTGCGTACTCATTAACTATTGGACTACCAGTGTTATAACCACCACAAGAGAGTGCCCAACTATGGTAAGTGTTATATCGGGCTCTTAACATCTTCATACTAACCATAACATTCAATTCAATGTTTCTAGTAAGTTCTTTTTGACTAACATGTCTACCAGCATAAGGGTGAGCATATTTGGTAATGATTTGCATTGGACCCACAGCGTTTGCATATGATGTTTGGTATGGGTCATAAGACCAATGAAAAGGTCCTTGATAATGTGTTTCCTTATAAGCCACATTGTAAGCAATGTACTTAGGTACACGATACATCTTAGAGTATTTCTCAATTGAGTTATACATCCTAAGACAATTTGGAGATGTAGGTTCAGAACCCAACAACTCCAAATATTCTTCTTCAGCTTGTTCCTGTATTTTTTCAATACTGTAGATTGCCACTCCAAGAGCTCCAAAGATTACAAAGAACCAAAGGAATATCGCGGTTTTAAAATCTACATTTTTCATAATTATTTTACAGGTGGTGCTTGATTTGGATTGTGTTGACCCCAAATATTACGAGCATAAAGGGTAAAGATAGTTTTACCAATCTCATTATCATAGATGGTATAGTTCCCGGTATTTTTATCAATCAACATTAGACGTTGGTTTTCATCAACCGCTAATATAATGTCTTGTTTTTCTACGACAACCATCTTAGATGGCATTTCAACGGTCTTGATTTGTTTATAGTAGAACCCTACTCCAAATCCTATGCCAATTCCGCCAAGTACTAATACAACCCAAAAAACATGACTAAAGAACTTCTTAATTTGTTCTGATGTTTTGGTCCAATAAACTTTTAATTTGTTTTCCATAACCCAAAGGTATGGCTAAAATTACTGATAATCAACCCTGTCTCCGATTTTGATACCAAGACTCCTGCATGAATTAGCAGGCAGTTCCAATACAAAACCACCGTCACCTTCATACGTTTCACATTCTTCTGTATCACATGGTGGGCAGTTAGGGGAAATATCATTAATAATATTTTTTTTAATAAAGACAATATCTAAAGGAACCACACAATTTTTCATCCAAAAACTCTGTGTTGTATCTTCAGGCATTACAAATAGCATCCCATCAAAGTTACTGAAACTCTGACCCATCATACCCAAACGAATTTTTTCGGGTGTGGATACCACTTTACAATTAAATTTATTATTATTGATTGAAATATACATATAGTGATAAATATAAGATATGAAGAAATCAGCCGGAGTAATCGTTAAATCAGGAAACAAATGTCTTTTGTGTAAAAGGAGTAATGTTGAAACTTACTCAGGGGAATGGAGTATTCCTGGTGGTAAAGTAGAACCAGATGAAGAAATCATTGACACGGCACATCGTGAGTTCTATGAAGAGACTGGTAAAGAATTAACGGGTGACTTAGAATTCCTTGGGGTGATGAGTAGAATGAACCGTAAAGGAACAAAACAATCTTCAGTAATGTATGTATTCTTAAATGAGGTTGACAAGCCTATTCACCCTGACTTGGAAAATGCTGAGTACGGGGAAGAACATTCAGAGTGTGGATACTTTTCAATTGATGAGTTACCTGAACCACTCGGTGAGAATTTGAAAGAATATTTAAAAAATGTTCTAAAATGATTTGACAACTGAAAAAAAAGATGTTATGTTTTTATAACTTTGGTAAATAAGGATATATTTATTACTTACCAAATAAAAAAAACAAAGTTTATTTGACAGTTTGAAAAAATAGTCTTAACTTTGTGAAACAATTGAGAATAACATCTCAAAACGTTCTTTGAAACGCCAACTTCACCCCCTTAAATTGAAGTTTGGTTTGTATTCGGCGGTTTAGCGTCGATTAAGATAACCCCGGTAACGGGACTATAGGGGAGAAAGTACTCAACGGTACAAATATCTCGGTGTCACGAAAGTGGCTCACAACTAAACAAATTACCTACGAATGATTTCTTATGGGCAACAGCTGAGAGAAGTTATTTATTTTGACCACGTGAGGTGTCAGGGTTGAGATGGAGACATCAATAGGAAAAGGTAAAGGGAATGGTTCGACTCCGCCGCCAAGTGGATGTAGGGCTAGGTCACCAATTTATCACAGGTATCCAAGTGGTGACACAACGATATCAAGATAAGTCGTAGTCTTGGCGGATTACAGAAAGGTGAGTGGTATTTACTTCTTCAAAAGAGAAGCTATCCACCTCAGAGCTCATCTTTCATCACACTCACTATGTTGATTTATTATGAAAAAATAAACTACAGAAAAGGAAAAGTCTCTGAGCGGTTAAACTGAAAGTCACCTAATTCCTTGGGTAGAAATACCAACAAGGAAATTGACAGGACCCCAAGTCCTTCAGTTTTGACTAAGAAAGTCCTAGTACCTGGGCACGGGTTTAGAGAGTTCGCAAGATTCTATAGAGGCAAGTAATAGTTGAGTAAGTTTGACCGAAACGTGTGATTGTCGTAAACAATCGGTGATGACTTGATACTGATGGCAACATTAGTGGATACGAGAGGAAACCTTAGTCGGGTATAATCTCTACAAAAGACAGGTCAACTAAACGAGTAATCTCATCGTTTTAGCCAAAACCCCACATAGGATAGTATCCTATGTCCGACCCCGAATAAGAAATTATTTGGGGTTTCTTTTTTTTATATTTGGTGGTTTTAAAACTATTCCATATCTTTGTTATATGGATAAAGGATATGTATACATCGCACGAATTATTGACCATGGTGGTAAGTTTGTAAACGGGTATCACAAAATTGGTAAATCAATTCAATATAAATTGAGAGAGACCCAATTAAATTCTACCCATTTACCTTTTGATGTAACATTTGTTCGTGTTTTTGAAACTGAAGAAATGTCACAATTGGAAAGTATTTTACATACTTGTTTTGAAGATTATAGAGTAGAAAAACAGTACGATTATAGACGTAATATTACTACAGAATGGTTTGATGTTTCAGATATTGAAATATTAAATAGTCGTGTTAGCAAATTGACCAAGTTAATGGGGGCCGTTGAAATTGATATGATTCAAAAAATCGCTGAGGACAAAACAATTTCACAAAATGATAAAGGTGAGATGACTAGTGTTATTAAACGTAACAGTCCGTCAAGAGTAGTTTTTAAATTAAATGGTGAAGACATGACTCAAGAAAATGCTAAAGAAACTTTTGTTTTGGGTATGACAAAGATTGCTGAAATTGTTGGATGGGATAATTTGGATACTCGTGAACCACACATATCAACTTCAATTGAAGAACTTGGATTTGATTATGAAGAGAATAAAATGAACAATTGTAGTGTTTGGGTTGGAAATTATGTTGTTTGGACAAACACTAGTAATGTTGAAAAAGTAAGAAGAATAAATAATCACATTAAATACTTTGGTTTACAAGGTTTTGAATTTTATGTGGAAAACTAATTAAGTAACTCCCCTAACAATAAAAAGTTGGGGGGTTCTTTTTTATGTTACTTTTTATTTGTATCTTTGATGTATGAAAATTTCTGAGATTCAAAAACGTAAATTTTATGAAATGGGTAATACATTACCAAAATGTATTAATGTTGGTTGTGAAAATAAAGTTGCTGTAAGAAGTTGGTCTAATTGGTCATTTAAAACGGAATGTTCTAAATGTCAAAATGATAGAAAAAAAGGTATAATCCGAGAAGGAATTACAATTCATAAGAAAAAATATTGTGAGAACATTGATGGTCATTTAGGTTTTAAATGTCCAGTACCTAATAAAGAAAGTTGGTTTGGATTTGAAATAGGATGTTTGGATTTAGACCATATAGATGGTAATCATAACAATAATGATATTTACAATGTAAGAACATATTGTAAACTTTGTCATAATCGTAAAAGTATTGAAAAAGGTGACTGTTCAAATACTAAACCAACAGGTAGAAAATTTAATTAATGAAATATGAAATAATTTTAGGTGATTGTGAATTAAAGTTAAAAGAAATATTAGATTCATCAATCCATTTAACATGGACATCACCACCATATTATAATGCAAAATCATATTCTCAATGGCCAACATACGATGAATATTTAATTTTTTTAGAAAAAGTCTTCTTAGAAGTTTTTAGAGTAACTAAAGATGGTCGTATGTGTGTGGTAAATTTATCACCAGTAATAGTACAAAGAGCCAATAGAAACTCAGAAAGTAAAAGACTACCAATACCGTTTCATTTTTTTTCAATAATGGAAAAAATTGGTTGGAAATATCTTGAAGATATCGTGTGGGTTAAACCAGAAGGTTCGGCAATAAATAGAAATGGTGGTTTTTTCCAACACAGAAAACCTGTTGCTTATAAACCAAATTTAGTGTCAGAAACAATATTTGTCTTTCAAAAGCCGGCAAATTTTTTAATTGATAAAATAGTTCGTTCATACTCAGGTGATACTTTAAAAGAATCGTTAGTAACTGAAGAATATGAAAGAAGTAATGTTTGGTATATAAACCCTGAAACTCATTCAAAACATTTAGCACCATATCCTGAAGAACTTTCAGATAAAATTGTTAAATATTATTCTTTTGTTGGTGATATGATATTGGACCCTTTTTTAGGTTCTGGTACTACATTGTTATCGGCAAAAAAATTAAATAGAGATTGTTTGGGTATTGAATTACATCAGGAGTATATTGATATGTCAATAAAAAGACTTGAAGATTACGATAAAAAAAATAGTCAAATTAAAATATTTTAAATTTTTATTTTTATATTTGAATTATGAAACAGACTCGTGTAAGGACAGGTCAAGAATTTGAAGATAGTATTTCCGATGTGGAATGGGTTAAGAACCCAACCAAACCATCGTTTGTTTGGACAGGTGAGGGTAGGAATGTTTATGAGAGGATTAAGAGTGTTGGGTTTGATGTACATAAGTTCTATTTGATGGAGAATTCTACATTCAAGAAGTGGGATTTGATTTCTAAGATGGACAGTACCAAGACCGCAGATGCTAAGAGATATATTAAGAAGAAGTTATCAACGTGGACATTGTATTCTGAACCTTATTTTAAGGTTGCAACAAGGAGTAACCTTAACAAGATTGGTCTTCAGGAGTACAATAGGTTTGTTGATGAGTTTTACGAGTTGAATTGTAAGAACGGTACGTTTGATACCATTATCAAGAAGATGACTGAGAATAGTATTGGTATTGTTACTTTAGATGGTTTTATTCCGATTGAGAACCTTGAGTTTAGGACTACAGTTATCAAGAGTGCTTGGAAAGGATATCACAGGATTACAATTCAATTTAGAGTGAAAGATTAAAATAAAAATGAAATAATCAAAAATTAATTGTATCTTTGTACTATGAAATTTCCAATGGTTACATTAGACGACTACACAAAGAGGGGTTTGTTGTTCAAACAGACACACCGTAGTTTGCCATTATCCATATGGAACTATACACCTAACGTTCAGTTCGGTGAGTTATGGGATGATGTTACATTGACATGTCGTGGATTGGTTACAGACAACAGAGGTAATGTTGTTGCCCGACCATTCAAAAAGTTCTTCAACTTAGAGGAGAACAAACACGTAGCAACATCTGAGTTTGAGGTATTTGATAAGATGGATGGTTCATTGGGAATCATGTTCAAGTACAATGGTGAGATGATATGTGCCACTCGTGGTTCATTTACTTCTGACCAATCAAAGTGGATGACCGACTTTGCTATAAAGCACAACTACCAAGACATCATAGTAGATAGGTTCACTTATTTGTTTGAAATAATCTATCCTGAGAACAGAATCGTGGTTGACTACAATGGTGAGGAGCGTTTGGTTTTACTTGGTGTAATCAACACTGAGACTGGTGAAGAACTCCCACACAATGAATTGTATGAAGGGTTTGATATTGTTAAAAAATACGATGGAATTAGGGATTATTCCGAATTAAAGGGTAAAGTTGAACAGAACACTGAAGGGTTCGTTGTTCGTTTCTCTAACGGAGACCGAATGAAAATCAAAGGTGAGGAATATTTGCGTCTTCATAAGATAATGACAAATGTATCTACCACTGGTGTATGGGAGTTCTTGGCTAATGGTGGTGACATCAATGAGTTCTTGAAGGATGTACCTGATGAGTTCTATGCTAAAGTAAAAGGATATGCTGGTAATTTGAGTTATGGATACCTTCAAGTAGATGAATATTGTGGAAAGGCTCACTATAACTTCCGATATGGAAAGTATAGTGATAGAGAAGTTGAACCAACCAAGAAAGAGTTTGCTCAACATGTTATGGAAAACGGACATCCACCTTATAGAGCGGTCATGTTTGCAATGTGGGATGGAAAACCTTATGATAAATTGATATGGAATATATTAAAACCTGAATTTAAAAAATTATGACATTATTATATATAGTAATCGGTACGTGGATTGGTATAGTGCTAACTTATTTTGAGTGGTACAGACCAATGGAAAAGAAAATCAAAGACCTTGAAGAGGGTATGCATGATTGTATTAAGGCTGGGTTAGTTGGTCCAACAACCAATGGTTCCCAAGAAAAAGACATGGACTAATATGAAAAATTTATATCTATTACGTGGAATCCCTGGCGCAGGTAAGTCCACATTGGCAAAACAACTTGGTGATTCTCACTTTGAGACCGATACCTTTTTCATGGTTGAAGGTGAATACAAGTTTGACCCAACCAAATTAAGAAAGGCTCATGAATGGTGTCAATCACAAATTGAACTTGCAATGATTAACAACCATGTTACAGCTGGTTTGGATAACTCAGACATTGTTGTATCTAATACATTCACTCAAGCATGGGAAATGGATGCTTATTATGAATTGGCAAACCAATACGGTTATCGTGTGTTCAGTATCATAGTGGAGAACAGACACGGTGGTGTTAATCAACACAATGTCCCTGAGGATAAATTACAAATAATGAAAGATAGGTTTGAGGTAAAATTATGATTACAAAATTTGAATTAAATGAAAAAGAAGAAACCGAAATCAAAGAGTGGCAAGATGCCATCAAAAAGGTTTATGGTGAATATGGTTTATTTGACTTTACGTTCACACCAAATGGTATTGGTGTAGGGATAAGAGTTTATAGTCATGCGGCTAAAGTAGAAAAAGATTTTACAGATATAGATAGTTGGTAATTTGACAATACAAAAAATATATAATATAATTTAACATATGAACATTAAAGAAGCACTCAAAATGACTATTAAGGACGGACTTAAAGAAAAGAACAAATTGGCGAAGAAAATAACCGATTTGATGGTAAGAACTGAAAAGTATAACTCAGTGGATAATGGAGCTGTTCGCTCATATAATCCTGAAGAAAGTTTGAATCAAGCAATTGATGTGATGGAACAATTGATTTCATTGAAAACATCAATTCATACCGCAAACATAAAAGTTTATGATAAGATTTTCCGTATGGCAGAATACAAATCATTTGTTAAGTGGTTGAAAAATATGAACTGTACTGAAGGAACTGTTGTTCTTAGTCGTTACGGTGATGTATCAAACCGTCAACTGACCACAGTTATTACTGAGGTTCAAAGAGACCAAATGATTGAACATTATGAGTCAGCGATTGATGCACTTCAATCTGAGTTGGATACGCATAACGTAGTCACTCTATTGGCTAATTAAGATATTGTGTTTGTTGTCAGTGGATTAAATTGGGTAGGGTATCCTACTTTACACAACTGAAAACCGATAATTGAAACTGATTAGAACTCAACAGACTCAGAAGTTCAACTTGTCAAACGGAACAAAACTTAACTGTTAAAACTTATTTAAAGATTTAATTACACGGACATTCACATAAACCCTCATCGAAAGTTGGGGGTTTTTTATTTAACTTAACCTTAATATTGTATTAACAACTATCTGACCAAAATTTACTACTTATTGGGAACAAAATAAAAAATATGAAAAAAATAGTATTCATTCTATTATCGGCTGTTATGTGTTTAACGGCAAACGCTCAATTCTTTGAGAAAGTAAATCACATCGGAGCTCTTGAATCAAACTCATCAAAAGATTGGACAAAGAGTTGGACCCAATGGGACCCTAAAAATACAACCTATGGAACTGTAAGTGATACAAACACTTTGACTAATCCAACAGGTGAAGTTAACATCACAGCAACTATTACATTGGACCCATCAAAGGTTTATTTGTTACGTAGTTTGGTTGTGGTTAGAAACGGTGGTAAATTAATTATCCCTGCTGGTACAATTATTCGTGGACAATCAAACTCACAATCATCACCAAAACAATACGCAACAATTGTTGTTGAAAGAGGTGGTTACATTCAGATTGATGGAACGGTAACTAATCCAGTTGTTTTAACATCAGCAAAACCAATTGGTTCTCGTGACAGAGGGGATTGGGGTGGATTAGTGTTGTGTGGTAAAGCAATTAACAATCAGGGAACTGACATTCAAATGGAAGGTTTCAATAACGTGGCTTTGGATAACACATTAGCAAAACACGGTGGAATCAATGATGATGACAACAGCGGTTCAATTAATAATTTAAGAATTGAATTTGGTGGTGTTGCATTTGAACCAAACAAAGAAATCAACGGATTAACATTTTGTTCTGTTGGAAGAAACACAACTATCAATAATGTACAGGTATCATTCTCAGGTGATGATTCATATGAATGGTTTGGTGGAACAGTTAATTGTAAACATTTGATTTCATTCAAAACAACTGATGACGATTTTGATACTGACTTTGGATATCGTGGAGCAGTTCAGTTCGGTATTTCTTTTAAAGATTCATCTTACTATGATTTGTCTTGGAACTCATCATCAGGAGCATCAACTTCAGAAACATTTGAGTCGGACAATGACGCATCAGGTTCGGGAAGATTACCTTTAACAACAGCAGTATTTTCAAACATGACTTGTGTTGGTCCAATACCTGCAGGTATGACTTGGTCTCAATTATCAATAACACAAAAAGGAGCGTTCAGACGTGGAATAAGAATTCGTAGAAACTCTCGTTTGAGTATTGTTAACTCAATCTTTATGGGTTATAGAAACTTTGTGATGTTTGATGGTGATTCAGTATTGGTTAACTCAGGTGTTAAATCAAAAACAATTTCAGACAAAAATAATTTGTTTAGAAACAACTACATCTATGGTGTTAAAGCATCCGCACCTGTCGGAACAACCAATACAGGTTTGGCTGAGGTTAGTTCAGGTAGTAATGTAACCGTATTGGATAGTTGGATTCGTAATTCAATAAACAATAATACAATTGATACAAATACTTTCAAACCAGGTTTCTTAGTTAATACAAATAACTTTACAGCACCTGATTTTAGACCAGCAGATTTAAACATACTACCAAACTTTGAATATGGTGTTTTAGGTTTTTATGGTGTAACTCAAGTTAAAGTAGTTGGTAAAGTTAAATCAGTAAGTGCTTATCCTAACCCAACAAACGGTGAATATACAGTTGAATTCACATCAACACAATCATTCAACGCTGATGTATTCGTGACGGATTTAAACGGCAGAATGGTTAGAAAAATGACAACAATGAGTGTTATTTCAGGCAATAACTTTGTAAATGTAAACTTATCAGATTTGAATAGTGGATTGTATTTCTTCCACATACAAGGTGGTAATAACAATATTGTTTACCAAGTTGTGGTAACTAAATAAACTTAATAAAACTTTGATAATGAAACCCTCAGCGAAAGTTGGGGGTTTTTAATTTAACACGTTATTAGAAATATCCAATATGGTTATCATTTCTTTGTCAGGTTCAAAACTTATAAGGTCACCATCACCGTAATCAACATCTAAAGTATCTGGGTCGTATTCATAAAAATTATTATATACATGGTCCTCAACTTGGTCTATATATTTTGGTAAAGTATTAATACTAACTCTTTTTCTACTAAACATTACTACATTTTCACTTTCATCAGCATAAAAATAAACTTGTTGTACCCTTTCAATATCTTCAGGATATTCTTTGTTTTTAATTTTTTCGTAATTATCAACGGCATAATTAAGATATTGTAATCCAATTCTACTAATTTCATTTGCATTAATACCGATTAACTTTGCGGCTCCACGAACTAACTTTGAACTGTCAATAGTTTCTAAAATATCATTTAGTTCCTCCTCAAGTTGTTCTTTGGAATATATTTTTACCAAAACACTAACTAACATTTTTTCTTTAGGTGTGATACCAATCATATCAATAAATACCTTGTCAATTAGAAATATTTTTTGTATCTTTGTTTCATGAAAAATAAACCGTTAGTTGATTTGAGTCCCGAAGCCGTAGAAGAAAGAAAGGACACAAAGTTCAAAGTTCAAAAATTGGCGGAACAAACTTGGGATGAGATGGATAATCAAGGTGATGACAATGAAAAGACATATTGGATACACGGATTTATGATTGGTTATACTTTTGGAAAAGATTAAAAATATGGAAAGAAAATTAGCAACTATTAGAAAAATTACTGACATCCGACCTATTGAAGGTGCAGACAAAATTGAAATAGCCATTGTAGGTGGTTGGAATGTTGTTGTGGCCAAAGATGTTGAACATAAAGTGGGAAACAGTGTGGTGTATTGTGAGATTGATTCATTCTTACCTATCAAGGAAGAGTTTGAGTTTTTACGTAAATCATCTTACAAGAAAATGGGTGACCAAGAAGGTTTCAGATTGAAGACAATTAGACTTCGTGGTCAATTATCTCAAGGACTTATTCTTCCAATCAGTGTTGTTCCAATCACACAATTTGCAACAGGACACGATTTACCTGAAGGTTTGGATGTAACTGAAATGTTGGGTATTGTGAAATACGAACCACCAATTCCTGCCGAACTATCTGGTAAAGTAAAAGGTGGGTTCCCATCTTTCTTACGTAAGACAGATGAAGAAAGGGTTCAGAACTTGGTTAAGGAGTATGAAGAATATAAACTAACATCTGAGCATCAGTTTTACATGACTGAAAAGTTGGATGGTTCATCTGCAACATTTTATATGAATGAGGGTGAGTTTGGTGTATGTTCTCGTAATTTGGAATTACTTGAAACTGAAGGAAATACTTTTTGGAAAGTTGCCCGTGAACTTGACTTGGAAAACAAATTCAAAATCAAAGGAAACATTTGTTTACAAGGTGAGTTGATTGGTGAAGGTATCCAAGGTAACCCATACAAAATCAAAGGACAAACAGTTCATTTCTTCAATGGGTTTGATATTGATACACAAACAAGAATGACCATTAATGACTTCTTAATCTTATTGGATGAGTTAGAATTATTATCTGTACCAATTTTAGATGTAGCATTCTTATTACCTGAAACGGTTGAAGGGATGGTAAAATTGGCTGAAGACAAATCTCGTTTAAACAAACTTGCAGAACGTGAAGGTGTTGTGGTTCGTTCTTTGGATAACACAATTTCTTTCAAAGCAATATCAAATAAATTCTTGTTATCTGAAAAATAAAGTTTGGTAATTCAAAAACTAATTGTATCTTTGTATTATGAATAAGGGATTTAACATCAAGATTGTACACGAGTCAATGGGTGTATTATTAAGTGAGACATTTTCAAGTGGTGAACAATTCAAGTTGTTCCTTCGTTTAATGGATGGTTGTCTTGCTCATAAGTCAGACTTTGACTTCTTCAACGGTGAAGACTTCTTGAGTCACATCCCTTTTCGTATCTTGAAAGATTCAGTTATTATGACCAATGTAACTGAGGTATCTATGACCGAGTTGGTTAAGTCTAAAATTGAAGCATTAATTACTAAATAATATGGGATACGAAAGAATAGTTGTTGTTAAAGAACAGAAACGTGGTGGATTTTGGCCATTTGTTGGTGGAGTTGTTTTAGGTGCAATTGTTGTCAAAACAATTCACAATATGAATGAGAAAAAAAGAATAGAAAGGGAACTTGAAGAAAAACAACCCAATATAGAACCAGCAAAAACTCAAAAAGAATTAACCCTTGAACGTGAAACTATGATGGTTGAAGATTTAATTGATGAGTTGGTATCAAAACGAAATAAGACGCAAAGAGATAAAGACAATTTAGATTTACTAAGGATTAAACTAAGACAATTACGTGAAAACTAAATTAACCATACAAGACGTACAAGATAGGAAAAAACTAAAAGAATTTGGTGGTTATCAAAGTTTGTTTGATTTTGGTAAATATGTTGTGTCAATTGTTGGTGGTAAACAAGGTCTTTATGGTGATTTTGAAACTACATTTGAAATTGCTATAATAGAAAACGGTAGTGGTAATTTCGTAACAAAACTGTTCTGTGGTGGTGCAGATGTTATGAGTTACCGTTCAGGTGAAGAAGTGGAAGATATTTTAAATATCTTTACAGGAGTCCCTTCTCCTAAAAAAGAGGGTGGTGGAGCTGATTGACCGAGAATTCGGTCAATCCCAATAAAAGGTCAGATTCGTCTGACCTTTTTTACTTTTAAAGTATTTATATTAATATGAGTAAAAATTTTATGATTACTGAAGACCAACTTAAGAGATTAGTTGAGGATATGAAAACAGAAACAACTGAAGGTTCTGATGGAAACTACATGGCAAAACAACAATTGTTTACAATTGCTGTAACCGCATACAAAATGTGGGAAGCGATGGAAGAAAATGAAGAACTTGAAGATTGGATGAATTCTAAAATTGCTCAGGCAGAACAAAGTGTAACATCAGCGTTCAAATCGTACATGTACGAAAAATTAGACCCAAGACACGAAGGAGAAACAAATTACTAAGAAGAATACTACTCAGTAATAATAGAACCCTCAGCGAAAGTTGGGGGTTTTTTATTTTTTTACAGCAAGAATACTTTTTATCATTAATATTGTCTATACTTATAGAGATGAAAAAACTTTTACCATTATTACTTTTTATTCTAACGTTTTTGTTATCAAACATTTCCACATCCACTCACATGATGGGTGGAGATATGTCTTATAAATGTTTGGGTAACGGAAAATATAAAATCACAGCAAAAATTTATAGAGATTGTAGAGGTGTCCCATTCAATTCTCCTGAATTTGGTGTATTTGCAGGAACCAATGGTGGAAATGGATGCGGAAGTAGTCTTTTATCTATTACCAGAACGGGAATTAAAGACGTTACGCCACGATGTTCAACAGCGAGTTCGCCTTGTTCTCCTCAAAATACTTATGGTACTGGTGAGGGAATTGAAGAACATACCTATGAAGTTACGGTAGATTTTAATACAAGTCCATTAAGTGGTTATCTCAATAAATCTACATGTTGTGAAGTGACATTTTACATTGGACAGTGTTGTAGAAATGGTGCCATTACTACTGGACCCGCCAGTCAAGGTTTTTATACTACCTGTATGATTAACATCTGTAATATAAAGAAGACTACAAACAAGTGTAACTCTTCTCCAACACTAAGTAATGCTCCCATCGCCTTTCTTTGTTGTAATCAGGCATATTATTTTAATAATGGTGCAATTGATACTGTTGATTATGATTCTTTTTCATACAGTTTAACAAATGGTATTAACACTTTGCCCAACAATTCTGTATCTTATTCTTCGCCATTTACTCCTCGTTATTTCATGACGCCATATTGCATTCCACCAACTTCAATTAACTGTGCTCCTAAACCCGGACTGAACCCTCCAAGAGGATTATTCTTTGATACAAGTTCTGGTGATATTATCTTAACACCCACGAAATGTGATGAAGTTGCAATTGCGGTGATTGTAATTACAGAATGGCGAAAAGACAGTGCCACAGGCAGTTATATCATTGTTGGTAAAACACGTAGAGATATGCAATTGTGGGTGAAAGATGATTGTGGTTACAACAAAGCACCAACATTGTTAGGTCCGTTTAATTGGAAAGTCTGTGAAGGTGAAACACTAAAATTCAAGGTAGAATCGGATGATGAAACATTTACTCCGAATCAAACAATTCCAGATACAACAAATTTAAAATGGAATAAAGGTATTCCTGGCGCTAAGTTTACCTTGGCAAATAGGAAGGATTGGCCCGAAAAAAGAAAAGCATGGGCTTATTTTGAATGGACACCTTCTGTGGGTATGGCGTCAGATATTTCTTATGCTTTCACGGTAACAGTAACAGATGAACACTGTCCAAAACCTTCTCAAGCCATTCGTGGTTTTAAGGTTAAAGTAAATCCACGAGCATTTAGTATTCGCAAATACACAAATTTAAAATGTGGTAAATTCGCCATGGCGGCATCTGTTAGTTTATCCTTTAAAGGTGCTCCTCAATTTAAGTGGAGTGTAAGAGATAGCTTGGGCAAGTCTGAGATATTTTATAGTACAAAAAAATCAGATACTATGACATTTTACCGTGGTGGAAAATACATTATTGTACATACTGTAAACAACTCAGATAACTGTCCTACCATATATAGGGATACTGTTATTATTCCAAATCCACCTCAGGTTGTTATGGCTGATGCTGACACTTTTGCGTGTTTTGGTACTACAATGAAGTTAAATGCTAACATATTGTTTGGTAATTCACCATTCAAATACTATTGGACCAGAGTAGTGAAAGATACAGGGTCTAAAGCGGCTTGGAAATCTGAAGAGCATATTTTAGGAGATACTTTTCAAACTTTAAGTATTCCTAATATTAATCGTGACTCTACAGTTCGTCTAAAAATTACTGATGGGGATGGATGTATTTTCTATGATACAACTACAATTTATAAGAAACCATTACCAGTGGTGGGAATTGGAATTGACCAACAAATATGTACTTATGAAATTGCTACATTTGATGCTCAAAATTCAGACACGGTTAAATATATGTGGAGCACTGGTGATACAACACGAATATTTAAAACCAATTTAAAAGGCATCTATTGGGTACAGGTAATGGAAACAAAGTGGAAGTGTGTAAAATATGATACCGCAACAGTTTTTGTAAACGATACTGTAATAACAAATGCAGGACTAAACCAAGCAATATGCGATAAAGACACATTCACCTTGACTGCCAGTCATAGACCACCACTATTAAGTCCTACATATACTTGGGGCGGATTGGGTAATTTATCAACCTATAAGCTAAAATCTGATATAACAAAATTAACCTATATGTTTACATTAAAGACTGTTCTAACTCAAAATGGACGTTCTTGTGAAGATATGGATACAATGTTTGTGAGGGTTAAACCATTACCAAAAATTAGTTGGAGTCCAAAACCACTAAAACCTCAATGTTATTCTTATGGTAGTATATGGTCGGAACTATTCTTAGTTAAACCTCATAATCTTGGAACGTATGATGTTTGGAATGGAGATAAGTTAAAAAAATCAGGTAATATAACTTACGGATATATTCCTTATAATGGAAGATTTTTGTTCAACACAACTTTACTTGACAATAGTAAATTACAAGGTGGAAACAATTATACCACCAAAATGTATGTGAAGTTCACAGACACAAATAGTTGTTCCAACATGGATTCAACAACACAAACAATTTATGGTACACCAATGATTACATTAGTTCCAAAAACTATTTGTCAGGATATTGGGTCAATGATGATGGACGTGTTAAGAACTAAACCAGCAACCAAATCAGGTGTTTATATGAGATGGGATGTGGTAAGAGCTCCATCAGGAATTGATACATCAAAATTATTGTATGACATTTCAGGTGGTGTAACACCAAACATCAAATTTAACTTTGGTTTATCGTTTCAAGATGAATATCAAGGAAAATACACATTCAAACTTATTGTTAGAGATTTAGTTACAGGATGTCAAAGTACCGATACTGTTGACGTAAATATAATTGCAGAACCAACAGTTATTATTAAAACAATTCCTGATTATTGTGTGAACTCAGGTATTAATGTTAATATGTTTGACTACATAACCGTTAATGGTGTTAAACCAACAGGAGGAACAATTTACGTTCAAGATGTAAATGGTGATAGGAGTCATCCAAAAGTAACTACAAACATTTCTACAGGATTATTCAAAACATCTACAGGACCTGGTGTGTATAACATAAAATATGTAAGTTCACAATTTGGTTGTGTAAAAATAGATAGTTTTAATATCATAGTTCATGATACATCGGACTTGAGAGTTAGAGATACTACAATATGTGCATCCGCAATTCCTTTGGATGTGTTAACATTAGCTGTAAGTAATAAAGGTGGAACCATTGTGAGTTATCCTGATGGTAGATTCTTCAACGGAACAACAACTCTAACAGGTTATGTACCAGGTCCATACAAATGGATGATGATTGGTCTTACACCATATAACTGTCAAGATACTGAATACGCTAAAATCACAATTGTTAATATACCAAAAGTTAAATTTGTTAAACCAATTGAAGTATGTGAGTTTGACACAGTTACATTAAAAATTGATACCCAATACTTAAATGGTGGAACATTTAATTGGACACCAATGGCAACATTTGGACCAACCATGAATAAAAAGTATGTCCCAACAATTACTGATACTGCGTTAGGTTATGTTGATGTTAGAGTTGATTGGAGTGTTGCAAAAAATGTATGTCCAAACCCTTTTGATACCGTAAGAGTTTATATTCACCAATATCCCGACCCAATGTTTACATATCAAAATGGATGTGAACCACTGAATACCACTTTTACACCCACCGAAAGAAAAGGAATTAACCCTTCTTTGTTAACATATAATTGGTATGTAAATACTAATAGTATCTCCACTAATAACAGTTCAGTTCCTTACTTGTTCTCAACACAAGGACAATACCAAATAACTTTATCAATTACAAACGTAGAAGGTAAAAAACAATGTAATAGAACAATAACACAAACCGTTAATGTTTATCCAAAACCAAGTGTTGTGTTTAATACCGACCCATTGTACAAAACAACGGTGGCATTACCTAAGTTCAAAACTATTAACACATCAAGTGTTAGTCAGAATCCATTTGTCACCAACATGAAACACAATTGGACTTGGGGTAAATCATATAAGATTGGTAGTGATACACTTAAGAACTCAAACATTGTATTTGGAAAGGATACAGGGACATATTGGATTAAGTTAATTGTTACCACAGATAAAGGATGTAAAGATTCTTCAATGAAAAAGGTTGTTATTGGTCCTGATATCATTATCTTTGTACCTGACGCATTTACACCTGATGGTGCTGGACCAAATGAAAACAATACATTCAGACCGTATGTTATTAATAACAAAACATATGAAATGTTAATCTTTAATCGTTGGGGTGAAAAAATGTATGAAACAACCGACCTTACAAAAGGATGGGATGGTAATTATAAAGGACAACCTGCACCAGATGGTGTATATGTATATAAAATGATAGTAACGTCACTTGAAGATAAAGTATTTCAATACAACGGAACTTTTACATTACTAAGGTAAAGAAAAAAAATTATTCAAAATAAATTTGGCTTTATGAAAGATTGTTCGTATATTAACGACATAGAAAAATATTTAAAAAATAAAAGTTATGACAAAGAATAAACAACAAACAGCAGTGGAATGGTTTTCGGTTAGAAGAGATATTCTAGAAATCGAAGTAAGGTTAGGCAAACTTTCTCCAATTGAATATGCAGAAGAACTAACAAAAGCATATCAACAAGCCAAAGAAATGGACAAGGAAAGAACAATAAATGATTACATTGAGGGAAGAAACTCGGTAATTAATAGAGAAATAATACCAGCTGAACAATACTACAACGAAACCTACGGAGGAGGCAAGCAATGAATGATTTAATATGGTTTACGGTAGGTGCAGTAGCAAGTTATATTGTATCTCCAACAATTAGAATGTATGTTGAAGTATTCAACAAAATGAGCAAAAATGCAAAAAGCAAAACAGACGGAGGAGGTGAGCAATGAAACTATACACGGAAGAACAAGTGTTACAAATAATCGGTAATTTAAACAGAGAGTATTTTGTAACTCCTCAAGAATTATTAGAAGAAATGAAATATACACCCATTGAACTACCAAGTGATGAGGAGATTAAAAAAATGATGGAGTTGGATGGTATGGAGTTTGACGAATTTGACCCTTACGATGTATCTTATTTAGGTGGTGCAACTTGGATGCGTGATAAAATACAAGGAGGTAACAATGAGCAACAATAAACAAAACTTGGGAACAGTTACAATTGTAAACCATAAAATTGATAACTTAGAATGGGCATTTCAATTTAATAATGATGTACCAGTAATGATTGCTGAATACATTAATGGAAAAAGAGAAATGAACCTTACAATTGGTGATACTAGTACTTCAAACATTGTATTTAGTGATGGCAATGGAAACACATTTAAGATTTTTGCAAGGGAGAAAGGAGGTAACAAATGAGCAACAATAAACAGAGTAGCGTAGAGTGGTTGGTTGAACAAATCAAAAAAGACATCAATTTGAGATTGAGAGGATTTGATATTGACAAAGCACTTGAACAAGCCGAAGCAATGCGAAAGGATGAAATTAAAAATGCTCAAATGGATATGTTTATTCATCTTAATAATTTGCCTTATGGTTTAGAATATCTTGAAAAACGACAAAGTGCAGAAGATTTTTCACAACAATACTACAACGAAACATTCGGAGGTAACAATGAATGACAAAATCAAACACTTATTGTCTACTGCGTATAAAACCGATTCAATAGCAAAAAATAAATGGCGTATTGAAAACCGAGAACAACTAAGAGAACAAAGAAAAAAAGAACTTAAAGAACTTATGGAAAAAGATAAAACAATGACAAACAATAAAAAAATAATATGAACAAGAAATTTTCAGAATGGTACGGACAATTAAAAACAAAATCTAAGCAATGACAAACAATAAACAACAAACTTACACTATTGAACAAATAGCCAAGCAAAACAACATTGCTTTGTATTTGAACGCCAAAGGTGAAGATAACACTGGGTTTTCATCTCGTGGAAATAGTCTGTGTAATGCGGAGATTTATATAAGTAAGTGCGACAATAAGGAAATACAAAAAGCAATTTTTTTTCATGAATTAGGACACCTGCTTCAAGATAAAGAGAATTACTCATTTCCGCACCAATTTCACTATGAACTTGATGCTTGGTTAACTGGATTGAAGATTGGTTATGATTATGGTTATTTTATAGAATCTAATATATTCTTTGAACTACTTGTACCAAGTCTAAAATCATATCAAATAAAAGGAATTAAATATAAGAAACTATGACAAACGATAAACAACAAACGGCAATAGGAATTGTAAACCATAAAATTGATAACTTAGAATGGGCATTTCAATTTAATAATGATGTACCAGTAATGATTGCTGAATACATTAATGGAAAAAGAGAAATGAACCTTACAATTGGTGATACTAGTACTTCAAACATTGTATTTAGTGATGGCAATGGAAACACATTTAAGATTTTTGCAAGGGAGAAAGGAGGTAACAAATGAGCAACAATAAACAGAGTAGCGTAGAGTGGTTGGTTGAACAAATCAAAAAAGACATCAATTTGAGATTGAGAGGATTTGATATTGACAAAGCACTTGAACAAGCCGAAGCAATGCGAAAGGATGAAATTAAAAATGCTCAAATGGATATGTTTATTCATCTTAATAATTTGCCTTATGGTTTAGAATATCTTGAAAAACGACAAAGTGCAGAAGATTTTTCACAACAATACTACAACGAAACATTCGGAGGTAACAATGAATGACAAAATCAAACACTTATTGTCTACTGCGTATAAAACCGATTCAATAGCAAAAAATAAATGGCGTATTGAAAACCGAGAACAACTAAGAGAACAAAGAAAAAAAGAACTTAAAGAACTTATGGAAAAAGATAAAACAATGACAAACAATAAAAAAATAATATGAACAAGAAATTTTCAGAATGGTACGGACAATTAAAAACAAAATCTAAGCAATGACAAACAATAAACAACAAACTTACACTATTGAACAAATAGCCAAGCAAAACAACATTGCTTTGTATTTGAACGCCAAAGGTGAAGATAACACTGGGTTTTCATCTCGTGGAAATAGTCTGTGTAATGCGGAGATTTATATAAGTAAGTGCGACAATAAGGAAATACAAAAAGCAATTTTTTTTCATGAATTAGGACACCTGCTTCAAGATAAAGAGAATTACTCATTTCCGCACCAATTTCACTATGAACTTGATGCTTGGTTAGTTGGTTTAAGAATTGGTTACAGCTACGGTTATTTTATAGACTCTAATCTATTTTTTGAAATACTTGTACCAAGTCTAAAATCATATCAAATAAAAGGAATTAAATATAAAGAAGATGACAAACAATAAACAACAGACACCGAAAGAACAAGCCGAGGAATTAATAGAATCATTTATTGAATTTACATCCAATGAAGCAATAAGGGAAGATGGTTTATTTTATTCCCAAAGAATGAAATTATGGAACGCCAAGCAATGTGCAATGATTGCAATTAATAAAATAATTGAAGCAATTGATTTTGATTGGATGGAAGTTCAAAATTTGGAATCAGAGCATAGATATTGGGATGCAGTAAAACGAGAGATTAAAAACTATGAGCAACAATAAACAAATTATGACAAAATATATCATACCTTATATTTTAATATTTTTTACAAATGTTTGTTGGTCTCAAAATAGTATTGTTGGTGATGGTTTCGGAGGGCGTTTGTGGTATAAACCAACAAATTTAAGTTCGTACTCCTACGGTGGATTTATGATATGTGGATCCGAAAGAAAACTTTACGGGTGGGGATACAGTATGACAGGTTTAATAAAAAGGGGTTGGCGTTCGGTGATTACATCACCTACATGGACATATAACCTTTCAGAAGTAAAATACCATTCTGGTGGATACTTTATGGGAATAATTAAAACAAATGACAGTGGATATGTGTGGGGTGAAATTCAATACCCTATCGGAGTGATAAGTAATGTATCATTTTGTGATGCCGCAATAAACGGGGTGGCTTTTGTGAAAAAAGATGGTAGTCTATGGGTGACATCTCCGACAAATTCCACAAGTTACATAAAAGAGGTTGTACAAATCACCGGGGTTAATAACGTAAAACGTGTTGCTATGGGAGCGGGTGGGAAGTTTTTTGCTTTAAATTCTAATGGGTACATTGATTTTATAAATGTAGGAGGGTGGGGTGAATTCATTAAAAATCCAAAAATATCCAGATTAGCATTAAAATCTATTGTAGATATCAAAGCAACAACTGCATTTGTATCAGCCCTAGATAAGGATGGAAATGTTTTTACTTTTAATTATTCAGTTGATTCAATTCGTGTCCTGAGAAAGATTAACTTACCTTTCCCAGCAGTTGCTATTTCAGGACAATGTGACGGCTTACATTTTTTGTATTTATGTGAAAATGGATATTGTTATAGAGACCCAAATTCATGGGCTGTAAGTTATCTTACGTTTATCGACTCGAATGTTATCGACATTATGGCGGGGGAGGTTCACGATTACTACATAACCTCAGATAAAAAATTTCAACAAAAATACTTCTACCCAGATCCAGGCATCGATTTTTGGGTTGATTTGAATAACAATACCTGTATAGAAACTCAAGATATATCTTTTAAGATAAGGACCTTATGTAAAGGGGATTCTATAAATGTAAATGAAAAATACTATAGTCAAGATGGTACATATAAGTTAGATAACACCTTAAACCCTTTGTATCTAACAATAGTAACAAAAGATACTGTGAATTACTATTTAAATCCACATGTTAAATGCATTAGCATCGAACCCCCATCTAAAAAATCTTTTGTTTATAAAACAGAAACAGAGAATTTGTGTGTAAATTACTTTATAGACACTCTCTATAGATTATCATATTTTGATACAGTTAAATTATATTCATGTAATGACCCGATTATTTTTGATGGACAAAAGTACAGTAATGACACACAATTCACCAAGTGGAATCAAACTACCTCTGGATGTGACTCAAACATTTATGTATTTATTCATTTTTACAAATCCACAGTACAGTATATTAATAAAACATTTAGCAAATGTGATGATGAGGAATTTTCTTATGAAAATTTAACATTTAAAATATCAGGGGTGTTTAAAGATACTATTCAAAATATAAACGGATGCGATTCAGTTATTAGAAAATTTACTATTTTAGATTCCCTTTGTGATTTACAGGTGTATATACCCGATGTTTTTACCCCAAATCCAGAAGGCCCGGCTATCAACAACACTTTTCAACCCTTTATTTCAAATTGTTATTCTTTTAGAATGGAAATTTACAACAGGTGGGGAGAGAAGTTGTATGAAACTGTTGATATTAATACAGGATGGGACGGTACCTACTTAGGTAAAATGTCACCAAGTAGTGTATACACCTACAAAATAGAAATAATATCAAAAGAAAATAAATCCACTCAATACAACGGAACTTTTACATTAATAAGATAAAAAATGAAATTAAAACAATTTTTAACATTAATCCAAAAAAGTATAGAATGGGTAAGAGAACATTCCGTATTCCAAAAATTTTAAAAAAATAAAAACTATTTATAAATAAAAACATGAAAAAAATAATATTATCGCTCGTTTTAGTTGGTATGATTGGTTTTATGGGTTGTGAAAAAGAACCTATACCAACTCCAAACCCAACAGTTAATCTTTTGGTAGATGAAGAACCAAACGCTGTAGTAGATTCTATGGGTACCGTTATCTTTGATAACCCAATGACATCTGACATAACACCAATAACTGATGCAACAATAATAGATTATCCATTATTTTTGGATTACAACCCATTTACAATGGTTACATCAAGAACAGGTAAAATTGATTCTTGTGTAAAAGGTATTGAAGTTACAAAGGCTGAAAAAGAACTTTTAAATAAGGCTCATTTAAATAAAGTTGAATGTCAAAAACAAAACAAAATAATTGTCGCAAGAATTAATAGAGAAATTGAAGGTTGGGCTAAAACACAGAAATACAACTACTACTTAAATTGGTTCATGCCTGAAAAATCAAAATTAGATTATGATTTAAAAATGGGTGTAATAACTGAATCTCAATACAAAGAAAAACTTACCGCTTTAGAAAAAACATGGGCAAGTAAAATGCACTATTTAAATAATCAGGTAAAAGAGAAAATCAAAACAAGTTTGGATAGAGCGACTGCGTGTGGTAAAATAAAAGATTGTGAAAAAGAGTATCTACATAAGGTGTTAGATATACTTGGTAAATCAAGATATAAGAAATGGATGGAGTGTCACAAACATAACTACAAAAGGAAATAAAATTGAAACCCGAGATGAGAATCTTGGGTTTTTTGTTTATCTTTGTAATATGAAATTCCAAAAGAAATTAATACCGTTATATTTGTGGTGTTTTTACTTTATTTTGGTTATATGTTTTTCATTTTATATGCAAAGTAAATAAGTTATGAAAGTTGTATTAGAAAAAGGTCAACGGTTATTTTTTACGAGTGATACCCACTACGGTCACTCTAATATTTGTAGCGCAACTACAAAATGGGCCGATTCAGATTCAGCGACAAGAGATTTTAAATCACTTGAACACATGAATGACACGTTGGTTAATAGAATCAATGAAACTGTTGGTGAGAATGATATTTTGATTCACTTAGGTGATTTCAGTTTTGGTGGGTTTGAAAATATTCAAGAATTCAGGAGTAGGATTGTTTGTAAAAATCTTCACTTGATTCATGGAAATCACGACCATCACATCCGTAGAAACAAAGGTGATATTCAAGACATTTTTACAACCTGTAGTGATTATATTCACCTTGACTTACGTATTCCAAATGGTTCAGGAACTCGTAAATATACTTTTGTGTGTATGCACTATCCAATTTGTTCTTGGGATGGTATGAACGCTGATGTAATGCACTTACACGGTCACGTTCACTTACCACCTCATTTGAGAATAGCTGAAGGTCGTGCTATGGATGTTGGTTGTGATGGAAATAATCTATACCCAATGAACGTTGAAGAAGTTATTTCATTGTTAAGAAATAGACCAATTGCTAAACTAACACTTCCAAAAGACCATCACGAAAAAAGATTGATTTAAAAACAAAAAACAATTATACTTATTTTATTATGAACTTAGAAGAAGCAAAAGAAATTTTGAAACAACACGGTAAACCAACATGCTCATGTAAGTATGGTGGTAGTAATGAAAACATGATTGCTGAAGCAGTTAAGTTAAAAGAGTCTCAAACTCAACAAGGTTAATTTTATTGGCATGAGAGAAGCGTTTGAAGTAATGAGTGAACACCCATTTTTAACTTTATTTTTGAGTTTTATTTTACTTGGAGTATTGTCGGAAATCAAAGAAATGGTAAAAAAAAAATGAACCTAACAGATTTTTTGAATAGGTTCACTTTTTTATTATTTACGATTGCATGTTTGTTGGTTTCATTTAACATGTCTAATTTTTTACTATCAATCTTATGTTGTTTTATGTCAGGAACATTGGTTGGACATGCAATTTTTAATTTCAAAAAAAAATCATAAAATGAAAAAAATATTAGACAATATTGTTATTTTTTTATTATGTTTAATACCAGCACCGATAATCATGCGGTTTATAAGAAACAATAAAAAAGACAATTGGTTAATATGACAAACGAAGAATGGATTGAGGAATTGTATCATTTATCAAATGAGATTGGTAAATACAATGAGATGCATGACAAAGTTAATGAATGTAGAAAAAAACATCCTAATTTAAATACAGTTGAATGTGCCGAATTGGCATATATAGAATTAAAACGACAATACGAAGAGGAGATTGAATTAAATGAACAAAGTATTTCTAATTGATATTGATGGTACTATATGCGATGACATCAAAAATGAAGAAAGTCATCTGTACTCAACGGCAAATCACTATGAGCCTGCGTTACTGATTATTAATAAATGGTATGATGAAGGTAATATAATTACATTCTTCACCGCAAGGGAAGGTAAAGACAAAGAGGTGACAGAATTGTGGTTAAAAGAAAAAGGTTTTAAGTATCATGGATTAGTTATGGATAAACCACGAATTAAGGATGGTCAGGAATATGTGTGGATTGATAATAGAAAAGTTAGAGCGGTTACATATTTGGGAACATGGACAGAATTAAAAGAGGTTGATGCTAAAATACAAATATTTGAATAATGGAAAACATGAGTGATATTGAAAAATCAGCATTGATTTCCAAATTAGATTATGAAATAACTAAAGCGGTTTTAAACGGACACAAATCTGTTATGGGAGATAAATTTCAGGGACACAGAGATATTATATTAAAATTACGACAAGAGTTATTCCCAAATTCAGTATGGGCTTTAGGAACAAAACAAGATTAAAACAATAAAAAAAATAATACGTATGAAATATATTCTTGATTTAAACAATGTGTCTTTAAAAGACATTCATGTAGTCGGTGGAAAAAATGCATCTTTGGGTGAAATGTTGCAACATCTTAATACTTTAAAAATTAAAGTTCCAAATGGTTTTGCTATAACCGTAAAAGGATATTATGATTTTATTAATCATAATAAATTAGATAAATCTATCAGAAAACTAATCTTAGATTTAAACCCAAATGACATAATCGCACTTCGTAAGACTGGTCTTGCAATTAGGGAATTAATCAGAAATGGAGTTTTTCCTGAAAAACTAAAAAATGAAATACAATTAAAGTATCTTGAGTTATCGGAAACATATGGTCAAACAATGACTGACGTTGCTGTAAGGTCATCTGCAACCGCCGAAGATTTACCTGATGCCAGTTTTGCTGGTCAACAAGAAACTTTTTTAAACGTTAGAGGTACAGAATCCATTTTAGAATCTGTAAGAAATTGTTTTGCTTCCCTGTTTACCGATAGAGCAATATCTTATAGAACATCTTTTGGATATGACCATTTTGATGTTGGATTGTCTGTTTGTGTTCAAAAAATGGTTCGTTCTGATTTATCATCTTCTGGTGTTGCATTTTCATTAGATACTGAAAGTGGATTCAAAGATGTTGTAATTATAAATGGAAGTTATGGGTTGGGTGAGATGGTTGTTCAAGGTTCAGTATCTCCTGACGAATTTATTGTATTCAAACCATTATTGGAAGAAGGATTTTCTTGTATTATTGAAAAAAAATTGGGTAACAAAGATAAAAAAATGGTTTATGGTGAGGGTCAAGGTAAATTAACCAAAATTATTAATATTGATGAGGAACATAAAAACAATTTTTGTATCAATGATAATCAAGTATTAGAAATCTCAAAATGGGTTACATCAATTGAAAAATATTATTCCGATTTAAAAGGATATTGGTGTCCTATGGATGTGGAATGGGCAATTGATGGTTTAACCAATGAATTATATATTGTTCAAGCCAGACCCGAAACAATACATTCAAGAAAAAAAACTGATACACTTGTTGAATATAAAATCAATACCGAAAATTTAACGCCAATTGTTAAAGGTGGAGCAGTCGGAGATAAAATTGCAAATGGAGAAGTTACAATAATGTATTCATTAGATGGTCGTGACGGTACGTTTGATGTCTCTGACTTTGTTGAAGGTAGTGTTTTAGTTACCGATATGACTGACCCTGATTGGGAACCCATAATGAAAAAAGCATCCGCAATCATTACAAATAAAGGTGGTAGAACCTGTCACGCAGCAATTGTTGCACGAGAAATGGGATTACCAGCAATTGTTGGAACAATGAACGCAACCGACATATTAAAAAATCACCAAAAAGTTACGGTCTCTTGTGGAGAAGGAGATGTTGGATTTGTTTATGATGGTTTTATTGATTATGAAAAAATTGAAACGAATTTGGAAGAATTACCAAAAATATCAACACCCATAATGTTAAATGTTGCATCTCCTGAAATAGCATTTAAATTTTCAAGTTTACCAAATGCCGGAGTTGGTTTAGCACGAGAAGAATTTATAATTAATAATTACATTAAAGTTCACCCAATGGCATTATTACAACACAAACAGATTGGTGATAAAAAATTAAGTGAGCAAATAAATACAATAACCAAAGGTTATGAAGATGAAGAAACATTCTTTGTAAAAAAATTAAGTTATGGTATTGCAAGAATTGCTGCGGCATTTTATCCCAATAAAGTTATTGTTAGACTTTCCGATTTTAAATCTAATGAATATAAAAATTTATTGGGTGGGATTTATTTTGAACCAGATGAAGAAAATCCAATGATTGGTTGGAGGGGTGCCTCAAGATATTATTCTGAAAAATATAAAGATGCTTTTGGTATGGAAATTAAAGCAATCAAAAGAGTTAGAGAAAAAATGGGATTTAGTAATGTTGTAGTTATGATTCCTTTTTGTAGAACAATAGACGAGTTATTAAAAGTTTATAAAGTCATGGAATCTTATGGATTAAAAAGAGGTGAAAAAGGTCTTGAGGTTTATTTGATGGCAGAATTACCATCAAATATTTTTATGGCTGAAGAATTTTCAGAACATATTGATGGATTCTCAATTGGTTCCAATGATTTAACACAATTGATTTTAGGATTGGACCGAGATTCAGCACTTGTATCCTCAATTTACGATGAGAGAAATCTTGCGGTAAAACGAGCAATATCACACCTTATTAAGGTTGGAAAAAAAACTAACACTAAGGTAGGAATTTGTGGACAAGGACCATCTGATTTTCCTGATTTTGCAGAATTTTTAGTTAGTGAAGGTATTGATAGTATTTCTGTTACACCAGATTCTTTGTTAAAAACATTAAAAACACTAAGTAAAATATGAAAATAGAACAAACACCAATTAAAGATTTGTATGTTATTAGTCCTACAGTTCACGAAGATAACAGAGGGTATTTTTTTGAAACTTATAACCAACGTTTTTTCAGGGAACAAGGTATCTATACAAACTTTGTACAAGATAACCAATCAATTAGTGTTAAAGGAGTTTTAAGAGGACTTCACTTTCAAAAGATAGCACCACAAGCAAAACTTGTTAGATGTATTGTAGGTGAAGTATATGATGTTGTGGTTGACCTTAGAAAATCATCAGACACCTACAAACAATGGTTTGGTGTTAAATTATCTGAAGACAATATGAAAATGATGTTGGTTCCAAAAGGATTTGCTCATGGGTTTGTTACACTTTCAGATGTTGCTGTATTCCATTATAAATGTGATGAGTTATATATGACATCAGCAGACGGTGGTATTATATATAATGACCCTGAAATTAATATAGATTGGGGTGTAGATGTTAGCCAATTAATAATGTCAGACAAAGACAGAGTCCTTCCAAAGTTGGCTGATATTGAGACAGAGTTAGGCTTTTAATATAAAACATCGGCATTTTTTAGAAAGATTTCTAAAAACTTATATAAGTCCATGTCTTTTGATTTTTTAGCGTCAGACATACCTCTCATTAAATTTGTTTTATTTGATTTAACTAAAGATGATTCAATAGAATCAATTGAATCTTGATGTAATATTATTTTTAATTTATTTACAAATTCTGAATTATTTGATAAAAACTCTTTTAAATTATTAAAATTACCTTCAGAGAATTCTTTAAAATAATTGTCTGATGATGATTGTTCAATAACCATCATTTTTTTAATTCGTAATGACTCTTCTAATAAATTCATATTAAGTTCTTTTTTGATATACTAAACGTTTAACTTTTGGTTCATCAGTTTTTACAACTTCATTTAATAACTCTTTTTTAGGTTTTGATTTTAAACCAAAAAAAAGTAACATTTTATTCCATAACATTTTAAACATAATAATAAGTATTTTAACTTGATAAATAAAATTAAAAATAGTATAATTACATTTATGGAAAATAATACGAACCCAGAAGAAAACGAAAATCAAATTAACCAAAGAGACTGGTTTAAAGCGTCATTAATATTTGCAAAAACTTTAGGGTTTTTATTACAAGAAAATGAAGGCGTTGTTATTAACTTAACTGAAATGACAAAAATTGAAGGTCAAGATGACGTGAATAAAGTTATTGTGTTTAAAAAAGAAAACCAAGTGCATATAGCACCATGTGAACAAGATATTCCTGAAGGAGGATTTGTTCAATTAGGTCCTGAACCTGAGGATGGTGAAACAAACACTGAAGTTGTTGATTAATCTTAATCAAACAATAACATATAACATAATGAACTCTCACTAATCGTGAGGGTTTTTTTATTTACCAACTATTTATTACTAATGAAACAACTAATTCTTCAAGTATTAAAAGAAGAGACTCATCAGATTACTGAAAAATTTAAAGTAAGTTCTGATGAGTACATTAAACTATTCAAAAATAATAATTTTGAATTGGTTGTTCCACTGACATTTGAAGCAAGTAAAAAATATGGAGCCAACGCTAAATGGTGTACAACAACTAGATGTGATGACACCATGTTTAATAAACATAATGAAATGGGTTCATTGGCATATCTTGTAATTAAAAACCCTGAGATTGCTCAAAGATTAGGTAATACCAAATATGGGTTATTCATTAATAAACCAGATGATAATTACTTGGGTGGTAAATACGCAGCACCTTCAGGAATTATGATGTATGGTGATAATAATAGTATTTTATCTCAATCTCAAGTAGAAAATGAATTTGATAAATTAGATTTATTATCTGATTACTATAAAATGATTAGATATTTTACTGATTACAGTAAAGAGAAATTCTCAAAAGAATTTATTCAAGAATCACATAGAGATAATATTGACGGTAAAGCAACTCAAATGTTTAATTCATTATTAAAAAAATACATTCCTGATAACTCAACGTTTGAAACTTGGTTTTCAACACCATATGATGATAATGAACGAGTGGATGTTTATATGGAATATAGTTTTGATGAAGAAAGTACTCATTTTTGGAAAACGGATGTCCAAGAAGATGATGAACCAATTCAATATGAAGGTACAATTTATTTATTAATCAATAGATTAATGGTAGGTAATGAAGAGGATGATACATGGGAAGATGTTGGATATTTTGATTTACCTGATTATATTTGGGAAGATGATTTTAATCCCTCAGTATTTAAAAAAATACGACCATTTGTAAAATCATTCAACTTAGATGTTGACTTTGATTACAAATTTATGAAAAAAAATAAATAATGAAACTTACAAACCAAACAAAATACTCTCTGTTTTATTCAGATGGTAAAAGGCTTACATATGGTAATTGTTTAATTGCCTGTGTTGCTTCATTGTTGGATGAACCAATTGATGAAGTTCCTAATGTCTACACATTTTATGGGTTAGATGAAAAAGACAAAACAACTGAGGACCATGCGTGGTTTAAAGTTATGAATTTATGGTTAGACTTAAAACATCAAAAATGTATTAAAAAACATTCATTAGATGATGAGACAAAAGAAGAATATGTAATTATGAGAGGTGCATCCCAACGAGGAAAACCACATTGTTGCATCTTTAAAAATGAAAATGGAACATTTTTACCGCACTTTGACCCACATCCAACACTTCAATACCTGCAACAAAATCATTATTACTACACAATAGAATCCAAATATAATATTTACATCTAAAGTATCACTCTCGTATATTTGCGTATCATACCGTATCAAAATAAAAAAGAGGAGTAGCGAATTCCTCTTTTTTTTGTTACCGAAACGGTAACGGTCCTAAAACACCCTGATTACAGGGAGGCTGAATCATCATCATCACCAAGTGTGAATCTTATCATGTGATTTTTGATTGATAAATATCTTAAAACATCTTTAATTTCCCAATCTATGTTAAGTTCATCTTCATCATCATGGTCTTTTAAATAAACATAAACATGTGGGATTGAACCCACTCTGTCAGTATCATAAGCACGAACATCAAATCTAATTATGTTTGGATGTTTTGGTTTGATTAATTTATCTAACAGTTTTTTAACTGATATCATTTCATTTGATTGATACATACTGATAAATATTGTATATTAAGATAATGTCAAATAAAGAAAGATTAAATTGTCTGTTATGGTTGGTATTAGCATTACCACTTGTACTTTATTATATGATATTCAAAACAAAATGGGGTAAGTAATGATATTTAATAGTAATGGACCGTAGTCAAGTTGCAACCCAAATTGAAAAATTATTATCAAAGTTACTATTTGAAAAAAAAGGTGTAAAAATAAGTGTTGAACCTGTTTCAGATAGTCAACATAAAAGTGGAGAATATCCAACTTGGCGTAAATATATTGCAAACATTCACGTTGACCCATATAGGTACAACAATGTTACTTCTGACTTTAACGAAGATTACTATAATTTTATGAGTAATGCTGAAGATGTAATATCTAATAATATAAAGTATATTGGTATAGATGATTTTGAAGTTTTAAGTAAATTCATAATTGATGATAAACAAGAGTTCATCAAAATGATGGAGAAAATAATTTATGATAAGTGGGAAGATGTTGAAATGGAATATCAAATTGAAACGGGTAAAACATTACCAGAACTTGATGAGATAACAATATATCCAAGAAGTGATTCTTATCCTGAATTCTCACTATATATTGGATTAAAAAAACAATTACATGAAAAAGACTATACAGCTTTATGGAACACACTTCACAAAAAATTACCTATAAGTGAGATGTTTGTTCATTTAGTATAAGGAGTTTTTCGTATCTTTGTAACTATATAAAAAATAATAAAGTATGGTAAAAATCGTTGATTCACCCGAAGGAGTAGAAGGACAAGGTTTCTTTGCCACTTCATTTGATAAAGTTATTGGATTGGCTCGAGCAAATTCTCTTTGGCCTTTGCCTTTTGCCACATCCTGTTGCGGAATTGAGTTTATGGCGACAATGGGAGCCAATTATGATTTGGCTAGATTTGGCTCTGAACGTTTGTCTTTTACTCCACGACAAACAGATTTATTGATGGTCATGGGTACTATATCAAAAAAGATGGGTCCTGTGCTCAAACAGGTATATGACCAAATGGCTGAACCTAAATGGGTATTGTCGGTTGGTGCTTGTGCTTGTTCTGGTGGAATATTTGATACATATAGCGTTCTTCAAGGTATTGATAACATAATTCCCGTTGATGTGTATGTACCGGGTTGTCCTCCACGTCCAGAACAAATCATAGATGGACTTATAAAAATTCAAGAATTAGCAAAGAGAGAAAGTATAAGGAGGAGAGATACCGATGAATATGCCAAAATGCTTGAGAGTTATAACATTGAACAAGCAAAATAAGAAAAAGTCTTGATGAATATAATATTGAACCCTCATGGCAACGTGGGGGTTTTTTCGTATCTTTGTTGTATGGATAAGATACTTACATACCTGTTGATACTAGCAATCACCAAAGATGAAAGGAAAGCCAAAATGTTGATGGATGTCCTATATAATGAGAAACCAAAGACAACCGTAACTAAGACTAAGAGTGTAAGAAAACCTGTGACTACAAAAGAAACTGCACCTGTGGTTAACGCTAAGCAAAAAGAAATAATGGACGCGATTGGTTACCTCAAGAGTAAACCAAGGAAGACAAAAGAAGATAAGGATAAAATTCAGATGTTGGAAGTAATCCTTAAATCTATGTAGTTATATTTATAGATATGAAAATTATTATCACGGAGAGTCAACTTTCCAATTTAATGACCGAGGACAATTACTATAATGTCTTAAGTCATTTCTTTGATAGAGTATTAAAAGACTTTGTTGTTATAAATGATGGTAATGGTTATGTCAGATTTTACCAACCTGATAGTAAATTTTTATCTTTTCATAAGAATATATTTGGGAATCTTTGGGTTTCAACAGATTGTGATAATTGGAAAAGATTAACACAATATGGAAGGTCTTTTGGTGTGTCTAAAAAAGAAATTAATAAGGCAATAATTAAATATTTTAACGATAAGTATTCCGATAAATTTACTGGCGGTAATTTAATACAGGACATTAAAGATGACCACCTTTGCTAATATGAAAGATTTAATTAGAAAAATATTAAGAGAACAAACTGAATCTAAAAAAGATGCCATTAAATCCCTGATAAAAAAATCAGGATTAGAAACTGCTGCCAGAGTTATGGGTGGAGTTGAAAATTTAATTAAAATTCTTTATGACGGTGACATTATTAAGTTTAGTGAAGATACAACTACACCACTTGCTTATATGTCTTTGGATAGAATGAATTTATATTTACATAAGGCGTTAGTTGATGAACTTGGAATAGACGAAAGTAAATCTTGGCATTCGGATGAAAAAGAATTGGGGAAATTCATATTTGGTTCAAAAAACGGTCACGAATTTAATTTTAATGCCAGATTGAGACCACAAAGACTTCATGACCAAACATATTACAAAGTTTTGGGAACAAGTGGAGATTCTGGATTTGGTTATACATTCCTTACTAAAAAAAATACATTAGGTGTAAGATATAGACAACAAATCTTCAAACAGATAATAGATAAATATGATTTATCAAAATACATGGGTGTAAAAACTTTTTATTAATTATGAAAGATTTAATTAGAAAAATATTAAAAGAAGAACTTACACCGTCAATAAAACGCAGAATAGATTTCAGCAATATTGACAGTATAATTAAAAAACATAGAATAGGTGCGTTTCAGAAAGAGGAACCAACAGAATTAGATATGGCCACACTCAGAACAATTCACAAAGCCATGTATGATATCATGCCAAGAGAATTTGAGGAGTATGGTGATGATTATCATAAGGCTTGGGATGAAATAAAAGAGTATCTAAACGACAACTATGGTGAAGAACTAAGACAATACTTTGAGAAGAGACGAAGGGATGTGGATGAAGATAAAAACCCATTAGGAATTAAATATATCTTTGTTAAACATGACAAACCTTATTACAATAGTGGATGGAGAGGATTCGCAGATGGTTTTGATTCGTTTGATGAAATGTTAACAAAGTATGGTGATTATGTTGATGTTGATTGGGATGAAATAAAAAATAAATTGGATAAAATAAATGATTATCCTGAGACAACATTTGCCGATACAATGAATAGCCGTCCATTAAGAATATCAAGTATTGGTGATGAAGGAAACTATTGGGGATATAACTTTTCAATTATTAAACAAATACCAAAGGATAATTTAGATAAGACTAAAGGTATTCAAGCAGAAGAAAACAATGATGAACTTGATGAATACGCAAGAACATTAAAAAACGCAAGACGACAAGGAGTAGGATTAAGATTTCCTAAGTCAGCAATAAAAGCAAATCCATTGAGATTTAGACCTTACAACAGAAAGTAATATGAAAAAAATAGTTAGATTAACAGAATCAGAATTAATATCATTAGTAAAACGTGTTATTAGTGAAAATGACCCAAAATCAGGAACAGGTAAAAAACCTGAAGGTTCTGACAGAAGATTATATACGGATGAAAATCCAAGTGATACTGTATCTGTAAAGTTTAGAACAAAACAAGATATTGTTGACACATTAAACAAAGAAAGTTTCAAGTCAAAATCACATGCCAGACAATCTCAGATTATTAATCTGATTCATCAAAGATTAAGAGTTGCCTTAGAAAGAGCAAAAGACCCTGAAGTTAAAAAAAGATTAAAGACTGCGTTTGAATATATTGAGTCTAAGAAAGAACAATCTAAAAAGAAAACCCAAGAGATGAAAGAGGGGGAATTAACTGAAAGATGTTGGGCAGGTTATACTCAAAAAGGTATGAAGACAATGTTTGGTAAAAGATATCCTAACTGTGTAAAGAAGAAGAAATGAACTTACAGGAACAGGTAAATAGAATACAAGAGATGATGGGATTAAATGAGTCCAATCTTTTGGCTGCCGTACAAAGAAGAATAAGTAATGTTGATGATTTAATCTTTCTATCTGCAGATGAAGTCAATGTCCAATATTCTATATGTAAAATTGATGAGGATGAATTTATTGAGGCAACAATTTCTAAAACATTAAACACAATATATTGGGATTACTTTGAAAGTGTGGATGATAGTTCACCTGAGTGGGGTAAAGCGTATAGGATGATGGAGAAATATGCTAAAGACAAATATGGTGAAAGATTACGTCTTATGCATCAATATGTTTGTCCATAATAGTAATTCTATTTATTATTTCCATCTTCATCCCTAACATATATTGTTACAAATGTTGTGTTAATACCCAAATACTTCACCGCATTTCTAACATCAGCTTCAATCTCTGCATCCATTTGGTCTGAATAATCATATTCACCTGCGTGATATTTCGCCCAATATCCAGCAATATCAAATATAACATCTATCATGTAGTATTCTACACCTGTATCATCGTGTGTAGAAGGTTCAATCTCATATTCCACAATACCATTCCACTTAGGTGAAACCAAGTGTTCTAATACTCTTTTAATCATTTCGGTGGATGCTTCCATAACTATAAATATAGGTAAAAGTAAATATAATAAAAAGGGGTAGGGTGTCATATTTATTAATTATGAAATTGCAAGAAAACATAGACAGAATTAAATCAATGATGGGATTAATCATTGAAGCCACAGATAAAATTCAATCAAACGATGGAAATGTTGTTTTAGTTGCCGATTATACAAAAAACCATATAAAAACTCACAATCAATTTGGAACAGGTTCAACCTTTAAAGAAGGAATAACTGATGAAGATATTAATAATTTTATTAATATGGCATTGGAAAATAATGAATTGGGTGAAGGTGGAGCGTTTGAAGTTAACGTTCCTAATATTGGTTATGATTTGGTTAAACCATATGATGAAGCAATAAATTATGAAGACGCAAAAGAAACTACCACAACAAAAAAAGAACGAGGTAATGATATTGAAGTCCCTTTAATTTATACTAGCAAATCTTCAGATAATTTTAAGACCGATACATTAACATTAATTATAAGAAAATCAAATCCAGAATATCTTCCTGATGATGTTAAAGAAGATGATGAAATATTACAAGGTATTAAAAACGGAAATGTTTATTCATTGTTAACCGCATTCCCTGGTAATCCAAACATTCCACCAGCATCTGAATGGAATGGACAATATGCGGTAATTGTTCCAAAAAAAGAAGAAAAAAGGGTGGGGGAATAATCAGTTCCCGGCATCATTAAGATTTGATACATCATAAAGTAAATTTACTCACTCATGGTGTTTCACTCCGTTCCACACATTCATTCATAATTTTACTTCATTCTGTTTATAGTAAACTAACAACTATAAACCAATCGGATATTCATTCGTATATATACGGATAAATGCGTATATGATTTGATTAAACAGGGGGAATATATTATTATTAACACTATGGATAAAGAATTACATTCAACAATAGAACATCTTATTATACAATGGAATTTAGATGGTTATAAAACTGCAGGTCATCTTACAAGACAGATTATGGAATTAATAGGTGATGTAACATTAAACACATATAAGACATTAGAAGATAATGGTGTATATATTCATTACGTTCCTGAACATTATACCGATGGTTCAAACCTAAACTTCTCTATAGAGTTTACTAAACAAAAAACCCAAACAGGATGGTATAATGATGACCATGAGTTCGGTGATGTATATGATACTAAGGTTAAGTCAATCAAACTTGCTCTATGGTACTTAGAAGACCCTAAGAGGATAGAACTTATAGATTGTAGTATGAAAGACCCTGAGTGTATGAAATATCTTACTGACCTCTGTAATTTCTTAGAACCTATGGTAACACCGATTACCGTAACGGCCATTACGGAAAAGTAATTCCCCCACAATAAGAACCCCCCACTTATAGTTTGTCCCCCACTAAAGGAGATGGATACAATGAGATGGTGATATGTTATCTTCGTATATGTAATGACATATAAAAGTATTGGTCTACGACCAATTATATGTAATGTCATATAGAATAGATAATAGTGGGGGACTGATTAGTTGTATCGTAAATGTCAGGTTTCACCTGATGAATGAGATACAAAACATAATGTCCCACTTTTTACCACCATATATAATATCCATAGAACTAAGGGGACAGGAATAGATTACCCACTTAAGTTGTCCATTAGTTGTCATCTTAAAAAAGGACTTCATCCCTCGTTGAAGGGGGATTAAAGGACCCTAAAGGGTCTCCCGCCCTCGTAGACCATAACAACTATTATTCTCTGGGGTTTAACACTATAGAAAAAAGTGGTTCTGTAGGGGTCAACAGAGGGGATAAATTGGTCCTTACAATAGCGTCAGGGGGAATAACACTATGGTAATATACACCTGTGGGAGAAAGTGGGGGAAACTAAAACCTTGTGAAGGCATTATCCCCATGCGAAAGAGGGGACTGACATTTTGACAATTCCAAATTTTTACCCCCAAAGTTATCCACAAACCCATATTTTTTTATGAACTGACAGGGTGTCAGGTATGGACAAAAGTGTGGATAAGTATATATTTATGAACAATATGAGTGAAGACCAACCGATATACGAAAGACAGATGGAACCATCCAATGTTACGGACCATAACATAAGATTAATTGTACAGAAGTATTATACCCCCCAAGTAGATGAAAGTTCCAAGGGGATTATACTTAGGTTTGTTCCAAATAGGGGGAATGTATTACCTGAGGCAATAGTATGGTTCGAGAAGGGTAAGAAAGGATTTGTAAATAAACCCCTCAGTCAGAATGTATGGATGATGGTGGACTGTGACTTAAGACCATTACATGAATTACTTCACAAACACTTCCATCTTAACGAGGGGGATTTCAACATTACAAGAACAACTCTATCATCAATAGCCTATGAGACTATTTCTGAATGGGCCAAACAAACATAGTCTTACCAAGTTCATAGTACTTAACCCCAAAGTGTTTAAGGAATAGTTTAACACCGTCTTGGGTAATGTTATATATGATGGAAGAGTTAATACCCCTAACTCTACGATGACCCCTAAAGATGGGGTATGTTCCTTTATCACCATATTGTCTTTTACCCGTACACTCAGTGATATTAAACTTAAGGTATAAATGGGGGGTTGTATAATTGTCCCCCTTGTTAGCATGAAGGGAGTAGTAACCCTTAAGGTTCTCATAGTAATAGGATACAACACCACAGGTAATAATCCTATCCTTCATAATCTTATTAAGTCTTTTAATCTGAGTGGGGGATTCCATTAACTTCATCATAATACAAAGGTACAACATACCTTTGACATTTCCTAATACCTTATAAAAAAAATATAAGGCAGGTTGGAGTCTACTCTCCCGTGACCACTGAAAGCCCCCACGCCCAAGTTCAGTATACAACTGAATCATAATACAAAGATAGGTAATCTATTTGACACTACCAAACCCCCACCTTTTTTTTAGGGGGGGAGTTATCCACCTCCTTATCAGTCGGGGACATTACTTATCCACATGACACTATGACACATGGGGAGGGGGACATAAGTTATCCACACTATACTCCCCCCCTGTAGTACGGCACACCCCCCATGGTGGGGGTCCCCCCTCCCGTATCCCCCCCTATATGACATTCTGACAGGTGGTTTTGGGGGTACAATACTAACGATGAAATTTTCTGGAAATTTTTTAGGGAAAGAGGTATTTATTGAATATGGAAATAATCATTAGTGAGTCTCAGTATAAAAGATTAGTATTAGAAAATGAGAATTCATTTTTATATGAAGATGGATATGGTTCGGTAGAAGAGACCAATTTTGTTATTGGTGATTTATTAACCGAAGCAGAATATCAGGGAAGAAAAGTTCAGTTGGGTAAGATAATGCAGGGTGACATTAAAAAGTCCAAAGTATATGTTAAGAACGATAAAGGTAAGGTTGTTAAGGTAAACTTTGGTTTTGGTGGAAAATCAGCCAAAGGTAAAATAATGAGGATTAAAAAGAATAATCCTGAAAGAAGAAAGAACTTTAGAGCAAGACATAATTGTGATACTCCTGGTCCAAGATGGAAACCAAGATATTGGGCATGTAGAACTTGGTAATAATAAAAAAATATGAGTACATATAGAAAATTGTCTTCTATGGAAGACGCAAACAAGAGATTAGAGGGTAGATACTTAGTGGAACAGTCTACACCTCAAAAACAACAAGGAACATCTGAGAATCCTTTATGTAATAGTAATACAGGAACAGGTGGGACGGGGACTAAAACCCCATACATGGTTTGTGTTTGGAAAGACGTATTTGCAACCTACGTTAAATTAACTGACATTACAACAGGGAAGATATTGGCTCAAGTATATGACCAAGACTTTCAAAAGGCATCATCTAAATTCTTTAGTAAGGTGGGTGAGGTACTTCCTGATAAAAAAATCGGAATTGATTTACCGATGCCGATTACTCCTGATAATTAATAAAACTAATTTAAAGACCCCCTCCCATAAAGAGGGGTTTTTTATTGCCCATCCCTGAATTGTTTCCCGTTCGGGAATATATTATATGGGTGGGGGACATATGGTTATAAAAAATACCGTTCGGGAACATGACCCCCCTTCTTATGAAGGTACCCCCTATATGTGAAATAGAATTTTTGGAAAATTTTGGGAAAAATACTCCTTTTCTCTTTTTAATATATTTATAACTAAAGAAAATTAATATGAAAAAAATTATAAGATTAACAGAATCAGATTTAACAAGAATTGTTAGAAGAGTAATTAGTGAACAAGCCAAAAAACTTACCCCACAAGACTACAAAGAAATTGCTGATTATTTCAAAGAATTGATGACGGGGTTAAATGTTACAAGCGACGCCGCAAAAAACATTCAACAAACTATAGTAAACAGAATTAATAACAAGCAGGATTGGGAAGGGGTTAAAAAAGCATTTGGTGTTCAAGATGGTCAAAACTTGGACCAATGGTTACAGAATGAATATCATATTGATTATAATTTGATAATGAAATTGGTTAATCAACAAGAAGATGAGTCTCAGAAACAAAATTCAATGTACAATCCTGGTACGGTAATTCGTCTTATCACTAATAGACAAATGATTATTGGTAGGTCATATACTTATTCAAGTACAATGGGAGATAAAAGAGAGTTGTTCGTAGACATCGAGGGTGCTAAAGTTATCCGTAAAGACAAAGATGGTATTATTATCAAAGCAGAATCAATAGAGTATTATGATGTGGACTCTTATGAAGCAGGCACCGAAAAATATCCTCAACAAAAGTTTCTTTATAACGTTTGTGTAAAAATTCCTTTTGATAAAATAATTCAACGTAAAGATGATACATTACAAATTAACTGGTTTGCCAGTACGGTTAAAGATAGTGTAGTACCTTGTGGGTAATACATTTAAAAAAATACTTGGAACCCCTCCCAACAGAGGGGTTTTTTATTTCCTATAAACATGACCCCCCTTCTTATGAAGATACCCTATATGTGAAATAGAATTTTTGGGAAAATTTTCCTATTTTACCCTCCCGTATATTTATGGAATATGAAAATCATTATCACTGAGGAACAGAACACGTCATTAAGAAGAAGGTTTTATTATATTAAAAAAGTATTGGATGTTGTATTGGATAATATGTACCCCTGTGATTATTCAAATGAATCTTATTTTTATATTGGGGTAATTTATGAATTGGAAACCTTTTTAGATTTAGAGGGTATTAAAAGGATTCAACCTGAAGAGGTTATTGATTTTGTAAAACAAAACCTAAAAGATTATATCATTCAATATTATATTAATTCCCAAGAAGATTGTTAACAACCCCTCCATTACCGAGGGGTTTTTTATTTCCCATTAATTTAGTATCTTTGTAATATGGAAACAAAGACCGTAATTCAGATGATGTCGGAGTATCGTGTATATACAGACAAAATTGAGAAGATGTATGTTGAAAAGAAAATGAGGGAACGTATGGGTGGAGATAGGGGTGTTCATTTGGGACATATTAAACGGGTAACTAAATTATTGGAAGATAGTTTTGTAATGTAAGGTATTTATTGATATGAAGGAACTAATCAAAAGGGTCTTAAGGGAAGAATCAAAAAATTCTGTAAAAGATTACTTGTTTAAGTATTGGGATAAAAATGGTCCATCTATTGAGATGGGAAAATACTTTTCTTTATCTGAATATGAAACTGCCAAATATCTTTTTGAATATCGTAATTTTAACTTTGATGAAGTTGAAGAACAAGTTAGGACTTTGATTGAAAACTACCATGAATGTGATGGTGATGAGTTTACTTTAAGACTTGATAGTATTGTTTTTGTTCCTCGTAAAATCGTTCTTGTTGATGGTTCTGGTGATGTAGAGGAATGGTATAGTTATGATGTAAATTTTTCCATCAAAAATGATTCACCTGTATTTAATAATGAATATCATGGCTCTGTTGATTTGAATGACTACGAAGACCTTGAAACTTTATATGGACAAATTGAGGGTTGCGTTGAGAATATGTTAAATAACACAATTTATTTTAATTATGGTATTACCGCTTATCATTGTTTGTTTGTTGGAATATATGAATGATGCCGGAAACCAAATAAAATCCCCCCACCCCCTTTTTCTGACCCCGTCCACCCGTCCTTCGGACGGTTCTCTGACCTCCCGAACCCTTCGGGTGTTATATTGTCCCCCTAATTATATCCATCTTAAAAAAGGTGGGTTTGGTTATATTTATTTGTAATGAAGATTATTATATCTGAATCTCAGCATAGACGATTATTTGAGGAAGAACAAAAGGTTCTTCACATTCCTGATATTAGAATATTTGGTGATGACTGGGATAATCTGCAAAGGTTTTTGGAATCAAAAGGAAATCCATTATATTCTTTGGGTGGAAACTTAAATTTGGTTGGTTTGGAAGTTGAATCTCTTGGAAACCTTGTTTCAGTCCAACATGATTTATATGCTTATGATACTCCACTTAAATCTCTTGGTAGTCTAACTTCAGTTGGTGGTTTAATGGATATAAGTAATACTCAAATTGAATCCCTTGGGAACTTATCTTTTGTTGGTGGTAGTTTGGTTTTGAAAGGTACTCCACTCTTTCCTAAAGATGCATCCCCACGTTCAAAGCAAAGGATGGAAGATACGATAAGCCATAAGGTTTATGTTCAAGGAAACATTTTATATTAATATATGAAGATTATAATATCTGAATCTCAACACAAAAGATTATTTGAGGAGGAACAAAAGGTTCTTCAAATTCCTGGTGTAAAATTATTTGGTGACTGGGATGGATTGCAGAAATTTTTGGAATCAAAAGGAAACCCACCATATTCTTTAGGTGGAAACTTAAATTTGGTTGGTCTAAAAGTTGAATCTCTTGGAAACCTTGTTTCAGTAGAAGGTGATATATACGCCTATGATACACCACTCAAATCACTTGGTAGTCTAACTTCAGTTGGTGGTAATTTGGATTTGGATGGAACTCCAGTTGAATCCCTTGAAAATTTAACTTACGTTGGCGGTGATTTGTTTTTAACTAACACTCCAATGTCCAATAAATGGCTTCAAATAAAACAAATGATAAATAAAGTTGGTGGTGATATTTATTTTGAACAATGAACTTACAAGAGAACATATATAGGATTAAAGAAATGATGGGGATAGGTAGTAAAAATCCATATATCTATGATGACCCCAAATTTGTTAAAGAGATTGAAAATGCGATAGAAAAAGATGGAAGTTCGTTTATTTGTTCATATGTTGCATCTGCTGTAAAAATGTTAGAGGGGGATGATGTTAAAATTTATGGTTTTAGTATAGATAAAAATCCTGATACAGTATACTTTTCAGATGAAGAAGGTGATGAAGGACATCATTTTGCGATAATGAACGATAGATACATTATTGACCCGTGGATGTATAATAATTACCAGGATTATAACATTAAAACGAATTTTAATAGAAGTGTTTTTGATTTACAAAATAAAGATGATAAAAAAATAATTAAACATATATACGGTAATAAAAATAATTGGGTTGATGTTACAGATGGTTTTGATGACTTTAAAGATTTATTTCCGCGTACATATAAAGAATTAATAGATTACCACAGAAATTTAATATGAACTTACAAGAAAATATACATAGGATTAAAGAAATGATGGGTCTTCTTATAGAAGATGAAAATGAACCTGCAGTAAAAGGAACTAATCACGGAGTTGTGATTAAACAACCTTATCAAGAAGGACAAGAAGGAAAAAAACTTAATAGTTTTATAATTGGTGTCACACATTTTGATGAAAAAAACCCTGTATACTTAGAACTTGATGATATAGACCCTTCAATTATTAATGATATAAAAGAAGTTGCAACAAACTGTGGGTATTATTATGAGGGTGTAGGCGGAGACGACCTGAAGAACATCGAGAGATTTTTCAAAGAAGAATTAAAGTTAAATGGTATTGAGGAGAAGGGAAGTTACGAACCAAAGATAAATAATGACCAACCCGACAAAAAGTATTTTATGTATACTTTTTTTTCTAATGGGAATGCGGTAGATGAAAAAACTAAAGCAAAGTTAGATGGAATCAACCAAGATAAAATTTTATTAGACCAACTTTCCATATTAAAAAATAATGGTCAGAAAATAAATTCAATTTATGACTTAATTATTTTTGGTGATGGGTCAAAGTTATTTTGGGATGGTAGTTTATCTTTTAATGATAATGATAAAAAATGGTTTATTGAACAAATAAAAAATACACCCAACACACAAAATATAATGTCATTACTACAAAGTGAGCCAACACCTGAAAATATAAGAAAATTTATTCAAAGTGGGTTTGATATTATGTGGGGAAATTTTGATTCAAAGAAAGACAATTTTGGTTACCAAGATGGTAAAAATTTATTGACTAACATGGCGGAAACCGCAACAAAAAGAAGAAGAGAATACATTAAAAACAATTTAGTTTGTGGAATTTATTTTATAGGTGAAGGACACATAAAATCTTGGCAAGAACAATTTGTAGATACAAAAGTAATTGAACCCATAATGAACTTACAAAAACAAATATCAAAAATATAGTATTTATTCATTATGAAAAGTTCAAAATGTACGTATTCAAGATGTAGAAAAATGAGTAAGAAATTTGCCTTAAGAATTAAACAGAACAACGAGGTTCTGAATAAGGCCAAAGAATCTAACAAGTAATTTTTAAACCCCCATCTTATGTTGGGGGTTTTTTATTTATCTTTGTATTTATAAGTAATGAAGATTATTGTAACGGAATCGCAACATAATAAATTAAAAATGAAACAATGGCTCTTAAGAAGACAAGAGTTGTTCATGAATGAATATAATCAGTCACTTAGAGAAATTAATCCTTGTAATTATGATGACAGTGAAAGGTATATCAACATGGTGATACATTACACTACGGATGGTCTTCATCCTGAATATTATTTAAATAATAATTTTTATGTTGATTTATTGTATAATGTTATCTTTGATATGGTTTATGTTGATTTAACTGAAAAATATAATAACAGAAATTGCCAATAATATGAGATACATAATTAGTGAATCACAACTTGATATGATTATCCCTACACCTTTGAAAAGAAGGTTGGATGGTCTACAGGAACTCATGTATGATGTTATGATGAATAACGGTATGAGTTTGGAAGCCGATGAATACAATGATGTGGAAGATTTTGTTAATTATGTGATTGACATAATGATGTATGATATTTTTCCTCACACGGATTACGAAGAGATTCCAACATACGAGAAAATATTAATACATCTTCTTGGTGATAAGATTCGTGAATTTTGGGAAGAGAACCAAAATTAAATAAAAAACTTTTTTAACTGTCGTTGTATTTATTATTAAACATTATTATGAAAAATTTATTAAATATATCTGAAGAAGAAAAAAATAGAATATTGGAAATGCATACATCCGCAACCAATAAACATTATCTAAAAGAACAAACAACCGTTGGTGCTGGAGCATTAGCTGGAGCTGGAGCTGGAGCATTAGCTGGAGCTGGAGCTGGAGCTGCGGCTGGTTCTGTAGTACCTCTTGTTGGGACATTAGTTGGTGCTGCGGCTGGTGGTACTGCCGGTGCAATTGGAGCTTTAGTCCTATCAATCATGAATGGTAGTGATGCCGCAAGTAAAAAAGTACAAAAAATTATTAACAATTGTGGTAATAAATTTCCGGTAACTTCAAATACAAACCTAATTGCTGATAATATTTATAGGGCCATATCAGGGGCTGGTACTAATGAAGATAATGTTTATAGGTCACTTAAAGCTACAAGAAGTATTGCTGAATTTTGTGGTGTAGTTAAATCATATAAAGATAGTTATGGTGAAGATTTATATACAGCATTGGATGGTGATTTTGACGCAGAAAATGAATGGGTTGAAATAATGAGACCATTAAGAGATATGATTCTTAAATCGCAACAGGAAATATCTAAAAAACTTCAACAACAAACAACAACTCAAACAAGACCTCAAGCTCCAACACCTCCACCTCCGGGGACAATCTATAATACGACCCACGGCAGTTCCCGAAGGCTGAGATAACGGTAATTAATAATGCGCCACTGGAGGCAGATTTACAGGAAATACAAGGTAGGGAATAACAACTAGATAATTAAATGTCAAATTAAAATAATTAAAACCCCATCCATAAGGTGGGGTTTTTTGTTTATCTTTGTATTTATAACTAATGGCTAACGAAATAGACTTATCACATTTAACAACTGAAGATTATCAAGATTATTGGAATCAGTTTTTAAGATTTTATGCCGATGAGACTGGTAAAAACTTCTCAAAGAAATTACCAATTAGTTACTTGGATAAAGGTCTTAGAGATGAAATTATTGAAAAATACGAATTAGATACTTCAAGGTATTACCCAAATAAAATTATTCCACTTACTCAACAACTTATTCAAAAAGGTGCCATTGAATTTGAAACATTCAGACCTGAAGAAAAGTTTACCGAAAAATACGCAAATCCCCTGTCAAAAATTATATCAAGAATAAAAATCAATCCAAAATATAAGATAACTATTGGTGAAGAAAAACCAAATGAAGTTTATGTTCGCGTTAACATTGATACAGAAGATTGGTTAAAACTTTCAAATGAAGAAAAAAGACAAGCCAATGAATTTCAAGCTAATCTAAGAATTAATATTCAAAAGTTTCTTGGTGTTGAATTTGGTTCGCCAGCTCATGGTAAATTAAATATGAACGGTTATGGCACCAATGTTATGAATGGTGACGAATGGATTACAAATGTCATGAATAAAAAGATTAAAAAGGAAATTAAAGAATCTATATTTAATGAGTATATTCAACGTATGTCAATTAAAATTACTAATGATAAATTAAAAATTTCAATTATTAGCCCAAGAAACAGAAGGATGAATAGGTATTGGGAAGTAAGAACTCAGTTTGAAAAATTTATGAAAGATTTATTTGAGAAGTACGGTTATAACAAAGATTCTTTTGAACTTGATTTTGTTTAACCTTCAGTTGTAAAGACTATATTTATTAAAAAAAACATGAAAAAAATATTATTATCATTAATTGCATTATTCACAATCGTAGCGATGACCTCTTGTGATAATGGAAAAAAAGAAGAGAGTAAAGAAGAATTTACGCACCAACGTGCATTACAATTATTTCACGGTAAGTTTGCCTTCTGTGGAGCATCACCAGCAACGTTAACAGGAAACAAGATTGTTGTTCAAGGTGATACGTTTCTTGAAGGATGTGCCACGTGTCCTGTAATGGAAGGAACTGCTCTTGTTAACACATTACTGGTTGGTGACCCTTATACCACTCCTGATAGTACAAACAAGACTGTATGGTCATACTTTTGGTATTATGATAGTGTTCCTCAAGCACCAACTTGGGTAAATCTACCAACGGAAAACAGAACATTTACAATCACAGAAAAACCAGGTGGTGGTATGAGTAATATGTGGTGTATGCCATGTAAGATATTGGCAGAAAAAGTTAATGGTGTAACATTGGCAAAATGTTATGGTCCAATTAATGAATTGGCATTACCATTACGTCAATCAGTTAGAGCGTTACCAGGTGAAACATCCGTAACTCAAGCACCTGTCGGAGCAACTTATCCTGTAGGAACAATTATACCTGATGCGGATTCAACAAAACATTATAAAAAAGTAACAAAATAAAAATTAAAAACCCCACTCAAAAGGTGGGGTTTTTTGTTTATTGTTCTTTTGACATCTTGTACAAAGCGTAAACCGCAATCAACGGTGATACGGACTCTGTAAACCAACCAATTTGGTCTAAATTAAAGTACAACCTTACAAATGTTAAAAGTCCTAATACAATCAAAATAATTGGGTAAATAAGTTTTTGTTTCATATGTCAAAGATAACATATTAACATTTAAGTTAAAACAATTGTGTTTAATATGTGTATAAGTGTATTTATTAACAGTAGAGAATTATGGGATTTAAATTTTTAAAGATATTAAAAACTATCATAACTGAAAATTCATCAGACGGAGATGCTAATGTTGAGTTTAATTTTCGTGATATTAAGCCGTGGATTAAGTATCCGATGAACAGGATATACTTTAATAACCTTTCACCTAAATCAGGAAGGTTTGGTTCCGATAGTGAAAATATATCTTTGATTTCAAATGATGGTGATGTTTATAAATTTGATATTGACGATTTTAATTATAATCGTTTGAAAAGAAATGCCTATGTTGAAGGTTCTGTCTTTAAACAAATTTACCCAAAAGAAATGGATAGTTTGTTGGAATTAATTGACCAACCAAAACAACCATCTACAGAAAATTTTGATATTACATATTTGAAGAAAAACGAATCAGGAGTACCTAAAACAATATTGGATACTTTAAAAGAAGTATATCCAAATAATTGGGGTCGTATCAATCAACCTGATTGTGAAACTTTGGATGGTGTAATTGATATATTTCCAGCAGTTGAGGGTGAACGATGGTCAATCCTTAACTTTTTTGATACAAATCCTGGTGTAATTAAAATATTATTAGAGGAGTATAAAAAAGAAAACCGAAATGAATCTATTGATGATTTTAAATCTTGGATAAATGAAAATGGTGAAAAACTTTTTGGTCAAAATAGTGAGATTCTTAAACGAGCCATTAAAACAAATATAAGGTCTTTTGAAAGTGGTTCTAAAACAGAAGATACTTTTATGAGAACTGTTAAACAAAAATTTGGTCTTGAGGATAAAGATGTTGTTAGATATTGTTTGGGCTCAATAAAAGATAGAGTAGATTCAATTGATTTCTCAATAAAAGGAAAAACGTTCCAAGTAAAACCATCCAATAAAACTTTTAAAACCGATAATGGTATTGTTGTTTATACTTTTGGTATGAAAAATTCATACAAGTATAAGAAAAATTTGGATTACATTGTTTATACAAACAACGCACTTGATTCATTTATTATTTTCCCAAATTCTAATTATTCTATAGACAAAACAGGAAGAGAAGTGACTCACTATTCTTCACCTATTAAAAACCCATTTTCTTAATAATCAATGCCTTTTGTTGCAAAAGTAATATTTTCAATATCTCTTCTTTTTAATCCCATACTTTTACAAACATTTGTTATATCTTTAACAATGTTATTTTCATAATTAAGCGCTTCGTACTTATCTGATATAATGTAAATCATATAGGTTGTATAGTCAAAATCATTGTCTTCACGTACCACTATCTTATCCACTAATGGATATTTTGGTTTTACAACCAAGTTTAGTACATTTTCAATAGCATTTACCATATAATTGTAAATATAAGTAATTTACATTATCTTTGTTGTATGAAACCGAATATTATTGATAAAATGGTAAAAGTGGTGAAAGTTCACTACATGGACCATACGGTTTCAGCGACCTATCAGTTTTGTATTAAAATTGAAATTGAATTTTTACATCCCATAATGTACGTCAATGGATGGGATACATATCACATTCCAATATATGATAATTTAGGTATGTTAAATGAAACGGTCTATAATGCTTTATTTGCGTTACACAAATACTGTGGAGTATCAAAAGAAGAGTTATTGTTGTGGATGTTATCTAAAATTGATTTTGATAAGGCTTGGGATAAAGATATGTATTTTTGGTTACGTAAAAGTTTTATTAAATACTAATTCCCCTACTTATAACACCATTTACAATAAATTCAGTATTGTCTGAGTAATCAATTAATTTTGTTTCTTTAATACCATTTTTAATTACACCACCAACTCTACCTTTATGGTGATAAACATCATCATGGGTTTCTTTAATTCCATTTTGAATAACATCTTCTACAACACAAGAACCATCAATTTGTAGAGATTTTTCGGTGTGTTTTACCCCATTTTGTATGATGTCATCAAATCTTTCATCACCATCTAACCAATCACCATATTCGGTATGTTTCACCCCATTTTTAATGGCGTCTTCAACATATTTGTTTTTATGATGTGTGGTGTCTATGGTGTGTTTCACCCCATTTTGAATGGTGTCTTCAATTATTATGTTCGGTGTTCTCATGGCATTCTTGGTTTCTTTCACCCCATTTTGAATGGTATCCTCAATATAATCATCAACAAGAAGGTCACAACCTGAATGAGTCTCTTTTACCCCATTTTGAATGGTGTCTTCAACTTGGTGGCACTCATCCCGGGTATTTGACCCGGTGTAGTTCACCCCATTTATAATGGTTTCTTCAACAACATCAATGCGTGGATGGTATACAAATGTGGTGTTTTTCACCCCATTTATAATGGTATCTTCAACCCATTTGGTAATATAGTGTTGATTTTCAACAACATCTAAAGAAAGAACCTTAAATAAATTTTTGAAAAAATCGTAATTGTACCACAAAGTACCATCTTTAGTTAATTCAATAACCCATTTTTTTTCATCAGTAAAAATTAACCAAGTACTATGATTGTGAACATATTTATCACAACCCACAACAGCCTTGTCAATCATCTTATTAATTAGTTTACCTAAATCTTTCATTTGGAACAAAGGTAATAAAAAATTATGATACTAACAAACTATTTATAGAAACTACATGGAAATGACTTACACCGACAAAGCCATCTTGGAGTTATTGAATAACCCAAAGATTATACCACCAAATGATATTATACACGAATACACCGTGGCATCACACAATGATGTAGAGTTGTTGGTTATTAAAGTTATTCTTAATATTGATGTTAATAATAAAGGACAACGTGGTGATGGTGAAAGAATGTTGTATGAAAATAATTTTGACGCTTATAAACTTAGTGAAACCATTGTTAAAAAAATACTTAGACCATTAGGTTTATTAAAATCAATATCTTGGGGAGTGTTAATTGTTATTGATGCTAGTGGTAATAGACTTATTGAACACTCAATGATAAACGTGGTGATGGTGAAAGATTAATTTATTTTCTTATATTTATAACTAATGAAATACCTGATTACAGAAAGCCAAAAAGAAAACATTATTAAAAAGTATATCTTATCAAATTTTGATAGGGTTGATGATGTGTGGTTTACAAACAGAAGTGTTTATTATGGTTCAGGTCCTATTAATGGAAAAGATAGAGGTGAAGAAATTATTATTAATGTTTTGGTTAATAATTTGGATGATGAATTGACTAAACCAAACCTTTTTGAGTTAAAACAAAGTATTATAAGTAAGACAGATAAAACCTTCAATTTAGGATACAATAGATATGGTGGAGGTTGGGGTTTTTCATTCTCACAAAAAACCATTCAAAAGTTTTAAATGGAACTTACAAATGTAATAGAAAAATTAATGAATAGAGATTCGTTTTTGAATCTTTTAGAAAATGATATTATTGAAAAATTTGAAGTTAATGTTAGTCCTTTTGAATCCAAAATCTTAGTTATAAAAATGTTTTTGAATATAACTAAAGATGAATTTTTAGGTACCGGTGAATCCACACCTCGTTTATCTGAGTGGGAGGTAAGGGGGAAGTTATGGGAAGATTACAACTTGGACCCAGCTTGGTGGCACGCATATATTATTCCAAATAAAATATTAAAACCATTGGTGGGTAAAGATTATTTTATAAAAATACTTCTTTTTGTTGTGGACAAGAATGGTATTCATTTATTTACTGAAAATTAATTATGAATAAAAAAAATTTAGAACAGGGTTTAACAAAACTATTAAAAACTTTTTTCACAAAAAAGTATGATAGAGATTTTTCAGATTTAACTGTTGTGTTAGATGAGTATGAAGAAGATGCCGATGATGTTGATGATGAGGGTAATTGGTCTTCAGCCGAAAGTTATTACTTTACCGTATACTCAAATGATTTTGATGGGTTACCCATACAAAAACTTTATAATTTAGCCAGAGAATTATTTGGTAATATAATTGGAAATAGTAATTGGGTAGATATAGAATTTAAAAAATATGAAAATTAAATTACTTGTTTGTTGTTTGTTTTTATTTTCCTGTTCATCACACAAAAAAGTTTGGAAACCAAAACGTGCTGAAAAGTTAAATATGAGATACGAGAGATGTTATTCTTGGTAGTGTGATATTTATTATTAATGAAAAAATTTATAATTACAGAAGAAGAAAAAACTAGAATCTTGGGTATGCACCAAGAGTATGGATATAATTCTTTGAACGAAAGCCCATCTGGTGTTGGATTTGGTCCTGAAATGAACGGATTGAAAATTCAAAAGTCAGAGCAAAATGAACAAGATGTTGAACAAATCAACGACCCAAAAATTATTAATGCTGTTAACACAGTATTAAAGAAATTAATGATGTCACCAAAATTTAGTACTGATGAAACATTATTTAGTTTAATTGAACAAGGTAAATTGGTGAAAGCCTATAGACTTCACAGAGATTTAAATACCAATGTTGATTATGTTGATTATGAATTGTTAGACGATATGTTAAACAACCCTGAAACAAAAGATATTACAAGATTATTACCCAATATAAAAAATTTATTAATTAATTATTTTACTTAAAATTATGAAACACATTTTAAACGATTTATCAAACGAGGAGAAAAATAGTATCCGTAAACAACATACAGGTGGAATTAAGGTTATGTCCGAAAATTTCTCAAGACTGTTAAATGCCAAACTTGGTGATGCAAAACCATTGGTTAATGAGCAGGCAGAAACAAAGGTTGCGGGACCTTTTGGCGCTCCTCCAGTACAATATTATATCTATAATAAAGGTGGTAAGTTTTACATATATCAAACAAACGCAACACAAAAAACACCAATTCAATATGAAGGTACAATATGGAGTAATAACGGACAAGGATATAATACTCAGGATGACGCAAAAGAAGCGATTCTACTCGTTCTCCAAGACACAAGAGAAATGAGCGGTGAGATGATGGAGGAAACGGTAATGAGTCCACCAGCACCTGTTCGTCCACCAACGGTTATGGATACTTTGGCTGTTACACCAAATAAAATACTATTTCAAAATAGTACAAACAATAATAATATAATTTTTTTGTCAATAAGAGATGCTGCAGGAAAAAAAATACCAAATACAACATACAAATATAAAATTGGTGGGTCTTTTAAGGGTATTAATTTTGATGTTAATATAAGAAATCTTAAAAGAGATGAACAAGGAAACTTAACAGGTGAGGCATTGCCATCAAACTCCAAGGCAGCATGGTTTATGAGACAAACAGTGTCTGATGATATTTTAACGGAAGACGATTGGTTAAAGATATTAGTCCCAAATGAAAAATTAAATCAAGGAATTCAATCATTAAAATCAACAAAAGGACAAACAGCAAAAATTGATGCAGGTCAAGGCATTAATATTACTTTACAATATATAGGAAAATAATTATGAAAAAATTTATAATAACAGAAGAAGAAAAAAATAGAATCTTGGGAATGCATGAAGACCATGGATATAATAGTTTGAACGAACAAAATATTACTGAAGCAACGGCAGGGGAAATGGAGGCAAGTGGGGCAAGATATAATGATAATGTTGCAAATAATGTAAAGAACATGGCTCTTGTCAAGGCTAAATCACCAAAGTTTCCATGTGTTTATTACAAGAAAGATAATTTGAATACTGAAGGACGTTATACACCAGCAAACATGGACTTTGTTAGATTGTTTAACCCCAACTCAATTGTTGTTTATTGGGAAAATAATACAATTAAAGAATATGTTAGAAATGGAAATACATCAGGTGCCGAAACAAAAAAAGGTACTTGGAAATGTAAATCGGATAATTCAGGAGTTGATGTTGTTTGGGCCAATAATACCCCCGAGCAATCTAAGGTACAACCAGCTAAAAAACTAGCATTAAAAGCCGCAGGACAATCAACACCAAATACAACAGGAAGTAGTATTGGTGTTATTTACCAATATGAATATCCAAATGATAAAAAATATCGTTATGGTGTAAAAGATAAAAAATGGTTTGGTAAGAACTTGGCCAATGGAAAAGAATTTGATTTATCTACTATTACAACAACTATAGCCAATTTGAACAATGCATTTCCAAATGCTATGGAAGAAGAACCACTACAAGCGGCAAAACCTGTGACACCAAATCCCGAAACAGCAACAGCAGGTGTTGTGCAGGAACCGGCAACAGCAACACCAGCACCAGCAACACTAGCAGCTAGATAATTATTATAATGAATAACTATTCATTAAACTAAGTTAATTACTATAATATTCTTATGGACAAAAACGAACAAAAGGCTCAAGCATATAACAACTTGTTATTTCAACACGGTAGAGTTACCGAACAAATTAGATTAATCAAAGCTGATAAATTTGAGCCAACTGAAGATGACATCAAACAAATCAAAGTTCTTGAAATGCAACAACAAAGAATTATGATGGAAGTCAACAAACTTTTTTAATTTAAAAGTAAAACAACATTACTTTCATAGTATTTATAACTAATAAGGTTTATTAAAACCATAAACTAATTAGTATAAATAAAATTATGAACTTTTTAATTGTTGGTATTGTACTTATTTGTGTTGTCAGTGTTAGTTGGTGGTGGGGTAATAGAGATAACAAAAAGTAATGAAAAAATTAATTCGTAAAGATGTCACCTGTGATAATTGTGGATGGTCTTGGGACATAGAACCTGATGACAAACATCCATATTTATGTCATCAATGTGGTCACGAAAACACTAAAGGTGAAACTGATGAAGGTGCAGGACCATATGATGCGCCAGCCTATCAAATGAAACCTGACCATGTTCATTTTAAACATCAGTACAATGAACAAAATGATAACAAAGGATATTTATTACAAATGGGACGTAAATCTATACTACTAGAACAATATGGTGATGAAGCTGAGTTATTTAAATTAGCCAGCGCATATTACAGAAAAAATGGTAAAGTAATGACCATTAAAGTACTTGAAAAAATATTACATACTTTAAGTAAAAGGGATGAGCCACACAGAGCTAAATCACAAGAGTTTCCACCATCGTTAAATTTACAAGAACAAACTAGTCCCGAAGTTAGAGAAAAAGTTCGTAGAATACAACGTAAATTAATATCTCTTGGATATAATTTAGGTTCAAAAGGTGCTGATGGATTTTGGGGTAAATTAACCGATAAGGCTTGGAAAGATTGGAAATCAGGTAAAAACCCCAACCCAATAACTAAAATACAGGGATTGGATAAAAATCCTAAGAATAATATATCTAAAAATAATGTTTTAGTTTCAGACTCATTAGTTAAACAAGATATCTTATTTGACCCTAACAAAGAAACAAAACCATTCAAATGTACGGAAAAGGGTTGTGCTGAATGGGTCTCAAATCAATTGGATGATTTAGGTCTCCAAAGACAAGGAAATGCTTGGCACTCACACAATATTGGACAAAAAAATATGGAGTTCTCACCATTCAAAAATCTTAGTCCAAACACTCAAAGACAAATGGCAATTCTTTTTAGTAAAATAAACTCCAATCCCACAGAAAAAAGTCAAGAAGGTAATGCAAAAAATTTAGTTATGAGTTTAATACCAAACCAACAAGGTTTGAAAAAAATATTAAATGTTAATGATGTTGTTGGTCTTTTTTGGAATGGCTCTGATAATTTTACTAAAGCTTTCTTTGAAGGTGCAACAGGATATGATGAAATGGGTGGTGGTAGTAAAGTAACCAATGGTCCATATTTTATGACTAAAAATGGTCAACCTTGGAACCCTTCAGATTTAAAGAAAAAAATTGAATTTATACCTGGTAATAGTTTGAAAAATGGTTCTGGATTTGGTATTAATACTCACTTGGGCTATGTTGGAGCTATTGTAAATGGTGAACCTATTATATTTCACGCTGTACATGGCACCGTACATGCAACACCTTTAAGTAAGATGGGTAACACTAAAGTAATTTGGGTTAAAACAGGACCAACTGGTACCGTTGTTAATCCAGAAGAAACATCTCCAAGTTGGTGGGAATCATTCACTAGATTATTTTAATATGAAAAAAATTATAAAACTTTCTGAGTCTGATTTAGAAAAAATCATTAAAAAGGTTTTAATGGAACAAATGATTTCAAATCCAAATATTCAATATAGTGATACACCATCATCAATGACTTCGGGACTTATATCGTCAAAGAATAAAAATGAAGACTTAAATCTAATTAGTAAATATAGTTGTGTACCAACAGTATTTAGATACCCTGTTTATATTTTATTAAAAAAAGGTTACAATCCTCTTTTTCTAAAAACAGCATTAGGTATTATAGGTAGAGAAAGTGATTTTGGTGGGAGTGATAGATTTACATATCTAAACCCATTAAAGACATTATACGCTTATGTTGGTGGTCAAACATCTGTTGGTTATGGACAGGTTAAACCAGAAACCGCCGCTCAGTTTGGAATGGATATTTCTGATTTGAACACCGCGATAGGTGCGTTAGGTGCGGTTTATCAATACGTTGTTAAAAATTACAATACCGCAAGAAATGTTGGATATAACGCAAACCCATCTTCAAACTTTAAAGACGGAACTGAAAATTCTGCGTTAGATATCTCAATTGTTGGTTTTAATACGGGACCTGATAAAATTGTAAAATATTGTGAAACTAATAATCCTGATTTAAAGAGGGATTGTAAACTTGCAGGAAAAACAACAAAAGAAAATTTAAATGTCTTTAACAGGCCCGTAACTAACTACATCCCAAACTTTAAAACTGAAAGATGGGATGGAGTTAATATATCAACACATGGTTATATAAAAGAAGTTGCTAATAATATTAAAAAATATACTTGTTTTTAATTGAAGTTACCGGCAATATATACAACTGGTTCGTGAATTTTAATTTTTCTTTTGATAAAAGAAGGAATTGCTTTAATTGAGTGAGAATATTCTTTTGTACCAATACTCAAATCAACTGAAGAACCACTATCTAAAATAATACCGTTAACAATACCTTGTTCTTTGGCGTAAGTTACAATATCATCCATAGTAACAAAAACCAATGGATTAGAATGAACAATCACCATCTCACCATTTTTGTTTTTACCTAATAAAAGTCTCATTGTATTTTCTTTTGAGTGTCTCTGATATAACATAGATTTATTAACAATACCTTCTTTAATTGCCCAAACAATACTTTGAGATAGATAATCGCATTTTTTTACTTTACCAAAAACAATATTAGGTTTACCGTTTTTAACCACAAATGAACCACCTTTATTAGTTTGTGAATTTTCTTTTTTACCGTTGATTACTAATCCACCTATAACATCATTCTTTTTTGTGAAAAAATTAGAGTTAACATAAAAATCATAGTTGTTTTTATTCTTGGTAACTTCAAAAGATGTTTTACCTTCTTTGAATGTAATTGTATGATATTTTAAGTTTGATTTAATAGAGATGAAATCAGAATCATAAACATCATAATAGAATTTTTTGAAAGATATGCCAATCAAAACAATCAACAGGATAAATAAAACTTTCTTTTTCATATAACAAAGATAAGTATACTATTTGACTTTTCAAAATCATTTTTGTATTTTGTTCTATTTATAATCATATGGGACGTTTAATTTTAACTGAAGATGACAAAAATGATATTAAATTACAATATCAAGGAAGTATTGATAAAAAGTTTTATGATTTTTTAAAGTCAAATATTGAAGTTGAAAGTAGAACTGTTGATTTTTCTGACAAACCATTTGTTTTAATGTACGTTAATGGTAAATCAAGATTATTAAATAATTCCAAAAAGTACTTGGTTAATGTTTTATTAAATGCCTACGGTGATGATTTTCCTAATTTAAATGATGCTTCAAAAAGATTGACAGCTAAGAAGTATATTGATGAGTTAAAAAAACAATATTTTTACGAAGATTGATTTCCAAAAACATAGATATTTATAATCTATGGATAATTTGGAATCAATATTAGTTAGTTTCTTTAGAAACATTTATCCATTTATTACAAAATTGAAAGTGGATAAAGATAGTGATGGTGATGATGTTGAATATACATTAACATTATTTTGTGACGGAAAAAAATTCCAATCTTATTTACCTATATCCCCAAATTTTATTGATGGAACTGGCAAACTTAAAAAAGATTTGTTAGATAGACCATTTAACCATTTTGTTTCTGTGACAGATAATAATCAAAGTAATGTTGGTCGTGCCAAAACATTAGAAACAAGTCTTAAAAAAGATTTTTATTTGGCAAGAAGAATGGCTGGTTCAGAATTTAAATCAGGACCAGTTACTTTACGTATTGTTTTACAATAGTTTTTTATTATCTTTGTGGTATGAGTAAAAAATCGCCCTATTCAAATGCCTATAAAATTGGTCTTAGTATTTTTATTGTACTTGTTGTTCTTATATCAACAATTGTAATTTCAGTTATTAAATCTTGTGAACCTAAAGTAAGTAGATTCTTTAATCAAAAAACAAATATGACGGATACCGTTTTTTATGATGGTCCTGATACAATCTATTTACCAAACCCCCAAAAGATTATTGTACACGATACCTTCCGTATTGTGTGTCACAAGAAACATTGTGAAGAGGTTAAAGTTGTAAAAGATACTACGACTAAATAATATCGTAGGTTGCTACGACAACAGCCTTAGCACCTTTTCCGTGGACAAACTCCCACGAGTCCTCAATTAACCAATTTATATTTTCGGGCCAATAATTCATTGATGTTTCAGGGTCGGTCAAAAAAACCTTCACCTCAACCTGTTCTGTTTTTAATTGTGAAAGTGAAAACACTTGTTTTATTTCAATCCTTGAACCCACACCGAAGAACAACTCTAACTTATCTTTACAACCTCTATTAACATAGGATTCTAATAGTTTTGCCTTCATAAAATAAAGTATAATTTATTTTTGGGTTAAATGAATAAAAGACAAAAATTGCCATATTTATTCTAGTATAGCTTCTAGTCTGGTTGCTAATTAACTAGTTCTATTTTAATTTACTTCTATAAGAACTTCTAGGGAATTTTTAAACTTCAGTGGTAATCTTCCATCCACTTCTTAAATGTGGTGTCTTTTTTGTTTGTTCGTTCACCATAGTATACACATCTCTTTTTAAATCAAAATATGTTCCAGGTAATGGTGCTATATTAACCACAATTGATGGGTCCATATAAACTGATGAATTATCTTTATCTACACAATGTAAATTTATTGATTTTAAGAATGAATACTTTTCTACTAAAGTATTGCAAATATTTGCGGTGATTGGACAAGTCATATTGATAAATAAATATCTATTGATATTTATAAAAGATAAATTACCTTGATATGAAAAACTTTTTTAAAAAACTAATGGGTGATGGTTCTGATGTATCTTCTAAAAGATTCTCAGGTATCATCACATTAATTAACTTAATTGGATTAGCTTATGTGGCAACATATAAATCTGGTGTTACACCTGAATATATGTATGATACATTGGCTTTATTATGTGGTAGTTTCTTGGGACTTACTACATTGGAAGCAATCTTTGCTAAGAAGAAAAATTCTGAACCTAAAAAAGATGGTGAATAACCATTACTAAAATTAAATTTAACCCCTTAAATTTGACGTTTAAGGGGTTTTTTATTATCTTTGTAGTATGTCTACGTCTGAAACCACAAAAGCGTCTGAGAACACAAAATTTGAACGTGTGTATGAAACTGAAAATACTAAGTCAGTTTGGAGATATGATTATTCCATTACAAAAAGTGGACCCGTGTCTGTAAGTATAACTTACAAAAAAGACATCTTAGAAAAAAAACAAACTCTTGGTGATTTGGTACCTAAGAAAAAAAGTCGTAAAAAATAATTAAAGGAGTTTCTTTTGTAGTTTTTCTATCAAAAACTTTGTTTCTGATTCGTTAAGACTATTGATAAAAGAATCCAAATTAGATTCTTTTATTGACATAACTTTTCTTTTTTTGTTTGATTCTGGTATCACGTCAGAAACCATAGTAATCTTTCTTAACTCTATACCATTACCTTCACCATCACCATAATCTCTATCAGTTTCATCAAAATCATAGAAATTAAAAATAGTACCACTACCTAATTCATAGAAACTTTTATATAGTTGGTCTTCAGTAAAATAACCATCTACTTGACCTTCATAAGTAACATGTACCTGTTCATACCTATCTTCATAAGTTTCAACATCAAACGTATAATATTTTGGAACAATAACATTATCAACAGTTAATGAGTCACTTTCTAAATTATCTTCATTTTCCTCTAAAGCATTCATCCAATAATAGTAATCATCAGCCTCATTACCAAGACCTAATTGTTTTTGGTATTTGTAATAAAATTCATAAGGAACACCTTGGTCCCACTCAATATAATGTTTTGATGGCCAATCACTATCACTATCATGTTCTCTATTCCACAATTTGTAAAGAATTTTTAACCCTTGAACTAATTTTTCTTTTGGTATAGTTTTCATCTTACACGTTTTTAATACCTAAAAGTTTGGATATTTTTTGACCTCCACTGGCAATGATTGAGTTTCCACTTTCTTTTCTAGATTTCATAGCAATTGATTCCAAATCAGATATTTTGGTTACACCTTTATCAACGGCTTCATTAATTTTCTTTGCAAACTTTTGAAACCATCCGGAACCATTCCATGTGGCGTATATAAAATGAAACATTAAGTTGGGACTTTTGTTTACAATTTCACGAGCCTCTTCACTAAGATAACTATTTGATAATCTTTCGTACTCAGGTTGAATCATTTTAACAACTAACTTTCTTAATCTACTTTCTAATGGTCCACCCATGTAATAGTGTTTCCAATTGTTTTTGGCATTGGCATCATCAATTAATTTCCAAAACTCTTTACCTGCAGAAGTTTGTGCAAAACCAGTACCATACTTTCTATCCATACCCATCATAGTTTCACCTGATTTACCCATATCGGATTTATTCATATTAGGATGATAGTAACCACCCTCTAAATTATCTATAACTTTATTTACTTCTTTTTCAAAATCAGTTGTTGATAGTTTGTCATATTCAGTATCACTTGAAGATGTTTCTGTTTCATCATCTTCATCATCTTCATCTTCATTATCAGGATTTAACGTATTTTTGAAAATGCTTTTTAAAATACTATTGGATAATGAGCCAACAACTTTATCGGCAATATCGCCCATAATATTTTGTTCATTTAAATTCATCAGTTCTTTTTGACGAGAAACCTCCTCCAATAATCTTTTGTCCATAAATTATAAATATAACATAAATTAAAAACCCCTTCTTTATGGGAAGAGGTTTTTAATTTATTTTTTTGTAAAAATGATTTATTGATTATTAATCAAATATATAATTACACACCATCGGAATGTCCACGGCTATTAGTTGTTTTTATTGATGCTTTCCATAAGTGTTGTCAAACCATTGTTTCATTTGTCCAAAATTAGATTTAATTGAAATTGGTTTTGGGTCAATTCCAAACGATTTTAAACCTGAAACCATCCCTTTTTTATAATCCCAAATTATAGTATTTTCATCTGTTCCAGGAATCATTGCTTTACAAGGTCCATCACATAGTTTATAATTTCCATTTTGGTCAAAATCTATATCCGTAGAAGCATATGGGTCTTCATCATGTCCCCATCTAGTCTGAACATAATCATAGAAAGGTTTTTGAATTGGGTCATCTTCAGGGTATTTACTTTTTTGTTGTGAAATTAATGGTTTTGCATTACCAACGGTTGGTTGTTCATTTAGATAATGCTTATTGGTTGCGGATGTATGCATTTCCAATATTCTATTTTTTTCTTCTTCGGAAATATTTAATAAATTTTTCATAATATTCTTTTTTTATAAATATATTTGTAATTAATAAAGTTTTTCAAATTGCGAAACTTTCTCCACAACCACAGGTGCGAGAGGCATTTGGATTTATAAATTGGAAACCTTTTCCATTTAACCCATCCGAAAAATCCAATTCAGTTCCAAATAAATAAAGAAAAGATTTTTTATCTATTGCAATTTTTACAGAATTATCTTCTACTATATTATCACCTTCTTGTGGTATAGTATCAAATCCCAATTCATAAGACATTCCTGAACAACCACCACCTTTAACACCCACTCTTAAAAAATGAGTTTCCTTATTTAACTTTTGTTCTTCCAAAAGTTTTTGGATTTGTATTCTTGCTTTTTCAGATACAGTAATAATTTCCATCATGCTAACGGTGATACATAAACAGAATCTTTATTTTGTAAGGCCTTTCTCACCCATCTTCCACGTTCCTCAGCCATACGTCTAACGGCAATTCGTTCTTTATTACAAGGACCATTACCTTTAACAACCGCCCAAAACTCATCCCAATCAGGGTCAGAATAAGTCCATGTTCCGTCATCATTTTTCTTTAAATCGGCATCAGGTAATGTTAAACCAAGTTCTTCTATCTTTGGAACGTACATACTGAAGAATTGATTTCTCATTTCGTCATTTGTCATCATTTTGATTTTCCATTTGATAAGTTTTTCAGAATGAACTGATTGTGAATCTGGTGGACCAAAAAAATGAATTACAGGTCTCCACCATCTGTTAAGAGCATCTTGTACCATTTCTCTTTGTTGTGGTGTTCCTGTTGCAAGATAAACCGTGTTGTCATGTCCTTGTTTCAAATGGAAACTTTCTTCGTAACAGATACGTTCTAATGCTCTACAATAAGGCCCATAAGAACCTTTAGCATTTGCAAGTTGATTTACAATTGCTGCAGCATCAATCAACCACCCAATTACCGCAGTATCAGCCCAAGTCTTAGAGGGATAATTAAATACGTTGGAATATTTTGATTTACCCGAAATTAAATCGTTAACCATATCCTCACGTGGTTTTCCAAGAGTCTCAGCCGCAGAATATAAAAGTTGAGCATGACCAACCTCATCTTGAACTTTTGCCATTAACGCTAACTTTCTTCTAAAACCAGGTGCTCTTGTAATCCAAGTGCCTTCAGGTAATGAACCAATAATTTCTGAGTGAGCGTGTTGCTCAATCATACGGATAAGTTGTTTTCTATATTCTGATGGCATCCAATCTTTTGGTTCAATCTTATCACCTGAAGCAATCCTTGCCTCAAACTCAGCAAGTTTTATCGGGTCATCATCAACAACAAAGTCTTTGGTTAAATTTGTATTTCCGTACATTGTTTCTTTTGGTAATCTTCAATGGCTTGTTTTATAGCATCTTCTGCTAAAACTGAACAATGTATTTTAACTGGAGGAAGAGCCAACTCTTCAACAATTTCCATATTGTCAATTTTTAAAGCGTCAGTCAATGATTTTCCTTTTAACCACTCTGTTGCTAAAGATGACGATGCAATTGCTGAACCACATCCAAAAGTTTTAAATTTAGCGTCAGTAATAATATCATTCTCAACCATTATCTGCAAACGCATAACATCACCACATTCTGGTGCGCCAACTAAACCTGTACCAACTCTTGAGTCGTTCTTATCTAACGTTCCAATATTTCTTGGATTTGTGTAGTGGTCAATAACTTTATCTGAATATGCCATATACAATAAATATAAAAACCCCCAACATTAGTTAGGGGTTAAAATGTTATTTAGAACTTTTACTTCTTTGTAGTGAACATTTAGTTCAATTTCCCAAGGGTCATTCTTCATTTCGTAATTAGCATCCAAGACACTACCGTTAAAGAATTCGGTACTACCATTGTATGCCCAACTATAACCTTCGTGGATATGTCCTGACAAATGAAGGATAGGTTTAACCTCTTGTACTTTGCGTTCCAAGTCTTCACAACCAGCAAAGAATTGTTGTTGTGGGATGTAATCACACTTATACATCACGGGACCATGAGTAATCACTACGTGAGTGTCCATAGGTATTTTATCCCATACTTGTTTGATGTCGTAACCTCTTTGTTTGTTGAATACCCAAAAATCACCACCAAACCAAGGAGTTGTAGGAGAACCCCAAAACTTAACACCTTCAATTTCACAACCATCATTTTCCAAGTAGAACACATTGTCGGGCAAATTATCCAAGATGTTATTTAACCACGTTGGTTTTAATGGTGTGTAGTTTTCACCAATAAGATGTTTCTCCAACTTATTTTCATTCAAAGGGTGATGTTCATCAAAACAGATATCATGATTACCAGCAATGAAGATTTTATATTTGTGGGGTTGATTAACAAACCAATCAATAAAGTCTTCTACCTGATATCTTTCACCGCGATTACTGATGTCACCGCTGTGAATTAACACCTGACCAAAAGGAACATTAACGTTTCTGTGGAATCCGTGTGTGTCTGATATGTGTACAATGTTCATCATGATGCAAAGATAGTTAATTTATTTGATATTGTTTATTATTTTTTTTCCTTTTTTTGAAACAATACTGTGAGCATCATGGTTAAAAAAAGTACCAAAGTATGACAAAGGTAAACAATCATATATTAATTTTAATAGTCTCCCCATGGTGTATCATCAATTTCTTCTGACAATGTTTCAATTTTGTTTTCAACATATGAACGTATTTTTTTCATACTATCCAAAAATTCATTTCTCAATTTATGAAATTCTTCATCTTCAATTTCTTCAAATGAACTGTAGTGTTCAAAACAATAATCCATACCTTTATCACCCATTCTATATTGAACGGCTTTGAAATTCTCAAGTTTATCTTCTATTTCTTTAATATTTGTTTTCATAATCTTAATAGTATGTTCAATCCGAACTCTTACACAATTTTGAGGTAATTTGTTAATGTGTCTGTAGTTGTTGATATAACCCATCATATTTCCACTACCAATCGCATTTGCAGAGTGAACAACCACATCAACAACAGGTTTTCCATCCATCCATTGTTCAACCAACCACTTGGTACAATCCATACCAGTTTTTTCGGTAATGTTATCGTAGTTCAATTCGTAGTTTTTATAAACATTTCTGTGCCATTCCGCCATTGCAGTATCACCCAAATCATGGTCCAAAGAAATAGATTGAATATTTTCCAAACCAATCTCATTCACCTTCTCTACAAACTCATTGTAGGAACGAACAACCACCCAAGGCTGGTTATCATCACCTACACCCTGAGTGGGAGTTCTTACATCATCCAAATAGATATACTGTTTCATATTACAAAGTTAATTATTTTTTTCTACATTAGTATAATAATAGTTTAAGAATTCATAAACTAATTCTTCTAAAATTTCTAATTTGTTATCTGAGTGTTCTCTTTCAATTACAAAAAGTTCACCATCAATTTCAATACTGAAATATTTTCCCGATAAAATAACAAATGGGAACCCATCATTACATGGAGTCAATTCAATTTTATCAACCACTTCCATTGCGCCATCCCAACAAAAAAATGGTGTACAATATACATCTTGGAAATATGAGATAATGTCACCATTATCTTCCATGCGAACAATGTCTTCAATTGAATACTCTAAATGAGGTAATTCCCATTTTGATTGAATAAACACATCTTCATTCAATTTTTCATTGTGATTACATTTTACTGTTTGGGAAAATTTGTATCCCATAAAATGATAGAGTTGATTTAGTTTGTCCATAGTTTTTCAAATGTAATAAAAAAAATTGGTAAAAAAAAGACCCAATTTCTTGGGTCTTGTGGAAAAGGTATATATAAAAAGACACCCGAAGGTGGAGATATATAAATATATCCAAGTTAAAAAAATCTCACGTATTAGTGTAAAAAATTACGCATTTTTAATGATTGTTAATTTTTCTCTCATTAAAGTTTTAAATTCATTTTTAATAGTTTTTTTAAGAAGGTTGTTTTTACCCAAACTCTTAAAATAATCCTTGTGTTTATTTTTAAAATTATCAAATAGTTTTTCGGTACTCATAACATGGCTAATTGTTTCACAAGAATTTAAAACCTTTATTACCCAACTAAAATCATCATTTACTGTGTTCATACAACAAAGATAAAAAAAAGTGTTGAATTAACAACACTTTTCTTAAAAATAATTTTATTTGAGGATTACGATAATAAGTGATAATACTCTTTAAAGTGTTTAATTCTATCAGGTAAACCTATTATCCCACCATTAACTCGTTTCGTAACAGATGTTACTGTAGCATCGTTAGCTCCTTTATCAGAAATTGCATTTAATCCGTTTTTACTGAAGAACCAACCTGCTGACGCCAATGCGTATTTGGTAGCAACCAAATCAGGGTTTGAGACAGTATCTTCACCGATTGATTTTGCAAAAGATGTATAGTTTTCTTTACCCGTCAATTGGATGTAACCTCTACCTCTGAATTTATAACCTTCTTTAGTTTCTTCACCACCATTACCCATTCTACCACCATAAACTTTTGATGCGATTTTTTCAGGGTTTCTTGCGTAAGATTCGGCAATGTTACCAGGGAAATATTTAGGGAAAATCTTTTTAAGACCATCCGCAGAGTAATTTAAGTTTTCTTGTGTTGCTTTGAATCCACCTGATTCGTGTCCACATTGTGCCAAGAAATGTGCCAATCTTAAAGGAGTGTTAATTTGGAATTTTTCCATTACTGTTGGAATTTGTGCAATTACAGAGTCAGGTATATGTCCTTTTAATTTTTCTAAATTGATTGGACTACCTTTAGGAATAACAACGTCTTCTTTGATTACTGCAGGTGTTGCACCTAATCCAAGTTTTTTTAATGATGATGGTCCGATGATTCCATCAGCTGTCAATCCATTTTTTATTTGCCATTCTTTAATTGCTTTTTCAGTTCCAGGACCAAAGTTACCATCAGCAACTAATCCTAATTTTTTTTGAAGAGCTTTAACCTCTTCTCCTTTTGAACCATTTTTTAATATCATAGTATCTTAGTTTTACTATAAATATTACCTTACAAGAATAGGTTAAAACCCATAGTAAAATTTTTAATATCATTTTTACCACCTGAATTCCCCATATTTAACCCCAAATTACCCATATTTTCACCATTTTGAGGTGTATTTCTATTTGAATTCCCCATATTACCGCCCAAATTACTTGAATTCCCCATATTACCGCCCAAATTACTTGAATTACCGCTATTTTCTCCATTTTGACCTAAATTTTGACCTATTACCCGTTTGTGGCTCATTTTGGGGTGAATTTAGCTCATTTTGGGGTAAATTTGAGCCATAAATTGGGTTATTTTGACCTATATTTCCCTTATTTGTACCTAATCGGGCATTATTAACCCCATTTTAGTCATATTTGTACCCAATTGGGTATTGTTTTTATTATTTTTCCCCGAACTTACACTATTATCATTAATTGTTGAATTATTGTTGATTTAGAACACTGAAAAAGAAATAAAAAGGTTTTAGGGTGACTGAGTATTTATATATATGTTTGATTTAATAACAGAAGTAAAAAAAATAAAAACAATGATGGGTCTTATTAAAGAAGACCAAGATTTAAATTCTATTAACAAACATGCACAAAATATTCTAAACATTATAAAGTTTAGTGGTTTATATTCATCTACGATTAAAAAACTTATTGATAAGGTTATTAAGTTTGGTGAGACCAACATTATTGACTTTGATTTGATTGAAAAAAACCTTAAAAATGTGATGTTGAAAAAAGGTAATCGTAAGAAAAATGTTGAAGACTATTTCTTAAGAATCTTTACATCATTAGAGTTTAGAGAAAAAGGAATTTATGGTATAGAACCTGAAACTGATGATTTTGGTTTTGGAAATGAAGATATTTCAATTGTACCTAAAAAAATCTTTAACAAAGAACTATACGGATTACAAGTTGAATTAATTAAATTACAAGAGTGGTTGGCTGAAACAGGTAAAACCGTTCTTATTGTTTTTGAAGGTAGAGACAGTGCGGGTAAAGGTTCATCAATTAAAAAGTTCACAGAAAATATTAATCCAAAAGGATTTAAAGTTATTCAACTTGGAATTCCAACACCTGATGATAGAGCTGATTGGTGGGGTAGATATAGAAAACAAATTGAACCAGGTAAAATCAATTTATTTGATAGAAGTTGGTACAACAGAGGTTTAGTTGAACCTGTTGCTGGTTATGGTACTCCTGAAGAATATGAAGACTTTATGGAAAACGTTGAGAACTTTGAAAATTCACTAGTAGAAAATGGAGATTTCCTTTTCAAACTTTGGTTCTCAATTGATAAAGAAACCATGGGAAAAAGATTCAAACAAAGATTAAGTTCACCATTAAAGAAATGGAAATATTCACCTAATGATGAAAAGATGTTAGATTTATGGGATAGATTTACTGAATTCAAAGAAAAACTATTTGATAGGACATCAACGGTAAACCATCCTTGGGTTATTTTAGATTCGTCAGATAAAAGAGTGTCAGGATTAAATTCAATAAGATATGTTTTACAGAACATACCATATAAAGGAAAAAATGAAGAATTCTTAAGTAAAGAATATCCTGAAGCATTAACTGTATTGAGGCCGGAATAATGAAAAATTTTATTCGTTATATATTAAAAGAAAACTTACCAAAAAAAGGTATTCTAATAAAAGAAGGTGTTGAAATCTCAGAAGGATTAAAATATCACAAAGAATATGATTTGCCTTTAGTTGAAAATGTTTTTATACCATTTTCAGATGAGTTTTTTTCGTTAATAAATGAAACACGTGGTCTTTGGAAAAATGGGTTAGTCCAACTTTGTGAAGATGATGAGTGGTTATTAAAAACTGATATTGGAAAAACAGCAATGTTTGAAGGTGATGAAGTTTGGTTAGATATTCCATTTTTAATAGAAGAGGATGATGAATCTATTAATGAGGCTGAATATAACGGAAAAAATGTTAAATTAAATTCGCCATTTAAAACTTCAGGTAAATTAAAGAAATTTGCTGTGTATGTAAAAGAACCAAGTGGTGATATTAAAATGGTTAAATTTGGTGACCCAAATAACAAGCCCGAAACAAAGAAAAATTTTAGAGTACGTCACAAATGTGACACAAAACATGACAAAACCAAAGCTGTATATTGGGCGTGTAATATATCAAAGTATAGAAAAAAGTTGGGTATTAAATCTTAATTCTATAGTAATTTAATATTAATATAATATTCTCAAACATTCCATTTTCTATTTATAGATGTATGGAATTACAAGATATATTAACGGTAGTTATACCGTGTAAAAATGAAAAAGAGAATGTCCGAAACATTTTAAATTCTCTTAACAAACAAAAAAATTCTAAAGATTTATTGGTGATTGTTGCTGACATTAGTGATGATATGGTAACAGTTCATCATATAAATTCTGAAAGAAATAAAAACATTCAAATTTTAATAATTGGCGGTGGATATCCAGCTTATGGTAGACATCAAGGTGGTTTAATGTCTGAAACACCATACACTTTGTTTTTGGATTCAGACATGGAAATTAAAGATACAGATTTTTTAGAAAAAATATTAAATGAAATTATTACTAAAAAAGGTTCATTACTTACTTGTAAAGTTAGAACCGCAGATAACAAATATAACAACTTTTTTAAGTTTTTTGATTTAATACAAAAATTTCACAGAATAACAGGACCATTTGCATTGGGTGGAATTATGTTGTTTAATACTGAAAGTTATTTTAAACTTGGTGGATTTAATCCAAATGATAAATTTGCTGAAGATTATAACTTAAGTAAAAAAGTTAACTCAAAAGATTTTATTTTATCAAAAAATATAATACACACATCATCAAGAAGATTAAAATCTAAAGGTGTTTGGTACATGGCTAAATTAATGTTCCTTTCTTTTCTTAATAGAAATAACCAAAGTTTTTTTGAAAAAACACATTCGTATTGGTCATGAGTTATAGAACGGTTATAATTTCAGATTTACATTTAGGTTCAAAAGCTTCAAGGTCAAAAGATATTATTAATTTTTTGGAAACAATTGAGTGTCATAATTTATTTCTTAATGGTGATATTATTGATGGGTGGGCAATGAAACGTGGTTCAAAATGGAAAGATTCACATACTAAAGTCATTAGAAAAATACTTAAGATGGCTGAAAAAGGAACTAATGTGGTTTGGGTTAAAGGTAACCACGATGATTTTTTAGAAAACTACATGGGACTAACATTAGGTAATATTACAATAAAAAAAGATTTGATGTATAAAGGTATTGATAAGAGATTATATTATATTTTTCATGGAGATGTTTTAGATGTATTCTCATCAAAATTCAAACTAATTGCAAAAATAGGTTCTATTGGATATGATTTTGCTTTGTGGTTAAATAGAGTTTATAACAAATACAGAGAACTCAGAAAACTACCATATTATTCAATATCTAATGATATTAAACAAGGTGTTAAAGCGGCGGTTAATTTTGTTGGTGATTTTGAAAAAAACGCAGTACTTTTGTCCAAACAAAAAAATTGTGATGTGGCTGTTTGTGGACACATTCACAAAGTTGAGTTGAGTGAAAAATATATGAACTCAGGTGATTGGTGTGAAAGTTGTACAGCCTTGGTTGAAGATTATGATGGAAAGTGGACCATCATCCACCATCATAATCTATAGGCCCACTCTAATCAATTTGTTGTTCCATGGGTTCATTAATTATTATTGAAACTTCATTTCTAACACGTCTGTTAACAGTTCTAATTGGTTCACCATCTCCAAGAGGTATTGGTGATAATTCATCTTCTTTCATGTGTAAATCATGAGATTGTACCCAATACTCACCACCAAGTTCTTTATTGGTTTTAGTTTCTGAAGATGTATAGATATTTTTAATTAACTGATAAACATCAAAATCAATTTCAGCTGATAAAGAATCTATTCTTTCATCAACGGAGTTCCAAAATGAAATGTCATAAAATTTGTTACCATTTCTAAACATATGAAACGCTAATTTATATCCAGTATCTTTATTTATACAATAAACTAAAACACCCTCTTCAGTATATCTAAAAAATTGATATGGGTTATGTTTTGCTGCGGTACACCATTTAGTATGTGCTCCATATTTTAATGATGCTTCGTAGGTTAACGGTCTAATAACCAACCATTTTTCAGTATCTAAATCAACATATGTTTGTTTAGAAAACTCTTTTCCTATGTTTTTTATGTTAATTAAATTGATGACACTTTCAATTTCAGTCAAAGTCTTTATTTGATTAATATCTACACCAGTAATTTGATGTTTTTCATACATTTCAATAAAGTCTACTAAAGAATCTAATTCATTGTTGGGAATATGTTGTAACCCACTCCAAAAACTAAAAACAAATGATGGGTCTAAAATATCAAAAGTACCTTTTAAGTGTGGTGCAATATCTTCAATTCTACGAATATAATCTATAGTGTCTTCTTTCCAATCACCAACTTTATTTTTGAATGATGAATCAACAATGTTTGTCAACATAGGTAAAAATTTATTAGTATTTGATGGGTCAATCATTTCTAACACATCAATAAGTGATAGGTTCATCCAAGGTGGTACGGTTTCTTTAAACTTTTTTAATTTTGTCATGATTAAATTATTTGATACAAAGATAGTAAATAAAAAAAACCGAGTCAAATAAATAGGTTCTTTTTTTGCGGAAGATGAGGGACTCGAACCCACGCATCCTTTTAAGGATGTACGGTTTAGCAAACCGCTGCATTACCACTCTGCCAATCTTCCAAAAAAAAATCTTGGGTTGGTGTCCCAAGATTTTGCGGAGGCTTAGGGATTCGAACCCCAGGATGCCTTTCAACATCTTCAGTTTTCAAGACTGACGCAATCGACCGCTCTGCCAAACCTCCGTAGTGATAATAAATACAAATTTATATAGTTTTGTCTAAAATATCAAGACTACCATCAATAATTTGATTAATCCTATTTTTCGCTCTGTCACTAATTGGAATTGGGTTTCCCTCATCATCAATTCTCACAAAGGTGATTTGTGTATGTAAGATGACGGTTTGTTTTCCTGTATAAACACTATGTGCCCTGGCCTCAAAATAAAGTGTGATTGATGTGTTCCCAACCTTAAGGGGTTTACCATATATTTTTAATAGTTGACCTTCTTTACCGGGTTTAATAAATCTACATTCATCTAATGCAATTGTAACCAATCTTGGTGAATCACAAAGTTGCATTGATAATGCTGATGCCGCTGAATCAACCCAAGCAAGTATTTTACCCCCAAATAAATTTCCGTGAAAACCTAAATCTGATTTTTTGATTGGGTGAGTGTTCAATAATTCCATAATAAAAATATATAAATTTATTTGTGGAAATCAAATTGATTATGTATCTTTGTCTTATGAAACGCTTAATAATTTTAATTTTTATTTTGATGACAATATCTGCCAAGGCACAGACGAACTACAATAATGGTAGGACGTGTGATTTTATCTTGGTTCAGGGTGACACATCTTTAATCACTGGGTTTAACGGGTTGGATAAAAAAGACTTTGGAATTTACTTGGGTGTTAAGTATGGTGGTTTATTCAGTGGTAGTATTTTTTACACACCATTCAACGCAATCAATCGGTTGGGTATTTCTAAGGGGTATATGAAAGATGGAATTAGATTAAGTGGTGGTATTAAAATAACACCAAAAGGTATAAATAATTTTGATTTGCGTCCTGAATTTGGTGTATCGTTACACCCAATTCGTTTGATTAGTCAAGACCCGTATTCGTTTGATATTGTATTATCATTCTACAAATCAACCACAACTCGTTTTGGTTTCGGTATATCATTCCCAATCCAATACAGAAATAACTTTAGGTTATGATATTTATATTCAATGGACAATTCAACCATAGAACAGATTAATAAGATTTTCAAAACCAAAAAATTAACTTGGTGTGGTAATTTTTTGAGGTATGATGAGAATGCCGACCAAGATTGTTACGATTTTACTTTTCAAATTGACAAAATCAAACCGATGATTTCTGTGGGTGAGTGGAAAGACCACGCCCTTGTTGAGGTTACTTTACATGTTGACCCAAAAACTATACTTGGTAAACTTGTTTCTGGTGAATACAAAGAAATTTGGGGGGATAGTGAAAATCTATTACGTTTTTACCCAATTAAAAATGGTACTGCAGATAAAATAACAAAAGCCTTAAAATTAGTATCTGAATTGGATGTTATTGTGACATCTATAAAACCTGTACTTGTTGGTGAAGAAGAAACAATTACTGAAGATTCAGGGTATAGAAAAACTGTTCGTGATGTTGTAAGAGATATGGTTTTTGAAATAAAAAAGAATTTAAGAGGTAAAAGAGAAATCACATTTCCTGAGTACAATCTTGGTCAACACCCACCTTTTGAATTGGTATTGAAAATGAATCCAACACCAAAAAAACATAGACATGAATTATTAAAACCATTTGATGTTCAGGCTTTTTGGGTTGAAGGTGAAGATAAAATTGAAGTTGAGGTTGATATTGATGAAAAGGCTGGTAATGAAATTTTTTATGAATTGATTGGTGAACTAAATGATGACATAAGACATGAATTGGAACACAGAAAACAAGAATATTCGGGATATGAATTTCCTGATAAGGAATACAAACAACCTTTAAGGTATTATACACAACAACATGAAATTGAAGCTCAGGTTGCGGGATTCAAAAGAAAAGCCAAAATACAAGGTAGAAATATTGAAGATGTAATGAGGGAATTTTTCAATAGAAGAAAAGAAGTGTATAATTTAAAACAATCAACAATTGATAAAATTGTTGCTCGTCTAATGGACGAATATATTAAATAATTATTTTTTAATAATTCTATTCACAATTTCTTCAAGAACTGAAGATGCTATGTGAAATACGCCAATTGCCGCAATTCTTTCTACCAATCTTGAAACATCATCTGATGACATATCATGTCCTTGAATTGCCATGGTTAGATACCCAATTAACGGTATCATGTAAATATAACCAATAACATCGGTTAAAAACGCAGCGGAGTTTCCTAAGGTAGCTAAAAATCCTTTAAAGGCTGTTACAAGTTTTCTTGATTTAACAATAGAAGTTCTAAATATGTCTTCTAAACCCTCTTCTTTAATTTTAGGTAAAAGTTCCTTTAAAATGTTTTTTCCTTCATTAAACAAGACACAAACAGTAGCCACAATCACCACAAGCGTTTGTTGTTCTGTCATTTCAGGATATTTTCCTTGTAAAAATTTTTCCAAAGGTTCTACCAATCCACCAACAGCGGCACCAAAGGTTAATAATATTTTAAAATTAAAACCTAATCTTTTTTTAACTCTTTTATATAAACTAGCTGAAAAATCTATACCATGTTCATGTATAGTTTTTAAAGTATCATTTAAACTTTCGGTCAAAATTAATGTTCTTTGACTTTCTGTAATTAAAACATCCATACTAATAAATACTTTGATATATTTATTCTGTATAATATGTCGCAATTAAATCCAAAATTAGAGCCTGGTGATAGAATAGTTTTACTTCATATGGATGACCCATATAGTGCTGTTCGTATGGGTACAAAAGGTACCGTACTTAAAATTGTTAGAGTTCCGTTTGATATGGGATACCAATATAATGTTAAATGGGATGATGGTTCTACATTAGATTTATTACCTGATACAGATAGTTGGGTGTTAGCAACAGATGTTAAATCAAAGAAAAATTTAACAACTGAAGAATTTGGTAATGAATTAAAAACGTTATCAAAACATAAAGACATTATCAAGAATATGGATTATAGACCAGTTCTTGATTATCTAAAACTTGTGCAAAAATCAGGATTGGTTAATATGATTCAGGCAATGCCATTTTTAATGACAGACTCACACAATTTACATAAATTGATTTATAAGTTTGATGGTGAACCCGATGATTATCCTGAATTATTTGAAAATGTTGATGATGTAAGACAAATTTTAGTTTCTGAAACAATTAGAATTATGGAAGAAAAAAATATGGAGTTTAACGATACTACAATCAATAGTGTTTTCCAAAAAGTTTGTAGAGCGGTTATGGAAATGTACACAAGTTTATACTCAACTTACTTTAAGAAATAATTTCGTATCTGTATTCCCCGTGTGTTTTAATTGGTATTACCGTAGTTTCCAAAAAAACAGGTGACAACTCACCAAAATGCCCACCTTTGATATTGTAGTCAAAATATTCTTCGGCTTCTAACCAAGTCATTTCGTCCTTACACAAACTATCAATTATTTGTTGTTTTGAGTACAATATTCTACGACCTTCAAATGAGTCAACAACACCGATAATGGCATTTTCATACCCATTTAAAAGAACTGAACCTTCACAATATTCGTCAATCTCTAATATTTCTCTTGTTTCCATTTAGTTAAGTTCAAATAAAAAGGTTCCACACAGAGTTCAGGGCTTTCAGAATAAATTACCAAGATACTACGACTACTCTAAATTATCTGTGTGGGAAACCCTTATTGAAAACTTAACTTATTTATTCTACATAGTCAATTAGTTGTAGAATTTTTCGGCCAAGAATTTGAAACGACCACCTTGAACGTATTCTTTAATTTGAGATTTTGGTAACCATAACTCAAACTCACCGATTTCTTCAACACGAAGTGCCAATTCTTCGTGGAAACGAGCCACCTCAACTTTATCTTTGATGTATTTTACTCTCAAATTCTTAGCACATACTGGACCCATACCAGTCAAGATTGAGAACTCATCAGTCAACTCAGCTCCACAACAACGACACACATCACCATTTTCTTTAGTCAATTTGGCACGAACTCTTACTGCCTTGGCACTGATGTGAGTTGTTCCAACCAAGTCAACCAAGATTGGCATGAATTCCAAACCATACTCTTCTTTGATTTTCAAAGCGATACCACGTTTGATACGGATAGATTCGTTCTTCAAATCAACACGAATTTCCATAGTTGGGGTCTTTTCTTTTTTGATAGATTTAACCGCCGCAGAAATTTGACGCTCAGACAAGTCCCTCCATTTAGCGTAACTGTCTTTCATCTTCAAGATGAACTCATTAGAACCTGTGTAGTTCATAATCAACTGCAAATCCTCAGAAAGATTTGAAATTACCAACTCACCATTACGCTCAATACTTTTTAAAGCTCTGTCAGCAATTTCGCACTGACGTTGAGTCAAAGATGGGTAGCGAGTCAAAGACTCTTTAAGGCTGTTCAAGAATTGGTTGTTACCTTGATAGTTGCGGACTTTTTGTTCTGTTGTCATGGTGGTGGTTATTTGTTATACAAAGATACAACTTTTTTTCATTCCCACAACTATTTATATAGAAAAAGATATGAATGCATTTTTTGTAGGAGTAACACCTGAGGAAAAAGAAAACATCCTCAGCAAACATAGACACGTTTATAACGGTTATAGAACGTTAAACCCAAGTCCAGTGGCAAATGAACAACCATTATATACCCAAGACTTTGCAAATGACAAAGAAGGTTTGGTTGTTAATAACAAAGGTGAAGTTAAAGCCTATACCAATATGGGAATAAATGAATCTAAAAAAAGAAAATCATACGTTGAAACTGATAAAGAAATGTGTGAACAATGTGGTGGAAAAATGGAAGAAGAAATGTGTGAACAATGTTCAAGTAACAAATCATTAGAAGAAGATTTTGAAGATGGTGAAGTTGCTTCAGATGTAGAACCAGCATACGAATTCCAATCTCACGGTCCTGAAGATGTTTACGGAACATTAGATGATTATGATTCAGAACACCCACACCATGATTATAACTCAATGGAAGATGTTGAAAGATATGACCCAAGTGATGATTTGAGTGACATGTTTGGTAATTTATCAGATGGTATGGCCTTTGGTGGTGGACCATCAGACACGTTCCAACACGATGCTGGTGATGTTGATAGAGAAGGTGATGAAGGTTTAGGTCAAGACACCGAAAATGATATGGATTTATCAATGATTAAATCACCTTATACTTTTACATCTGATGGTCCAGAAGAAGGTGATGATGATAGTGAGTTTAATGTTGAAGAAGAAGTAGATAAAGATTTACAAGAATCTTTTACTAAAGAAAGAAAACTTACTTTGGAAATGTTCCAAAGAATGAGTAAATTTTTATAATTAATTAAATTAGTTAATAATTAAATCCTCCAATAATAATGGGGGATTTTTTTTTATTTATTAAAGAACTATATCCTTTTACAACATAATATGATATTTGTTATTAAATAAACTTTTTATCCATAAACAAATGGAAGTTAGAGAAATTGTAGAAACGGTTATTAAAGAACCTTTATTAGAAGTTAGATTTAGAATGAGCACTGATACTGATGAAGTTATTAGAATTACGGAATTTGACTTACAAGAAATTGAAGATTACGGTTATAATGTTATCACGGAAAATTTTGATTTATTTGATTTTGATGATGACGAATGGGAAGATGGTGAGGTAGAAATTGATGATGATGATTCGTTAGAAATAGATGAAGATGAATTAATATCATTTATGAATGAGTTTTTCTTAATAAATGACCACGTACCACCATCAGAAATGTTTTAACTGATATTTATATACATGGCAGTCAAGACACTTGATATAGATACATTAACAGACATCTTTAACGAACTAGCTCAAAGTAAAAATGAAATGGGTGAACAAGAAGGTGAATCTACATCAACTAGTGGTGGAGGAGGTTATCCTGCAGTTACCAAATGGGAAACGGGAATTAAAAGAGGTTCTGCCAATCCACTTGGTAATACAAAATGGAAAGATTCTTATACAATAACAAGAGGTAAAGCGAATACTTTACTATAAGAAAGATATTTATACATAAAATAATATGAAACAACAAATTATATCAGAAGGTAAAGAAGCGTTAGAAAGAGCGTTATTACTAATGAAATATGATAGTAAAAAAACTCTAACTGAGAATAAACAAACAATTTTTGAACAAACTGCGGGTGATTTATCGGACCCAACAACATTGGTTGGTGGTGCAGGTGGGGCTATTCTTGGGGCAACTGCTGCTGGTGGTGGAATAGCTGCGGCTACGGCCGCAGGTGCAACCCTTGGTAGTGTTTTTCCTGTTGTTGGTACTGCAGTTGGTGCTGTTGCGGGATTAGGTCTTGGTGTGTTACTTAATTGGAGCGCAAATTATGATAATGGAGCGGATGGTTTTAAAAAAATTATGAGTGCATGTAGTGCCGCAGGAGCTTCAAAGTTAGTTCCTCAACTATCAAAATCGGATATTAGAAGTATTGCATATGCAATTGAAGATTCTAAAGATACTTGGGATGATGATGAAGATACTATTGCTGCCGAATTACAAAAAATACCAACTATTGCTGATTTATGTGCTGTAGACAAGAAAATAGCTGGCGGGTTATATCTATTTTTAGACAATTTAACTGATAGTCCTGATGAATGGAAAATGTTTACAAGACCTATTGCAGGTATGATTGAAGACACTGAAATAATGTTAACACCCCAAGAACAAGAAAAGGCTGGTGTTGAGGCTAAAGATGGTAAAAAAGGTGGTAGTTCATCAGCTACCAACACAATGTCATACAAACTTTGTACTGGAAAATATGTTGAGGGTTGTAAATCAACAAGAATTAAAGAATTGCAAAATTGTTTAGGTACTTCATACACAGGAAGAAATGATATTTATTTCGGTAAGTTAACACAAGCGGCATTAAAGGCCAATGGTTATGAGAATGGTGTAACCGATGCTGATATTGATAAAATATGTCAAAAAGAAAGTCCCGTTGCGGATTCTTCAACTGATGATATTAATGAATTATAATAATGGAAAAACAAATATTAAAAGAACAGTCTAATCCTGATATCCCAAAGTTAGAAAAAGCAATAACATTGGGTTGTTTACCTGTAAAAAATGCTGAGGTAATTTCATCAAAACAACCATCATCAAAGTTATGGAACACATCTGAAGGTCGTGTTGGTTTCAAATTTATTAATAAAAATGATAGAACTATATATTATTATGCCGATATGACATGGGTGGCACCTGCCACAAATTCAAAACCAATGGCGAAAGGTGCTTGGACTTGCGATGAATTAACAAAAGACCCTAATGAAATTGGTACAGCATCTTCAGTACCAATGTCACCATCAAATATCTTATCAAAATATTAATACTATGAAAAAAAATATAAAAGAACAATTAGCTTCAGGTCCACAACCGCCAACAAACAAACAAAAACTAATTGAATATGTAAAATTTGGTTGTATCCCAAATGGTAAACTAATTGAAAATACCGGTTTATCAAAATACCCCGAAGCGATTTATACAAAAACTGCAAAAGGAAATACTTTATATTTTTTTCATGATGGTAAAATTGGTTTGGTAGGTCAAGATAATAAAGTAAAATTAATTCCCGAAACATTTACATGTGATGAAGCAATTGCAAATTTTAAATCACCTGAACAAAAACAAAGTGAAATTTCAACACAAACTCAAACACAAAAAACAGAACTTAAAAATCAAGGTGAAATACAACGTTTAGTTGAACAGGGTTGGAGTTTACAAGAACCATTAACATCAATGTTACCATTGTATGAGAAATTATCTGAGATTGATTCTGAATCATTTACTTTAATTGGAAAAGAAATGTATCGTCAAAAACAAACAGGTAATCAACAAACAACCGAAGATGCTCTTAACAAAATTACTACTAGTCAAATTGTTAATAAAAAGGCTTGTAAAACATTAATTGATTTATACATGGATGCTGCAGACAAAAACATGAAAATTGACAAACAATTATTAGATAGTTACGCAAATCAAATTATGAATTGTAATGACCAAATTGATAATTGGGGTTTATTATCATCTGTACCTGAAGACATTAAACAAATTAGTTCTTATGGTGGAGCAAGACAAAGATTTGCAATTAATTTTGCTGCCCGTAAAAGATTAGGTGAACATTTAGACGTGAAAAATATATTAAAGAAAAATTTATTAGAAGTTAAATCAAAAAAAGAAGATTTAATGGTTGAAAGTAAAATAATTACAAACAGATTTAATTTTTTAGTTGAAAACAGAAAATTTGAAACTGATAAAGATTTGGAATTATTTATGGAAGACTATATTGCTGAAGTATCTTATTTAAGAACTCAAGGATACGATTCAAAAGTTATTCAAGAAGCTGCGGGTTTATTTGCAACACTATCATCAATATTTGGTGGTACTGCAACAGCTTTACCATCAGCAATGGGTGAATACTTAGTTGATTGGTTGATGAAGGTGTTAAACATCCCTTCAGGTTCTTATATGGCTAAAGTTATCAGTACATTTATTGCAAGTATCAATGTTAGTGATTATGATAGAGTATTAACGGATTGTAGATTTACAACAAACGCTTTAGCAGATGCATTAATTAAGGGTTACCTAAAAGAATTACAAGAAAAATCAAATTTAGACAAAGGTGCAAGTGGATTTATTGTAACAGCACTTAGAAACTCAGTAGTGGATTATTACGCAGAAGGTAGTGATTCAATGATTCAAAAATTAGAAGATAAAATAGCAGACTTTTTATGTCCCAAAATGTCCAAAGTTAGTAGTAAAATTTCGGACAAATATGACGAATTAAAAACTAAAGTCATGGCTTAAGAAATTATCAGGTTAGAACCTGTTAATATAAATCAACTAAAATAAAGGGGGTGATTTTAAAACCAAAAGGGTTCCGTGAGGAACCCTTTTTTTATTGGTTATTTTTTTTCTTTTTTAACAACAATTTCATCAATAATTCCGTACTCTAACGCTTCTTTAGCATCTAACCATAAATCACGAGATGCGTCCTTCATAACTTGTTTTGTTGTTTTACCGCAATACCCACCCAACAAATCAAAAAGAACATCGTTAATTTTTTTCCATTCTTTCATTGAAATTTCTGCGTCTTGAATGTTACCTTCATAACCACCTGATGATTGGTGTAACATTGTACGAGAAAAACGTAATGAAGAACGTTTACCTTTTGTACCAGCGCCTAACAGAACTGAACCCATTGATGCTGCCATACCTGTGTTTACTGTACGAATATCACAACGAATGTAATCCATAACATCAACCATAGACAAACCTGATTTTACTGACCCACCAGGACTATCAATGTGCATTGTGATGTCAGTACTCTCAACCGAGTCCAAGTACATTAACTGAGCTTGTACAATGGTTGACATGTTGTCATTTACAGGTCCAGCAACCCATAATAGTCTTTCTCTCATTAAACGAGAAAAAATATCCATTTGAGTTACCCTCATTTCCCTTTCCTCCAAAATGTAAGGAGTCATTGAATTTTCAATCTGTCTATCATAATGATGAAGATTGAGTGAACTTTTACCTAAGTGTTTGGTAAAGTAGTTTTTGAAATCGTTTCCGTAATCCATATTTTATATAATTTGTACCGATGGCCGGAGTCGAACCGGCACGGACCTTACAGTCCACAGGATTTTAAGTCCTGCGTGGCTACCTTTTCACCACATCGGCATTGTTTAACAAATATAAGAACAATTTTTGAATTAGACAAATGATTCTTTATAATCATTCCATAAACACTCAACGTCAGAACTAATAATAGATGAGAATACAGTTGGTTCATACGCTTTGTATCTCATTTTCATGTTAGCTTCTTCAGGTGTTTTATTTGCCTTTTTTAAATTACAATATGAGCAACAAGTTACCAAATTAACCCAACTGTTTTTTCCACCACGTGAACGAGGTATAATATGGTCAATTGTTAAATTCTTTTCACTTCCACAATAAACACATTGGTTGTTATCCCTTTTGTAGATACGTTTTCTGTTTAACCGTACACTTCGTGTTTTAAATCTAACATAAGACAATAAACGAATTATTAATGGTTTAACATATTCTTTAACTGATGATGACAATTTTTGTGAGTCTTGTTTTAATACCTCAGCCTTTCCTTTTATTACCAATACAAATCCCTTACGAACCGAAGTTACGTTCAAGGGTGTGTAGTCTGAGTTTAATACTAATACTTTATCCATTACAATATGTTTTACAAATTTACGAAATTTATGTGTAAAAAAAAAGTCCTGATTTCTCAGGACCCTTCTAAACACGTTTTAATATATGGTTCGGCGTTTCAAAAGGGTCATAGGTTTATCAAACAATAACGAAGGCGTACCGTTAAGATACACAATCTCTGTTTGCCCAATATTCATTGCCGTGTTGTTCATTTAGACATAAATAGGTGTATTCCTTGAAAAGGTCAAATATTTGATTTATCTTTGTATCACATGAATATTAATTTAAAGTATTTCTTACTCACTTGTTTGTTTTTCTTAATAGGTCAAACTGGAATATGGTTTCAACTGAATGCTCAATTTATGTGGGATTGGGCAAAAAGAAATACATTAATTATGTCTTTTGTAGGTGTACCATTTACATATCTTTTTATATTGGCAACAGGTTACGGTGAAAAAGCATTCATGGGTTTAATGTGGCCACAACGATTTTTGGGATTTTCAATTGGGATTGTAATGTACGCGATTTTAACATATTTATTTCTAAATCAAGGGATGTCAGCAAAAACATGGGCTAGTTTGACTTTGGCGGTTATGATTATTATAATTCAAGTAATATTTAAATAAAATGCCCTTGTAGCTCAGCTGGATAGAGCAACGGTTTTCTAAACCGTAGGTCACAGGTTCGAGTCCTGTCGGGGGTACAAAATGAAATTTTGGAATAAAGACGAATGGCAAGGTAGGTCCAAAGAACAAGTGGAGTCCTATTATAGAAATATTGGTACGGTAGCAACAATTGCCGTTTTATCATTCTGTTTAATTAGTTTTATCATTTCAATATGGCACATCCTTTAATTCATGCAAAATCTTCAGCCAAAAAATTTGGTGGAAAATTTGAAGATTATATTCATTTACACGATTGGTTAGATGAAACAAAGGCGTGGGTTGGACATTCAAATCATAGAATGTTTCGTCACCACTCAGAAGGTATCTTTGAGATGGAAAAAATCTTTGGTAAATCATTTGTTAATAGTGACGGTAAAACTGTCTACACCAGGTATGTTGGTGAACAACACGTGAAAGAAGATTGTTTTAATTATATTCCAACGGCAAAAGATTGGATAGATGCTTTACAAGCTGAAAAGAAACCAATGTGGATGTTAAGAACATTGGACCTCAAAGTAGATGATTGATATTTATTACTATGACCCCAAAACAAAAATCAATTTTTGAATTAATATCCAAATACGCATCTTCTCGTGGTTGTGAGTATCTTGAGATGGATGTTGACCCTTGGAATCACACACCATATAACGGTAGAAATTTTGGTTGTGGAATTGAAAAACATGAAACACCACAAAAATTACCATTTGATATTAGTGAGATAATTACCGAATATGTTGGTGAAAATGCTTCAGATTTTGATGAAGATAATTTGAATGCAATAACTTTTGCGTTATATCCCCAAACAAGAACAGTTACTATTAGTGGAACTTATCAAGAAATTGTTGACGGACCTTCAGGTGAAACTGAAAGAAGTGAAGAAGATGATGAAAATCTAAAAGAGATTATGAATTTTCTTAAACAAGAGGACATATTTCCATTTGCTGAAGTTACGTTTAATGGTGGTGGTGATGATGGATATATTGATGGTACCTTATATGTTGATTCTGGTAGTAAACCAGAAAGAAACGTAGATAGTGTACCAGGATTAGATGATTATTTATACGATATGTTGGGAGTGTATGGTGGTTGGGAAAATGATGAAGGTTCTTTTGGAAATTTCATGATTGATTCAAGAGCGGGTACAATTACATTAAAATTTACTTGGAATGAATATGCATATGAAGATGTTGTCTTCCATCAAGAAGAGTTTTAATCAAGAACAGGTTTCTTTTTTATCTTAAAATCTTTAAAAAATTCGGGATAACTTTCAATATATCCTTGTAAGGTTTCATCATCGTATTCAATATTTTCGGCGTTCCAATTCCAATATAGTTTTTTGTTAACTTTAAAACCATAATATTCGTGATTGTTATACTGAAGTTCGGCAATATCATCACCATATTTGTGTTGTCCAACAATTATAAAACCTGATGTTGTATTTTTTATTATGTTGTCTTCACCATATGGGATATATCTATTATTAATCCAATTTAGTCTTTCTATAAGTTTTTGATAAAACATATTAGCAGCTCCCCATCTAACTGACGCGAAAAAAACTACACAGTCAGATTCAAAAAGTTCTTTGCTTATTTTCCAAAGTTCATCGTCAGGATTATGAATTGAAGCCCAACATCTATGATATCCTGATGGATTTTTCTCAGGGTCGTCTAAAAGAGCATCTTTAACACCACAAACGTTTCCTTCCATTAAAGAAACATTTCCCTCACATGGATAAATTTTAAGTTTAGTAACATCTATTATTGTAGAATTACTAAGATTGTTATGTATTACTTTTGCTAAAATTGTAGATTTTGGTGTTTCTTCTTTTGAAATTTCTTCACCTCTGTTAGAGCAAGTTAATAAAAGAACTTTTTTATATTTTTTTAGTTCTTCAATTGTATTAACTAATACTTTAAAATTACCCTCTTCCATTTTTATTTATAAATAGCATTTGATATCCATTTAGTCCCACTCCAAAAATTTAAGTTAGGTAATTTTTGTTTATATGAAAAACTATCATCATATGATTCATAGATATACAAATAATCTTTATTTTGTTTCTTGGTAATATCTGCGAGTATGTAAAATAAATTAGTACCAAGAGATAACTTTAAATTATTGTTATCATAAGCAAGATTTAAAAATACATTAGACTTTTTATTTTCTAAGTATCTTCCCACCGCAACTAATTTACCTTCTAATCTTAAGTACAATATTTTTGGTTCAAAAAACTTTGAACAGTTATTATAATCATCCATAATATCAAAATCCTTATCATTGTAGTATTCTTGAAAGAAATCATCTATTTCTTGGTTTTGAATATAATCACTTACTTCACAGGTTAACTTTTTAATTATGTGTCTTCGTTTTTTTGATATCTCAAAATTAGATAGTTCTATTCTATGACTTCTTGATTGATACCAAATATTTTTTTCCTCCATTGACGGTAACCATCCTGAATTTAATAACTCATCATTTGATTCGTTTTCCGCAATACCGTAAACTTCACAAAATATTCTCCCGTCTAAAAAGAATCCATTTTGGTGGTTAAATTGAACCTTCATTCTTTAAACGTTCGGAATCAATTTTATTATATTCATCTGACCGTTTTTTATTACTCTCACCTTTTTCTAAATCGGTATGGTCGTAATTCATAATGTCAGTATCAGGTGTGACCCATCTTCCATTTCTTTCAGCAGTCCATAATGTGGTATTGTATTTTCTATGTATAACCAATTCATCTTTTACTGTGAACGATGGGTCATGAAGCACAAACCTATTGTTTGGTTGTATTGCAAAGTTTCCATTATCCATGGCAATGAAATGACCACATTTGTGTTGTGATGGGAATTCACTTAATCCAAAATCTGTGTCTCCCATGTCTGAAGATGACCCCCAATCTAAGGTAAATAAATATTTGCCCGTATATTCTACTCTACGTCTTGATATGAATTTACATGTCTTGTTTTTTAACATAGGGAATGCTGTTGCTCCAACATGATATGAAAATGAATCCCATAACACTAATTCATCAAGTTCTTGTTCAGGTGCATCTTCTTTCCAACAAAATGCCTGTATTGGCATTCTCCACCATAATGCCCCATCCTCCATGATAAAGTGAAATAATGGTGCTTGTGCTGGAATTGACGACATTCCAAAAATGTAACAAGGGAATTTTTTATCGTGAGAATCTTCTTGGTTTCTTAAGAAGTTTCCTCTAATGTAAGCCTCTACTACGGGAATTGGTGTATTTAAATATGACATAGTTTTTTAAAAAAAATACAACATATTTGTCAAATTGTAAAATATGATACAATAGTTTTTATTACGATATTTCTTTGATACAAGAATAACTTTTATTATCTTTGTGTTATGAAAGTTATATTTTTGGACCACGATGGTGTGATATGTCTGTCTGATAATTGGGGTAATCGTTTCAAAAAACAAAAAAGTTGGGGTAAACGTAAATTGTCTATGAGTACTTTAAGTATGCCCGTTGAGTATCGTTTTGATAATTTTGATGAGGAGGCGGTTAAAGTTCTTAATGAAATCTTAGAGGAAACAGGTGCCGAAATTGTTGTATCTTCAGATTGGAAAAATTGGGCGACAGTTGAGGAGATGGGAGAATATTACGAATCAAAAGGTATTATTAAAAAACCAATTGCCTTTACCGATTCTATCTTATATGATGATTATGATGATTTCCCATGGCACAACAAATCGGAGTTAGAACAAACTCGTAGTTTGGAGATTGCGCAATATATTGGTCAGAATCCTGTAATCACACATTGGGTGGCAATTGATGATTTGAATATGTCATTAACGGATGTGCACGATAAGACTTGGGGATTGAAGAACTTTGTATTAACACCCGAAAATAAAGAAGGCATTAAACAAACGGGCATAAAAGAAAAAGTATTGGAATATTTATTATAAAAATGGAAGACCAAGACATCATAGCGTACAAAAGTAGTTTTATCCCAAACATGAATATTAATTTGGTATTCAAAGAAAATCCAAATTATAGTGCAATGAGAAAAATTTTTGACCAATACGGTTATGGATTTCTTGCACCAGAATTCAAAACAATTTTTATTGACGGTGAAATATTTTTGGGTGATGATGGTTTAACTATGGATGACATGAAATTTATTGAAGCTCATGAAATCTCACATTTGTTATTGGGACACAACGGACCGAGGTCTGAAAAAGATGAAATTGAAGCTGATTTGGGAGCGTATATTTTATTGAAGAAAAATGATATGTCAACTGAAAGATTGGAAGATGAATTTGATTCAAGACATGGAGTACCTTTTAATGAGGACTTATTGAATATTGTAAAAGACAGGTTATAATTAAAAAAATAATATGATTAACATTGAAGATTTAAAAGATTTTGACACTTGGAAAAAGTGGAAAAATGGTATGGTTGAATTGGGAGAACCTGAGTTTGAAACTAAGCCCGGTTTTATAGAAAAAAGAATCCAACAAATGATTCATATTGGCGCTGATGACAAATATCAACAATACAGTGAAGGGATGTGTGATGATGATATTACAAAATGGAAACAAGGGTTTGTAGTCGGAGCCAACTGGTTATTAAAAAATAAAAACGAAAAAAATATTTAACATATCAAGAAACTTTTGTATCTTTGTACCATATTTAATACTAAACACAATGAAACTCGTAAATAAACAAATCGTGAAACATGTCATTCAATTCTGTCAGAATTGGTATCTTCGCGTATTTTCAAGTTCGGGTGTTATAAGTTAACACGTAGTAGCCTAAAAAAGGAAACCCGAACTCACAAGGTTCGGGTTTTTTTGTTTTTAAGTTCTTTGACGTATTGGTAACCAAAAATGGGGTAGTGGCAGATGAGGTCATTGCGCCGGACTGAAAATCCGAAGGAACAGGTTCGATACCTGTCTACCCCACAAATACATTGGTGATTAGCTCAGTTGGTTAGAGCACTACGCTGATACCGTAGGGGTCACAGGTTCAAGTCCTGTATCACCAACCATAAATTACCCTTTCGTCTAACGGCAGGACGAGTGGTTTTGGTCCACTTAGTGGAGGTTCGAATCCTTCAGGGGTAACAATATGACCTTATAGCTCAATTGGCTAGAGCACCGTGCTTTTAACACGGGGGTTTCGGGTTCGAGTCCCGATGGGGTCACAATATCTTTCCTTAGCTCAGTTGGAAGAGCACTTGGCTTACATCCAAGATGTCGTTGGTTCAAATCCAACAGGAAAGACAAAAATGCCAGTATCGCATAGCGGCAATTGCGGCGGATTGTAAACCCGCTCTCATTTGAGTTCGTAGGTTCGAGTCCTACTGCTGGCACAAAACTTATAATCCTCCAAAACTCACTTTTTTTACTAGATTTGGAGGATTATAGAATATAAGTCCATATGCCTGAGCGGTTCAAAGGGACAGTCTGCAAAACTGTTATTCGTTGGTTCGATTCCAACTATGGACTCTGTGACTGTAGTTCAGTGGTAGAGCATCGGCTTGTGGTGCCGAGTGTCGTGGGTTCGAATCCCATCAGTCACCCCAAATGGTTCCTTAGTTTAATTGGATAAAACATCTCGCTACGGACGAGAAGATGTGGGGGTTCGAGTCCCTCAGGAATCACAAATACGTAAGTGTGGTGTAATGGTAGCATAAAGGTCTCCAAAACTTTTGGCGAGGGTTCGAGTCCTTCCACTTGCGCAAAATACCAAAGTGGCGTAACGGTAGCCGCATTAGTCTTAGAAACTAATGTCTTAAAGACGTGTGGGTTCGACTCCCACCTTTGGTACAACATTCCTCGGTAGCTCAGTGGTTAGAGCACTCGCCTGTTAAGCGATAGGTCATAGGTTCAAATCCTATCCGGGGAGCAAAATATTTTTTTGTAATGTCAAATACCTGTTGTATATTTGTAGTATGGAAAAGGGGTTTATATCATCTTCAAACGCAATCAAAGGATATACTGAATCAAAAATTGCCAAATCTGAAAAAAACGATTGTGTTGTTAGGGCAATTGCATCAGCCGCGGATATGGACTATGATTCCGCCCACCAATTTGTTAAAGAAACTTTCAAGAGAAAAAATGGTAAAGGTACTTTTTTACTTGGTACTGGCATGAATTTGTTATCAAAGAATGGTAAACAAATTAACGGTAAAGACGTTCAAATTATTTCTGAGGAACACAATACCATGTTGTATTATGTTGTAGTTAAAGGTGTTAAAAAATTAAGAGCAACAACAACATTTTCGTTCATTAAAAAATATCCTGTTGGTTCTTACATGGTGGTTGTTAAAGGTCACGCATTTACCATTAAAGATGGTGTTGTTATTGGTAACCCTGAGGACGGTAAAAAAATAAAAAAACACATAATTGGAGCTTGGAAAATTGGATAATATATTTTAACTTTGTATAACAATAATGGTGTGGTAGCTCAGCAGGTAGAGCAGTAGATTGAAACCCTACGTGCCACGTGGTTCGATTCCCGTTCACACCACAAAGCTAACCCAGCATCACATATGAAGGCTCATACCTTCGGAGTGGGGGTGACGGTCAGGAGAGACTGACAACTATAGTCAGGTGGCGGAATGGATAGACGCAACCACGTAAGTGGTCAAACCGGTGTTACAGGTTCGAATCCTGTCCTGACTACAAAAACATAAACTCAAGTACCCACACAGTGGTGAGACGGGCTAAGTAAGATACAATTCCTCGGAACTGGGAGTAGAGAGCTTGAGAGTGTTTTTTAATAAAAAATATGAAAAATTTAGTAAAAGCAATTATTTTGGTCATTGTTATAGCAATTTTAGGATTCATAACAAGTTGGAAAGTTTGGGGTAACAATAAACAAATTGAAGATACCGTTAAAATTGATACGGTAAAAATTAAACCACAAGACACAATTGTGGATGTAAAAGGAAAATACGTTCTTTTTATTGGTGATTCTCACACATCAAATCCTAATGGTTGGCAATATACTCTATCCAACAAAACAAAAATGAGAATGAATAACATATCTGTTGGTGGAAAAACCACAGGTTGGATGTTAGAAAGAGCAAAAGAATCTATTCACAATGGTTTAGATTATTGTTTTATCTATGGAGGTGCCAATGATATGTATAACAGCAAAATCACCATTGAAAGCGCAGTAAAGAACATTCAAAAAATTGTAAACATTTGTAATTCCAAAGGTGTTAAACCAGTTGTAATTACCGGATTTGACCCATTAATTTGCATCAACACACCAGAAAATCCAAACTACAGAGTTAAGTATTCCAAATTTCAGAATGAATTGATAAAAAAAATTGTTGGTGGAAAAGTGATTAATACTCGTGTGATTACAAAATCGGATTGTTGGGATGGACTTTGTCATATGGCACCATCAGGACATAAAAAAATTGGAAATTGTGTTATCAAAGAAATGAAGTTTAAGACATATTAACACATCAGTATATTTATTGATATGGAAATTACAAAAAGAGACCTTTTAAATGGTTTATCATCAAAATCAAATCCTGCAACTGAAACTGCCGATGTGGTTGATATGATTGCAACATTATTACATTCACAGTCTCAAGTACATATCTTTCATTGGCAGACAAAATCACAATCATCATTTTCTGAACATAAAGCTTTACAAGAATATTATGATGGAATTGATGGGTTAGTTGATAATATTGTTGAAAGTTATCAAGGAAAATACGAAATAATTACTGGTTATAAAACAATTAAAACAGTTGATTACAAATCAACAGAACAAGTAATAGCTTATTTTAAAGAATTAGATGAAAATATTGAAAAAAATAGGACATCGGTTAAAGAATCTTATATTCAAAATCAAATTGATGGAGTTCAAGAATTGATTTACTCAACATTATACAAATTAAGATTCTTAAAATAATTGACGAATCACGGTTTATAATTTATATTTGCCGTATGGCTAAATACACACTTAACACTTATGGATGGTCTTTTGAGGCAGTCTGCAAATCTCTAACTGACGAACAAATACAAATTATTAAAGATAAAATGGAAGAGGAAGGTTTTTCTGAACTTCATGAAATCCGTTTTGATTTAGATGAACTTTTGGACCTTGATTTTTGGGACGGTGAAATCTTTCACAAAACCGAAGCGTTTGACAATGGTACAATGCACTTTGAACTTCTTGATGAAGAAGAAAATAAAGTATTAGAGTTTGGTATTGATGAAACCGCCGACTTATACGAAACAATTGAAGATTTTGAAGAAAAGTATGAGTACAGAGAGTATAATGCGTTTCCTCAAAAAGAAGGACCAACAAATGTCTATTTGAGTATTGATGAAAACAAAGGTGGAATGTTTAAATTTTCACTTGAGTCTGACACAGTACCAACTCCGACAGATTTTACGTACTCATCAGGTTCAATAGGAACACCAGAAGGTGATTATGATTTTATCGGTCAAGTCTTTTTTAAAGGACAACCATTAGAAATTGAAGATTGTTTGGATAATTCAGGGAAATCATCCTCATGTATGATTTATACATTGGATGGTGAAACCATAGAATAATCATGGCGAGGTAGCTCAGTCGGTTAGAGCGCAGGATTCATAACCCTGAGGTGGGGGGTTCAATTCCCTCCCTCGCTACAAATACATAATTGTGAGTATTTATATATATGATTTTATTTGAAGGTCGTAAGGAAGACTCATTTAAGAAATTCCAAAAAAGTATTGATGGTGAAAGAAAGATGATATCCACTTACATGGATGATGCGTCTGCGTATGATTTTTTAATTGGTGAACCTTTTATAAAAGAGACTAATTACAAATATCTTAATGATATTTTGGATTATTATTATACCGTAAATTATTATTCAGGTGAAGCTGAGCCTTTAGACAAAGACAGAGCAAGAACTCTAATATTTAGAATGAGGAGTGAAATTGACAAGATTGTTGCTTCTTTAGATACATTTGAAAAACACAAATCAAAATTCAAATATCCTGAGTTTAGACAATACAGTACAAATATACAAGATTTTTTCAATGAAGCTCAAAAGATTAAAACTGACGTTGAGACCAAACAGACAGAAAAATTAGCCAAGAAAGAAATAGATAAAATTTTTGAAAACGATACGTTGTTGGTTATAAAACCAAAATCATTTACCGCATCTTGTTATTATGGTTCAGGTACAAGATGGTGTACAACAATGAAAGGTAATCCATCGTATTTCAATCAATATAGTTCAAATGGAAACTTGTATTATTTAATATTAAAAAATGTTGACAGGGATAATAAATTTTACAAAATGGCCATTCACGCACCAAAGAATGGAAAATTTGATTCAGATTCAATTTGGTACGATTCAACTGACGAAAGATTGACATCAAGAGAAAAAGAATCAGTATTGGCTCATATGCCAAAAGATGCGTATAATTCAATGGTTAATGACTATAAAACATCATTCCCTAAAGAAGATGTCTTGGATGTTATTTATAAAATAATACCAAAAGTTACTACAAGCCACAATGAGATATACCAATTCAAAGGTGGGAAATTAAAGTTTTATATTGGAAGACCAAGCGTTGAAGATAGTGATAGAGATAATACGAGTATTAGAATTAGTACGCCTTGGGAGGTTGTAGAAATTGATAAAGAAGGAAAAACTTCTTATAGTGAAGATGGCGTTATTGATTGTTATTTTAAGGTTTATAATACTCAAGTAATGATAGGAAAACACATCGTTAGATTTGACGCTGAGATAATACCATATAATACGGACCAAAATATTGTTAAAAAATCAACCTATACTAAAACTTTAATATTGGATGAGGATAGACAGAGTGACCCTGAACACGTTTTAAGAAGAACTAGTAATTTATTAGATAATTTGTATAAAGAATTTTATTATACAATATACAAAGAACTTAGTGAAGATGAATTCTTGTTAGATAGGTATCCACCAACAAAGTCTAAGACTTATACCAGGTCAAAATACACCTTCACAGGTAAAGGTGCGTTAACCAAAGCATTTATGGAATATCTTAAAAACATTCCTGAAGGTAAGGTCGGTAATAAGAACGAATTTTTAACTCAAATAGGTAGAAGAAGTGGTCCTGGTCAATATAGTAGTTTCTTTTCGGCGTCAAATATGGCAGGTATTAGTGCCAGACAAGGAAAAAGTGGTTTGGTTAAAGGACCAAACTTTGACAAATTTTATAGTAAAATATTTGAATAATTCTTATTAGTGTCTTATACTTTTGATAATGGAAAAATTATCAAATGTAGGGAACAATATTGTTGGCTCTGAAATTATTAAAATCTCACAACAAATCAAAGAAATTGCTAAAACAAAACCAGTATCTAACCTAACCATAGGTGACTTTAATTCCAAACTATGGCCAATACCCTCAAAATTAAGAAAACACATTCAAGATGCTTACGAGTGGGATTTAACCAACTATCCAAACTCACAAGGAGAACTTGAATTAAGGGAATCTGTTTCCAAACACATTAAACATCAGTTCAATGTTGATTATTCACCTGAAGAAATCTTAATTGGTGGTGGAGTTCGTCCATTGATTTATACGGTTTATAAAGCCACGGTAAATCCGAATGAAGAGGTGATTTATCCTGTACCATCTTGGAATAATAACCACTATTGTTTTTTACATAATGCACAAAAAGAAGAAATTGAATGTACACCTGAAAATTCATTTTTTCCAACCGTTGAAGATGTTGACGGTAGAATAAGTGATAAAACATCATTGGTTTGCATTTGTTCGCCACAAAATCCAACAGGTCGTGTAATTGACCCCGAAGTTCTGAAAGGTATTTGTGAGTTGATTGTGAGAGAAAATAAAATCAGGTCAACACAAGTAGGTTCAAGACCATTGTATTTGTTCTTTGACCAGATTTATTCTGACATCACCAAAGAAGGTTTGTTTATCCACCCATTAACTTTATGTCCTGAAATCAGAGATTATTTGATTTGTGCTGATGGTATTTCAAAATCATTAAACGCAACTGGTGTTCGTGTTGGTTGGTTGTTTGGTCCAAAAGATATTATTGGAAAGATAACCGAAGTTTTGTCTCACATTGGAGCATGGGCACCAAAACCTGAACAACGAGCATTGGATGCGTACATCAGAGTAGATTATGAAGATTACATTTCTCACATAAACTATGTAACAAAATCGTATGAATTTATATCAGATAAAATCTGTGACAAGTTGGAAGAATTGAAAAACAAAGGTCATAATGTTGATTACCAAAAACCTGATGGTGGAATTTATATTTCGGTTTACTTGGGTTATGTTCATTCATTTTCATCCACAGAAGAGTATATTTCGTTCTTAATTAATACCTGTGGGTTGGGAATTGTTCCGTTTGAATATTTTGGTTCAAAGAGTAACAAAGGATGGTTTAGAATCTCAATTGGTAATGTTGCCGAGTTAAATTTGGACTCAATTATTAAAACAATTGAAAAGTCTGTACAAAAATCGGTAAGTTATGTAAATTCTTTGGCGTTTTAATTGACACTTTTTAAAAGTTTATTATATTTAATAAGAAATCAAATAATAATACATTCAATGAAAACCATATTCATATTCGGCACACCAGCAACAGAGGCTGATACTTCCAAAGTGGAGATGGGATAATATTGTAAAAAAATATCTTACAAAAACCCATCTCGAAAGGATGGGTTTTTTTTGTGTTTGTTTGGTAGTATTAAAAAAATGTATTAACTTTGTATTGTTGTTGAATAAGACAACAGAACAAAAAAGTTCTTTGACGTATTGGTAAGAAAAAAATAATTGCTCGGTTCATCTATCGGTTAGGATGCCAGGTTTTCATCCTGGAAAGAGGGGTTCGACTCCCCTACCGAGTACAAATAAATCGCGGGTTGGTGTAATGGTAACATAATGGGCTCATAACCCATAGTTCCGAGTTCGAGTCTCGGGTCCGCAACCAATGGATGTAACTTGGGTCGTGCCACATTGGCCACTTTTACATCAAGAGTCAGAAGGATAAGAGGTGGCCGTGACTACTCTGACTCGAAAAAAGCGAGTGTAGTATAAAGGCTATTACTCCAGCCTTCCAAGCTGGATATGGGAGTTCGATTCTCCCCACTCGCTCAAAAGCGAGAGTAGCTCAGTCGGTAGAGCATCAGTTTACCAAACTGAGGGTCGCCAGTTCGAACCTGGTCTCTCGCTCCAAAAGTAAATCTTAAAAAGGGCCCTTCCGTGTTTATCACGGCTTGTTGGGCCCGGGTTTACTAACTTACGGTCCTGTAGTTAATCGGCTATAATATTGCCCTGTCACGGCAAAGTGCCGGGTTCGATTCCCGGTGGGACCGCAAAAATAAAAGGGCCTGATGTCAACGGCAGACCGTTTGATTTGCAATCAGAACGTATGGGTTCGATTCCCACAGTGTCCACAAACAAATAGCGTAGTAGAGGAGTCAGGTTTATCTCATCTGCTTTGGGAGCAGAGGCACGCTGGTTCGAATCCAGTCTACGCTACAATCGTTAAAAAAATATTTGACCAAATCTAATTTTAACGACAATCAATATATTTATTATATATGGTAGAAATAATTAAAAATTCTAAGACAAGGGCTGAAGCTATTAAAAAACTCTATGGTTTTGACAATGGAAAAACTCGAAAAAAATTTGAAAATTTCATTGTTGAAAATAAAATTGACGTTTCGCATTTAAGAAGTCGAGAAATAAAATACCAATCAGTTATTAAATTGTGTCCTGTTTGTGATATTCAATTTGAAACAAAAGTTGGAGGGAAAGAAGAAAGAACAACATGTTCTTATTCTTGTTCAAACACCTTTTTTAGAAGTGGTGAAAATAACCCAAATTGGGGAAATTTTGGTGATAGTCAAGAACGTAACGGTTATAGAAGAATTGGTTTTAATTATCACAAAAAAGAATGTATTATTTGTAGTGAAAATAAAATTGTGACTATCCATCATTATGACAATAATCACCAAAATAACGAACCAAAAAACTTGGTACCATTATGTCCAACACATCATCAGTATGTTCATAGTAGATATCAAAATGAAATTCAACACATAGTTGACAATTATGTAAAAAACTTTGAAAAAAATATATTACCTTTGTAACATGAAAAACATATTAAAAGACCCCCGACTTTATTTTTCCTTATGGATTATTTTATCTATTATTCTTGCCACTATGTTAGGAGCTTGTAAACAGAAACCTTTGATTGAAAAAGGTGATGTAGTTGAAAAGTTCGTTATTGATTCAATGGTTCAATTGCCACCTCACAGCACAATTGAACTTGACAGGAAGTACAAGTATTTCATGTCAGACAGCAGTGAGTTTACTTCTTTGAGGAAGTACAACATTGGTGATACCATCACTTATGTTTACAAAAAACAAGGAAAGTAATATATATTAAAACATAAATGCCTGAATAGCTTTAATTGGTAGAGCACCTGACTTGTAATCAGGGGGTTGGCGGTTCGAGTCCGTCTTCAGGCTCCAAAACACAATAATCATGGACCCCAAGACTCAAATGACGCAGGAAGATTTTTTAACCGAATTGACAGAATTAAGTCAGTCACTTGGGTTGTATGGTGAAAATGACAACTTTGGTGTTGATGGAGTTTACATACATACCCAACCAGAAATGTACATATGCCCGTGGGATAATACTCAAGGGGATTGTACTCATTTCAACTAATATTTGGACGGGTAGCTCAACAGGTTAGAGCAGGATGCTTATATCATCAAGGTTGGGGGTTCAAGTCCCTTCTCGTCTACTAAAATCATAACTATGAACACAGAATATAACGAATGGTATTGGAAACTTTACAGATGGGTAAGATGGGAACTACCCAACCAACACAAATACATTAAGTATGGAGTTCAGAACCTATATAAATGGTTTTGGATAATATGGAAAGATAGGGATTGGGACCACCATTATGTTTTTCAGGTATTAAAATTCAAGTTAGAAAAACAAGCCAAACATCTTGTTAAATATGGTTCTCATGAAAGTTCTGAACGTGATGCTGAGTTAATGATGACTTGTGTTAGGTTAATTGATAAAATACAAAATGAATCATATTATGATGGGTTTTATGAGTTAGATAAACGGTCATCTGAAGCTCTTAAAATGGTAACAGATAAGCACAATAAAGCTAAACGTTTATTATTTAAAATTCTTGAACAAAAAATTGAACATTGGTGGGATTAAGAATTTTTTTATTATCTTTGTATAACAATGGACCCTTAGCTCAGTTGGTCAGAGCGGCTGACTCATAATCAGTAGGTCGTAGGTTCAAGCCCTACAGGGTCCACCAAATGAAACAAAAAATGTATAGACCAAAAGTAGACCGAGTAATCGGTGGTGTATGTGCTGGTATCGCATACCGTATGAATATTGACCCAATTTTTCTTCGTGTATTTTCCGTGGTATTACTTTTTTATCCATTTCCAATTGGTATAACATATTTGTTGTTATGGATGTTTATACCAAGTGGTGAATAAAATTTAAAAAGACCTGATTTATATCAGGTTTTTTTGTATTTATTTACTAAACAATATATTTTTACTAATGGATTGGGCAGATGTATTTAAAACTTTGATAACAGCGGTGGCTTCAGTTATAGTTGCGTTGGTGACTGCGGGTTATTTTAGAAAAACCCAAGACAAAAATAAAGAAAAGAAAAGTCGTGAAAAATTGGTGGAACAGATTCAAAGAGATGAATTAATCCACTTTACATTAAAAGAATTAAGACGAAAGTACATTACAGATAGAGTTTACATCATTCAATTTCATAATGGTGGAACTTTTTATACTCAAGCACCAATGCAAAAAGCATCTGTGACATATGAAAGATGTTCAGATGGATTAGAAAAAATTTCAGAAAAATTTCAAAATATTTTAATTTCAAATTATAATTGGTATTTAACAGAAACACTTGGTAACCGATTGTTTTATGTTGATGTTGATAATCAAATAAGTGATTTACCAACCAAAAGTTTATTAAGACATTATGGAAACTACGCACACGCTGGTGTTCCAATTTATAATACCGATAAACATTTAATTGGTGTTTTATGTGTAAGTTGGGTGTTTTCTGATTTCCCAACATCAATTGCCAGTAATGGTGAGTTTACTGAAGAATTCAAAACTCAATTATATCAAGATGCCAATTCATTAAAACCTTATTTATTATGATGGAGTTTTGGGATATTGAATTGGAAGATGAGTTGGATTTGGAAGTTGATGATTTTATTGAAGGGTTATACAAACTTGGATTTAAAAGAAAAAACAAAGAAATTTTTGTAAAAGATATTATCAATCATAATGGTGATAAAATTGATGATGGGTTATTTTATCATTTAAATGAACAAACATTGGTATATTATCCTGAACCAAATTCAGGTATAACAATAAAAGGAATCGGTGATGACATTTCAAAAATTGATGAGTTTATCCGAAAAAATATTATGTGATATTTATTATTATGGAATTAACGTACCCATTATTAAATAAATCATTTGAAGCAACATCTGGTTTTGGTCTAAGAGGAACTGGAAGACACAGCGGTGTTGATTTAAAAGCCGATTCTGGAACAAGAGTTGTTTCCATTACTGATGGTGAAGTTTTTAAATCTGATGATACAAGTGACCCAAATGGTTATGGTGGTCAAATAATAATTAAACATTTGTTAAATGGAAAAACTTATTATTCAAAATATGCTCATTTGAGAAAACGTTATGTTAGAGTGGGTGAAACAGTAACTACCGGTGAAAAAATTGGTGAAAGTGGTGGTGGACCTAATGACCCAAATAAAGGTAGAAGCACAGGACCTCATTTACATTTTGAAATATTAGATGGTAGTAAACAACCAATTAATCCAGAACCAATTTTAACAGGAGTTGCTGCTTTAGGCGGTGCAGCCCTTGTTGGTTCATTATTAGTTGGAAAAAACAAAGATAAAGATAAAAATAAAAAAAATAACAATGATGTTAGTGACGATAGTGACGATAGTGATGATGGGTTAGTTAAAAGCACAGGTAAGTCAGGATTTAACAACATCATGGATAAATTTTTAAATGTGTATACTCCTGTTGCAGCATTGGCAAGTTTAAAAGGATTAACAACTCCAAAAAAAGAATCCAAACTTCCCAAAGAAATTATGGAAGAAATTCAAAAATTCAAAAGACTTATAAAATAAAAAAACCCCTCGTTTGAGGGGTTCTTTGTTTAAGATGGTTTCCGTCTAATTACTTTGCAGATTCAACAGATTTAACTTCTTCAACTTTTACAGAGTCAACAGAAACTTTAGCAGAATCACAACAAGTGCTATCAGCACATGTGCTATCCATCAAAGTAGAGTCAACAAGAGTTGTTTCGGTTTCTTGGCTTGTACAAGCAACCAATGCAGTAACCATCAAAAGACTTAAAATTAATTTTTTCATAATGTTTTGTGTGTGTGTTTTATTTGTGTGTTTAAATTATAGTCAATAAATATGTCCTTGACAATAGAAGGACAAAAATTTTTTATACTATTATACTATTTATAGACATGGATAGATTGAAAAAACTTATAAGAGAAAGCTTAGTTGCACATCTTAATGAAGCCGATAGTAAAAAGAAGGATGATGTTGTTGTTCCTGAAGGATGTTTTGGTGGTCCAAAACACCATATTGGAGCATTGGTAAACATTGTAGAATTATTAATGTTAGAAAAAGACGAGAACGGTAAAAGAGCCGTAGAGGACTTAAAACAATTTTTGAAAGGAAGTAGTAAGGCTGACGCCAAAGTTGTTGTACAGATACTTAGAAAACACCACAAACCACAATTTATTCCATTCACAGGTTGTCTATAATATAAAAATGATATAAAAGAAAAACCCATCCGTAAAGATGGGTTTTTTTATTTGGTGGAGATGCGAGGTACTGCCCCCCGGTCTTGCTCGTCTTACCCAAGAGGTACTACATGTTTAGGTCAACATTTTCTAATGTTCCGAAATTCACAATTCCCTTATTTTATAGTGGTTTGGTTTACTGAGAACTAATCCTCCACTTGTTTCTTTTAAGATAGAAACTACACCTTTAAAAGACTTCTGTTCCTAGGTTGTATGTCTCCCGACCTGTTTTGTAATAGCGATTAGGCTACTACAGAAGCGTTTTCACGGATTAATCCGATAGTCGCCATTTTGTCTAAAACGTTTCCGTTTAATTTTTTGAACCAGTTTTTAATGAGTTATTTCAGCTCATACATGCACCCATTGACTAACTACGCCAATCGAATCTGTGTCATCCCCATAATTTCAAAGAACATTTCAACAAATATAAATATACTTTTTTATATCAACAACTATTTATTAAGAAATAATTTCATTATGACAAAAAAAATTGTAAGATTAACGGAATCTGATTTAGAAAGAATCGTAAGACGTGTAATAAAAGAATCTATGGGTGTTGGCTTTATGTCAGGAGAACCTAATGGTTTGAAAATAAAGAGAATGGAAACTAAGGAGCAAGATGCTACATCAGTGTCTACACCTGACCAAACAAAGCCGTTGTTGGATAAAAGCATGTTGGTTGTTAATCAAAAATTACCTTTAGATAGGAAAACATTAACATCTATGGCTTCAGCCTTAAAAGATTTTGACAAAAAATTGATTGGAGGAACACCTTATGAGGCTTTACAGGGTATTTGGGGCAATGATTTAATTAATTCATTTAACAAATCAATTGCAACACTTGGATATCAATTGGGTAGTGCAGGTGGTTACAAAGCTATGATGGATGGTAGGCCGTTTGATAATATAATGTCAATGGCCGCCCTATCAGCAATGGTTAACGATTTATTATTGTTAAGAGATGGTTTAACTTACTTAGCTCAAGTAAAGGCTGGTATGAAGGTAATGCCACCAGATGCGGTTAAAAAAGCGTTACCATTTTTTAAAGAATTTTCACAAAAAAATCAATTGGGATTAGCTTAAAAAATATTTAACATTATTATAAAAAAAGGGACTACTTGGTCCCTTTTTTTATTTAAGATTTTTAGACACCCAACCTTGAGTCATGAACAAATCTTTTCTCCAAACACACATCAAAAATGTTGGGTTATATTTGTCAAAGATATAAAGATAGTCAGTTCCTTCAGGTGAACTCACAGTAAATGATTGATAGTTGTTTTCAGAATGAGAGTCAACAATGGTTCTTACCATAACTGATTTGTTAAAAGAATCCACTCTGGTCATTGTATTTTTAACACTATCAAAGATGAAGAAGATATTTGATGTTTGACCCATCAATTTGGTTTCTTGGTCGTTATTCAAAACTTCCATAGAATTCAACCCTGATGTATGTTCGAACCTGTAGAAACCTTTACAGTGAAACTGATAGACTTGTGCTTGAGCTGCGATAGTCAAGATGAACATTGCGATGGTGGTGATGATGTTTTTCATAGTTTGTCTTCCTTTCTTATACAAATATACAACCATTTTTTGAACTGCACAACTATTTATAAGAAATGTACAAAATATTTTTACAAGAGGGTAAGAAAGAAGACTCTATTAAAAGGGTTAAGGAAATGTTTCCTGACGACTCTGATTTTATAGACAAAATATTTGATGAGACTGCAAAGTTAGGTGCAAAATACATTCCTTTTGTTGAAACTGAAACCAAAAGATTTCTTTTTGACCCGTTTACGGATTTTGATGTCTTTATATCTGGGCTAATCAGACAAATAGAATTTTTTAATAAAAATAGTAATAAAATTACACCTGAAGTAATTGGTACTGTTAAAGAACTTTGGGACGGTGTTGAGTCAAGGGCGTTTCCAAAATTAGATGTTGTGATGAAATCGCCCAAAGATATTAATTCGTATAATATTAATACCTTGGGATATTTGACACAAGCCCTTTCAATGATTTCATCCAAAAGAGAAAAAGAACGAGCGGCGAAAAAAGAAGCTGAAAAAGTATTTGAAGATGGTGATGTATTGGGAATCAGAGCCATCACACATAATGCTTCTTGTTATTATGGTTCAGGTACACGTTGGTGTACTGCGGGACAACAGCCAGATTATTTTAACAAATACACCAAAGACGGTAAACTTTATTACTTTATTGACAAATCAAATAGAAGACAAAAGATTGCTTTATATATTAAAGACGGTGACCCAACTGTGTATGATGCTGCGGATACTGGACATGATGTGGATTTTCTATACCATGTTTATCCCGAGGTTGAGAATTTTGTTATTGAAAAACTATTGGGTGGTGGAAAAGTAAAATCAGGATTTGAAAGAATTAAAGACGGAACTATTTCAAGCTGGAATGCTGATAGGGTGGACCCATTAATCACCAGTTACAATAGAGATAATGAAGATAATGTCACTTTGAATTTAGATTTTAACGGAAGAGATAGCGATTATTTTGATTTATTTGAGTGGAACGAAGGTGACGGTGATAGAATGTACTTAGATATTTCATTATCTAGTTACGGTACAGGTGAAATTTTTGATAGTTATTATGCTGAAGAAGAATGGAAAGAGGGATATTTGTTTTCTAACTTTGATGACGAACAAATGAAAAGACTTCAAACGTATATGAAAATTATTAATCCAAAATTATATGAATGTACGTTGGGATTAAAAGAACGAGATAGTGATGATTGTAGAATTAAAGTTTCCGAATTCTTGTCAAAAGCATTTGAAAATGCCGTTGATAACATAACCAGTGAATATACTTATGACATGAATGCTGATACCGAACAAGGTATTAGAGAATATTTGGAAAAAGATTATTCAAATATGTTTGCCGAATATGGATTACCAATGACGGGAACTTTTTATAAAAAAACCGTTAAATTAGATGACCTTATAAAAACGTATCAAAAATACAATCCAACGTTTAATATTGGAATTTATGGGTTATTGAGAAGAATTATTAATCTTGAAAATATTGACCCCCCAAGTATTGCTGATAGTGTATATGAGTTTAGGACTAATAATTATGAATATAGTAGTACCAACAGTGCCATAGAAAAATTATTGGACACTATGGAAGAAACTATCAATGAAAATGAAAACATAACAGGTGATTACATTGACCATTATGATTTTATCAAAAAATTGGGTGGTTTTGATGAGTGGATTGATATGCCTGGTGACAAAAGATACATGTTAAAAATCACCGATTTGGACATGGAAGATGATAGGGTAACGTTTGCACTACAAAATAGGGAAACAAGAGATTTGAAAAAAATGAGATTACCATTTGAAAAATTCAAAGATTTTATTTATAATCTACAACTTTTTTGATAATTCATAATTTTGTTGTATCTTTGTGGTAAGATGAACAGATTAGATTTATTAGAAAGAGTCCTTAGCGTTCCAACCGCTACGTACCATGAAGAATATATGGTGGAATTCATTTCCAACTGGCTTAAGGAAAATAACATTCCTTACGTGGTAGATGAAATGATGAACATTTACGCAACCAAAACAAGTGAAGGTTTTGAAGGAAAACTTTATCCATGTATGGTTGGTCATACCGATACTGTTCACGGAATGAACGAGATTGTTGTTCACACAGAAACTCTACCTGATTACGAAGGAAACCTTAAAGTATGTCTTAAGGGTTACACCCCTGAAGGTAAAGAAACCGGTATTGGTGGTGATGACAAATGTGGTGTGTTTGGAGCAATGTCAGCTTTATTGGATTTACCACACGTAAAGGCGGCGTTCTTTGTTAGTGAAGAAACAGGATGTTGGGGTTCTCGTAAAGCCGACCCAAACTTCTTTGTTGATGTGGCTTACGCAATTCAGTTGGACGCACCGTTGAACTACATGGTTACTGAAGTTTGTTCTGGTGTACGTCTATTCAACCGTGACAGTGAATTCTTTACCATTGTTGATAAGGTATTGGATGAATACATGCCAAAACGTGAGTATATGGTTCACCCATACACCGATGTTTCACAGTTGAAGATGAAGTTTGATTTCTCTTGTATCAACATTTCTTGTGGATATTACAACTACCACAGACCAAGTGAGTATGTTGTAATTGATGATTTGGATAATTCAATCAAGACCGCATATGCAATGATTGATAAACTTGGGTATGAGAAACATGAGTATCAGTACGATAAAGAATACGCAAAATCTCAGTGGTATATTTAATAGAAAAGGGTCTTAACGACCTTTTTTTTATGCTTATAACTTTATAAATAAAAATGGGGTCAATGACCCCACTTTTATTACCGATAAGGAATATTATTCACTTATTTGATGATTACTTTCTCAGATTTTACCGATAGGGAATATTGTTTACCCTCAACCACATTTCCGTTTAGGACTTCTTCAGATATCAAATCTTCAATTTGGTCCTGAATTGCTCTTTTAATTGGACGAGCACCATACACTTCATCATAACCAATTTTGGCGATGTGTGAAACCAATTTATCATCATATTTGAAAACAAGTTTCAATTCTGATAAACGACCCATTAATTTCTTCAATTCAATGTCAACAATCTTTTTGATAGATTCTTCATTCAAAGAATTAAATACAATCACATCATCAATACGGTTCAAGAACTCAGGAGAGAAAAAATTCTTCATTTCTTTTTTCAAGATTTCTTTCTTCTGTTCTTCATTAGAATAAGCGTTACTTGAAAAACCGATACCTGTTCCAAAGTCTTGAAGTTTCTTAACTCCAATGTTTGATGTCATAATAATTAAACAGTTTTTGAAGTTAATCTTTCTACCCAAAGAATCTGTAAGGTATCCTTCGTCCAACATCTGAAGAAGTGTATGGAAGATTTCTTTGTTTGCCTTTTCTACCTCATCAAACAAGATTACAGAATAAGGTTTGTTCTTAACCTGTTCGGTTAATTGTCCACCTTCTTCATAACCCACATAACCTGGAGGGGAACCAATCAAACGAGAAATGGTATGTTTCTCTTGGTACTCACTCATGTCCACACGGATAAGAGCATCTGAACTACCAAAGATTTGTTTTGCCAATTGTTTTGCCAAGTGAGTTTTACCCACACCTGTTGAACCCAAGAATATAAATGAACCAATTGGTTTGTTTGGGTCTTTAATACCAAGACGGTTTCTACGGATGGATTTTGAAATCTTTGACACTGCATCATCCTGACCTACAACTTCAGAAATCAATGTTTTTTCCATTCCAATCAAAGCCATTTTATCATCAACATTTAATTTGTTGACTGGAATCTTTGTCATTGAAGAAACTACATTCAATACCAACTCAGGGTCAATCGGTCTACGATTTTCAGATTGTTCCTTTTCAAACTTTGCTTTTTCAAGTTCTAAACGCTCAAGAAGTTTCTTTTCTTTATCACGTAGTTCAGCAGCGTGTTCAAAGTCTTGTCTTTTAACAACATCAAGTTTTTGTTGTTTAAGTTCTGCCGCTTTTTGTTTTAGAATCTCCAATGCTTCAGGGATTTTGGTATCTACTTGAGAACGGGCACCAACTTCATCCATAATGTCAAATGCTTTGTCAGGGAACTCACGGTCAGTAATGTAACGGTCAGCCAAGTTCACACACATTTCCAAGACTTCATCAGAATAACTAACCTTATGGTAGTCTTCATACTTGTCTTTAACATTTGTAATAATTGTTAAAGTCTCAGCTTTATTTGGAGAGTCAACAACAACTTTTTGGAAACGACGCTCAAGGGCTCCGTCTTTTTCAAAATTGGTACGATACTCATCCAAAGTGGTAGCTCCGATACATTGGATTTCACCACGAGCAAGAGCTGGTTTAAAGATGTTGGATGCGTCCATTGAACCTGAAGAATTACCAGCTCCAACAATTGTATGAATTTCATCAATGAAAATTACAATGTCAGGATTTTCTGAAAGTTCTTCAATAATAACTTTCATACGTTCTTCAAATTGACCACGATACTTTGTACCGGCAACGATGGATGTTAAATCCAATAATACAATACGTTTATCACGCAAGTTACGAGGACAATCCCCGTTAAAGATTTTCATTGCCAAACCTTCAACAATTGCGGTTTTACCACAACCAGGTTCTCCAATGATAATTGGGTTATTTTTCTTTCTACGGGAAAGGATTTGAGCAATTCGGTTAATTTCCATCTCACGACCAATTACAGGGTCCAATTTACCCTCTTGAGCCATTTTAATTAAGTCCTTACTGAAATTGTCCAATACAGGAGTTCCTCCTGATTTCTTTTTAGGTGTTGATTTACCTTCTGTGTTATCCATTGATTCAATCATAGTCTTTTATCTTACCACAAATATACCATTTTATTTTCAAATAACAATAATGACTATATGTCAGTATGGTATGACAAAATGTCAGTACTGTTGATTTGGCATAATTTTGTATTTATGTTTCACAAAGATACATAAAAAAATTAAAATAAAAAAAATATGTTTGACTTATTTGGAAACAACAGCAGAAAATCACTAAAACAAATGATGGACGAACTCAACGAGATGTTCGGTGATTACAACCCTAACTTTAAAAGTTCTTCTATGGAACATAAATCAGAAACAGGAAATGATGATGGTATGGATTGGGAAAAACAAGTCTATACAACACCCGATGGAAAATTTACCTATATCATAACATCAAGTTCAACAGTTCCACCAAAAAAGAATAAAAATTCTTTGGAGTCATTAAAACAACAACTTGACAAAGCAGTTGAAAAAGAAGATTTCCAATTGGCAATTTATCTTCGTGATAAAATCAAAACTTTTGAAAGAGACCAAGAAGAAATTAAAAAGATTGAGGATGAGTTAAAAGATTGTATTGAAAGACAAGACTTTGAAAGAGCGATTGAAGTCCGAGACCAACTACGAAAAATGAGACCCTAACAAAAAGACCCTTGACTAAAATCAGGGGTCTTTTAATATTTATACTATTATGGCAGTAGGAAGACAAGATATAAAAGGAACAAAAATTCTTAATGAAATTAATTCATCTAATATTATTAGAACTGAATATGATACCGCAGACAAAACAATGATTACAGAATTTAAAAATGGTACACGTTATGAATATGAAGATGTACCACACAATGTATATGCAGAATTCAGATTGTCAGAATCACAAGGAAAATATTTCAATTCCAAAATTTCAAAAGTATACAAATACAAAAAATTACCTTAAATAAAATCTTGAGTATTTATATAAGATGGATAAATACTCAGAAATATTATCTTCTTTTGGAACTCAAGAAACATTGAACCCTCAAATATGGGATGATGTTGAAAGCGATGAACCAAAATTAAAACCACAAATTAGAAAAGCATTGTTAATGATTGCCGGAGAATTCATGGATTTCTTGGGTGATGATTTATTTGTTGATGATGTTAGATTTACTGGTTCACTAGCAAATTATAATTGGTCCAAGTTTTCAGATATTGATTTACACCTTTATGTTGACTTCTCACAATTTGATGTTGAAGATGTTGAAGTTTACAAAGAATTATTCCAACTTAAAAAAACTTTATTTAATACCACCCACAATATTACCGTAAAAGGTTTTGATGTGGAATTATATGCTGAAGATATTGATGAATCACATTTTTCAACCGGTGTCTATTCCGTTATGTTTGATACTTGGGTTCACAAACCTGAAAAAGAAAGTGTAAAAATTGATAAAGAAATGTTATTATCAAAGGCAAATTCAATGATGTCAAAAATTGATAATGCAATTGAGGATTCCAAAAGTGAGAATTATGAAAAAGCTGTAAAACATATTGACAGTTTTAAAGAAAAATTAAAGAAGTATAGGTCATCAGGTTTGGAAAAAGATGGTGAGTTTTCATACGAAAATTTGGTCTTTAAATTTCTTCGTAGAAACGGATATATTGACAAATTATTCAACTTTAAAAACAAATTAATGGATAAAAATTTATCTATTGAAAATACTGACGTAGAATAATTTAACAATTTACCATTATTGCTATATTTATATAGTAAAATTATGGCATTAGTAACATATTTAATAGCACCCTGTGAAGGACCATCGGCAATTTTAGTTGAATTTAGTAGTAGTACGCTTCCAGTTGTTGGAGGAAATTATTTCTTAACATTTGTAGGTTCAACTGATAGTGGTTGTTACGAAATTGTAGATACCGCTGAACCAGGTGTTGGTATTGATACTGTTGCTACTCAATCTACAAATTATAATGACTGTGCCACATGTCAAGGAGCCTCAACACCTACTCCAACACCAAGTGTTACCGCAACTGTAACACCTACTGTAACTAAAACACCTACTGTAACACCAACAAATACAGTTACACCAAGTGTTACAAAAACTGCAACACCATCAGTAACTCCAACAAAAACTGCGACACCAACACTTACACCAACTAATACTACAACACCAAGTGTTACACCAACTAAAACCGTAACACCTTCTGTAACTGCAACAAATACTGTGACACCAAGTGTTACCGCAACTGTAACTAAAACGGTTACACCAACAGTTACAACAACTAATACACCAACACCAAGTGTTACTAAAACACAAACACCAAGTGTTACCGCAAGTGTTACTCCAACAAAAACAGTTACACCAAGTGTTACCGCAACTGTAACTAAAACACCAACGGTTACTCCAACAAAAACAGTTACACCAAGTGTTACCGCAACTGTAACTAAAACACCAACGGTTACTCCAACAAAAACAGTTACACCAAGTGTTACTGCGACTGTAACTAAAACACCTACCTTAACACCAACACCTACCTTAAGTGGATTTGCTCTTACAGGTGGAACAACTAATACAAGTAGTGGAACAATAGTATATGAAGATTGTATTACATGTTCAGGTGATACAACTACACAAGCAATGCCACACGCAATATATTCAAATGCACAAGGAAGGTCTGTAGTCCAAGTTGACTCAGTTGCTCTTGGTGGATTTAATGGATTAAACTCTTAAACATAAAAAACAAAAAATATAAAAATGGCTGACTTAAAACCAATCGGAAGTGAGAGATTACAAGGACAAGATAAAATCAATAGAATCCTTGAAATTTCTAGATATAAAGAAACCGCACCATCTAACATTAATGAAACTTCAAGAGTGGAGTTTGAAAAAACGTTAGCAGATGGTCATCAGTATGAGATTGTAAAAGAAAAAACTGGTTACATCATAAAGAAAAGAATTGATGAATCTTTGGATTACATTGAGCCAATGAAAAATAGAACGTATTATCGTTCTTATTCACAAGCATTAAAAAGATTGAACCTTATGGCAGGTGAAATTAATAGACTTGTTGAAAACGAAGAAGAGGTTTCAATGTATCAAATTTCAGAACAAAAAAAATTTACATTAAAAACTCCTAAAGCACCGGCACCAATGCCAGAACCGGCAGCTGAACTTCCACCACCTGCTCCTGCACCTGAAGAAGGTTCAATGGATGCACCATTAGATGATGCATCTTTGGATATGCCAGCTGGTGATGAAATGGATATGGACATGGAATTAGATACACCTGAAGGTGATATGGATATGGATATGAGTTCTGAAGAAGAACCAATGGCTGGTGAGGAAGAAGATATTACATTTAAAACTATTCAAAAACTTACAGGCAAATTGGGTCAAAAAATCAGAATGATGAATGATTCTGTTGGAATGACTTCTGAAGATGTTAAGTATGTTATTAATTCATTATTGTCAGCATTGGATTTGAGCAAACTTGACGAAGAAGACCAAGAAGATATCATGTCAAAATTTGAAGAAGACCAAGAATCTGATTATGATTCAGATATGGATATGGGTTCTATGGGTGATGACGAAGATATGGACGTAGATATGGATATGGACATGGAAGAACCAATTGATGGTGAAATGGGAGAAGGTATGTATGGTTCATTTAAAAACGATGAATGGTATGATGAAACTGATAGACCATATAAAGGTGGTTTTGACTTTGATTTTGACGAGGAAGAGTTTGATGAATTTGAACCAATGATGAAAAAACATAGTAATAATGCGATGTTTCAAAAAGGACCTGAGGGTGAAAGAATGTTCAACGCATACAAAGAAAAATTTGGTCCAATGAAAGTTAGAGTTAAAAGAATGGGAAGTGAAATGTCTGAAGAAGACAAAGTTAATTCTCATGTTTCTAAAATTATGGATGAAATTTTTAGTGAATCTAAAGTTGATAAGGTTTTATCATCATATTTTGTTGTAAATGAAAATGAACAAAAAACAAAAAGTAAAAAACTTGTTGAGTCAAAGCAACAAAAAACACAAGTAATGGACAAAGTTAAAAAATTGTCAGAAACTTACGAACAAGAATTGGCGTCTGAATTTATCTTACAAGAAAACAATAATTTTAAATTCGTTGGAAAAACAAACAAAAGTAATTTAGTGTTTGAACACAACGGAGAACAAATTAGAGTAACACCAAAAGGTGAAGTTTTATGAGTCATTTAATCTATATTAATGGACTTGGTCCAAATTATAGAGGAGATAACATGTATGAGTTTATCTTTAGTGATGAATTAGACGTTTGGGGTGAAAATTGGGATTCAAGACCAGCACACGGTTACCCACAACCACCTGAATTAAAACATATAAAGAAAGTTGGACTACTGAAAAATACGGTGGTCCAACTTGAACTTATACAGGACTCTGATTTTATGGGAGTCACAGACGCAATGGAAGATGTAATTGCGTTAGCCTGGGAAAAAGATGAAAGTTGTGAAGATGAGACCCGTCTTGTTTTTCGTTTCGGAGATTCAGAACAGAAAGTAAAAGATAAATTGTACGAAAGAGACATTATTTTAGAATTAGAAAAAGACGTTGTATATGAAAAATAAAAAAATTAAACAACTAATGGAACGTGGATTGAGCCATAAATTGTTATTAACAATGAATGAAGGTCAAATCAATCAATTGCATAAAATGATGGTATCTGAAATAACAATGGTACCAAAAACTGACACCGCAACAATTGATAAATTAAAAAACGAGAAAAAACCTTTTGAAGTTTATGAGCAAGGTGTAGAAGTTGATAAAAGTGATTCAAAACTTGGTCAAACTACTCAAGAACCACATCAAGTACAAGCACCTGATGGTATGGATGATGAAGGCGATGATGGTATTGACAAAGAAGAAGATATTAGCGAAGCGAAGAAAAAATCAAAATATAACCCATATGCAATTTGTACCTCATCAGTTGGTAGAGAAGATAAGAAAAAATTTGAAAGATGTGTGATGGATGTAAAAAGAAATATTAAAGAAGGTAAAAATCCTTATTTACCAATTGTTGAGTCTTCTTTATTAAGAATGGTTGAAAAACATATATCACCAAAAATTTCTAAAATTGATTTATTAAATACTTTAAGTGAACAAGGAATAATTTCTCGTCCATTTAAAAATAGTATGATTGGATTTGTTGATGAAACAAAAATGGACAAATCAAATAAAAACACATATGTTTCTAAAAAAGAAGCAATGGAACAAAGTACAAAAACAGCACCTACAAGAGTAAAACCTGGTACTAAAGAAAAGGAAAAACCTGGTAAAATGGACCCTTTTAAAAACCCAAAACATCAACCAAAACCAAAAGCGGAAAAAATGGATGAACAAGGTACAAAAACAGCACCAGCACCTACAAGAGTAAAACCTGGTACTAAAGAAAAACCAAATACTTCTGACCCTTTTAAAAACCCAAAACATCAACCAAAACCAAAGGCGTCTACTGAAGCTCCAAAAATGGGTACTGTTAAGATTCCTGATTATTTAGAATTTGACCAATTAAAAATTGACTTTAAAAACCAATAATGAAAAAGAAACAAATCGTTAGAGAAGCTCCAATTGATTATGGAGATAGACCTGAAAGAATGTCACCTGATATTGAAAGAACAATTCTTTCAAAAGGAACTCCATTATCTACAAATCCAGCATTTCCAAATATTGAACAGGGTAATTTACCTGAGACATTTGAAGAATTAGTTGCTTCTAAAAGATTTAAAGATGTTGTTGCTAAAGTTAGACGTTATGTACCAAACGCTGGTGCTGACATCTCAAGAGGAAACGCTTTACAACAATTACAAAGAATGATGATGACTATGGCCATGCAATTGTTACAAAAACAAATGGCTCATAAAGAATATCTTGAAAATTTGGCGATTGATTTGGTTAGAAAAGAAATGGGTGTACGACCAGACCAAATTAATTATGTTGCTGAACTTGTAATGCCAGGTCAAATTGATATGTCTGGTTTTCAAAAACAAGGTGAAGAACCTGAAGACGAAGAAGTTGAACAGAATTTCCAAGAAAAAGAAGAAGACCTTGAAGATTTTATTTCAGCATTTGAAAGATTTGATATTGAAAAGGCAAAAAGAAGATTTATTAACGCATTAATTCAAGGTTCGTCTAAAAAAGGACATTACATGTTTGAATTAGTTAGAGATGAATTAGATAGAGTTGACCCCGACTTATTGAATTTGTACGGTGTTGTTATGTCTGTAAATGATTTATTGTATTGGGTATTACCTGACGAAATGATGGACATGATGATGAGTCAAGGTGGTGTTGGTGGTAAAGAAGAAGTAGATATTCAAACTGACCCTCCAACAGTTAAAGCGACAGGTGTATTTTTTCCTATATTAATTCACGAGTTAATTAAAGGTACAATGGAAATCTTGGGTACTCAAGGTCTTCCTGATGACCCAAAACAAGCCGAAATGGTCATGGCATCAACTGACAGCTTATCAAATGAAATTTGGGATTTAAGAATTGGTCCAATATTGTGGGAAAAATTCTTAGCAGCATATCCTGAAGAATTATTTGAAGAAGATAAAAAATTCATACAAAACTACCTCTTTGCAAGATTTTCAGCACTTTCGGCTGATGAGTTTTTCAAATTAGCAAAAATGATTTTAAGAGGTGATGCAAAAGCAACATCAATCTTGGACAGAATGGTTAAGGAAATTGTAGCTCATTTGAATGAAGTACATAGTGATGATGACGAAGACTATGATACTGATGAAGATGGTGACACTATGGGTCCTGACGATGATGATTTGAGTGATTTAGATGATTTCTTAGGTAGTTTAGGTATTGACAGGTCCTAACACTAACCTTTTATGGGTTTAACCAGAGAACAATTACTATTAGAATATTCAAGGTGTATAAAAAATACACCATACGCTCTTAAGACGTATCTTCAGACTTATGATAATACTCAGTCAAGATACGTCCCATTAGAGTTATTTCCTGACCAAGTTAATTTGGTTGAGGATTATGAATCCTATAACGAAAACATTGCATTAAAATACCGTCAGGCGGGTGTATCTACCGTGACTGCGGCTTGGGCAAGTAAAAGACTTGTATTTGCATCAAAACAAAGACCTGAAAAGGTTTTGATTATTGCGAACAAATTGGACACTGCCGTGGAAATGGCAAACAAAATACGTGGATTTACTGAACAATGGCCTGCTTGGGTTGGTGTAAGTTTTTCACCAGATAAAAACGCGGCAAGACATTTTAAATTAACAAACGGTTGTGAAGTTAAAGCCGTTGCGACATCAAAAGATGCACTTCGTGGTTATAGCCCCACTATGTTGATATTTGATGAAGCTGCGTATATTGAGGCGGATGGTGATTTCTGGGCTGCCTGTATGGCTTCGTTGTCTACGGGTGGTAAAGTTGTTGTTGTATCAACACCAAACGGATATGACCCAATTTACTATGAAATCTACGAACAAGCCAATCGTGGAATGAACGATTTCAAAATTACAGAAATGTATTGGTATCGTGACCCTCGTTATACAAAAGATTTATATTTGGTTAAAACAAATGAAATTATTCATTATCTGTTAAACCGTGAAGAATATACCGCCGATAGTGTTGTTGATTTTTCAGGTCGTGACCCTTATGAAAGAAATTATGATGAGTTAAAAGCCTATTTTGATTTAGGTTATAAACCATGTTCCTCTTGGTTTGAGGCGATGGTTAAAAAACTTAAGTATGATAAGCGTAAAGTTTCACAGGAATTGGAATGTAATTTTTTGGGTTCAGGTGATAACGTATTTGATTCTAACTTAATTAAAAATATCACAGATAATATGATTAAAGAACCTATCAATAAAATGATGGGTGGTGGACTTTGGATATGGAAAGAACCTGAAATGGGTCACAGATACATTATGGGTGTGGACGTTTCTCGTGGGGACTCTGAAGATTATTCAACATTCCAAATTTATGATTTTGACGAAAGAGACCAAGTTGCTGAGTATATTGGAAAACTTCCTCCTGATGTATTGGCAGAAATTGCTTACAAATGGGGTAACATGTACAACTGTTTCATTGTTGTGGATATCACGGGTGGTATGGGAGTTGCTACCGCAAGAAAACTCCAAGAATTAGGATATAAAGATTTGTATGTTGATGGTGTAGATTTTGGTAACAAATGGAAATATGACCCAAAGGCGGCTGAAAAAATTCCTGGTATTAACTTTAACAATAAAAGAGTTCAAATTATTGCTGCTCTTGAGGAAGGATTAAGACACGGATTAAAAGTTCATTCATCAAGATTATTGAATGAAATGAATACATTTGTTTATATTAATGGAAGACCTGACCACATGAAAGGACAACATGATGATTTAATTATGTCTTTGGCTATGGCTGTTTATGTATCTGATTCATCTTTTTCACAACTTACAAAGGTCACACAACAGGCAAAAACAATGTTGGAATCTTGGCAGGTTACTTCTTATGACCCACCAAAAGAACAATACTTTAACCCGGCAATGCCAAATACACAATATAAAACAAATATTGCATATCAAAATCAACCAACACAAAAGGATTATCAAGACTATTTATGGGTGTTCGGCGGATATAAGCGTTGATAAAAAATACATATATATTAACTTTTTACTATGGAAGAAAAAAACTTGACAATATGGCAACGATTGTCCCAAGAACTTGGACCAAATTCATTGTTGGGTCAAGACATACCTACTTATAAGTTTGATAAAAAAGAACTATTAAGAACTACTGACAAGGATGAGTATGAAAAACAAAAACTCCAAGCCAGACAAACATATTATATTACAAGCCAATGGGCTAAAATTGAAAATAATTTATATTCACAAGCGGTTTATTATCAACCAACTAGATTGGCATCGTATTATGATTATGAGTCAATGGAATATACTCCTGAAATTTCTGCAGCATTAGATACATACGCTGAAGAATCAACAACAGTTGATGAGAATGGATACATGTTACAAATATACTCCGATTCTCCAAGAATTAAGGCTGTATTGGGAGATTTATTTAATAACGCTTTGGACATTAACACAAACTTACCAATGTGGACACGTAATACCGCAAAATATGGTGACAACTTCGTGTTTTTAAAGTTGGACCCTGAAAGAGGTGTTGTTGGTTGTTTACAATTACCAAACATTGAAATTGAACGTATTGAAGTTGGTATGAAAGGTAAAGCAACTTCAGGTATGGGTGGAGCGGTTGCTTCGGGTAGCGATGCCAAAAGCCTAACATTTACTTGGAAAAACAAAAGTTTGGAATTTAATAGTTGGGAAGTTGCTCACTTTAGATTATTGGGTGATGATAGAAAATTACCATATGGTACCGCCATGTTGGAAAAGGCAAGAAGAATTTGGAAACAATTAATTCTTGCTGAAGATGCTATGTTGGTATATAGAACATCAAGAGCACCAGAAAGACGTGTATTTAAGGTATTTGTTGGTAACATGGATGATGCAGATATTCAACCATACGTTCAAAGATTTGCTCAACAATTTAAAAAAGACCAAGTAACTGACCCACAAACAGGAAACGTAGATATGAGATTCAATCAAATGGCGGTTGACCAAGATTTCTTTGTACCTGTTAGAGACCCGGCATCACCAAACCCAATTGAGACTTTGCCAGGAGCGACAAACTTATCGGAGATTGCCGACATTGAATACATTCAAAAGAAACTTTTAACAGCGTTAAGAATACCAAAAGCATTCTTGGGATTTGAAGAGGTTGTTGGTGATGGTAGAAATTTATCGTTACAAGATATTCGTTTTGCAAGAACAATCAATAGAATTCAAAAATCTATGGTTGCAGAACTTAACAAAATTGCAATTGTTCATTTATTTTTATTGGGTTTTGAAGACGAATTAAACTCGTTCCAATTGAGTTTAACTAACCCATCTAAACAAGCTGACTTACTAACAATAGATGTTTGGAAAGAAAAAATGTTGTTGTACAAAGACGCTGTAACAAAGGTTGAAGGTATCGCTCCAACATCACAAACATGGGCTAAGAAACACATTCTTGGTTTTTCTGATGAAGATATTAAACTTGATTTACAACAACAAAGAGTTGAGAAAGCGGTTGCCGCTGAAATTGAAGCAACACCTAATGTTATAACACATACCGGATTATTCGATAATATTGATAAACTTTATGGTAATGGTCCATCATCAGGAACAACATCTCCACCGGCTGAAGGTGGTGGATTAGGGGCTGATTTAGGTGGAGCTCCACCGGCAGGAGGTGAACTTCCACCGGCTGAAGGTGAAACTGCAATCACACCTGAATCTGTTAAAAAGAATATGAATATATTATTAGAAAGAGATAATGTTTATGGTGTTGATGAAATTGATTTGGAAAAAGGTAGACGTTCTTTAGGTATTATTGAAGAACAATTAGGAAAACTAATTGATTGATATATTTATTAATATGAAATTTGGACAATTACTTAGCAAAATTGAAGGATTAATGGTTAATTCTTATGTAAATGAAACAACAAAATTTGAGGTGAGGAACTTCAAAAAATTGGTATTGGAAAACAAAAATGTTAGTACAATGTTTTACATTTATACTGAATTGTCCAAGAAAAAAGGTTATGATAAGACATTATCTGAGGCTTACATCAATGAATCTTTAAGACAAGTTGAAAAAATTCTTCCGAAATTAAATACCCAAAAAATTGAATATTGGGTTAAAGATGTTGTTAGTGAAAATAACTACAAAAATATTGACAATTTAATTTATAATTCTCCTGATAAAATTATGGAGAATGTTGAAAGCAGAAACACTTTGATAAAAACTTTAAGTGAAACCACTGAAGTTAAAACTGCGATACAACTACCAATGGAAACTTTATTGAATATTGCCAATAGAGAAATTAGTTCTTATATTGAAAATTTAGATGAGGATTCTAAAAGAGACTTATCTAAAGTGTTAATGACTGAAGATACTGAATTATCCAAAGAATTTGAAGAATTAAAAACAAAAACAATTCATTCATTAAGTAATCTTAATGAATCAATGGATGAAAGTACAACAAAAAAATTACAAGAAACCATCCAACAAATTAAAGGTGAGGTGTTTTCTAAAATCAATTATGTAAAATTATACAATTTGTATAATAATATTAATTAATCTTTAGGTTTTTGTGATTCAACGTATTGAGCCTTTAATTTTTGAACTCTACGTGTAACAGATGGTTTTTCATATTGAAGTCTTTCTCTCAATTTTTCATTTTGCTTGGTTTTAATTACCTTTCCTTTTAATTGTTTCAAGGCTTTTTCCAAAGGAGTTTTTGCATCAATTTTTACTTTTAACATATTATAGTAAATAATACAAAGTTGGTAAAAATTTGACAATAGAAACAAATTAGATTATTTTTTTTCAAACAATAAACAATTTATACACATGAATATTAATGAAAAAAGGAAAAACATCACGAATTGTAGGATTCAACAATTCAAAAGTGAGTTATGGAACAGTTGATTCCAAAAATTTTAAATCGGTTTATCTTAATCTACAAAGTTGGGTTTCACCAAAACAAAGTTATAACAATTGGGAAAGAATAGTATCAAATTTTAGTAGACAGATAAAACATACAATATTTGAAATACTAGACCCAACATTTTTTAAAGACAATTATATTATTGACTTGGATTTAAGAACTAGCGGGATTGTTTACGGGAAGAAAAGTTTTATGAATTTGGAAATTACTTTATTCTTATCTCAAGAAATAGATTTTAAAGATACAATTCTTAAAGATAAATTAAAAAGAATTGCCAAAGAAATTTATATTGAAAACTTTAAAAAGAACGAGTATTTTGATTTTACACTATCTAAAAAGAGCAAAGAAGAAGCATCCTAGTATTTATTACTAAAACATACGTATGAAAATATTAGGACCTACCGAGACAGGTAAAGGAATATTGATTGAAATGGACGCAGGATATGTGTCACCATCTCATGAATTTAATAAAAAGATGCTTGAAGAAAATCACAAGAATTTCTTGGATTATTCAAAACCTTTTGAATTCTATGCCGTACTTCAAAAATACAACACACCAAACCGTAATGGTAGGGTGTACCCTGAAAGAATTTTAAAACGTGAATCTGAAAATTATAAAAAGATGATTGAAAAAGGAACATCTCTTTCAGAATTAAATCACCCTGAATCATCATTAATTGACCTTGACCGTGTGTCTCACATCATTAATGACATTTGGTGGGACGGACATATCCTTATGGGTAAGTTACGTCTTCTAACCTCACCAGGATTCCATGAGAGAGGGATTGTATCTACAAAGGGTGACCAAGCAGCAAACTTGTTAAGACAAGGTGTTACTTTGGGTATATCTTCACGTGGAGTTGGTTCATTAAAAAAGACTGGTGAACAAAATGAAGTACAAGATGATTTTGAATTAATCTGTTTTGATTTGGTATCTTCACCATCTACACCCGGTGCTTACTTATTTACAAATCCTGATGATAGAAACAAATTTGAAGAAAATTTAGAAGAAGAAAAAGTTTTAAGAACATCTCCAATAGAACAAGAAAGTGGAACAAAAATGAATCGCTCTATTGACTTATTAAAAAAATTAAATCATTATTTAGACAAATAATTTAAAAAAACATGGACGAGAAATATTTTGTAGCAAAAGTACAGTACGATTTACCTGATGAAAATACAGGAAAATTAAAAAAAATCCGAGAGGAAAAATTGGTTAAAGGTTACTCTGTAACTGATGTTGAAGCCAAGGTAACATCCCGATATACTGGGTTTCAACATGATTGGAGAATCACAGCGGTCTCCGAAAGTAAAATAGACGAAGTTATTCAAGATTAATAAAAACCCCTCATAACCGAGGGGTTTTTTATTTATTTAGGGTTTTTACTAAGCCCAAACAGAATTTTTTGGCATATGGATATATTTATATGTTAAATTATTCTATAATAATATGACAGAAAAAAAGTCGTTAGTTGAGGAAGCACTACTACAAATGAGAAATTTGGAACAAGTAGTTGCCGAAAATGCAAAAGGAATACTTGCTTCTACAATGAAGGAAGAAATCTCAGAATTAGTAAAAGAGTCTTTGAAAAACGAGGCTGAAGATGAATCAATGGGAGTTGAAATGGATGATGAATCGGAAGATGATTTAGACATGGATATGGATATGGATTCTGATGATGAAAACATGGATGATGTTGAAATGGACATTGATATGGATTCTGACGATGATGAATCGGAAGATGAACTTGAGATGGACTTTGATATGGATTCTGATGATACACTACCAATTGACCTTACAAACGCATCTGATGATGAAATCTTAAAGGTTTTTAAATCTATGAGTGATGAAGATGGTATCATTGTTAAACAAGATGGCGACCAAATTACTTTGAGTGATGAAGACGAAGATGTTGAATACATTATTCAAACTGAAAGTTACATGGAAAACGAACCTATGCAAGAAATGGATGGAGAAGAAGAATTATCAGACGAGGATTTAGATTCTATGATGGCTGATATTTTCGGTGAAGAGATGAACATTTACGAACAACCGAATGATTATGGTGATGATAATGAGGATGGTGTTGTTGATGAGGATGAAGTAGTGTATGAAATAGAAATGGATGATTACATGGATGATGATAGTGATGATAAAAGCATGAATGATTATAGTGGTGATGAAAGCATGTTTGAAGGTAAAATGACAATTAAACCAGTTATGGGTAAATTAACTAAATCCTCTTTAACTAACAAAGTTAAAAAAATGGAAACTAAAGAAGGGTCAATGATGAGTAAACCTGTAGTAGGTAAAGGTGTTAAAACCGGAAGTGCTAAATTTGAATATAAAGAAGGTAGAAAAATGGAAACCAAAGAATCGGCTATTGAACCAAAAGGTATGGCTAAAGGAGTTGGTATGAATTTGAAACCTAAAAAGTTTGAATACACTGAAGCTGAAATGAAAGATAAGTATGGTTCTAAAAAACACGAATACAGACGTAAGGATGTTGATGGTGTTGAAAAGAAAGCTGGTGAAAAAGATGGTCATTACAAAGATTACGAAAAAGAGGAAACTAAAGAAGCGGCTAGAACATTAGGTAATGGAACTAGAAATTATGCTGAAAGAAAAGGTTTACCTAAAATGAAAGTAATTCCAAATCAAGCTCTTGCTGAGGAAGTTGAAAGATTAAGAGAAAAAAATGAAGAGTATAGAAAAGCTCTTAATATCTTCAGAGATAAATTAAATGAAGTTGCAGTATTTAATTCAAACTTGGCTTACGCTACAAGATTGTTTACTGAACATACTACAACTAAACAAGAAAAAATTAATATCTTAAGAAGATTTGATGATGTTGAATCATTAAAAGAGTCTAAAACTTTATATTCATCAATTAAAGGAGAATTAAACACAACAAGTAGTACTCAAAGTGTTGTAACAGAATCTATTGAAAAAATTGGAAAATCTCCAGCATCAGGTTCTTCACAAAACTTAATTGAGTCAAAAACGTATGAAAATCCACAGTTCTTAAGAATGAAGGATATTATGCAAAAAATACAAAAATAAAAATAAATAAAACTTAAAAACAAAAAAAATACTAAAATGGGTGCATTATTAGAAAGCGGTCTTGTTGGTAACATTGGTTTGAAACACCTTAAAGTTATCAAAGAAGACACAATCAACAAATGGGATAAACTTGGCTTTTTAGAAGGTCTAAAAGGTCACATGAAAGAAAACGTGGCTCAGTTGTATGAAAACCAAGCTTCACACTTAATTAACGAAGCTTCTTCAACTTCTGATTCAGGTTCTTTTGAAACGGTTGTTTTCCCAATCGTGAGAAGAGTATTCTCTAAATTATTAGCTAACGACATCGTGTCTGTACAAGCAATGAACTTACCAATCGGTAAATTGTTCTACTTCGTACCTAAAATTCAAGGTTATTCTGGTGGTACATCAACAGATGGTCTATTTGGAAATAGTGGTTCACACTACGCTCCTATAGGTGCTCCAGGAAACTATAATGGTAATCCAGATGCTGGTTACAATTCAGGAACAGGTGACTTCAACCCTATTTACAATAAGGATTTATATGACTTATTCTACGAAGGTAACGAAGCTGGATTAAATCCTCCTGGTTTGTTTGACTATTCAAAAGGTCAGTGGACAGCAGTAACTGCTTCAACTGTAACTTACGCTTGGTCTAACGCTGGTTATTTATTACCTGCAGCATACGGTACAGATAATTACAGAAAAGTAATTATTGTTATGAGTGGTTTCTCTAACGCTGGTGCTGGTCAATTGATTGGTCCTAATGGTAATACTATGGATACTGAAGAATTCATATCAGGTTTGAACATCTTAGGTGTTTCTACTAACGGAACAACTTCAGCTAACACAAGTAACCCTTACTTATTCAGAGTTGTAACTCAAAGATATGGTAAAGGTATTGTTCAGTATGGTAGTAATGTTACAGTTAATTTCCCTGGTGGACCTGGTGCTTACAACGCTAACTCAGGTGGTTCTTTCTACAACGTATGTGATGCTAATGGTTTCATATTCTTAGAAATTGATTTACAAGTACCAGTTTGTATTACTTGTGGTGATTCATCTATGGACGGTTACACAGGTTCAACATTCTCATCTACAACAAGTTCAAATAATGCATTCTTAGCAGTTTACAGATTGTATAAAGAGTTGGAATTTGAAGACCAAATCGGTGAAGTTTCTTTTGACCTTGAGTCAGTAACTGTTTCTGTTACAGAAAGAAAATTGAGAGCACAATGGTCTCCTGAATTAGCTCAAGACGTTGCGGCATTCCACAACATTGATGCTGAGGCTGAATTAACAGCATTATTATCTGAGCAAGTTGCTGCAGAAATTGATAGAGAAATCTTGAGAGATTTGAGAAAAGGTGCAGCTTGGAACTTGAGATGGGATTACAACGGTTGGAAGAGACTATCTTCTGCTGGTACAACTCCTTACACTCAAAAAGATTGGAACCAAACTTTGATTACAGCAATTAACCAATTGTCTGCTCAAATTCACAAATCAACTTTAAGAGGTGGTGCTAACTGGATTGTTGTATCTTCTGAAGTATCTGCTATCTTTGATGACTTGGAATACTTCCACGTATCAAATGCAGCTCCTGAGCAAGACCAATACAACATGGGTATTGAAAGAGTTGGTACATTGTCAGGAAGATACCAAGTGTATCGTGACCCTTACTTCCCAGCTAACCAAGTGTTAATCGGACACAAAGGTACTAGCTTGTTGGATACAGGGTACATCTACGCTCCATATGTTCCTTTACAGTTGACTCCAACTATGTATAACCCATTCAACTTCACACCTATCAAGGGTATCATGACAAGATACGCTAAGAAAATGGTTAACAACCGTTTCTATGGTAGAGTAACAGTTGATGGTGTAAGAACATTCAACTTACAAGAATTAAGATAATTTATCTTAAAACTTATAAAAAAAGGGAACTTCGGTTCCCTTTTTTGTTTTTACGTGGTATTTATATGTATAAAAAAAATAATTAAATTATGGCCTGTAAAAAATCAACAATAACAAATACTTCAGAAAGTATTAAAGTAATATCATACACAAGATGTGATGATAATTTTGTATTTAATAATTACGAAATTCAAGGAAACGAAACCGTAAACATTTGGTATGTTGATGGTACATATAAAACGGCGTTTTCAAATTTAACAATAGATTCTACAATTGAATGGCCACCAGTTACTCAAACACCAAGCAATACCGCAACTCCTTCAGTAACTCCAAGTGTAACTCCAACAAATACAGTAACACCAAGTGTAACTCCAACAAATACAGTAACACCAAGTGTAACTCCAACAAATACAGTAACACCTACGGTTACTCCAAGTGTAACCACAACTAATACATCAACACCTACGGTTACTCCAACAAAAACACCTACACCCACACCATCAAGACCTTAAGAATTTATAACTCTTAAAGACTTTGAAACTGCTTCGGTTTCTTCCATTGTAAATGCGCCTCTAACGTGGCAAGCGATTAATGCTTGTCTTATACAATATATCGCTTGTTCTTCATTCATACCATCAATAAGTGAATTTAATTGTTCATTTGAGGTGTAATGTATTGTATCAAAAAGAGAACCAATAATTTCTTGTGTTTTTTTTGACATTTCTTCAGTATTTTCAGTATTTTCCATATGGTTTTATATTTATGTTAAGTATCGTAATTTTTTTCACAAAAACAACATGGAACAACAATTAAATGAAGATTTGGCAGTATGGTTTGGCAAAAAAAAGGCGCCAAAAGGAAGTAGTCAGCCTAAAGGGCCGTGGGTTAATATTTGTAGGAAAGATAAAGATGGAAAACATCCACCTTGTGGTCGTTCTGACACTGATAAAGGTGCTTATCCAAAGTGTCGAGCAACAGGTGTTGCGGGTAAAATGAGTGATTCCGCAAAACAAAATGCTTGTAGACAAAAAAGAGAAGCTGAAAAAAAAGATACTCAATCAGGTAAAGGTCAAAAACCAATAATGACCTCTTATAAACCCAAAAAGAAAAACACTAATGAAGGTATGAGACAATTTATTAAGTCCATCCTCAACGAACAGGTCAGAAAAAACAAAATGATAGACCTTGGAGAAATGGTTGAATCGCAATATGCTAAAGATTTAAAAGAAGCTCGTAAAATTGCACAACAACATTTAAATGAAAACCCAAGATATTATTGTGTATTACACAGAATAGGACTAATTGAAGAAGGACAAACAGAAAAAATCGCTAAGGAAGTTTGTCCATCAAACTAATGTTTGTAATATATTCTTAAGAGAATGTTTGATATTGGAAGTAATTTCTTCTTCCATTTTTAATCTTTGACTTTCTAAAACTTCATTAAAGTGATTTGTTATTTCAATTTTTGATTTGTCTTGAATTACAACCGTATATGAATATTTGTGATTAATTACATTAACTGTATTACCTTCAATTGTAATAAAAATAGAATTTGCAGGATTGTGTATGTATTTTTTATTTGAAAGTGGTGTCATCAATAATTGAGTATCTGGTTTATCAATCAATTTTTTACAAATTGATAAACAATCCAACTCGTATTTTGACCTGTGACCACGTTCGTAGTCCATTTTTCTTGCAGAATCAATGTACATTCGTTGAATCCACCTTTTGAATATGTGTTTGTATTCTTTCATTTTAATATGGATTCAAAGATAATAATTTTTTTTTGAATTAACAATAGGCACCTGAACAATGTTTTTTTCCGTCTAAACCTGGCATCCTACCTTTACACACTTGAACGGCATAACCATTCGCATATGCCGAAGGGTAAACATCATATTTTGCTTTAGCCGCAGCTTTACCACGAACACATAATTTTGTTCCCGTTTTTTTCTTACCTTCCATCATATTAGGTTCAACCTCCATTGTTTCGTCTTCGCCCCCATTGATTTCATTCATTAAAAAATCAAAGACTTGGTCCATATTGTTTTTTGCTTCAGAAATGTGGTCTTGAGCCCAGTCATGACCATTGTCAAGAATACTTTCAATTTGTGATTCATCTAAATCTAACAACATTTCACATTGTCTTTTCATTTGTTCTAAATTAGAGAAGAACATATATCTTTCATTTTTTTGTTCTTGTAATACTTTTCTTACAAGGTCTTGAATCATAGATTCGTTAAGTCTAACTATTTTTTTCATTTTTTGTTTACGATTTGGAACATTAATTCTTTTTGATAAGTATCTCGTTCTCCGCTAGTATTCACTTTTATATCAACATAATATTGATTTGGTATTTTATCTCTTGTATCAAACATAAAGTAGTATTCGTTGGGTGTTCTATTAATTGGTGTCCAATCTTGAACTTGTACTTCGGTATTACCTTCTCTAACGTATACTCTATAAAATGTGTCAATACTATTTAAAACAACCTGACTTGTGTAAGCTTGTTTAATAGTTACCATCACTTTACGAATGTCGGTGTTAAGTATTTTTTCATTTTGTTTAATACCACTAAAATCAAAACCATAAAGGATTGGGTCTTTAGATTGAACACCAATTTGATATGCAGAAGATGTTGGTAATAAAACAAAATCATTTTCAATGTCAGATAAATTATTACCATCAATAACAATATTAGTCCATTTATCTGTGAATTGACATGGTGTATAATATCCATTCAATGGTGGTACTACAACTTCATACACACCTTTTGTACGTAAACAAGTAGTTAGACCAGTATAACCTGAAATAGGTTCACCATCAGGATTTAAAATATCAACAACAGGATTTTGGTCCAAATTTACAAAGTCACCATTTTGATAAACATACAAATATAACTGATTTGTTCTGTTCTGTGCAAAAGTGTTTCTATCATCCTTAATAATATCATCGTATGTGGTTTGTAAGAAGGGCTGGTAGAACGTTTGGGTGTGACGGGTAAAGAACCCCACAGAATAAGTTTCAGTCAATCCTGAGATGTTTTCTACCTCGGGAACATATGCAATACCCCAACCTGTAACACCTGTAATACTACCGTTTAAAATACCATTGATTTCACTTGTCATATTAAAGTTAATATCTTCATTTCCAAACTCAAAATGTTGGGTATCAACAATTGTTAAAGCCGAATAATTTAATCCTGAAAGTGATGTTGTTGGTATTGTATTGGTGTTGTTGTATAGACCTGGATATGACCAATTATTTATAGTGGTTGTTTGGAACCAATTTGATGGTCTTTCACTAAATGGTACGTTATCTGAGAATTGACTCACTACAGGTTGATATGTATAATCAAAACCAACACCTTCATCCCAATCTTGGGGATTACCTGTGGTTCCTGAATATTCAGGTATTCTGAATAATATTAAATCAAATGATGTTGCTCTACGAGAACCATCAGTTGTTGTTGTATTCAGTAAATCAATATCAAACGCTGATGTATTTGTCATGTTTAATACATGAGTCATTCCTGTTGTACAACCTGTTGATATTGTGCCTGTGGCAACACCTTCTATTAAATCTGCTAAATCCAAATCAAAAAGAAATCTTGTAAACCCTCTTGGTGCAAAAGTGGCTAAGTCACCCCCAAAATAAAGTTGTGTAATTGGGTTTCTACCCGTATTAACTACACTGTTTAATTGGATTGTGTTGTTCTTGTTAAAATATGACCTTAAAATTGACATTATATATTTTACTATATAAATATCAATTAATTCTAATATTTGGATTTAGAATTTTATTTACTGCATTTTGTAATTCAAACAATATTTGTGTGGATTGTGTTCCGTCTGTTGCAACGGGAACTGGTGGGGTTCCTGGTACTGGATGAACGTGAGCAACTAAGAATCTAACAATTAAATTAAGTAATTCAATTAACTCCTCACCTCTAACCATTGATGATGTAAAAGGTAATACTTTATCTATAATATCTTGTTGTGTAATACCATATATTGTACCCTCTAAATCAACAGGTTTGTTTGACTTATGTGATAAAAGATAAACTGTATCTGCACCTGAGGCTAAAAATGTTCCATAATCTGCAACAACTTGTTTTGAAACCACATCTTCTAAATCAACTTTAATGGGTTTTCCTACTTCACCTTTTGAACGTACAATCGCGTACTTTATGGCTTGTGTACCTAAACCGGGGTTTAATGTAATTGAATTTGCAATTCTTGATGCATTTGTAAAGATAACGGCATTTGCGGTTGTTGAAATGTCTCTTAATATTTTTCTGGCGGTAATGTTTGGTCTATAGATAAATGGAAATTGGTTTTCAACAATTGGTCCATTTGGTAGTTGACCATTATTAACACCAATAATAAAATCATTTATTAATTTAATGGTTCTTTCAAATGAAAAACCAATAAAATTTTGGTAGTATTCCAAAAATTTAACATCTTCTAAATTACTATCATAATCAATATTGTCTGATAATGTTTTATTAACAGGTTTTAATGAATATAATCTTATTGAACCAGTGAAGGCATTTTGTTGGTTTTCTAAATTTTGAACTTCCCACTCAACTAATTTTTTAATTTGTTGATTTGCAGTTCCAAGTTTAATAAAAGTTTGTGTTTTTTTAATAAAAGTTGGGTCTGTGTATTTAGTTTTTTCTGATGAATCAAAATTTGATAATTGAACAAACGCTCTATTTGTATTGGCAATAGGTAGTTTATTTGTATCAAACCTTTTTGTTTTTCCGGCTCTTAAAATAACACTATTTCTTCTTACAATGACATCGGCCGCACCTCTACCCAATAAAGCGTTGTCACCAGGTTCAGGAAATACACCATAAGATTTTACATTCTTGTATGTACCATCTTTATTTTTAATGGATAATGTACTTAAAACTCTATCACCTAATGATGTGTATTTGTTTGCCGCTAAAATATTTTCAAAGGGTAAACTCATTGGTGATGAATAGGCTCCTTGAATATAATATTGGTCTTGGAATGGATATAAACTATTTTGGTAAATAATGTTAACTCTTTCCCCAACGTCAGGAACTTGGCTAAAAAACATTGGTAATAATGGTAATTGTACAAAGGGGTCTTTTGGTCCCCAAGTATCGGTTACAGGATTAAAACTATAACCTTCCAATACGGCTCTTGTATTTTGGTCTAACGGATATGCTCTAATACGACCCAACATTTGTGGGTCTTGATTATTAACAACCTCGGCAGGAAATATTATTTTCTTTTGTGACTTATCCATTATTTCGTGAATTATATTCTTTTAATACGCTATCATACAAAGATTCAATGTTGTCCAAGTGTTTGGTCAATTCTACAATAAGATTTTTTGTTTCTTCAAAATCTTCATTTAAAAAATCCATAACTTTTGTTAAATCACCATTTCCTCTGTTTTTAATATCAGAGATAATTTCATTGGCTTCGTCAAACGATATTTTATTTGTTGTAATCATAAGGGAACTCCTGTCATTGGTCTTGGTACTGTAAATCCACTTGGTGTTATTACTTGTGCTGGAGTCATGGACACCATCTTTGAATTTTTTGTTCGTTCAGATTCGGTACCTTTTATTTGAGATACTATTGATTGTAAAAATAAATTTGGACTTCCATCAGGCATTGGTCCCGTTGGAATACCAGCTTTTTGTAATTCTTTAATTACTTCTAATGATGCTCTTATGTCATTAAATCCTGTTCTAAATGTTGATAAAAACAATAAAAATGGTGGTATTTCAATTCGTGTTCCTCGTAAGGCAAATTCAATAATATTAATAATATCACCAATAACACTTTTACATTTTTTATAGTCCGTAACCAACTGGGTTATTAATATTGCACCTTCAATTAATTGAAATATAACTGAGTATTGTTTTGCAACTTGGGATTTTTTTAAATCTCTAACAACACTTTGAAGAAGTTTTCTAATGTCTCTAACAATTAAATCACGTAAAATTTTTACAAATCTTGCTCCTATTTCAGACATAACATCTATGTTTAATGTTTGGAAAGTTTTTAAAAATGTTTGTAAATTATAAACTTCATTTACCACAGAACCAACTTTACCAAGAGCAATTCCTTCAATTGCTTTATACATCACCATAAATGGTAATAATACTTTTGGTGAAAGAACGGATGCGTACAACGCTTGTGGTATTGCTTTGATTATATTGGTATCCACTGAAAATTGAATTTCAGGTCCTTGCGGCCATTGTGGATTTTTTGTTACAGATGCAATTGACTTGTTAAATATTTTACTATTACCGTCAGAGTTATTATCATCAACTTCTAAAATTCCAAGAAACGTATTGAATAATGCTTCAGTATCTATTGGTAACTTTACTGTAGTACAGTCAGGATATTCAACAACACCTCTTTGAATGTTTGATAAATCATTTTCAATTATTCTTAAATCAACATCTGTTAATTCAAAAAAAGACTCATCAATACCATCTAAAGGTGCTACTTTGGCAACACCACTAACATCAATTTCTGACCTATCGTCAAAACATAGACCTAAAATACGAGTTAATATTCTTTGAAAGAATAATTGGCTTTCGGTTTCTGCAGAACCATTTTTTAATTGTATTGACATCGCCCCAAATAAAACTTGAAATATTCGGAGATATATATTTTTAGTATCAACCATTTTGATAGTCTCAAAATAATCGGTGATAAATTGACTAACTAAATTTTTATTGTCAAGTCTGTCTGGTAATTTTACTTGGAAAAAACTTCCTTGGTTCCCATTATCATCTTCTGTTACATATGTAACATCAAGTAAACCTTGTTGTGATAAACCAAGATAATTTTGACCATATGTATCATCGTAGGACACACCTTCGCTTTGAATCCTTTCATATAATTGACGATTCATAAAATAAGGATTTTTTTGAACTCCTGAACGAGATGTTGTAGTTGTTGTAGTTGTTGTTGCGGTACTAGTTAAATCTTTAAATGATTTATCTGTTGGTAATGTTTCATACATCAATCTACCCATGGGAGTTGTTGGTGACTCTTTTAATAAACCAAATAAATCCACACTTTCAACAGGAATAAAAATACCACCGGCAGAAAAGGTTGATACATCATAAGTTTGTTCTTGTGAACATCCTAATTGTTTCAACATTGCTTTTTTAATAATATCTGGTATTTCAGATTTAATTTGATTTAAAGCTATTAAAAAATCATTTTTAACTAATGAAACAACTGAACTAGATGATTTACCCGATAATCTATTATCAGGTAATAATTGATTAAGATTTAATAATTTATCTAATTGTGTCTCAGCTTGTCTTTGGAATTTTTTTTTGTTTTCCTGTAATTGAGTTAAAGGACTTACAGTTTCTTCAGCTGCCTTTTCTTGAGACGATTGTTGTTGAGATGTAATTTTTTTGTTATCTTCCGATACTTGATTAAAAGTCTGAACCGCCTTTATAGAACTTTCAGCGTTGTCATAAGCGGAATTTAAATCAACAATAGCTGCCATAATTATTTAAACTTATATGAATTGTCGTTTGACATCCCATCAATATCTTTTTGAATTAAAGACTGTAACATATCATCATCAATATCACCTAATGATAAATCATCCTCAGTTCTATTTGATTTTTCCCAAATAGTTGATTGTAATTTGGCCAATGTTAATTTTTTCTCCACAACATCATTAATAATTTTTTGTTGTTTTTCTAAAACAGGGCCAATAACCGTCATGTCTTCGGGGTCTTTTAACATTGCCAACATTTTATTTTGAACTCTAATTGCCGTAGACCTTTGTTCTACAAGTTCATTGTAGATTTCTTGTAATAACGAAAGAACTGAATCTTTAGTTAAATTTATTTCCTTTTTTTTTGGTCGTGACATATTGATAAATATTATTTTTAATATTTTTTTTACTCTATTATTTTATTTAACACAACATAATATAACTTTTTAAAACGTTTCATTGCTGTTCTAATTTCTTTGGTTGAAAGATTTGTCATTTCACGAATTGAAAGTAAGATAATATTTTTATTAAATTTATTATTATCAGTACCCAAAAATATGGTTTTATAATTTTCAAATAATTCCAATAATGATATACCTAACTTTTTTTCATTCTCGGTTAAAGGTTCATTTTCTATGTAATGTCTTAATTCGTTTAAGAAACCTTGGATTATATCATCTGTTTCGAGTTTTTCAAGTTCCATATAATAAACCATGTCAGGTCTTTGTTCTAAACTTGATGATATATCTTCGTATGATATTTTTCTATTTGTATCTTTTTGGTCTTTAATAATTTGACCCATCAAATAATTTTTACAAATAGTACCAAAATAAGAATACGCTTTCTTTTCTTTTGAAGGTTTAAATTTATCAACCTTTGTCATCAAAAAAGAATGTGTATCAGTATGAATATCGGTAAAATTCATATCTTTACGATATAGTTTATATCTACGGATGATTGAAGAAATCATCTTATCTAAAGGACCTCTCAAAAACTCATTATAAATTGCGTTTTTTTCTTCAAAAGTTTCCGCAATAAGATATCGTCTTACCGCCGCTTCTTCGGCAACATCAAAATAATTTACAGTAGTTGCTTTTCTACCTCTTTTTTTAACCAAATCTGAGGTTGTTTCGGCGGATAACATTAAGCATTTTGAACTTCATACTTTATATTTCTGTCGTCTTTAAAAAAGTATTCTTTTTTTGCTGTAGAAATCCAAAACTTTACTTCATTTTCAGTCATCACATCGTCACCATTTTTGTAGTTCCAAAATATTGAACCTTCTCTCATACTTGTGTGTTTGTAACCAAGTTTTGGTATAGTCATAATTCTTAAAGAATTATATGACATTCTTAATAAAAATTCATAAACAAATGTTAATTTAATTGACGGTTTAAATCCACCAAAATCAACAAGTTTTTCTTTTTTAATTACCATACCAGCGGTTTGAAAGTTTTGATAATCTAATAATGTCTCATTATTTAAATAACCCATTTCTTGTGTGAAATTTGCCGCAAATGTTGCTTCATTTGTAAATCCTGCAAAAGTACCTTTATTATCCACATCAACAACTATTGGTAAAAACGCATCCACATCTGGATATATTTCAGAATATTTTAAAACATTGTCAAACCAAATATTCGAATATTCATCATCAAACTCAAAGAATGATACCCATTCACTTTCAGAGTGTTCAACACCAAATGAAATTTGTTTTTGGAATGATGGTTCTCCAATATATTCAACAAGTTTTACATTTAAAGTTTCAAAATCATAATTTTTTAATTTAGTAACCAATTGTTCTTCTTGAGTATGAACAATAATTAACTCATTAAATGTTGTTTTTTGAATTATTAAAGATTTAATGGCACTTTCAAAGTATGTATCAAAATCTTTTGCCAATGTAGATTTGATAGGTAATATTATTGATAAATTAAGTTTCTTTTCCATGATTATTCGGTTTCTTGTGTGATTTGTGCTTCAAAAGCGTCTTTACGTTTATTAATAAATGATTCAAATATGTCAATAACTGACGTTTTAAAATTCTCTTGGTTTGTAAATTTTTCAGCAGTGTTGAATCCTTCGGTATATAAATCCGCTAAGACATTATCTTCTAACCATGTTTGAACAACATCGGCAATAACATCAACCATTTGATTTTGATTTTCAATCCAAATACCATTTTTTTCTGACATCCAACCTGGTTTTAAATTTGGTATTTTACCAACAACTGGTACACCACTCTTCATACATTCTAAAGGAAATGTTCCAAATCCTGAGGTTGGGTCAATCCAAACACCTAATAAACAATCTTGTAAACCTTTAGAAAAATCATCTTGGGATAAACCTCTTAAATCTTTGAAAGTAAAAAATCTATATTGTGGGTACTTTAAATAAAATTGTTTAATAATATTAAGACCTTCTCTTTGTTCACGTGCTGAAACACCAATTAATGTTTTTGCAGGAAATTTAGAAGTTTCAAAATTTTCGTGTATTGTTGGTTCTATAATATCAACAGATACATGTCTCATTAATGAGTTAATATAATCTTTTTGTTCTTCAGATGTTGTTATACACTTAAAGAAACCATATTGTTCCCAAGTACCACCTGGTGATAAAGTTTCTAAAATGTGGTCATACGCTTGACACAAAACAATCTTACCACAAGGTAAATTTTTAACTTGTTCCATGATAAAACCAAAAATTTCTGGTATAACCAAAACATCTTCAGGTGCAATTGCTAAGTTTTGACCTTCCAAAGTTTGATGTTGTAGTTCATCATAAGAACCCTTTAACCAAGAAGTTACAGAAGTGTATTCTTTCTTTTCATACAACATGATAACATTATGTCCGTTATTTTTTAAAGTCAAAGCCATTTCATAAATGTATCGTATTGATGCTTTGGCATTTCCTTTAGTGTCTTGGACAAAAAAATAAATTCTGTTCAATTTTTCGTCAATGTTTTTAATTGACACTTTGATTTTTTCAATCATTTCGTTTTCCATATACTGATTACTTAAAATTTTTCAATTAATTTATTTACTAACATTGTGTTCCACGCCAATTTAAAAGGTATTGTAAGTTGTGACGATACTTTATTTGCGAGTTTTTCATCAATGTCTTCAGTTTCACTTAAGATTACATCAATAAGTGTTTTAACCATTTCGTATTTTACAATAGAAATATGTTGCTCAGGTTCTGTTGAACCTGATATTGGCTCAGATATCATATTAACATATTTGTCAATATTATCTAAATTTAGGTAGTAGTTTTCACCAAATATTGTAATCATTTTTCTATTAAAGTTTCAATTTTTTTATCTAATTCTTTTAGTGTTGTAATGGTATGCTCACACTCTGTTGTTAAATTATAAGATGTTTCATACTTTATTAAAGTTTTATTTTCAGTTTGTGATAATAATTCAGGATTTGACGTTAATAAAATATCAAATTCATTCCATATTTTATTTTTTGTTAACTGATTATAAAAAATTACTTTTTCAATTTCACAACCAAACTTTGAAATGAAAAATAAAGTTGCTGGTTTTGTTTTTCCAATTTGTTTTGAAATTAATAAAAAACTTATATTATCTTTGTGTTTTGCGATTAAGTCATTTAAATCATAAAAGGTGGACATTTCAGTTGACGGTGAATGTCCAAATATTTCCATAGCAAACTCTTCATACATAAATGACAAATATTCCTCATCTGTTTTAAATTTAAAGTGATTTGAATATTCAGGTGTACTATACGGTGTTATGATTTCATAGTTAAATTCATCATCAACAAGTTCTAATTCATCTATAAAATATTTTTGATAAATTTGTTCTATTTTATTAAAAGTATCCCTTAAAACACCATCAATATCTATTGCAATTCTCATTCTTCGTATTTACTTAAAATTTGTGAAATTAATGGGTTTCTAACAATATCTTTGTCATTGAATTCAAAAACACCAATATCATTAATATTTTTAAACTTTTCAATTACATCCCATAATCCAGATTGTGTTTTGTCTTTGTATCTATCAGTTTGTTCTAAATCTCCTGAAATAAAAAATTTACTTTTAAAACCAATTCTAGTTAATAAGAGTTTCATTTGTTTTGGTGTACTATTTTGAGACTCCTCAAAAATTAAAATTGAATTGTCAATATTCATACCTCTCATATACGCCAACGCAAACACTTCAATTGCTTCAATATTTTTTAAATATTCTCTTTTATCTTTTCCTATAATTTTATTTAATAGATAGTAAGATGGAAAAATATACGGGTCTAATTTTTCTTCAACATTACCTGGCAATGCTCCAAGTTTTTCTTCGGCTTCAACCGCTGGTCTGACAATAATAATTTTTTCATACGGTGTTGTTGGGTCTGCAAGTAAATCTACAGCCGCCTTCATTGCAATATAACTTTTACCAACACCAGCGGGACCTGAACATATTGTTATTTGATTTTTTTGTAATAAATCATAATACAATCTTTGATTTTCAGTTAAAAATTTTTCTTTTGTTGGTTTTGAAATTACAGAAGCAATAATTTCTTTTTTTGACTTAGGGGTAATTCTAGTTTCTCCACTAAAAACTGTTGGTTTTGTAGAAACAGTTGGTTTCTTTCTTGGTTTTTTTTCCATTAATTATAATTTATGAAATATAATAATAAAAGAAAGATTAAAAATTAACGTATACTCCTTTGGGCGATGTACCTTGTTTAAAGAATTTTACTTTATCATTAAAATCAAAAATTAATTCTTTAACTACTTTTTTGTTACGAATAAATTCATCACTTTCAACAATATACACAGTATAACCCTCTTTTAAAAAGTCTGATACCAACTCAAATTTTGGTGATTCTGTAATATCAATAGACATGTCTTTATATCCAATACCGTTAAACACAAAAGGTATTGTCTTGTCAGGATTTAAATTGATAAAATGTTTTTTAATAAATTGATGATGATTTAAATTGAAATCCTCATTGACAAATGGTAACACAAATTCTAATTTGTTATCATTAGATACTTGGCCTAACACTCTATTTTCTGTCGGAACCCAAGGACCACCAACACCAAATCCAAAATTAAAATTATTATCTGAAATTGATTTATCATATCCTAAACTTTTAAGTAATAATTTTGTTTCATCTGAAGTACCAAAATTTAACATTAACTCACCTAAAAAATTTGCAAAATTAATTTTGGTGTGGATATACGAACTATATGCCAATCTGTAAATTTCCGCAGACTTACTTGTCATTGAAATAACATTTAATTTATTATTTTTTGATGGTTGGAATAGGTCTGTAATTGTATTAATAACTTCTGAATCAAGACTACCTACTACTATTGTTTTTAAGTTACTTAGAGATGATAATATGTTGTCAGATTGGATTATTAATGGTAGATAACATACTTTTAGATTCATTGGATTTAATATTTCCATGATTTTTTTAGTGTCACCAGGATTTAATGTTGAACAAATAACAAATGTTTTGTTATATAGTGGGATTTCATCTTCAAATGAAACACCAAAATCTTCAACAACAGCCATAACATTTGTTATGTCTAAAAAATTTGATGGTAGTATGTTGGTATCAACACAACAAAAAATAATATCTGAATTACGTATAACATCAACATTATCACCATCAACATCTGAAACATAAATTTCATGTTGTTGTTCGGATAAAAAATTTAATAAATTTAAACCTAAATTACCAACTCCAATTATACCAAGATTCATTTTAATTGTTGTTTAATATTTCATACATTTCAACCATTGTCTGAGAATCAATATAATGATAGGTAAACACATCTTTAATTGATGATATATCTATATTATAATATGTTGGTGATTGACCATTAAATTTTTCATTATGTTCTATTTGAGTAACTAGTTTAGGTATCTGATTTACCACCTTTAAACCTAATTCTATAATAGAAAGACCTAATGTAACATCAGAGTATCCCGTATCTTTTATTGTAATCATTGGTGCAATTTTTTCTAAAATATTTTTATTTATTAAATAACCTGCTCCACCTGAACAGTATTCTAGATTAGTATCGGTTGGCCAAGTACCTTTTAATTTTTGTCCAATAATTTTTTCTTTATCAAAATTATTTAAATTTTCTTCTAATTTTTTAGTGTTTACAAATGTATCATCATCACAAAAAAAGAACCATTCATATTGATAATCATTATCAAATAAATATTTAATTACATTTACATGTTTTGCTTCATTTGAGCTATATGAAGTATCATCAGAAACTTTAATAATTTTTTTTTCTTTATCATCACAATCAGCATAGAATATAAAATCCACGTCTTTACCCCACGTATTAACAACAGCATCATATCTTTCTGGTCGTGTACAGGTGTGAAGAATCACATATAATATTTTTTTCATGACACCGCTAAATAATCTGTCCCAACTGGCATATCATTGTGGTCAATACGACTTCCAATAAACTCACCAGGGTTTCTTTTGATGGGAAAAGGTTTATTTTCAAAAAAATCATCATGTGTACATCTGTCATCTTGAAATATTGAATATATAGTTTTTAAGAATGTTTGGTCATTACCATATTGAAGTTCTTTTAACTTTGGAAATTTTTTAATTAAATCTGTTAATGGAATAACCCCTGATTTAATACCCCACATACCGCCTAAGATACCTAAACCTGTATTTCCATAAGGAATTCTATGTGCTGGATGGTCTCTCATTACGTGAATGGATTTTCTACTATTAATCCACTCATCAACTGCAAGTTTTTCTCTTTCAGTTAAACGAGCATCAGTATCTCTAAAAATTGCATATTGACAATTAGGTTCATCGTGAGCAAAAAATCTCCAAAACATACCATAGATATCAGTTCCTGTCATATCTTTAACTACAACATCTAATTCTTTTAATTTATCAATTGTTTCAGATGGTACTGTATTATCATAATAAACAATCATTTTCCAATTAGGGTAGATTGTTTTCATAAGTTCAGCATTTCTAATTGCTCCAACATTATAAATTGGTTGATTTCCCCATAGACTAAAACTCACATAATTCATTATTGTACTTTATTTTCAAGAAGTTCGTTTATTGTACTTTTTTCATCAACATAATGTCCCTGTGTCTTATGTGAGTCCATTTGATAATGTTTTAAGTAACCATTTGTTAAAATTAATTTTTTACTTTTCATAGATGCAAAAATGGTAATTGACCTTTCGTGTAGGTGACCAGCATTTGGGTCAACTTTAATCTCGTCAATCATTGGTGACATCCAATTCATATATTGGTCAAATACATTTTTTCTAAAAGTAGTGTTTGATGTTGATGACCAATAACCCATTTTTCCTTCAGAAATTACCCCCATCAATATTTTTTGAATGTCAACATGATATGTCTTTCTAATTGTTTTAAATAAAGTTTCAATAAATGGTGGGTGTTGAATAAACATTGGGTGTGGTGCGGGAAATGGTATATATCCAATCATGTCTAACTTATCGTACAACATCTTTGAAATTTGTGGTAAAAAATCATGAACATAATTCACATCATATTCAAATAAATTAACATATTCAGTATCAATTAATTTATGTTTCCATAATGTGTACCAACCGCTAAATGATGTTAGTTTTGGATAGTCTTCTAAATGACCCTCATAGTTACGAGAAATAATAACATTTGGTAAGTTTTCAATTTTGTCAATAGGTCTATTACCGACAAACACATATGTGTAATTATTAAATCCTTTAAATTTACTATTTTCCTCAAACAATTCTACCAAATCTTGGTCATGAACAAAAATAAATGTTTTTAATGTTTTATCGGTAATTGTAATATCAACTGGTAATACATCTTCAAATTTTTTGGCAAATTCAACTCTGTTTGCCTCCCATTGTTCGTTTGTTTGACCAATGGATAGGTGGGTTACACGAATATCAGTACAAACACCAACTTTAACACCTTCAAGATGATTTTGGAATGAGAATGTTACATCATAAAAATGAAAACCTTTTACAGTTTCATCAAAATTCTTTTTAATTCTTTGTTTATGTAATGCAAAAAATAAACCATCAACCATTAACGTTGATTCAAGTTTATTTCCAATGTCTTTTGAATATTTTGATTCCCATTTTTTACCTTCATTTTCGTGGTTTACAATACCATACATTGTTGGTTGTACTTCCCACCACATACCAGACTTTGGCATGTATTTGGAACCGGCTAAACCAATGATTCCATATTCAGGGTTCTTTTCAAAATGGGATTTAATTTTATATGCCCAACCATGTGTATCAAATTTTAAATCATCATGACATAAAACAACAATATCATTTTCTGATTGTTCTAAAATCTTATTATAAACTTCAGATAATGAATACTCACCATTATTTTCAATTGGAATAATCTGAACATTTTTACTTCCACAACTTTTTTCTAATTGTAAGATGTAATTTTCATCAATTTTTCTTGTACTATAACCTATTGTAATCATACTTATATCCCTGTACTACCAAATCCTTTATCCCCTCTGTCCTTACCTGAAATTTCAGAAACTTCAACAGGGTTTATCCATCTGCCATTTGCCACAGGACAAACACATGCCTGAGCAATTTTTTGACCTTTATCAACTTTAATTGTGTTTTGCGTTGAGTTATATAGGATTACTTTAACTTCACCGTCATATCCAGAATCAATTGTTCCTGGTGTGTTTAAAACAGTTAATCCTTGTTTTAATGCTAAACCACTCTTTGGTCTGATTTGAATTTCATAACCGTCTTTAATGTTAAACTTTAATCCTGTTCCAACCACCATTCTTGATAATGGAGGTATCATTGTTGATTCTGTTGAATGTAAATCAAATCCTGAATCTGTTGGGTAATTATAACTTGGTGACACAGCATCGGCATGACATTTAACAAATTTTAAATCTAATTTTGGTTCTTTTTCACTAAATGCTTTTTCTAATTCTTTTAAATTAACACCGTGAATTTCTTCAATTTCAAGTTCAGAAGTACCATCCATTTCATTTTGAAGTTGTTTCAAGATATTAGATAATTCTTGTTGCAACAAGTCCATTTCATCGTTTTCGTTATTCATATTATTGTAGTTCTTTAAATTTTTTAATTATATCAATCAATACCATTACATCTCTTTCACAATATTCAACAATCAAGTCAAGTTGATTAAAATCGTAGTATGCTTCGTGTACTCGGTTACCCGTAACTTCACCTTCTTTTGGTGATTTAACACCCATGGCAGCACACATAAGTTCCAATGATGATAATGCAAAGTTATTACCCATTTTCCATACATCCATAGTATCAATTGCTTTGATTTCCCAAGGCTTTGTATCATAAGATGGTAATAGTGGTGATGGTTTAATTCCATTGATAACCATACGTTTATTTAACACAGGAATATCAAAGTTTTTAATGTTATGTCCACATAACCAAAAATCTAATTTGAATACTTTATTCAAAAGGGCGTTAATACCCAATAAGATTTCTTTTTCATCATCACCTGAGAAAGTTTGTGCGTGTGTTTTTCCATCAGGACCAACAAAGGCAAAACTTGCACAGACAATTTTTGAAAACTCAGGAACAAGTGCCGCTCGGTTTACAAAAACTTGTTGTGGGTCCAACCCTTGGTCTTCAGGAAATCTTTTCTGAAACCAATCAAAGTAATTGTTAAATTGTTTTGTGAGTGCTGGATGATTTTGTTCAAGACCATCGTAGTCTTTATGCAATCCAACAGTTTCAATGTCAAAAAATAATAGTTTAGTTAATGGTACCTGTATCATACTATAGATTTATAAAATTCTGCTCTTGTTTTAGTTACGACATTTAAGTCATACGTGTCTTTTACTGTTTCATACAACCTTTCACCTAAATCGTGAGCCCAATTTGGGTTGTCAATAAGTTTCTTAGCATATTTAAACCAATCACTATGATTTCTACTTTCGTCAACCAACAATGCGTTTCCGTCAACAAAGTTACCATTTTGTAATGAATGTTTCAAGTCAATTGTATATGGTCCTAAATTTGATGCAATTAATGCTTTCTTATAAAAACCTGCTTCAATAACTTTTAATTGTGATTTAACTCGGTTAAATATATGATTTTTAATCGGTGCCAAAGACACATCAAATTTTGTGTAATTTTTAGCATAACTTTGAACAGGTCTTGTCCATACACGATGGTAATATTCATCTGAAAATTTAGAATAATCTTCTTCTTTAAATTTTAATAAAAAATCTTTATAATCAGGACTGATTAACTTTCCATTATCTGTAAAGATATTTTCATATTTAAACCAAACAGTTTCTTCTGGTTTAATGTCTCTCTTAGTTTGTTCTTTTGTTTCAGAATTAATTTCTGTTACACTACCTCTAATGTCAAAACCACATAAATAAGTTTGTACTTTGTTTTTATATGGTTCCATTCTTTGAAACAATCCATCTAATAACATTAAATCATATAAGTGGGATGAACCACCTAACCAACCAAATCGTAATTTTTCTGATTTAATTGTTGGTTCACAAAACTGTGGTTCTTTTGGATTAATTGCATTTGGAAAAATAAAAACATTTTTATTGTATTTTTTAATTTCATCAGCAAAAAGTGTTGTTGTAGTTAATACATAATCAGCCACTTTAATGTTATCTACAATTTTTTCGTGAATTTTATTAACACGAATTAAATCGTGAATTGGGTGTTCTTTGGTTGGTAACCAATAATCATCCAAATCCATTACGGTTTTAATACCTCTTTGTTTTAGATAGTTAACAATGTTTGGTGTGTTTTCATAATTACCAGCAATTACCCTATGAAAATGAACAATTTGATAATCATCCCATACTGACGGGTTGTTGATATCTAAATCAAAAACAATATCAACATGAAAATCATCGGGATATAAATTTTGTAAAAAAATGTGGGGGTCAACAGAGCGGAATTTTCCGACACCTGTTCTGTCTGATGGTAAAACTAAAACTTTGATTTTTGACATAAGTAAACTTTTTCATAATAATAGAAAGTTTACTCAATAAATCAAAGTATTATTTCATCTTTTTAATTTTTGTTACAACACCTTCAAACACGTGTTGACCAACTCTAAAAGAAATTTGTTCTTTAGTTTTTGACGCACTTTCAACAACCATACCTTTTTCAGTCAAAACTTCAGTTATTGTATCTCTAATAATTGACTTTAATAGACTATAGTCAATACCAGAGGTATTTTGTCCTTGTTGATACTGTACTTGAGGTTGTCTTGGCACGTTTGATTCACTTACATTACCACGAGCATCTGTTTTCATTAATCTCGCTGCCGCTTCAACAACTTCATTAGATAATGTTGGACCACCCATATTGTTTGGTTTGTCAATAGGATGTTCAATCATCAATCTTTTAATTTCATCAGGTAATCTTGAATTTAAAATTCTGTCTTTAACGGGTAATTGAGATGTTTGTTGTGGTTGAACTTGTTTTTGTTCTTCCATATATTCTTGTGGAATATTATACATTGCTGGCGGTGTGTTAAATTGTTCTAACATCGGTGTTGATGGAATTCCACCACTGTTTCCAGCTCTTGGTGTTTTATTATGGGCATCCATAATTTTTTTAGCCACCACTAATTTTTGCATTAAATCGTTTTCTGAGTTCATATATTATGTTGTTGTGTTATCAAATTTTGCAATTAAGATAACTTGGGTCATACTTTTATCTCCATTAAAGTTATAGCCAGGTTGTGCCTGAGTAAAGTTTTCACGTGTAGGTTTTAACATAGTTATTTTATCAACACGAAATAATCTCCAAGATGGTAATGGTTGTTCACCTTTATAAGCGGTGTGAGACGCTCCCGTTCTATCCCATCCTCTAAGAACTAAATTACCCGCCTTTGAACGTCCTAACGCAACAGGTTCAATTTCACGTAATCCTCTTCCTCCTGGTTCATCACCTTCATAGTAAATGGAGCATACTTGTTTTTGTTCAATAGATTTTTTAATATCATCTATTGATGCCGCTTCAGTTATTAAAGATTTTAACGAACCAATTAATTTCATTATTCTACACCTTTTACGTTGTAAGGTTTGTCTGCTTGATAAGCATTAAATTTAATGTTCATCTTTCTTTCAAAAATGTCAATTGATGTTCCCGCACTTTCATTACGAGTGTCTGAAGTACCTATACCTCTTCCCATCGAATCTCCATCCGCAAGTGCGGCCGGATTAGTGGTGCCATATTCATTGCTTTGTTGAATAAAATCATTTTTTACAATGTTCTTTTTTCTTTCTATTTCCGCAATCGCAGTTAATCTATTAGCTGGTTGTGAAAAATCTAATGGTAATTTTTCCATAACTTTTATATTATTTTTTTCATAATGTTATTTATCCTTTTTAGGCTTTCGGTTACTTGTAAATCATATTTTTCAAGACTTGTTTTATTTGCTCCGTCTTTTGAAATATTAAGATTTACATTTGCATTTGGTGTTTGAACAAATTCTTTTTCCATACCAGTGTCTTGTCTGATATTTTTGGAAGTTGCTAGTGATTGTCTTGCACCTGATAATGATGAATTAACAAAATCTCTCATTTTACTTTCACCGTTTAAAATAAATGGTGCGTCTTGAGGTGTTCCTGTGTGATTATCAAAAAAGTTTTTTACTCTTTTTAATTCAGGATAAGAAATTGTTGTTGCCGTCTGTAATCTTCTGTTACGATTATATCCTTCAGTATTTGCATCAGCGTTTTTGACCTTAGCAAAACATACTCTCATATGATTCTGCAAATCTTTTGGAAAATCCCAACTCTTATCATAAAGTTCTTTATTCATTTTTTAGTAACTTTAAAATATCAGAATTACTTAACCCTTCTTTTTCCGCCATTTTTTTAAGAGTTCTTAAATTCTTAATTAATAATTTTGATGCGTTTATTTCTTTATTTTGAACGTCAGTATCTTTTGATTTTTTTGTTACCATATCCTCAAGAACTTTAATCATTTTTTCTTTTTGGACTTCTTCTAATCTTTTTCTTGTAAAAGAACCTGGTAATTTTTTCTTTTCTAATTTTGGGTCATAACCCATTTCTTTAGCTCTACCTTTTGGGTCCTCAACACCTAATTCTTTAAATGTTTCAATCGCTTCTTTGGCATCTTCACCTTCTAATTCAGTTTCTTCAAAACCAAAGGCTCCACGAGCATCAATTTCTCTAACAACACTTTCACCATAGTAAACTCTATATCCACGTAATAATGGGTTTGTTGCTTGTCTAGCGGCAAACACAGTTTGGTCCATAGTTTTTGTTGGTGATAAAGTAGGGTCATGAATTGGAACTTTTGAATTTGAAAAACTACCATCGTAATCAACAAGTTCTTCAATTTCACCTTTTTCAGATGAAATTTTATCCATAATTCTTTTAATATCTTTTTTTGAAAATTTTTTCTTTGACTTTGTTAATTTTTCAATAACTAATTTTAGTTTAGTTTCATTAATTAAAGGTATTTTAACAATTTCATCCATTGTTCTGGCTTCTGTAATTGTATTACCAACAGAATAGTAGACATCAATAGAATCTTTTCTTTTCTTTAAGAAAAAATACATGTCATTGTTATAATATTCACGACCAAATTCAACCATAATGATTTTTTATACTATAAATACTACAATAAAAGTATTTATGTCATATGGCTTATCAGAACATTAACCAATATGTCTATAAAAAATGGTATTTATCACCATTTTTGGAGGTTACAGACCTTTCTTTAGCATCAGATGAACGAGATTATAACGAAGAAGTTATTTTTTCACCATATATTATTGGCGCATATAATGGTGACGTGTTACCAGTTAAGTTTGATATTAATTTTACAGGAAGTAATCAAAATTTTTCATTAACATATGGAAATTATGACTTTGATAACATTTTAATTTCTGAAAACTACTACAACCCAAATGATGTTCTAATTGATTGTTATTCTTCAAAAACAATTTGTGATATTGGATTAACAGGAACTGACAACGGATTGGTAACCGGAATGACAGGTCAATCAATAACTTATACTAATGGCTTACTACCTGCTAATGAAAAATTTGATAGGTATAAATTTGATAGAAGATTAAAATTACATCAAGTTACTGGTTATACTTGGACTCCAAACACAAGATTTTCGGGTGTAACCGCAGGAACGATTTATAATGTTGTGTCATATAGTGCACAAACTATTGGAAATTACCAAGAATTATATGGTGGTTTTTATCAAGGATTTTATGAATTGTTCGGATACGATTATAAAATTTTACCTGAAAGATATCCAAAAGGATGGACGGTAGAGATGACTTTAAAGCCAAGATTATCAAATGTCTATTCTCCAAGTTCAGGACAAACCACATTAAATGAATATTACCCAAATAATGCTGGTATATTCTTTTACATGGGTACAAGAGCCGAAAATAAGTATTGGCACCACGCAGCCGGAACAAATTCAGGTGACCCATCTTATTACAGAATTACAACACCGTTGACTGGATTAACAAGTTGTTTTTGTGTTGATTTATATTCGGGATATACAACTTCATCAACAACAATTTTTGATTTAACAACAACAGGTAGAACATTAACTGTTTCTCCAAATTTATTATGGGTTTCGGGTGATACGGCATTAATTTATCATGACGACGCTCAATATCTTGAGGGAACTGTTGTTGGATACACAGCATCAACCGGAGATTTTAAATTTGTAACAACAAAACGAGTTGGATTGGGAACCATTAAATTTTCAATAATAACCAAGCCGGGTTATTTGCAATATAATGATTCTAATTGTATATTAGTATATCCACCAACAGGAACTACAGATTCACATACTCAAGTAGACCTTTGTTGTTGTCCCGAACCACCAGTTCCAATTCCTGAACATAATCCTGAATATGATTCAATGTCTAATGCAATTGCAATCAAATTTAGTGGTGACCCACACAATCCAAAAATTTGTATAAGAACTTTAACCATAACAGGTGATTGTATTTACACAGGTTCTTGTGAAACTTTAGGTCCTGGTTCAGTAACTGGTTATTCAATAAATAACTATTGTACCAATAGAGGAATTTATGATAATTGTAGTGGAACAACATATGACGAACAAGAACATTGGGTTTTAGTGGATGTAGTCTTTGAACGATATACATGGTTAGATACGTGCGATTTGTTTTATCGTGGTGGTCTTGGGACAATCACTATCTTCCCATATACTGCCAGTACCGTAAATAATTCAGTTTCATTAATATCACCACCAATAACACATTATGAATTAATTCCAACAATAGAAGAACTTGTTGAGTTAAACAATCTTTGGATTTTAGAAAAAATATACCGTAGAGGTAGAATGAAAATTTACATTAATGGTATAATATTTTATGTATTTGAAGATGTTGAAGAAATCATACCTCGTGGTTTATTTGGACACAAAGAAAATCAAGTTGGAGTACCATTTAATATTTCTTGGGGTGGTGGAACACAAGGATTACATGAAAATTTAATTTTTAGCGCGGTACCAACAAACGACATTAATTACTACACACAAGACCCTGAATTGTTCCCACCAAATATTTTGAGTGGAACAACATTAAGTGGCCTTACAACCAATATATTAATAGAACAAAATTTTGCCGGTACTTTTGATGGTGCAATATCCAAATTTAATATGTATGCAAAACCATTATCGGTTCCTGAAATTCAACACAACGCCAGAATTTTAAGACCAATTTATAATTTTTTAAATCCATATTGTTTAAATTGTGATTTCCCTACACCTACACCTACAATAACACCTACACATACACCCACAAACACACCTACGTCATCAGTAACACCAACAAACACTGAAACTCCTACAGTAACACCAACTTTAACTCTAACACCAACAAAAACGGTTACACCAACCGCAACAACTGGATTAACTCCAACCGCAACTGCAACACAAACATTAACACCAACGGTAACATCTACTCAGACATTAACACCAACGGTAACACCAACGGTAACATCTACTCAGACACCGACCAACACTATAAATTTAACACGTACACCAACTAATACTAAAACACCTACGACAACGCCTACTAACACTAAAACACCTACGACAACGCCTACTAACACACAAACTAACACACAAACTAAAACACCAACACCAACTAATACACAAACTAAAACACCAACACCAAGTGTTACATCAACTAAAACACCAACACCAAGTGTTACATCAACACCAGGATATACAGGATGTGAATATTATCAATTAATAAATGAATCTGATAGAGGAAACGTTATTTATTCTTATACGGATTGTTATGGTACTTTAATTGTTGGAAACATTTTACCACCAAATCCTGATGTTTATTTATGTGCAACCAAAAATAGTATTGTAAGAACTGGTGGTGTTAATTCTTTGGTTATTGTTGATTTAGGTATGTGTCCATCGGCAACTCCAACTCCAACTATTACGCCGACAGTTACACCAACAACAAGTGTTACACCAACTAATACACCGACTAATACTGAAACTCCTACTAATACGCCAACACAAACACCTACTAACACTGAAACACCTACTAATACACCAACATCTACACCGACTAATACTGAAACTCCTACTAATACGCCAACACCTACAGAAACTCCAACTAATACTCCAACTAATACTATAACTCCAACACTTACAAATACAGAAACTCCGACTCAGACACCAACTCCGACTCAGACTGTAACTCCAACACTTACAAATACTGAAACACCCACACCTACAATAACACAAACACCAACAATAACACAAACACCAACAAATACTGAAACGCCTACTCCTACAATAACACAAACACCAACAGTAACAGTTACACCAACTAATACAACAACACCAACACCAACACCAACACCAACCTCAACACCTGAGGTTCCAGTAACCGCTAATCTTGTTTTATATTATGACCCAAGTAATTTATCAAGTTACCCTGGTACTGGTACAACAATTAATGATTTATCAGGAAATGAATTAAATGGTTCAATGTCCAATATCACATATACATCACCATACTTCACATATAATGGAGCCTCATCTCAAGTTAGTGTTGCGGATAATCCCTTATTAGAACCAGGAAGTGGGAACTGGACTATGGAAGTATGGGTTAATCAAGCAGTGTTAGGTAACGATGTTGTTCTTGGAAAGTTTGATAATGGAGGTCTATCCCAAGATGTAAGTTATAGTATTAGAACAACTAACACCACATATTATGCTCAATTAGGTTCAGGTAGTGGTACTGGTTCATCATTATTTGTTGATAGTACCTTCTACACTGGAACAACTAACACATGGTACCAAATAGTTTATGTGTTTACCAATGTTGCCGCCAATACACTTCAAACATTTGTAAATGGTGTAAGTATAGGAAGTGTGGGTCATAGTTTGGCAAGTATATTAAACTCAACTAACCCACTTTACATTGGTAGTTACAATGGTGGAGAGTTTTCTCAATGGTTTGATGGAAAAATTGGTATAACTCGTTTATACAACGCAGCACTTACCTCAGCACAAGTATTACAAAACTTTAACGCCGATAAATCAAAATATGGATTATAATATTATTTCCTATTAACTTTTTCAAATCCTTTAATATTTTTATGAAAAAATATATTCATGAAAATATTTGTTCAAATTGCCGCTTATCGTGACCCCCAACTTATCGCTACTATCAAAAGTATGATAGAAAATGCTAAAAGACCTAAAAACTTAAGAATTGGTATTGCAAGACAATTTCATCCTGATGATAAATTTGATGATTTGTCAGAGTACGAAAAAGATAAAAGATTTAGAATCCTTAACATTCCATATTTGGAATCAAAGGGTGTTTGTTGGGCAAGACACCAAGTCCAACAAGTGTATCAAGATGAAGAATATACACTTCAAATTGACTCACACATGAGATTCGCACCCAATTGGGACGATGAAATGATTAAGATGATTAAACAACTCCAAAAGAAAGGTCATGAAAAACCATTACTTACAGGATATGTTTCATCATTTGACCCCGACAATGACCCAGCAGGGAGAATGCAAGAACCATGGAGAATGGCGTTTGACAGATTTATTCCCGAAGGTGCGGTATTCTTCCTACCTGAGACAATTCCAGGTTGGCAGAGCTTAACAGAACCTGTTACATCTCGTTTCTATTCAGCTCACTACTGTTTTACATTAGGACAATTCTCAAAAGAAGTACAACACAATCCTGAATACTATTTCCACGGTGAAGAAATATCAATTGCTGCTCGTGCTTACACTTGGGGTTATGATTTATTCCACCCACATAAAGTTTTAATTTGGCACGAATATACTCGTAAAGGTAGAACAAAACAGTGGGATGATGATAAAGAGTGGGGAAATAAAAATAGTCATTCACATTTTACCAATAGAAAATTGTTTGGTATGGATGGTGAACAACAAGAAGGACATGATGGACCTTATGGTTTTGGACCCGTTAGGACATTAAGAGATTATGAAAAATATTCAGGTCTTTTATTTGAAAAAAGAGCGGTTCAACAACATACGTTAGATAAGAATTACCCACCAAACCCATATAATTTTGAATCTGAGGAAGAGTGGAAGAAAAACTTTGCTCAAGTATTTAAACATTGTATTGATATTGGATTCTCACAAGTCCCTGAAAAAGATTATGATTTTTGGGTTGTTGCTTTCCACGGTGAAAATGATGAGACATTGAACAGAAAAGATGCTGACAAAGATGAAATCAATAGAATGATGAATGACCCAGATGGTTACTGTAAGGTATGGAGAGAATTCCAAACAGAACATAAACCTAAGTATTGGGTTGTTTGGCCACACTCAATATCTAAAGATTGGTGTGAAAGAATAACAGGTAATTTATAATACTTATTTATATGACAAAAACAATAAAATTAATTGACGGTAACTTTGACGGTGTGTCAGGGATATCTTTAAATTTACCAAGTCCTGTAGAATGGTCAAGGACAACAACCGAGTATGATATTGCAATATACACCGACAGTATGGCATTTTCACAAGAAATAAATCCCGAAAAAATTAATTGTGTTTGGTTATTAGAACCACCCATTATTAATGGTGACCATCAAGGAAAGGCTGTTAGAGACTACAAAAATTTTAAATATATTTTTAGTTTCATAAAAGATTTAAACGACAGAATTGATAATTTTGTTTACATACCAGCTGGTGGAACATGGATGAGAGAAGAGGATATGGGTATTCACGAAAAATTAAAATCTATTAGCACAATTTTTTCATGGAAAACTTGGAATCATGGTCATAGATTAAGACACTCAATCTATAATATGTTTAAAGATAGTGGTAAAATTGATTTTTATGGTAGTGGTTGTGATAAACCTATTGATTTAAAAGTTGATGGTCTAAAAGACTATAGATTTTCAGTTGTAATTGAAAATTCAATTGAGTCGGATTATTTTACTGAAAAACTATTAGATTGTTTCTTGACAGGTACCATTCCAATTTATTGGGGTACAAAAAACATTGAAAATTATTTTGATACTAATGGTGTTATTTTCATCAACGATGAAAATGAATTATCAACAATTATTGATACTTTAGATGTGGAATTGTATAACTCTAAAATAAATTCAATCCAAAGTAATTTTGAATCTGCTAAAAAATATATTTACCCTGAAAAAATAATTGAAACTTATTTAAATGAAAATGTATAATAATATTTTAGTTACCGCGACCAATAGTCCCTACTATAGTTCTCTTTTAACATTGATAAGTAATGTACATAAAGATAGTTTGGAAGTTGTTGATAGAATTTTTGTTTTTAACTTGGGATTGGAAGAAAATGAAATTAATTATTTAAACACATTAAAAAATGTTGAAGTTTTAAATTTCCCATCAAACGCAACAGAATTACATTCAAAATTTTTGGAACCAAAATCTTACATCTATAAAATTTACTGTATGAAAAATGCAAGTAGTTTGGGACATAATGTTTTATGGTTGGACTCAGGAGCATGTCCTTTGAAATCAATTAAAGAAATCTATGATAAGATTGAAAACGAAGAAATATTTTTAGTTGGTGATGTTCACATAAATAGAAATTTTACACACTCAGAATGTGTTGAATGTGTTTCTGCTACAGAAAGCGAACTTAGTGATAACCAACTTTGGGCTGGATTGGTTGGATATAAATCTAATGGAAAATATCAACAATTATTTGATGATGCGTATGCGTTTTCGTTAATTGAAGGTTGTTTAGATGGAAATCAAGAAAATCATCGTCATGACCAAAGTATTTTGTCTATATTGGCTTCAAGATATGGTTGTTCAAAACAAGAAATTGACATATACGGATATTGGACGGATTCAAGTAGAAACTTGGAAGGTGCAAAATCTATTGGTTCTGTAATTTTTGCACATAGACGAGGATATGATGATAAATCAAATTTAATGTTTAAAGATTAAAACAAGTGAATGTTATTTCAACAAATATACACGGAGGTCTTGGTAATACAATGTTTCAAATCGCTACAGGGTATTCTACCTCAATAGACGAAGACTCAGATTTTATTGTTGATGAAACTAAACATTATAATGGACACAACCCATTAAGCTCATATAAAAACACAATATTTCAAAAAGTAAAATTTTCAAATACAGAAGTACCGTATGAAGTTTATAATGTGGGTAGTTTTCATTACTGTGAAATACCTAAGTTTGATAGAAGTATAAAATTATCAGGTTTTTTTCAAAGTGATAAATATTTTAAAAAAAACCGAGAAGGAATTTTATCTTTGTTTGAACCAAATGATGAAATTAAAAATAAATTACAATCTATATACGGAGAAATATTAAAAAATAAAACTTGTTCTATACATGTAAGACGAGGTGATTATCTTCATTTAGAAAATTACCATCCAGTTTTATCACATGATTACTATCAAAAATCATATGAAATAATTGGTTCTGAATCAGTTTATTTAATATTTTCAGATGATATTGAATATTGTAAAACACAGTTTGAATATATTAAAAACAAAGTTTTTATTACCGATTTATCCGACTATGAAGAATTGTATTTGATGTCATTCTGTAATAATAATATTATTGCAAATAGTAGTTTTAGTTGGTGGGGTGCATGGTTAAATAAAAAAGAAAATATTGTAATATCACCAAAAAAATGGTTTGGTCCGACATTACATTCATACATTACAGATGACCTTTATCCAGAAAATTGGGTTATCATATAAACATAAAAAAAATAAAAAAATGAATTACGAAGATTTACAAGAATGGTTTAAAATTGGTGGTGACGACACATTAAGAGTTAATTACCCCCTAAACGAAAATTCAATTGTGTTTGACTTAGGTGGATATCACGGAAGTTGGACTCAAAAAATTTACGATAAATATCAATGTTATGTACATGTTTTTGAACCTATACCTGAGTTATATAATAATTTGGTAGAAAAATTTAAAGATAAAGAAAAAATAAAAGTTTATAATTTTGGAATTTCAGACGAAGATAAATCAATTGAGATTGCATTGTTAAACGATGGAAGTTCTTTTTATATTAACGCTGAAAATAAAATATTGGCCAAAGTTGTTTCATTTGTTAAATTTTTAAATGAAAATAACATAGACAACATTGATTTAATAAAGATTAATATTGAGGGTGATGAATTTCCAGTATTAAAGAGTTTAATTGATAATGATGTTATACATATGTTTAAAAACATACAGGTACAATTTCATCAGTTTATACCAGATTCTGTAAATTTAAGAAATTGGATAAGAGAAAAATTAACTTTAACACACAAATTAACTTATGATTATGAGTTTGTGTGGGAAAATTGGGAAAAAATATAAAGATATGAAATTAAATGAAATACCAAAATTTGTTCTAAATTTAGAAAAACGTATTGACAGATTAGAACACATCCAAAAAGAAATGTCATACATTGGGTGGGATTATGAATTATTCAAAGCTGTTGATACAGGTAGTCATTTAGGATGCACGTTATCTCATATTGCAATCATAGATATTGCAATTGAAAGAGATTATGAATATGTTATGGTTATAGAAGATGATTGTTCATTTATGCCATACGCAAAATCATTTATTGAAAAATTGGACATTGAGTTAGAAAATACTGAATTTGGTATTTTAAATTTATCCCCAACACATAATAGACCTGTTGATGTTAGTAAAAACCATAAATTGTTAATTGATATTACTAATTTTCCACCTAAAGAAGAAAGACATAGGGGTGTATTTGCAACAAATATGATGGTATATCATAAATCAATATTTAATGATGTTAAACAAATTGTGACCGATAATTTACAAGGTTATTATGCAATTGATGAGTACATTTATAATAACATAACAACAAAAAAACAAAGTTACTGTCCAATATTACCAATAGCACCACAAAAAAGTGATTTTTCAGATGTCACACAAGGGTCTTATAGTAATTTTTATATACAAACTTATAATTGGAATGGGTATTCTCCATATAAAATTTCTGGCGAATTTTTAGATTACGAACGTAATCAAATAACTAAACAAAACAACGAACATAAAGAATTTATATATGAAAACTAAAATTATTACAGCAATTTATTCTAATTTATATGGAACTGAATTAGGTGGGAGAAATGGTAGACAGGGTCATTATTTTTGGAGCTTACTATCATTATTAAAAATGACAGACGCAGATTTTATATGTTACACATCTGATGATGAGTACGATAAATTAGTTGATTTTTTCTATGTTGAAAACAATATAAATCCTGAAAAAATTAAATTTGTTAAATTTGATTTAAAACAAAATGAATTTTCTGATTTGATTGGTCAATACAAAGACTATGAAGGAACTAAAAGAGGGGATAGATGTATTGAGATTCAGTATATGAAGTTCATATGGTTATCAATGGAGGATATGTCCTATGACAATTATTATTGGATAGATGCTGGTTTGTCACATTGTGGTTTAATACCAAACAGATATTTGGCAAAAACAGGTATTCATAATAGTCAATATTATGAAAGTTCTTTATTTAATAATACATTTTTGAACAATTTAATTTCTAAAAGTGGTGATAAAATTATCATTGTTTCAAAAGAAAACTCAAGAAATTTTTGGTCAGGTACTGTCAATGAATTACATTTTAATGAATATGATAATTCTAGACACATCATCGGTGGTTTTTTTGGTGGAAAAAAAGAATTATTAAACGAGATAATCACACTCTTCAAAAAATATGTTTATCAAGTTACTGAACATGATAAAAGACTATATCACGAAGAAGACATAATGACATTAATGTATAGAAACCACCCTGATTTATTTGTAACATTAGAATTTGATATTTGGTGGCATGAAGATGAAAGAGTTGGAGGTACAGATATGGCAGAACATACAAGGTTAAATAAAAGTTTTTATAAAATACTTGAAGAGTTAAATTAAATGAATCTTGTATCGTATAAAGAAATAATTGATAAAATTAATTTATTTCCTGTTGACTCAAATCAACGAGAAATAAATGTCTATGAATTAAAAAATGTAATCCCAACTGGAGAATCCTTATTTTATCCAAACATTTTTTTTATTTCAAATGAAACAAATCAAATAGTTAATCCTATTCAAGAAACCACAATGTCTTTGAAAGGAATTTCAAAAGATATTAAATTTGATGAGGAAAAAACAACTAAAAATTTTGAGTCAGAAAGTTTATTCTACTTTATTTATAATACCGATAATTATTTTCATTTTGTTTATGACACATTACCATATTTGATAAGTTTTATGGAAATGAAGAAAACAAAACCAAATTTAAAACTATTAATGAATTATCCAAATCCCAATAAAAAAGAACATTATAGATTTGTTTCTGAGTTTTTAGATATACTGGGAATTACAGATAATGATATTAAAATAATAGATGAAAATACTGAGTACTCATCAATTTTAGTATCAACATCATATACACACGATTTTGATTCTAATTTACCCCCAAGAAATGAAATTTATGATTTATATCGTAAAATTGTTAAGAGAGTGAGTAAAGATACTAATCAAGAAAATTTACCTAAGAAAGTTTATATTTCACGAAGAAGTTGGTTACATGGTGATTTTAGTAATATAGGTACAAACTACACAACTAAACGTAAATTAGTCAACGAAGATTCTTTGGTTAATTTTTTAATTGAAAATGGTTTTACAGAGGTATTCACAGAAAACATGACAACTACGGAAAAAATACTTTTATTTGCCAATGTTGAAGAAGTTGTTGGTGCAATAGGTGGTGGTATTTGTAATGTTTTATTTTCCAAAAAAAGTTGTAATTTAACAGCCATCATATCTCCATTTTTTTTAGATATAAATAAACGTTTTTTATATTCATTAAATAAAGTTAATTTAAACTTATTTGATAACACATCACACACAGAAAATGGTGAGTTTAAAACATACATGAGAGTGAAGGTTGATAATATTGTCGGGGAGATAACCCAAGTGGAAAATGATTGTCTAACTATTTCATATAGTGATACTATGTTAACCGCTTGGAATAATGATACCAAATATTTGAGTAAACAAGTTAATCCAAAAGATTGTATTAAATTAGATGGTGGATTAAATTCACCATGGGAAATAAATTTAGATAGTTTTAAAACTAATTTTTAATAGTAAAACGATGAAGGTTGCGTTATTAATTTCAGGTTATCTTAGAAATTACCAAGAAAATATTAATTTTATTAAAGAAGAAATTATTAATAACTTTGTAAACGTTGATGTTTATCTTCACATAACTAATAATGAAAATTTAGAGGATAAATATTTTAATCAAATTAGTGAATCTGATTTAAATCATATCAAAAATCTTTTAAATCCTATTACAACCCTTGTTGAAGATAATATCTTTTACGATGAGAATAAAAAAATTAACAATGTAATAAATCATTGGTCAAAACTTTATAAGTTAAATGAAATAAGAAAAATAAATGAGGATTTGTCGGGAAAAGAATATGATTTAGTAATACGACTTAGACCTGATTTATTAATTAAGTCTACCAATTTTTTTAATTTTGAAAAGGATTCTTTGTTTATTCCTGAAGATAGTAAAATAGACAAATTAAAGTTAGAAACCCCAACGGACAATTACATTTGTGATGCGTTTGCTTTTGGAAGTTCCAAAATAATGAACAATTATTTTAACATTTATAACAACATTCAGAATTTAATTAGTTTATACGGTACTTGTCCTGAAACATTACTTTATGAATATTTGAATTCAAATAAAATTAACTATACGTTGTTTGATTTAGATTATAGTTTTATTTTATCAAAATGTAATGTTTTTGCCATTTGTGGTGACTCTGGTTCGGGAAAATCCACATTAAGTAATTTATTAAAAATTTCTTTTACGGATTCCTTTTTGTTAGAATGTGATAGATATCACAAATGGGAAAGAACAAATAACAATTGGAAAACTTACACTCATTTAAATCCAAATGCAAATCATATTACAAAAATGAGTGAGGATATTTTCAATTTAAAAGTTGGAAATGAAATTTACCAAGTTGATTATGACCATTCAACCGGAAAATTTACAGAAAAAAAACCAATTTCACCATCAAACAATTTAATTGTCTGTGGACTTCATAGTTTATTTAATCAATCTGAAAACAATCTTTATGATTTAAAAATTTATATGGATACTGATGATTTATTAAAAAAGAAGTGGAAAATATCACGTGATGTTAAAGAGAGAGGATATACTCCTGACCAAGTTTTATCTAATATAAAAAATAGAGAATCTGATTTTGAACAATTTATATTACCCCAAAAAGACAATGCCGATGTTATAATAAAATTTTTCACAATTGATGATATTGACTTACAAAATTTGAACGTTAATCCTAAATTAAGTTTAGAACTATTAATTGACAAATCATTTAATATTAAACATATATTAAAAAAATTATCCGACAATAAAATTGAATTTGATTTACAAGACGAAAATAGATTTAACAAGGTAACATTCTTAAATTATAAAAGATTAATCTTTTTTGATATAAATAAGAATTACACTTTTTATGACTATATATTATATTTTATATTGAATCTTAACTATAATGGTTAAAATAAGATATAATAATGAAAAAAATATTAGAACTATCTAAATCTGTATCAAAACATTGTGTCGGTTTTGAAGGAAATGTTTCCTCTAAGTATAAAAATGGCTTAATTATTAAAGCAAGTGGGACAAGATTAGAATCTCTCACAAAAAAAGATTTAGTCTTTTTTGATTTTAAAGGTAATCAATTAAATAATTTTAAAAAAAGAGGTAGTATGGAATTAAGTTTTCACACCTACCTATTAAGTTTTGATGACATTAATTATGTTTCTCACACACACCCATCAAATACTGTAAAAATTTTATGTAGTGAGTTAAGTAAAACATTTGCACAAAACAGATTATTTCCTGACCAAGTTATTTTTAATGGTACTAAATCTTGTTTTGTACCATATGCTAAACCTGGTGAAGAATTAACAAATGTTATTAAAGATTGTATTAATCTTTTTATTAAAGAAGAAAAATATTTTCCTAAATTAATATTACTACAAAATCATGGTATTATTTGTTGTGGAGAAACAATTCAAGAATGTATAATGTCTACAGATATTTGTGAAAAATCTGCCGAAATTTTTATTGGTAGTCACGTTTTAGGTAAGACACATTTTTTGAATGAAACTGAAGTTAATAACCTAATTACTGATAAAAAAGAAATTTATAGACAAAACCTTATTAAACAAAATGGAAATAAATAAAACAAGAGTCATTTATGTTGATATAGATGAAACAATCTGTGAAACACCAGAACCTAGAAACTACTACAACGCCAAACCCATCAAAGAAAATATTGATAAAATTAATAGATTATATGATGATGGGAATACAATTGTATATTGGACAGCTCGTGGTAGTCGTACACAAATAAATTGGTATGATTTAACAAAAAAACAACTTAATGAGTGGGGTGCTAAACACCACGAATTAAATGTTACAAAACCTTATTACGATTTATTCATTGATGATAAAACACTTAGAATTGAAGAAATATGAAATTAATTTCACATAGAGGTAATATGATTGGCCCTAATCCAAGTAGAGAAAATTCACCATCATATATTGATACCGCAATTTCTGCGGGTTATGATGTTGAGGTGGATATTAACTATTTAAACAATAAGTTTTTTTTAGGTCACGATACTCCTGATTATGAAATATCGGAAACTTGGATAGAAAAAAGAAAACATAAAATATGGTTTCATTGTAAAAATTTAAATGCAGCATCAAGATTGTGTGAATTACAGAAAAATTATGAAACACCATACATGTTTTTTTGTCATACATCAGATAATTTTGTGTTAACAAGCACTAACCATATTTGGGTTCATGATTTAGAACTTAACTTAAATGATAAATGTATAATTCCGTTATTAAGTGATACTGACCTTATATCTACCACAACAAAAAATGTATACGCAATTTGTACTGACTATATAAACATATCTAAATCTATTTATACTTAATATTATGATAAGTATTGTTACTGGAACACTTGAACGATTGGAATTTTTACCAGATTTAATTAAAAATACCGTTGATTCACACGAAAAATTAGAATTGGTATTAGTTGATGGAGGAGAATTAAATAATCCAACATCCACATATATAAAACAATTAAACCACCCAAGGATAAAGTTAATTGAAGTTGGTGGAAGAAGTAGTTATCCTGACTTTATGAAGTTAGGTATTGAACAGGCTACTCATGAATTAGTCTGTCAATGGAATGATGATGTTTTATTAGTTAATTCATGGGATGACGTAATTTCAGAAATTGAAGACGGATACGATTTTTATTTATTCAATTGGAAATATGGTCATAGAACTGACGTGTCAGACGATGATTGGATAACAGGTCGTTACCATGAAAATCAAAAGAATAAAGGGTGGTGTATTGTTGATGAATATGACACTATTGGTGAAATAACCATGAATTATGGAATTTATAGAAAAAACATTTTTAGAGAAATTGGTATGTATCACCCCGACTTTAAATATTATTATGCCGATTCAGATATGTCCATAAGAGCACATTTATTTGGTTATAAGCATAAGGCATTAACCCACATAAAGGTATGTAGTTTATGTCCTGAAAAAAAGGCCATTCATTATAATTCTGATTATTCAACTTGGGTTAATTTACACAATGAATACAAAAATAAATTTTTAAATGATAGACACACATTTTTAACATGAAACGAGTAATATCTTTTTGTTTGTATAAAGCACCCTTAGATTGGGAAAGAGTTATGGAAACAAATCACAACAAATACATTAGTGGATTGTATCAAAACATTAATTTAATTCAAAAGTACTATCCAAATTGGCACATTTACTTATATCATAACGAGTTATTTGATATTTCTGAAATTCAAAAAAATATTGATTATGATAAACTTGAATTCAAGTTAATTACAAATCCTTTAATAAGTGCCATGCAATGGAGATTTTTACCAAATGATGATGAAGATGTTGAGTTATTTATTGTTCGTGATATTGATTCTAGAATTACTGAAAGAGAAAAAGTGTCTGTTGATGAGTGGGTTGAAAGTGAAAAAATACTACACATAATGAGAGACCATCCACACCACGGATACCATATTTTAGGTGGGATGTGGGGTATGAGAAGACAACCAAATTTTAATATGGAAAGTTCCTGCATAGAATACAATACATCTAAAAATTATAGGGTAGATGTTGATTGGTATGAAAAATGGTGGGATATGCATTTTCTTAGAGACATTATTTACCCAAATTATATTGATAGTTCTTATGTGAATTCTTCATTTCACGCCATGGAACCATGGAGTAAACCATTTTCTTTAGAAAGAGATGATAGTAAATTTGTTGGTGAAATTTATTTAGATACAGATAAAAGAGATTATCATTATACTTTATTATGAAAATATTAGTTACAATTATTTCATCTGAAAAACACTTAGATTCTAGAATTAAAATTATTCAAGATACTTGGTTAAAAGATTTTGAAAATTATTTAATAATTTCAGATTATGATGATAAAGAAAATCATACCGTAAAAGTTACGGATAATAAAACTTATGAAAGTGCCCCTGAAAAAAATTTAAAATCTTTTGTTTATCTATTTGAAAACTGTAAAGATTTTGATTGGTTTATTAATGTTGATGACGATAGTTTTGTTAACTATAAAAATTTAATTGAACTGGTCAAAACACTTCCCACAGATGAAATTGTAAAAATAGGTCGTTTGAATGAGAATAGTGCTGGTTTTGGTATAAACTATCATTCAGGTGGTGCTGGAACATTATTTAATTTTAAAGCCTTAGAGATTCTAAAAAACGCATACCCTTCGGGTAAATACGGTTATTTCCGTGAAGAAAATGGGGATTATAATGCCAAACAAACACCATATGCAGATGCGAATGTTGGTATTTTTTGTTCGGACAATAATATTGAACAAATCAATAGTTCATTATTCAATCCAAGAGAACCCAAATATTGGAACTATACTAACGAAGAAATAAAAAAACAAATTACTTTTCATTATATTTTTGGTGATGAGTACTATAAACTATATGATATAATACACGAAAATGACTGAATTAATTGAGTTGCATGAAGCAACATGTAGAAACTCAACCTACAAACAAGGGTTGATTGATTTAATAAACGATTTAGACAATAAAATTACAAACATGGTTGAAGTTGGTTCCTACCAAGGTGAATCAACAATCATTTTTGCGGATAATATAAATGGACTACAGGAGTTACATGCAATTGACCCATGGTCCAATGGATACGCACCAGGTGATGCTTGCTCAGATAAATACCCAATGAGCGTTGTTGAATCTAATTTTGATATTAGAACAAAAAATTTTAGTGTTATTAAAAAACATAAAACAACTTCTAAGGAATTTGTTAAAGAAATTGCCGATGGTTCATTAGATTTTGTATATATTGATGGTGACCATTCGTATAATTCTTGTAAAGAAGATATTAATATGTGGCTACCCAAAATAAAACAAGGCGGTATTATTGCAGGTCACGATTATTTAGAAGCATGTTTTATGGGTGTTGTAAATGCGGTTAATGAAACTTTTGGTAAACCCGACAAAACATATAATGACACTAGCTGGTTAAAATTTTTATAAAATGAATAATACAGGAACAATTTTATTTCACCAAGGTTTTACAGATGTAATTAACTGTCTCCCATTGGTTAATATTCTTTCAAAGAAATTTAATAAAATTAATTTATTAATGAGAAACGATTTTAAGGAGATAATTGATTTTTACTTAAAATCTTTACCAAATGTGACCGCATGTTATGTTGATAAATCTCAAATTGATAATAATTTATCATCTCTTTTAAACGACTACCGTCACAATAATTCATTATTAATTTTTGGTATGTTTGATGGTTATAGAAATGATTCTTATCAAGGAGCATTTAGTAATAGAGACCATAATCTTTTTTTTGTTGAGAAATTTTATAAATCATATGGGATTGATTACTCTGAAAGAGTGTCAATGTTTGAGTTTGATAGAGATTTAAACTTAGAAGAATCTACATATTCAAAATTTGTTGCGGAACATGGTAATGATTATGTGTTATACCATGGATTAAATGATAGTATTATTTCAAGTATTAGAGATAAACATCCTACAAGTAAATTAGTTGATTTAAATAAGTCAACAAACACTTTTTTTGACTATATTAAAATACTTCAAAACGCAAAAGATATTCATGTGTTGGATTCTGTATGGGGAGCGTTTTTATATCAAGTAGATAGTAAATATGAATTATTTAATCATATTACAATATCAACATATTGTTTACGTGGTTATAAAGAAATGTTTCTTAAACCAAAAACTTTAACAAATTGGCAAATTATTTAAATTAATATGAAAAAAATTTTAGTATTAGGTGGTGGTGGATTTATCGGTGGACACCTCGCAAAAAAATTAAAAGATGAGGGGTGTTGGGTCAGAATATGTGATGTAAAAAAACACGAATACTTTCAAGAAAATGAAATTTGTCATGAATTTGTACAGGGAGACTTAAAAGATATTAATGTTGTTAAAAACGTTTTACTTTCTCCTGACCAAAAAATTATAACAAAATTTGTTGATTTTGAAAATCATATTGATGAGGTAATTGGTGATTCATTTGATGAAGTTTATCAATTGGCGGCAGATATGGGTGGTGCGGCATACATTTTTACTGGTGAAAATGATGCAAACGTTATGCATAATTCATCTTTAATAAATTTAAATGTATTAAATGAGTCGGTTAAATACGATATAAAGAAAATATTCTATTCATCTTCTGCGTGTATGTATCCTGAACATAATCAATTAGACCCAAACAATCCAAACTGTGAAGAGTCTTCAGCCTATCCAGCAAATCCTGATTCAGAATATGGGTGGGAAAAATTATTTTCAGAAAGATTGTTTTTAGCTTATCATAGAAATTATAATCTAAATGTACGAATTGGTAGATTTCATAATGTTTTTGGTCCTATGGGTACTTGGAAAGGTGGTAAAGAAAAATCCCCTGCGGCTATGTGTAGAAAGGTTTCTGAATGTGAAGATAATGGTTCTATTGAAGTGTGGGGTGATGGTCAACAAACACGCTCGTTTTTATTTATAGATGAGTGTTTAGAGGCCGTAGAACGTTTGATGAATAGTGATTTTATGGAACCCGTAAATATAGGAAGTGAAGAGATGGTAACAATAAATCAATTAGCCCAAATGACAATTGATATATCTCAGAAAAATGTAAAAATAGACAATCTTTACGGTGATGAATTTTTAAATAAGTATGGATTTAAATGTCCATTAGGTGTGAAAGGTAGAAAATCGGATAATAAACTTTTTCGTAAAAAAATAGGATGGGAACCTTTCAAATTATTAATTGATGGTCTTAAAGAAACATATAACTGGGTTGACTATCAAGTAAAAAATAACACCAATTAATATGAATAAGAAAGCAACAATAATGCATCACCAAGGATTTGGTGATTTATTTACAAATAATTCATTATGTAATTACTATGCTAATTTGTACGATGAATTAATTATATTTGCATTAGACGAATCAAGAAGGATTGTTATTGAAGAAATGTATAAACACAAACCAAATATAAAATGTGTTATACCTAAATTAATTAACCAAAACATATACAATAGTTCTTGTTTGATTTGTATGCAATCAGACCATTATTCTTGTAGATATGATACAAAGTATGATACACACAAATTTGTTGATTATTCAGAGTGGAGTGATTATGACAATATTAAAGTTGGTTGTTTTAAAGAAGATTATGAGTTATGGAAATCATTTTTAGGAAAAAATATAAATAACAACATTTCTTTTTCACATTCTTTTTATTTGTTTGAAAATCTTGATTTAAAAGTTAGAGAAACTGAATTTTCTGTTTACAGAGATGACGATAGTGAAAATAAAAAATATGAATTGTTACCTGAAAAAGATTACATTGTATTACATGATGATAGTCAAAGAGGGATAAATATTGATAAGTCTAAATTACCTAATGACATTTATGTCCACCAATTAAACGATGGTTCAAAAACTATGGTTGACCAAATTAAAATTTTAGAAAACGCAAAAGAAATTCATTTTATTGATTCAAGTTATTCAGTTTTGATTTATTTTTTATCTTTAACTAACGAAAAAATAAAACAAATCCCAAAGTATTTTCATTATTATGCTAACCAAAGAGAAGGTTACACAATTTATGAAAATCCTATACCCGAAAATTGGCAAATACTTAAATAATTTATGAATAATAATACTTTAATATGGACTAACTCTCCACTATCTGGTTTGTGTGATAGACTTATTGATTTTTCTTTAATAGCAACATATGCTAAATTAAACAACTCAGATTTTAGTTCAAAATGGAAACCACTATATAGTAATCATGGGGATGGTAAATCTTACTATCACACAAAAGAAGATGATAACACAAGTTTAGACAATTTAAAATTAGATAATAGTGGTCACATCTGTAAATTTTTTAAAGATGTTAGATATTCTGACTATAAACATGAAAATTTTTTAAAATATTTTGAATTACCTGAAAACACATTTATTGAAAAAAATGAATCGGATTTATTAAATTTATCATATTTTGATGGGTATATTGGTGGAGTTGAATCACCAATAACGTTTTATCAAAAATACGTATTAAACGATAATTTAATTATGAGTTATTATTCCCCTTTTAAAACAAATAAATTGGGAATAGATTTGAAGTCATTTATTGAAACTTTTTATACTGTCTGTAATAGTTTTAAACCAACAAAAAAACTTATAGATGTTTCAAAAGTAGATATTATTCCTGATTTAACAGTACACTTAAGAAGAGAAGATAAAGTAAGATTGTCTAAATTAAATAACGAGGTAATTGATTATAGAGAATTAAATGATTTAAATGAATTAACTAAAATTGCTATTGATTCTTTTTTAGAAAAAAAACCAAACTCAAAAATTTTATTTTGTTCTGATGATGAGAAAGAAAAATTAAAATGGGAAAATATGTATAAGGATTATTATTTAAAAACCCCATCATTTGAATTTGATTTTGAACAAACATATTATGATATGTATTTGATGTCCATTTCAAAAAATGTTTTATTATCTCAAAGATATTCTGGTTTTTCTATGTTTTCATCCTTTATTAATAAAAACAATTTTGTATACCTTTTAGAAGATAGTCAAATTGTGTATACTAAGTGGTCGGAATTAGAAAATATCTATTACTATAAAGATTGGTTAAAATTACTTTAAAAAAATGAAAAAAAAATGTATACTATATGGCAATTGTCAGGCCATTATTTATGTTTATGAATTATTAAATAATTTACCTGAATTCAAAAAACATTATGATTTAATATCCTATGTGAATCATGATAGAGAACAAACAAAAAAATTAGTAAATATTGATGTTGATGAACTTAAAAACTGTGATGTTTTTATATACCAACCACTTGGAGAAAGTCACGGAGTTTATGGTACAGAGAATTTAAAATCAATGTTAAAAGACAGTTGTGTAAAAATTAGTTTTCCCTATGTATACAACTCATCATTTTATACCACTTATTGGGAAGACGCTTCGCCAAGATGGACACTTCAAACATTAATTAATTGTGGATGGAAAAATATAATGTCTTTGATTTTAGAAAAACGTAAAATTGATGAAATTATAAATTTGTATGACAATGGTTTAATTGATTTTTATTTTGAAGAAAGAATGAATGTTTGTATGGAATTATTGAAAGAGAAAGATGAAATTTGTGATATAAAAGTATCTGATTTTATATTAGAACATTA